TGCATCATGGGGTTAGGACGGACGGAAGTGCGGAGCGGGATATGCTGTTGGTAAAGGGGTATTGTGACGGATGCGGGATACCCTTCTTTTATCGGCGGGTAGATGTGCCGAGTATTGTAGGGGAAACAGGAAAGTCAGCGGAGCTTGTCGGGAGAGAGCTTCGGTATCGGTTTTTTAACGAGGTAGGGTCGTGTTACGGGTCGTATAAGATTCTGACTGGGGCGAATGCAAATGATTCCGTAGAGACAGTGCTTATGCACTTAATCCGTGGGGCTTCGGTAGACGGTTTATGTGGGATAAGAGAGGTAAACGGTCGGGTAGTTCGTCCTCTGGTTGGGATAAGTCGGAAAGAGATAGAAGCCTATGTTAAGGGGAACGGAGTGCCGTATAGCGTAGACCCGACAAACCTAGAGGTAGAGTATACGAGGAACAAAGTTAGGCTTGAGTTAATCCCGTATATCGAGAGGAGTTTGAATCCGAATATCGTGAATACGCTTTTAAGTAGCATACAGTCGTTTTCGGAGGACAGTGAGACGCTTAATCGGCTTACGGATAGGGCATATCAGAAGTATTTAATTAGGGATACGGGGAATGAGCGAGTGTTTTCGCTTAGTCTCTTAGGTGAGGATAGGTCGATAGTGAAGCGGGTAATGCTTAGAGCAGTACGAGAGGTGCTTAATACGGCGCAGTTTAGCTTTAAGACAGCGATGATAGATAAGCTACTGGATAGCCCGCTTACGGATGGCAGGACTCGGCAGATAAGTTTATCAAAGCGCCTAAAGGTAGTTGTTTCAAAGGGAAAGATAGCGGTGGTTTTGGAGTGAGAGCGCGGGGGGTTTGTGAGATGAGAAAAGTAGTAGCTCGGATTACCGAGGACAAAGTAGAGCGGTTTGTGGTAGCCGATACGGAAACGCTTACGGTAGAAGAGGTTTATGAGAGCGAGTTAGCGGCTCTTGGGTTTAGCAAAGACGACTGTGCGGATATTGTTACACTGTACTGTGCGGGAGAGGTGGGTTATTGCGGGATTGCAGACTTCATAGATACAGAGTATGCATGGCTTCTTGAGGTGTCTTATGATGGCACGCTTAACTATCTTAGAAAGAAATCAGAGATTGATTATGGCGAGATGCACGCTATTTTTGACAGGTACATGAATCCTCACTATTTTGCACTTAAGCTTCCTGCCACAGCGGGGGTTTATGCAGAGCTTGCGTCATTTAAGAATCGCATCCGAGGTGAGTTTATGCTTAGAGGGTCAGACGCGGTTAATCTCGACATTGTAGGAAAGACGATTAGTGTATGTAACGGTAGTGGAACGGTGGTAATTCCGAAGATAGACGGGATTGAGACACTTGAGGGAAGTAGAGAGTTTAGGGGGCGGCGTGTCCTAGTCGGAGACGGGATAAAGCGGGTGCTGGGCGGTGGACTTGACGGCTTAACAGTGGTGGGAGAGAAGCTTTGCATTCAAGAGATTGTAGGGGTTAATCACAGTGTTTCTTTCGATGGTGCATGTTATTTTGAAAGCCCTGTTAAGATTACGGGTAATATTACGGTAGCTGACTTTTCGGAGTTGTCTATTAATGTAAAGAGGATTTGTACCTACGGGATTACGCTCTCTGGAACAGACTCGCCTGTAGCGTTACGACTTTATTCGAGCGTGGATGGTGTGCTTGAAAGGGACGGAATAAATTTTGGTATGTTTGATAGCGCTCGGCTTACGCTCGGGGATGGTCTTAGGTTGTGCGGTCATAGCATATACGGAAGTTTAACAGAGCTTATTTTAGACGGCGAAATTGCGACTTTAGACGAGGAGTCCCCGTTTAGCGGTTCGATAGAGCGGGTAGTCATTACAGAGAAGTGTAAGGAGTTGCCGCCGTATTTGTTTTATGGATTGAGTATTGGGAGTATAGAGATTCTTCCAAGGGAAACGCCGTTATATATCGGAGCGTGTGCGCTTACGACAAAGGATTTGCTTAGGACGGACGGCTATTCTGGGTTTATTAGGTCGATTTTTAGCAATGAGAGAGTCGTGTTGCGTGAGGACGCGCTTAATGGTGCGCGTATTTCCTTGGCAGTTGGGGTAGATATAGCGTGTAAAGCAGAGACAAGAGCGTTTAGGGGTGTAACATTTTCGGATACGACAGTTCGTGTTAATGCTGGTAGCGAAGATTCGTTTTTGTTCAGTGGGACAGAGTTTTTAAGCTGTAAGATAGAGCTTCCGTGCTATACGAATGGTATGTTTTACGATGCAAGGCTGATTTGGTGCAGGATAGCAGTAAAAGGAAAGAAGAAAGCGATTGACTGGGGCTTGTTCTGTGGGGCTACTGTGGATGTAGAGAATCTAGTAGATACCTTTAACTTAGACTCTGGAGAACTCACCCTTATGCCTTTTAGTATAGACAATGCTCGGTTTATTCGTTTCGGGAGTGAACAATTTAGCGCGGTTAGTCTTGTGGCAGACAAAGCTACGACAGCCGAAAAAGAGATTAAGCGGGCAGAAATCGTGTGTGACAGAGGATTTACTGTTTATGCTAGCCTCCCGTCTACGGTAAAGATTTTTTAAGCCTTGACTAGCCAAGAGTAAAAATTTAATTTGTAGTAAAATGCTTGATTTTCTATCAAATTATGCTATATTAGTTGGCAAGGGGGTATAAGTCATGCGAGTCTGGAGTGAATATGCTACGGAGTATCGTGCAAAGCGGGATGAACTTCTTTCGGAGCTTACGGCGAAGTATCGGGATGCAGAGGAGAACGGGGATGCGGAGGCACAGTTTAACTGTATGCTTGCGCTGATGCGGTATAGGTTAGTCCCGAAGGATAGCGAGCTGGTATCGAAAGAGGCGTTTAATCTGGTACGGCGAGCGGCAAAGGGGAATGCGCGGATTTCCGATTATGAGACAAAGAAGCGCCGTCCACCGAAAGTAACGGATGTATCTGACGCATGGCTTGAGGCTTACGGCTACGAGAGTAACCCGTATGACTATCGGACGAGTGGGAACGGACAGTATTTGCCGAGTCGGGTCGGGTTTGTCGGGGATAGCTTTACGGTTGTTAGAGTGAAGTACGGCGAGCGAACGGTAAGAAGAGAAGAATATGGTCGTATCGGGGAACAGAAGATAGACGAGGGCGAGGTTCTATATAAACTCGGGAGTACCAGCCTCTCTGGGGCGGCAAAACGCTACGCAGAGGGCATGAGAGTGCTTTATGAAAAGCTTAGAAAAGAGCCGCTTAATCTGGATATAGATTTTTCAAACGGGGAGTCGGGTATTTCGGAGATAGTTCTTCACGAGCATAACGCCTATCAGTTAAAGAGTATCGGATATGCGGTTTACTGTTACGGAGATAAGCGCGTTCGGGTTTATGTGCTTTTGGATAGCGAGGGTTTAGGGGTTTGTAAGATAAGCGAAGATGAGACATTTTCGCGCATTGAGCAGGCGTTGATTAAGCATTACGAGGCGCTTAATAGCAGGATAGAGGTTGTAAAGCTGTAAGGGGGAGAGAGATGAGACCTGGCAGGGGTCTGGTCGCAAGGGTAGCAGTCGGTGTAGTAGCTCTTGGGATTGTCGGGATTACGGTAGGTTCAATCGTCCGTCATAAGGCAGAACAGGAGTATTTAAGAGCCGAGGCAGTTGCGAAAGAGAAGTATGACGGGAGCGGAATAAAGGCAGACATAATTTCCGTGCGGGTCGCCTTTGCAGTGCGGAAAGAGGGAGTTTACTCGGCTTCTTCTGGGGATTCGTTTCTTGGTCTATCAATGGACAAGTGGGACAGGAGTTATGTCAGCAACTACACGAGCAGTAGCACGGATAAAGACGGCAACACTTCTTATCACAGTCATTCACAGCTTGTAAAGCAGATAAGGTATCTTTATAGCGTTCCTGTTACGCTTCAAGAGTCTGTAGAGGACAGTTTATACAAAGAGGCAGAGTGTAATGTAACGAATAGCAAGGGGAAGAGCTTTTCGGTAGCGGTAAATGCAAAGTATAGCTATTCAAGAAACGGCTATCGCCTTACAGCGAAGGCTTCAAACGGAAGAGACTTAGGGATAGCCGAGGTAACGGTTCGGTTCAGTGATTTAGTTCCAGATAAAAGTTATGCTATGGCGGGTGTTCCGTTTACTGCGGGGAAAGACGGAACAGCAGAGGTTACTTTTAACACGGTAGACAGAGGCTTCGAGAATCCAGACACTTTCGGGCGCGTCACACGGTACAGCTTAATGAGCCTAGATAGTGAGAAGAACGCAAAGACAGAGATGACATTTATAATTCCAGAGGCACATATCAAGGGATTCGTCTGGAATTTCCCAATCATATAAGGGGGTAGCGGTGAGTTTATTGGATTACGAGGGGCTATTAAAGAGAAAGAAGCCCGTAGCGGAAAAGGAAAAGACAGAGAATCCGCTTCCGTTAAACTTAGAGAAGCAGTTGCCGACTGTAAGCTCTAGTCCTAAAGAAGATACAGCACGGAGTAATGTGGAAGTGGTTCCAAAGAAGAGGAATCGGTTTAGCGGTTTTAAGTCTCTTGCAGATACTTTCGGTATTGCAGTTGGTGAAACTATTTTACTGATAGCGCTGGTCGCTACGGCTTCATTCGGATTTCGTGTGTTTTCTTCGGCAGGAAACACGGTAGGTAGCTATCTTACTGGGACGACAAGGCTTGAGAATGTGAGTAAGGTCACAGTCGGGGCGCAGGTAAAGTCGATAACGGTTACGCTTTACGGCGAGAAGGACGGTGAATTAACGGCTACGGTCGGAGTAGAGACGCTTCGGGATACGAAAGAGGCGATTGATGTAGGCTATGACGATACAGAGAACTATAGCTATGTGCAAATAAACGGGAAGTTGACTAAAGTTTATGACGCACCTGTGCATCATACGATAACGAGGTATCTGCATAACTTTGATATTCCGCTTGCACAGGACACGGACGGCGGTGGAGCCGTGCTGAATGCAGATTATCGTATGCCGTTTATGATTACTGATTGGTATGGAAACAGCTATTCGGTTAATGCAGAGGCTAGGTTTAATCAAAATAACGGGACATATCGAGTAGCCGCTAAGAGTAAAAGCGGAATTGCGGTTGCGATAAGAGGTGTTAAGATAGAGTTTACAAACCTTGACCCTAACAAGCAGTATTCGTTTGACGGAAAGATTTTAACAGTAGACGAGAACGGTCATGCAGAGGCAGAGATAGCGATAGACGGAAATCCGTTCCATCTTGGGATGAATTTGTTTGGTGCTACGGAGCGAGTTTATCGGTTGCTTGGCACAGGAAGTGACGGTAAGACAGAGGCAAAGCTTATTTTCAAGTTGCCCGTTGTGTCTTTGGAATGAGTAGTAAGGTTGGAGGCAGGGGATGGGCTTAATTGATTATGCGGGGCTTTTGCGGAGAGGAAGCGGAGCGAAAAGCCTTGGCGAGAGCGGTTTAAGTAGAGGCACGCATAAGGTGCTTACAGAAGAAGAGAAGGCAGAGATTTTCGCGCGGGTAGACGACGAGTTTCGGGGTCGGGAGTGCAGACGGGTTAAGTTAATCGGATTAACGGCGGTAGTGCTTTCGGTTGTTCTCGCGATAGGCGGGATACGGTATCTAAAGGCGCATAGCGTAGCTATCGGTGCGCGGGTTATGGGGGTTACGGTAAATCGGGTAGTAGATAAAGCGTCTACTGGGGAGACAGGCAATGAAGATATAGCTATTCTTCCGAGTAATACGCTGTCTGACGGTCGGGTTGTCGAGAGCTATTGGATAAGTGGAATTTTGCATGAGATAGACGACAATAATGCGGTTAAGAATAACGGAGACCGTTTTCTAAAGGAGTCGTTTAGCGTGGACGGGGCGTTGCGGCAGATAGACTTAGCTGTAGCCTATGACGGTGGTTCTGCGACTTATACCTTAAAGAAAGCCAAGTTGTCTGGGGAGTTTGGTGTATCTGATTTAGGTGTTTCGGAGATTGAGCTGTCTCTCGGTGGTCTAAGTAATGATAGCAAGTATCTGTTAAACGATAGTCCTGTAGATGTTTTGTCAGACGGCACAGCGACAGCGGTAATAAAGCTGGATAACTACGGTTTCGGGAGTAACGCGCAGAAGTTTATCTTGTATCGGGTAGACGGTACGAAGAAGGTGCGGACGCTACGGTTTATCATTCCCGCAATCGGGAAAAGGGGGTAGTCGGTGGTTGTGCCGTGATAATAGGGATTATTGTCCTTGTCGTCTTGATAGTAATTGTTCGGGAACGGTTAAAGTTTCGTGAGCGTCTTAGGGGTGAAGCCTAGTTAGAGAGGGGGAGAGTAGCGCCGATGGTAACTATTACAAATATTTCGCTTGTAACAAGAACAAAGGGAGCAATTAAGCTTTTCCAGATAACCGATAGTGGTCTAAAGGAGCTGAAAGAATATAATTATCGCTTTGAGCTTAACGGAACGTACTCGGCTTGGTGGGAAGCCATAAGTTTATCTGACAGTCTATTTAAGGGAAGCGAGCAGTATAGGTTTGTAGGAGTATTGGCTAACGGAAAGCGCGTGCAGTTTTGTTTGCATGAGAGATACCGAGGTTATTGGAAGTCTTACACGATTTCTTCTTCTAAAGGTCTTGGGATGTACGGGATAGGACTTAAGTTGACAAATCTAACGCCGAATGCGAGGTATCTTATTGATGGGGAATACCGTAATGCAGACGATGACGGTTGTATTACAGTAAATTTCCATTGTATAAATAACTATAAATGGCTTTCTTCTGGTAGGTTGCATGTTTCAAGAGTTGATAACTATGGTTTTACAGACATAGTGGACATAAAGCTTTCGCTATGGAATCCATAAAATAACCGTCATAAAAACCAAAGCAGTTCTATGCGTTAAATAATAAAGGAGAGTTATGCAGAAGAGTTATCGTGAGTTACAGCATTTGCGGGAGGAGCTTGAGGAAGCGCTTTCAGAGTGTGAGGAATCCGAGAGGAAGAAACTTTCGGATAAGTTACGGGGTGTGATGAAGCAGTTACAGCAGTATGAGGACGAACGCTTAATCTAAGACAACAGAAAGAGAGGTAGACGGGATGGTGACGATACGGTTACGGACGCTTGCGGATTGCAAGGATTTTGTGGATTTAGTAGGGTCTGGTAAGTACGAGGAATGCACAGTGGATGTTTACCTCGGCGAACAGCGGTCTAAGGTTACGGTAGACGGAAAGTCTTTGCTCGGGATAATGAGTTTAGAGCCGAACAAGGAGCTTAATATTACGGTTTCGAGCTTTGATAGCGAATTAGCTACAGAGTTAGAAAATATTATAGGTGAGAAATTCGGAGGATAAGAGAATGGATGCGATTAACAGGTTTAACCACGGCGACAAGGACGGAAAGAACGAGGCAGACGGGCTGGACAGCTTGAATCTCGACTTAGACATCGAGGATGGTGAAGAGGTCGAGGGTCTTGATGATGACGACAGTCTGTTTGCGAATCCAGAGGAGGAGTGAGAATGGGCAAAAAGAAGCGGACAGGCGGCTTTGAGGAGAACGACCGTGACCTTTTTGGGGATGTAGGTAGTTTATCGGGTAAGGATTTTGAGACTTCGGACGATTCGGAAGCTTTGTTCTTTGACTTGGATGACGAAGAGGACGCGGAATCCGAGGACAAAGCGACTGATAACGGCAACAAAGGCATGAGTGACGAGGATGCGGCAAAGCACATTGCAGAGCTTCTATCGGGTCTTTTTGAGGCGGCGGGTCATGCAGACGCAAAGCAGAAAGAGGATACCTCTAAGGCGGGTGACAGTGACGCAGAGATTGACGCTATGGTGTCTAAGGCGGCGGCTAAGGTCGGAAAGGCGTTAAAGACAGCAAAGCGCGGTGCAGAGGTCGGTAAGAAAGGTCTTGAGACAGCGGCAGAGAGCGTTACGGAGTCGGAGGCATTTAAGAAGCTTGTAGACAGCGTTTATCATGCGATGGAAGTCGCGAAGGTCGGCGCTGACAAGGTGAAGGATGCCGTAAAGCGAGAAGATAAGGGAGCGGAGTTTGATTTTGAGGATTTTGACACGGTTCGTACGGAGTCAGAGCCTTTGGATTCTGACAATCCGCTTGCTACGCTGGGTTTCTCCGCGCTGTCAAAAGAGGGTGGCGCGTCCGAGGTACTGAATGAGGCGCTTACAGCGCTTAATGAAAAGTATCGCGGACTTTCTGGGACGGTGATTGAGGAAGCGCTTCTTGCGGCGTTGTCGGCAGACACAGAGAGCCGCTTAAACGGTAAGGTAGTTGAGACAGAGAATCGGCTTCTTAGCTATCGTGTCCGTAGTTTAGAGCGTCTTAGCACAGAACTTCGCGAGGCAGTGAGTGGCTGTGCGCTTACGCCTAACGAGTATGTTGAGTTAAGAGAGAAGGTTGATAATCTGGACAAGCAGATTGAGGGGCTTCGGGAGATTAACGCCGAGTTTACGCGCCTTGGTAAGAAGTCCAGATAAGGCTTGGAGGTGCTGATATGCGGAGAGAGCGTTTAACGCTTGCTGTGCTTGTCGGTGCGATAGTGCTAGGCTTGTCTGGCTGCAGAGACGCAGGGTATCGTAAACAGAATAACGATTATGTGGTAGGGTACATAGACAAAAATATGTACCCTATTTATAATTTGCGACCAGATGCCAAGTTCACTTATCGTGCAAACGAGACATTAGAAGTAGAGTGCTTCACAGACAGTAGTTTATCCGAGGATTCAAAAGTAGAAATCATTGTAACGCCAGACGGAGCAGAGTCTAAGACTCGGGACGGGGTGCTTTATACGGTACAGCCAGTAAAGGAATGGGAACGAGATAAGGCATATTACCTTCGGGTCGGAAAGACAGTAATTCCGTTTCGGACGGCTTCGATTGCGGAGAAGCCCGTGCTTGGCTATAGTATTTCAGATAACGGGGAGTTAAGCCTAATCTGGAGTGAGGTAGCGGGAGCTACAGGGTATAAGATATATAAGTCGGGTCGGGAATTATGTACAGTTCCGAGCAGTCCGCTGGAATTTCGGGATTTTTCTCTAAACGGGTCGCACGGAATCGGGAAAGTGAGTAACGAGGTTACGCTGTATCAGAACTACGGGTTAGCGCGGGACGATGTTTACTCGGTTTCGGCGGTAGTCGGGGATAGGGAGAGTGCAGAGAGTAATCGGTTAGCGATAGCGGATATTGCAGGGATGTTGCCTGTTAAGATAAGCGGGGACACGCTAAAGGTCGGTTCAGAGGTTTCAAAGACAAAGGATTTGCCGCGTTCGGTCGGGGTAGAGATGCTAGACGGCGGGGTAGTGCGGCAGAGCATTGAGTATGAGATAGACGATTCGACAAGGTATAACAGCAATGTGTATTACGGCTATCATGTGCTTGGGACAGAGCTTCGGGGGTATATTGAGATAGCGGTCGGAGACAGAGGTGCATTGCAGGGTAGGATTGAGAACGGAATCGAGACTTATGCGGATGCGATGTCGCCGCTTGCTGTTAAGCAGGACGGTGGCAGAGAGCTTGGTGGAGCGGTGCGGTCAGTTTATCTAAACGCCTATGTAAGTAAGGGCGAGGGAGAGAGTGAGAGTTCTGGCTTTGAGGAATATTTGATAAGCGCTTTGAAGGCGCATGAGACAGAGATACGCCTAAAGGGGTATCCTGCGTTTACGGATACGGATAGCTTACAGGGGGCTTTGACACGGGTGCTATCACAGAATCTAATCTACGGAGTCGCGCGGGTAGCGTTAAATGCCGAGAGAACAGGTTTAACGGTAGAGTATTCGGATAAGGCGTTTGAGAAGCAGATAGAGATATACAAGGCGATTTCTGGGGTGAAGATAGACGGAATAGCGGATATGGACGCAGAAGCCAAAGAGGACGCGATTTATAAGTATGTGAATGACAACTTCCAGTATGAGGAATGGTCAGACATATACGCTATGGTAACAGAGGGAAGAGGTAATGCGGTAGCGTATGCGCAGTATTTCAAGGATTTGTGTCGGTATAACGGGGTAGATGCTAACATAGTAACGGGCTGTATGTACGGTAAGCGGCACACTTGGAACAGCGTAAAGATAGGGGATTCTGTTGTTTATGTAGACGCGGTAAACTGCTTTAAGAATACGGGTGTTACGCGGATTTGTTACAACATGAGTCCAGAGTATGCGAAGAGTGTCGGGTATGTAAGCGACAGGTTTATAGGGGGAAGTGACAACAGTCACGAGTATTACAGCCAGAACGGGCTTGTAGCTACGAATTTAGAGGAGTATAAGAGTTTAGTTCGTGGGGAGCTTGATAAGGGCAAGAAGGTAATCACGATTCGGTATACGGGAGATGAGATTCCGTCTGGTGAGATAACAAGTAATGTAGCAGAGGTATATAAAGCGGCAGGGAAAGAGAGTTTATTAAAGACGCTTCGGTTTGGGGACGGGTTAGGCTATTATGTCCTCTGGAACGAAGAATAACAGAAAAGGGTAACAGAGAAGCAAAGCATACACTCTAAAATACCTACCTAGATTTTTGGAATTGTAATGAAAATCTGGGAGGTGCATAGGGTGTATGCTTTATTTTGTTGGTTATGCAAGGAAGGAGTCCGAGACTAAGGCGAGGGTTTATTCCTGTGCGGACGGATGTGTTTCAGACTTAAGCCTAGACAAGCTTTATGAGTATACTAGGCTAAATCGCGTGCGAAATGCGAAGATGAGTGAGGGTGACGTATTCGAGGTAAGCGGGTGCGAGGAGAAATATCCGAGTATCGACTACGACAGCGGGTATGTGTGGTACGGCGGGGTGGTAGTAGACGACAGTGTGGAGGATGGGGAGTCTGTCTATCATGTCGTAGACATAACGGGCGGGGAGTCGGATATGCGAGCCTATGAGCTTCGGGATTTTACGAAGAGCGGGCTTTTGGGCAACGCAACGATAGAGGGGGACACAGTAACGGTCGCCTCGTTTAATCCCGACAGAGTGCGCGAGGTATATGAGATGCGGGACAAGGTGCTAGATATATACTTGTCTCGGCTTCGCGTGGTGAAAACATTCTTTGAGGCGTGTGATGCGCTTAAGACAGAGCAGTATGAGTTAGATGACGAAGAGATTGAGCGATATTCCGAGGAGTTAAAGCGGCGTGCAGAGTATTTTATAGACGAAAGTTTAGGTAGCTCTGTAGTGCGCCGAGGGATAGCCACACCTCAAGGAAAGACTTGGCTTAGACAGGAGGAAAACGATGCATGAGGGTAGTTAGGCACATTGCGGTAGCCTCGACTGTAGTAGCGTTTGTAGCGTTTAGTAGCGTGACAGCGTATGCGGCGGGGAATATCGCAGAGAACAGTACGATAGACTTTAACGAGGCTTCCAAGTACGGGGAGAAGGCAACGCCTGTAATCACGGACGGGAAGCTGGTGGTAAAGTCATCGCCCGACAGTAATGCGGGGGCGGTAGGAACGATGGCGGTCGGTTCGGCGGTAGATGTAATGCGGTCGGACGACAGCGGGGACGGGTGGATAAAGATAAGCTCAAACGGCATTGAGGGGTGGGTAAAAGCCTCGGATGTAGTGACGGGCTACAACATGGAGGCGTATGTCATAGACAACAGCGCGGTTTATCCGAGGGAAGCAACGATAATTGCGGACGGCGGGGCAACCCTAACGAAAGACGGGGGAGACAGTGCGCTAGCGGTCTTAAAAGAGAATGACACAGTAAAGATAGTTCGTGAGTCAGAGGATTATCTGTATGTAAAGGCAGATAGGGGGCTAACGGGGTATATCGAGAAGAGTAAGGCGCGGGTAGACGAGCCAGAGTTTAAGGGAGCGGACAAGATAGAAGTTCCGAAGCCCGTAGTCCCGCAAGTAACGAATCCGAATTACAGCGAGTATTATACTTTGCCAGACGACCCTGACACATGTAACGGGTATACGCCGAACAGTGAGACAGAGCTTCGGAAGGAGATGTCGAACTATGGATTGCAGTGGTTAGGTCGCCCGTATGTGTTTGGCGGGACAAGTTTTGACACAGGAATTGACTGTTCAGCGTTTACGCAGAACATCTATCGGCAGTTTGGGATAAGTTTGCCGAGGACAGCGGCAGAGCAGGCTACGGTAGGCAGGGAGATAGCGCAGAGTGAACTACGGGCAGGAGACTTGTTATTTTACTGGGACAGCGGACGAGGCTGTATCGGTCATGTAACAATGTATATCGGCAACAACAAAGTAGTTCATGCGTCAAATCCGAGGAATGGCGTTATCGTATCGAATGCGTTTTACAGAGCGCCAACAACGATACGGCGGTATATCGAGGATTAAGAGAGAGGGGAGCGTCCTAGCGGGCGCTCTTTTTGTTTTAGGGGAAGCCGAGAGGGGCGGGGAAGGACAAGGGGGTTTTAGGGGCGCAGGCGGGAATAGCGGGGGTAAAGGGAATTGGGGGATTTTGAGGAGCGGGGTAATAGGGCATTGGTAGGAGTTTAGGATAGAGTGATTGGGGGTTAGTGCGTGGGTCTTAGGGCGGCAGGGTTTATCTGGATAGGGGGAAGCCTAGGATTTCGATTCTGGCGTGTTTTCGCCCGAGAGTTCTTTAGGGATTTCAGCAGGAAGTGTCGTAAAGCTATCGGTGTAGGGGTAAGAGGGTAGCGCGAGAGATTCCTAGGTAGTAATAAGGCGAAAACGGGAAAGAGAACCTTTGTTCTATTCTGTACGGGGCGAGGGGGTTTGTGGAAAAGTGGATAAGATTGTTAGTAAGTTACGGGGTAGCGGCTCTGGTTTAAGGGGTAGCGAGGGGCGGCTATTCACATTTCGATTCTGGCGCGTTTCTGCCCGATAGCTCTTTAGGGATTTAGGCAGGAAAGGTCTTTATGCTATAACGGTAGCCTAAAAAGTTTCCGTGCGTTCTAGGGGGCTTCTCGTGGCTCGTAGAGGGTCACAGCACAGGGCAGGAGTTTATTAGATTTCAGTTGTTTTAGGGAGGCATTTGTGGTAAAATAACTTAAATAGATAGCCAGACAGGAGGCTTGGGATGGGACGAAACAGCGAGCTAAATCGGGCGCGGGGATACCTTATGCTTGGATAACGATACGGAGGAAAGCGGTCGGTGACAGAAAATGAAAGTGTAAACGAGAGGCTTCGGAGAGCGCGGGACGCTCGGGATGACGAATTTTATACACAGTATTCGGACATAGAGAGGGAGCTAAAATATTACGAGTCTAAGTTTGTCGGGAAGCGGATTTACTGTAACTGTGATAATCCTCTTGAGAGTGCATTCTTTCGATATTTTCACTTAAATTTTAATAGGCTCGGGCTTCGGAGTTTAACAGCAACACATCTTTCAGAGAATAGAGCCTTTTGTGCCAGATATACAGGGGATGCGATAAGGATGTGCGAGTTTATTTATCAGAGCCGCTTAAGGGGGACGGAGATTTTAGGAGTGACGAGTGTCGAGAGCTATTAAGGGGAGCGGATATAGTTGTGACGAATCCTCCGTTTTCTTTGGCTAGGGAGTTTATTGAGACACTGGTAGCAGAGGGGAAATCATTTTTAATTGTCGGGGCTTTGCCTTGGCTCGGGTATAGTCAGATATTTCCGCTCATTCGGGATAATAAAGTTTGGACAGGGGTGAACGATATAACCGAGTTTATCCGTCCAGACGGGACTTTTAAGCACATAGGTTTTGGTCTTTGGCTTACGAATCTTGATAACGAGCGGCGGCATAAACGAATAGAGTTAAAGGCGCAGTTTTCTAGCGAAGCTTATCCAAAGTATAGTAACTTTGACGCCATAAATGTGGACAAGGTAGCGGATATACCGAAAGATTATTTCGGGGTGATGGGGCTTCCTCTGTCATTTCTGAAACAATATAATCCAGAGCAGTTTGAGATTGTGAGCTTTCGGAAGGGAGACGATGGGAAAGACTTGCGAATAGGCGAGCGAGAGCTTTTTAGCCGAGTTTTAATTCGGAGAAAGGAGTAAGGGATGAGTGTAGGGCTTAGAGAAATTATTTTTAAGTATAAGGAGAGGCTTTCTAAGGCAGTAGAGAAAGGCAATAATGACGAGCAGTTTAGTTGTTTAATGTTTGCATTGCAGTTGCCGAGTATTTGTGCAAGGCTTGATTTTCCGAGGGATAAATACGAGGCGTTTTATTCGGACAGGAAGCCGCGTGATAGAGAGCTTTATATCAAATGGCTTGCGAAGAATCACGCCTTACTGGTAGAAGGGAGTAGCGGGTTTTTGACTTTTAATGATTTCTGTTCAGCAGTTTATGAGCTTCGGTGTAGTCTGGTACACGAGGGGATTTTAGAGTCAAATAAGAGATTACAGAACATTAGGTTTTTATCGGGAAATGGTGCGGGTTTGTGCCTAGGAGATAAGCAGTATATTCCGCTTTATTATCTGTGTGACGCGCTCTTTACGGGGGCATTAGACTCGGTTAGCGTTAAGGAGTTTTCGACTAATCAGAGTGGTGGTTTCTCCCTTAGTTATAACAGTAAGGTAGCCGTAATGGATGCGGATAGTCTGGTAGTAGATATTTCGGAGCTATCAGATGAGGCAGTTAATATGCGGAAGCGAGCGGAGGAGTTCTTGGGAGGAAAGAGCAAGCGGGAGTCAGCGCTGTTTGCTCTGTATGACTATCTGGCACACTGGCAGTTGTCGGTATTTGACGAAATGGAGTCTCACTTTGCAAAGGACAGCATAAGGCGGCGAGACACACTTAGCTTAGAGATTGCCTATTATGGCGGGCTAGATGGGGACAGTTTAGAGGAACTCGGTAAGATGTGGGTTTTTCGGGCAAAGGACGGTAATCTTAATGTTTATCGGCTTTCGGTAGACGCGGGAGTTTATCGGGAGATGAAGAAGATTGTGAGAGAGTTTGAGCAGTTTATTCAGAGAGGAAAGGCTTTATGAAGATTTCAGAGCGTAAGTTAAAGGTTTCGGAGCTTGTGGCGGGATATACCGATGACGGCGAGGACGGTGTATTTGGGTTTAGTGGGAAGTTATCTATTCGTCCCGCATATCAGCGAGAGTTTGTTTACAAGGATGCACAGAGGAATGCGGTGATTGATTCGGTGCTTTGCGGGTATCCTTTGAATGTGATGTATTGGTCTAAGGTCGGGGATGACAAGTACGAGGTGCTTGACGGACAGCAGAGAACGATTTCGATTTGTCAGTTTATTAACAGTGGTTTCTCTATGAAGATAGACGGCAATGCAAAGTTTTATCATAACTTAACCGAGGACGAGAAGCAGATAATCCTAAACTACGAGTTATCTGTTTATGTGTGCGAAGGTAGTGAATCAGAGAAACTTGCATGGTTTAAGAGAATAAACATCCCAGGCGCTATACTTACAGAGCAGGAGCTTCTTAACGCGACTTATACAGGCACTTGGCTTTCAGACGCAAAGAATTACTTTTCTCGGCGTAATTGTGTAGCAGGAAAAGTAGGAGAAGGGTTTATAAAGGGAAATCCGATAAGGCAGGATTATCTTGAGAAAGCTTTAGCTTGGATAGCGCTCCGTGACGGGTTAGGGAGCGGAGAGCAGTATATGGCTTTGCATCAGCATGACGCGGATGCAAGCGAGCTGTGGCTTTATTTCCAAGAGGTGATTGCGTGGGCAAAGCGGTATTTCCCCGATATGGACAAGAAGCTCACGGAGGCGCAGGATTGGGGCGCTTTGTATAACAAGCATAAGACATGGAAGTATAATCCAAGTGAGCTTAAGAAAGAGGTTTCAAAGCTGTTAGAGGATGACGATGTAACGAAGCAGACGGGAATCATTCCGTATGTTTTATCCGAGAAAACGCGGCATGATGAGAGATACTTGTCGATTCGGGCATTCTCCGACCAGATGAAGCGAAGAGTTTATCAGCGCCAGACAGAGGAAGCCGAGAAGAAGCACTTGTCAAACTGCCCGTATTGTGCGCAGGAGGGTCTTAGTAAGATTTATGAGTATAGTGAGATGCAGGGCGACCACATAGTAGCTTGGAGGAACGGTGGAAAGACGGTAGAGAGTAACTTGCAGATGCTCTGTGCGGCTTGTAATAACGCAAAGAGCGGGAAGTAAGAGGGATATAGACATGGCGAGAGAGAAGAGAGACGGAGAGTTTAGGAGTTTGAATGTGCGTTTACCAGAGGAAGTGCTTACGAAGCTTAGTGAATACGCAAAGGAGTCACGGATTCCGAAGAACGCGATAACGGAGCTTGCTTTGAGTGAGTATCTGGATGCGCGGCTTAAGAGGAGCAAAGGGAAGTAAGAGGACAAAAAGAGGAGGAGAGCCGTTTTTAGGGGGATGAATAGCCTAGCGGCTCTTCCTTTGGCTTACAGGGCTTTTGGTAGGTAAGGGGGATAGGGAGATGAGAGATAAGTTTCTTGTGTGTTCATATGTTGAGGGCAAAGGATTTTTGGTTGTGTCAGAACTGTCCGCAGAGGGAGCGGTTAAGACACAGGAAGAGATAGAGCGGGATATGGCAGGGAAGGATAGCGCCGAGTATCTGTTTGTGCGGGATAAGGCAGGAGAGCTTGACTTTAGTATTGAGGCAAACGGCTTGTCTGTATATCGCGAGGGGGAAGATGGGAAGCTTGCGCTCGTCTACGAGGGCAGGAATCGCATTATAGGCGTGATTGACGAGGTAATTGGAAGTAAACTTCTGTATAAGGTGATTGACGCATATGGGAAAGCATCTGTAAAAGAGCTGTCGTTTGACGAAATCGCACGGGATAACTACTTAATCATGTCATTTATCGGTGACAGCGGAAAATGCCGCTCATTTTTAGATAAGATAGAAGAGAGAAGGAGAGTAATTTCAGAAAATCCGAAGTATTTCGAGGAAGAGGCTCGTAGTCGGCTCGTAGGGCAGGATTGCGCAGTCTATACAGAGGAGCGGCAGGGTGCAGAGTTTGTGACTGTGGTTCGTTCGTTTAATCCCTGTGGTAGCGGGGTTTGTAAACTTTCAAATCGTGTGAATCATGTTTTTATAGAATTAGGTTCTTTTATTTCAGCGGGTATTCGGGTGCTGGATTTAAGTGAGTGTTCTTGTCTAACGAGATTTATTCTAACAAAGTTTAGTGTTGTTATAAGCGAATCTCCGATAACGATAATCTTTAATGAGGGGTATCATGCAGGCTTAGACGCACGCATACATGTGGAAGGGGCGAATATTAGGTTTATCGGGCTGTCCTCGGTAAAGGAGCTGAATATTGAGAATAGTCATATAGAGGGGATTTCTGCTTTGAGGGTAACAACTGGCTCACGAGTTCATGGTGAGGTGCGGATTAAGAATAGCACAGGGTTTAATCAGCTCAAGATTGATTTAAGCGAGAATGAGGGTAAAGAGGCTCTGGCGTATATTTGTGGGGTAGACGCGAATGAGATAGAGATTATCGGGAGTGGACAGGGAATCGGGGAAACGCACTGTGTTACTGGGTTAAAGGTTGCAAAGTGTAAGGAATTGACGCGCCTTAAAGTGAGTGGAGTTGGAGTTTGCTCATTGCAGGAAATCACAAGGTCGTTTTGTGACCTTCCAAAACTTGTTAGCTTTTCTCTTTACGCACATAAGCTAAATTTTACAGTCTCACAGTATGCGAGGCAGGAGGTGTTTAATTTGACTCTTGGCTCAACTGCGCTTCGTGAGCTTATTTTGTCAGCAGAGTATACGACTCGCGGGGCTAAGTGGCTAAAGGTCGGGTATGACAGGCGGGTAGCCTTAAGCCTTCCAGATTCGCTTCGGGAGTTTGTAGTTCCGATGGATTTAACAGACGAGTGCCTTAATTTACTGGCGCTTACGAGTTCATATAAAGGTCTTTTTATGGACGGTGATAAGCTTACGCTTGACTTAGGGGATGTAGATAATCCAGATGTTTACCCGATACTTGTGAGTTCTGGTGGCAAGGCTAATTTTAGAGTTCCGTCATGTGTAGATAAGATTGTTGACACGAGCGTATATTCTTGTGACTTAAAGTTTAGGCTGTTTTTACATAGTAGGACAGAGGTAGCGGATTCTGTGGTTGAAGAGGTGGTGAGATGCGACTAGAGGGAGAACTGTTCGAGGTTAAGCGCGGGATGTTCTACGCCTGTTTAGCCTGTGTAGAGGGTTATAAGGGGTCTGACGGGTTTATAGTAGTGCCGATGGTTCGGAGTAAGTTACGGGAAGAGGGGTTTTCAGCCAACAGCGGGTGGGTTATTGAGAAAGGGCTTTTTAATTCAGTAGACCCGAATTTTTTAATCTTTGGAAAAACACACCAGCTTCCAGTTTATCGTGTAAAGAGTGACGGAAAGCTTTTTCTAAAGTCTAGTGGAGCTGATAGGATTTTCACGGTAGGTAATAGCTTGGGGTCTCTTTGTATTACGAAGATAAATTCTGTGGGAGAGCTTTTGGTAGAGAAAGTGAATATTCCAAAGATTTTAGAAAAGCAGGCTAGTTCGGTGTTTATAAATGTTATAAGTGGCGAAGATGTGGCTTCTGTTAAGTTTAGGGACGCGTTGATGAATAAGCTAGGGGAGTTGAGGGGTAAATTCTCTGGAGATGCTTTGGGGTTATCAATAGTACAAAATGCTCTAACAAACGCGGATTGCAGTATGTTAGAGCCAATGGGTCTTAATACTTGCCTAGTTGGTTTTTATGAATGTAAAACAGGGGTCTGCCAAGTCCTTGATAGAGTAGATTATGTTAGAATTAGCATATATTCTATGATTAAGGCAGGGGTTAGGGTTCTTGACTTATCAAGATGCACGCGGTTAAAGGAGTTTACACTGACAGGTGGGGGAAGTGGTGGCATCATTACGATTATCTTTAATGACGCATTAAGTTATAGGATGGACAGTAATATACAGATTTCTTCTGCTGGGGTTCGGTTTATCGGGTTAAAGCATATTGGTATTCTGGAGGCTGACGATTGCCGTATAGAGGGTATTTCAGAAATCACCTTTGCTTCTCCTAGAGATACGATAAAGTCCTGTTGTGTTAATCTTCATAAGTGTGAGGGATTTGACTCATTGAAGATTAATGTAGGAAATACAGCGTTTAACTTGGAATCTTCCATTTCAATTTCTGATATAGATGCAAAAGAGATTTCAATTAAGATGCACGAGAAAAAGGTAGAAGCCGAGGATTTTGAGATAGCGCGTTGTGCTGAATTAGAGAGTCTTACACTAGACGGAGCAGGGGAGTGGTGCTTTTCAGATTTAGTACAAAAGATTAGGCTATTACCGAAGCTAAGGAGGGCAAGATTTAATTTCGATTTCTTTAATATAAACCTGATTAATAACGAGAGAGGTGCAATTTCTAACCTAAGCCTAGGCTCTACAGTATTAGAGAGTCTTAAAATTTGCGCAGATTATTCAATGGACGAATACAGTATGAGTCCAGAGATATGGTGCGATAGCCGAGTAAAATTAGATTTGCCGAGTGAGTTAATGGAGTTGATAACTATAAAAAGGCTTACTGACGCAGAGAGATTTCTGCTCGCGTTTACTTGCGGCACGGCGGCACTTAAAAGAAATGGTAGAGAGATTATATTAGACCTAGAGGAGCTTAGAGATTGGGATGGCTTTGATGATAACGGCTGGTCTATGGTTACAAGAAATCTTTCAATGTATACAAAGTATGAGAAAGTAAACGGAGAGCCAGCTATCCGTATTCCAAAGAGCATAGTGAGTTCTGTGGATAGCCATTCTGTGACTGGTTGGAAGTCTGGGACAGGCTATCGAGTTTATTTTGGAGATGAGAGGCTTGATAATGACTGGTAAGCTAACAGGTAGGAGTAGAGCGAGTAGTACGGTATACGCGAAAGAGGTTACAGGGGAAGCTAGGAGTAAAAACTTCGTTTATCTGATTCGAGGCTTGGTCTGTGAGGCAGACGGGGGAAATTCAAGAATAGTAGGCTTTTTAGCCTATCTAAACGAGGCTGGATGGATTAAGCATGAGGATTTTTGCTTTCCAGAAATAAACCTGCGAGGTATGGTAGGCGGTGACGACAGTTGGTATTATCTTCCGCTGGCTGTTTATGCTGAACTGCTTCACGGAGGTTTTGTGGAGCATTTTAGTCTTAATGAAAAAGAGCATAGGGAGTTTAGTCCTTATTTATTTCCAATATTCAAGCGCAGGAACGAGAATGAGTTTGTAGTGGTCGAGGCAGGGAGAGCAATACGAGTTTACGGTTCTGATAAGACAGGTTTATTCGGGGCATTTGACAGGCTTGGAAACAATATATCTGGAAGTGATGTGCCTTTTAGCTGGTACAGGGAGCATCTGGGGGAGTTTGAGCTGTCTACAAGCGCCTCGATGCGGCTAATGGACAAGTATGGTATGGGATGGGCTAGATTTTACTGGTGCTTGTCTCGTTCAATAGAGAAAGAGAATTTAAGGAGGAGAAATAAGTGAGTGTGTCGAATATAGAGCGCGAGACAGTGATTCTGTTTAACGAAGCAGAGGATACGGTGAGTGTCTACACATTTAACCCGACTCTAAAGCGGAAGTTAGGAGATTTTAGCGAGAAGTATACTGCACTTTGTAAAAAGACGGCAGAGGATAGCCTTGGAAGCGTGACATATACAGTCGCAAAGGACAGGCTTTCGATAAGTTTACGCGCTCCGCTTAGTGAGGAGAAGAAAGAGGCGCTTCGTGAGCGAGGTAAGAAGCTGTTTGAGAGGCTTAAGGCGAAGCAGAGTCGGGAAGAGGGGTAAGCCGAATGGATTATTCTTATACTGGACGGAAGAAAGTAGAGGTTTACGCGGTCTACGGTAAGGTAGAGAGTTCCGATGAGTATTTGTTAGCAGTAGCAGATACTAGGCTAGGTGGTTTTCGTTTTTCAGCCTGTAAGGTATGTGATAGTAATGATTTGCGGGAGTTAGCGGAGAATGGTAGACTGCTGTTTTTCCGTAATTGCGGCGATAGGCTTACATCAAGTGTTCCGAACAGTATGTTTGCTTCATTTGTTGTGGGAGAAGATGGGAAGCCCGTGATTAAGAAGCGTGGAGTTCCGATGCTTTTATCTGTAGAGAGTGTAGTGGAAAGCACAGCTACGGTAAATCTTATCCTAGCGGACGGCACGCTGTTTCATGGAGATATTGGGGCATGGGAGTTAAGCCGTAGGTTGGTTTATCGTGGTGAAGATGCAGTCGAGGGGTCTATTCTTTCGGATGCCTACTACGAAGATACAAGCGAGGTTTTAGGGGATAGCCTAGAGCGTTTTATGATTCGCCGTTTTGAGATTGTTGCAAAGAACGCAGAGTATAGTAAAGAGGCTTCGAGGTCTGCACTGGTCGGCGGGGCTTTTGCAGAGTACAATGGAAATGCGAGGGATGAGTTTTTTGAAGAAAACGGTTTGTTCTGGGTTGTAACAAGTTTTTATCCGTGTTCAAATCATGTGTGTAGACTACCTTCCTATGTAGACGGGCTAGAGTTTAATATAGACCGTTGCGTAGAGGCTGGGGTAAAGGTGGTAGACGCCTCTTGCTGTGAGAAGTTGCATTATATTAACATATTCTCCGAAAGCGGGAGGAGCTATCAAGATAAAGTTACTGTAATTCTGCCGCGTAAGTTTAGGTCGATTAAGGATAAGTTGAGTCTCTATGGGGTAAGTATCGACTTTTTATGGGCTAATATAATTGTCAAAGAGTTTTCGGCAACGAATAGCGAAGTTAAAAACATCGGTCGGGTTAAGACGAATGAGATAGGCATAAGAGGCACTAAGTTTTTGCAGGATGAATTAAAGTTATCGCTTGTCGGAGGATACAGAAGGAATAGAGAAATTCTCCTAGAGGTACCGTCTCTTGCGCTAAACATTTCTTCAAAGTATGACGGATGTATTATAGAGAGCGATAGCCTAGAGCGTTTGTCGGTATCCTGTAAGAGCGTCTGCTTAGAGAGTTTTTCCGAGTGCGTTACGGCGCAGAATCTAAAAGAAGTTTGTCTGGTTGCTGGGGAAGTGAGTTCTTTGCTCGCTGGTAGAGTAGAGGATAGGTTTCATGTGTTATTGTTTGGGTCAGAGCGTCTTTCGAGCATAAGTATCATGGCAGACAGTATAAAGGGGCGTGCGACTACTTTGTTTTGTAGGGACAGTGTGAGGGTAAACATAGAGACCAAGGACGGGAGTGAGGAGAAGGTTTGTATTTCTCCTAGGCAGTTTAGCGATAGGTTTATTAGGATATGTAGCGTGCTTGGTGGCGGCTGTATTCGGTATCATAACGGGGTATTTGCATTGGCTTTTGACTACGACTATTCGTTTGATAAGATGGCGCGGGTATTTAGGACAGAGGGAGACAAAATAATCCTAGACATACCGGAAGAAATCAAAGAGTTTAGAGGATTTTCTAGGGATTATGAATTTGATTTTGAGACGGTTCTGCGTTTTAACGGGGATATAGCAATAACTGGGCAGATGGACGGGCTTAAGCCTGTTCGTATTGAGAATAGCGAGTTTATTATGAGCCTTTGTAACTATGCGTTTGCGGATTGTGAGATAACGGAGTTTCGGGTCGGGGATAAGTTAAAGAGGCTACCAGATAACTGTTTTCGGAGTTCGGGGATAAGCAGGATATATGGTATAGAGAAGCTAGAGAGCGTATCTCCGACTGTGGCAGAGAATTGTGTGCTAGACAGTGTGACTGCGAGGGAGTTAAAGGCTAAGATTAAGCGGAAGGTTTAAGATAATGATAGCGGGAGAATGTGGAGTGGTATCAGAATGGACGGGAGCTTATACTTTGACTGCGAGAGTGGGTGTAAATTTAACGAGGCGCTAAGTGCATTTACAATGAGTTATGGGGTTACGAATTTGCTTACTAGTGTCCCGCCGTGTGAAAGCGGAGTTTGTGTGCTACCATCTTTTACGGACGGGATTGATTTAGATTCTGGTGACTTAGCTGACATGGGAATTAAGGTTTTAGACGCTTCTAAGTGCGCAAGACTAAAGTTTGTAAGTTTATCGGCAGTGCAGATTGAGAATAACATTAGACTCATATTGCCAAGAGATTTGGCAAATTTAAGGGTCTTGATGCTGTGCGGAGTGACAGTTGACTTTAATTCAGCCGAGTTGTGGCTTGATAATCTGGTATTAGACTGGCATAGCGAGGTATTTGGTTTAGGGATAGTGCATTTTGCTGATGTTCATATTGACGATACAACTCGTTTTAAGCAAGAAAGCCTAGTGCTTAATAATGATGTAGTGGATTATGAATATATACCTTTCGTTAGCGAGGTATATAGCAGTCCTATTAGGCTTAAACTAGTAGGATTAGATAGGATTTTACAGCAGGAGATAGAGGTTAATAGTGATAAGGTAGAAGAGCTAAGTTTATCTGGTAGTATACTTGCTGTGACTCCGTTTAGTGAGGTGCTAAAAGCTAGAAATCTTCGCGTTCTAAATTTAGAGGGGCAAGAGGTAAGGTCATATATGCGCGGTTATGGCAGAGAAGTTTGCATTGGTGCATTTGGGAATCGTCTTTTGTTCGGTTCTGACAAGTTAAGAGAGATAAATATACGCGCAGAGAAAATAGACAGCGAGGATGAGAGAAATCTTCGAGAGTATTACAGTGAGTTCGGGGTGAGATTGAGTGTAACGAGAGTTTAAGCGGGCGGTAGGAACAAAATTTGATTTAGAGACGGGAGCGGATTAGTACACGCTCCCGTTTTAGCGATATAGATTTAAGCAAAGGGTTGGGGTTTAGGGGCTTATTTTGCCTTTAGTCCTACGAGAGTGCCATTTAGGGGGCGTTTATTTCTTGGTGGTAGAGGAAGTCGAGTAATCGGTTTAAGCGGCGTAGCGGGGCGCGTGGTGCGTCACAGGGCATAGGGAGAGTCGGGGATGGAACAGAAGATTTACAGAGAACGGAATCGGGCATGGAATCGGGCGTGGAAGAAACGCTTTGGGGATGGTTCGGTTATCGAGGCAGACGAGGTAGCTTTTGGGCAGGGGAAAACGCTTACAGAGGAGCTGTTAAAGGCACAAGTTTCGTTTGAGGTCATCCCGCGCGGGCTTGTGCTTAGAGAGGGCAAGCCTGTAGGGGTTTTGGCTTGGCTCATAAAGGGGAAGGATGTAAATTTGCCCAGTGCTATTAAAGAGGCGAATTCGTCTATGTTGTTTGTCAGTAAGGAGGATTTTGTACAGATTTATGTAGCTTCTCTTGCTTATAATGGGAGTATAGTAGAGTTATACAGATATACTCCTAGAGTATATCCTATTTATTACAGGAAGAAACAGATTCATTACGAGAATACGAGTTTTGAGGATGCCCTACAGTTTAAGGTAGAGGATTTTCCAGTATATGTTCGTGATGGTGCAGTATTTCGTAGAGTCAAAGAGGGAAAGTATCTGGCAGATTTATGGAGGGATGGTTTTCTTGACTGGGAGTTTTCCAATTTTATTTTTGTTTATCCAGACGGAACAGTGCATAAGGAGACACATTCATTAGATACGCTTTACGATAGGTTTCTTTCTGGGGAGTTATCCTGTTGTCTTACGGGGAGGTCAGTTGTTGCATTTCATAGGTTTGAGTATCGGAAGTTTATAGAGTCAGAGGGGTACATTCTTGCTTCGGGTCGGAATCGTATAACTGGGGCAGATTGTGGAGTAAAAGATGTAGAAAAGAATGGTGTACATGCTGGTGCTGTTACTCTGCATGATTTCTTAAAAATAACGGGGTATGCGAGACACTGGATGATATAGACTTTGTAGACATATCGAATCTTAGTAATGAGGTAAGGGTGCTTGATTTGTCAGCGTGTAAGCATCTTAGAGGTGTTAGTGTAAACCTTTATAAGATTGATAGCTTTTCTCTCATTTATCCGAATAGTGAAAATTACAGAGATGGAAATTTTACGCTGAATGAGTGCAATCTAGTGTCTATAATTGGTGAGGTTCGGGCAACAGATGTGGTAGTTTACGCTAGCTGGTTTAGAAGTGAGGAACTGGCTGTGCAGATGTTCCCGCGAGAGTTACAATCAGTTGTTACTGATACACGGTGCTTGTTTACCAGAGTGACAGGGCTTAAACGGCTGATTATTCGTAGCACCGAAGAGCCGGTCTATAATTACAGCTATAAAATTACCATAAATTTAATTAACATGAGTATAGAAGAGCTTGTCATAGATTTTACGCAGAGGCAATGCGTGCCTACGCTTTATATTAGTGCCTGTGAATCGTTAAAGAAGGTTTTAACTTGTTGCGAGGGGACATTAAGTCTTAAAGATACTTTTGATGTTTTATCAAACAAAAGCTTGAAAGAAATAAGGGTAGTTTGCGGTCAACTTGAAGTAGGCAACCGTGACATTATTAAATTTGAGCGTGGTGAAGTGAAGATTGAGGGAGCTGTCAGCGTGAAAATAGAGGCAGATAGAGTTGTATGGCTGGCATATAGTTCAGAAAGTTCGCACAATAGAGATGTAGCCGCAGGATTTAGTGCATTACCAGAGAGTTTAAGAGGAATAATTGTGAGGAGGGAGAGATGAGCGACAATAGGTTTATTCTAAAGGCGAAAGTTTGCACCGACTTAGCGTGTCTTACGAGTAACTGGCAGATAGCGGCTATTGTTTTAGACTCTTTAGACATGCAAGATGCGTCTGGTTCAGTTTTCAAAGAGGGCGTAAGCGGGTTTAGAGGTGTGATTATAACGACAAGCAATGGTTACTGGGAGGATTTTGAATACTTATATATTAGCGAGCAAGAATTGGTAAAACTATATAATGACTCTACTCATGGAACGAGGTTTATTTATTATAGTGAATCAAGCGGTGACTTATTTCCAGAAAAGCTATCTAGCTACAGCGTAGTGGCTACTGACGGGTGGTCTGCTCTTTGGTATCCCGTGGAGTCATACCCTACATATATTTTTCGTGGTAGCGGGGAATATGAACTTATAAAAGAGGGGAAAATGCGTGTACTAGCAGATAGCTTATACTACTGCATACAATATAGCTCTGTTAAGAACTATTTTATTTATTTTGACTCAAAAGGAGTCATTCAGTCAGAGGAAAGGTCTCGTGCAGACCTCAAGTGGTTTCAGCAGAAGTATCTTGTAGAGGGTTCGTTGTGCTTTAGTTTAGACTCTGAACAATCAGAATATACGAAGTATTCTCTCCTAAAGACTGCGCGGCTTTCTGCCGATAAGCAATACGAGTTGGCTATCGCAAGGAACAGAATAACACAGGCTGACTGCGGTGTGGTAAGCGAAAACTATGCCGAAGATGGGGGAAGTTGTTTAACAGAATTTAAGTCCTGCGAGTCTGGTGTTTGTAAAATAGTAAGTGCCATTGACTCTGCGAGTCTTTTACTTCCCCTTCCTTCGGACATTCAAGTTCTTGATTTTTCTGACTGTAAGTATCTGTCAAATATTGCACTTGCGGCTGTTGATGTTGACGGGAAGATTCCAAAGGTTACTATTATTCTACCTAAAGGCGATGGCGGGATTCTTTGGGTTAGTGAGATGGATGTAGATATTTCAGATTATGGGCTTCCGTCCTATGGCGGGAATACGATTGCATTTATCGGGGGCGAGTGGATAAAAGTAAAGTCATTATTTTTTCTGGATGCTGTGCTTGAGGGTATATCCAAGATACAAGTTATAGGGTACGAGGAGACCTCTACGCCCTATGAGGAAGTTTACTGGGCGCGTCATCCAGACTCGTTGTGGCTTGATTCCGTGCGAGGTGTTAAGAATCTGGACATATGGTGCGACTATACGAAGATTCTCTGTGGGAGAGAAGTAGCGGAAGCCTCGGAGCTATTATGTGCAATACGGCTTTGTAGAACTGACACAGAGGTTTTGAATATTACAGGGAATGCACCGAGCCTTAAACTGGTGGTTAGTGACTGTAAGATGCTCCGTGAGGTGAGTATTGAGACCGCGGGTAATGTTTTACTTGCTGACATTCTAAACATGGTAAATGAAAATAACTCATTGGAGAGGGTTAGCGTAAAGGCTGGTAAGCTTATTGGCGAGGGGGAAATCCCGTTAATTAAGAGTGCAGTGATTAAGAGAGGGGTATCGGTAATGATAGAGGCTGATTCTATAGAGATAGCTGGTAAAGCCTTTCTTTTGTTTGATACTTTGGAGTCAAACGCTTGCAAACTTAGTTGGAAAGGGGAGACAGATAAAGCATGAATAGCGTAGAGAGTTTTCGTGAACTCCTGTGTGAGACAGAGGGCGGGGTTTTAACGGTAGACGGGGAATCAAAGCACTGGAATACGCTGTATCTCGTGGGGCTTGTAGGGTATTCGGAAAAGCGTATAATGGGAAAACTTGTCACTGCGAAGTCCCCGAGTAGTGGAAAGGGTGAGGTCTTTTATATCACTGGCAAAGCGTTTAATCGGTGGTGTGTAAATCCAAGAGGTACAAAGCCAGAGAACAAGCATAGGTGGGACTGCACCGTTAGAGGAAAGTCAGACGGTATTAATGGTGATAGATTTAGCTTTAATGTATCGGATTTTCCGTTTTACGAAAAGAAGGGAGCTGTGTTTACGCGGCTTTCGTTGGGGAAGTATCGCCTTTTCGGGGATTTCAGAGACTTTAAGGAGGGGAAAGCGTTTGTCGGGTTTAACGGAGAGGGAGAGCCATTATGCTTTACGCTAAGTTACGAGTGGATGCAACGCGAGTATGAGAATGTGGCTTTTTGTAGTGATACAGACTACGGGTCGGATGTTTGTAAGCGTCTAATCCTTCGGCATCTTCGTCTTGTGAATGATAAAGAGTATCAGTTAGAAGCGGCGAGGAATAAGCTAACGGGAAGCGACTGTGCAGTTAAGGAAGTGTCACAGGACGGAGTTAATATATTTAGGTTTAATCCTACAAATAATGGTGTTTGCAAGTTACTAAATGATGTAGACTGTCTTTATGTCAACGGGGTTAACAGTCTTAATGGGGTTAAAGTCGTTGACACATCTAGCTGTAGAGACCTTCGTCAAATTGAAATAACGATGTCGCCTGATTGCACTTTTATCGCTCCGTCTGTGTCTAATGGTTTTAAGAGACTAAGCCTTATGTTTTGTGATATTGTTGGCTTATCAAAGGTAATGTTTAGACATGATTTGGACGATTCTGGAACATTTGTATTAGAAATAAAGTCGTGTACAGGGCTAGATACGCTTAGTGTAGAGGCTACTGGATATTCAGAGTATGATGATAGGAACGCTATTGCAGTTGAAGATAAGACGCTTAGAGTGCTAGCGGTAAATGCTCCGACATTAGTGTTATGCGCGCGGTCATTTCACCTTACGACACCGAGGTTACAGAGTTTAACAGTAGACGCAGGCGTATTAAAGGTAAGTGAATTTTATAAAATGCTTTTAGATACGCCAGAGGTAGAGAGTATAAGCTTTAAGGTTAGTAAGATGGAGGTATCTAAAGATGACAGCGGGTCTATCTGGCTTAATTTAGGCGCATTGAAGAAACTAAAGCGTCTTAACCTAGATGTAGCAGAGCCATGTAAAGAGGATATTAAGTTTGTATTGCCAGACGGGTGCGTTGCAACTGCCAAAGGTGTCGTGTGTTCAGTTTATAAGAAAGTAGGTGTAATCGGTGGATGACACAGCGATAGAGATTTTAGAAACAAGTTTAGATGATATGTTTAATAAAGGCGAGTGTTTAGTTTGTTTTCCAGATGGTCGGGAGGAGACGGTTAAACTAACTTTTGCCTTTATGCAGGAGAATTACGAGCGTATAGTATTTCCGAATATTAACGAAAAGCAACAGGAAGTTTATAAGAAGTGCCTCTATCGCCGTCTTAAGCTAACGGATAATGAAGATTATAGGCTTGCCCGTGCAAGGAGTGCGCTTACCCATGAGGATTGCGGGGTTAGGGAGTGCAGTAAAGATGGGCTTGTAGAGATTAACGAGTTGTGTGAGAGCCATAACGGAGTTTGTAAGCTAATAAATGATATAGATAAGTTGTCACTTGACACTAGAGAGCTTTCAAAGAGTGGAGTTAAGGTTCTTGATTTAGGCGCGTGTGACGATTTATTGAATCTACAGCTATTTATTGACCAGTCCAATAAGCCTGATACTGTGTTAATTCTTCCGTCTGCTTCAAATGGTTACGAGAAGTTTTTTATTGGAAACTGTGCAGTAAAGGGTTTATCGGAGATAAAGGTTTTGCTAAGCAGGATGACTATTGGTCGTAAGGCTGGTCATTATGTAAGAGTAGCCAGTGTAACTGGTCTTGATAGTCTTAGCATACGGTTGGAAGGTAGTGATTACTATGCTGGAGACAGTCATGATATAAGCGTATATGAAAATGACGACCTAAAGAGCCTAGACATAGACTATATTTTGCCGTCTTACGGTACGAAGTTTGACTTGTCTGTAAGGCATAACGATAAATTAAAGAAATTATCAATTAGGACTCTTACATTTAACCTTGATATTGATTCAGCATTTGGCTTTCTTCCGAGTCTCGAAGAGCTTAGTATTTCTGTGCTTTCGTCATATGGAATCCCAGCGCTTGATTTAAGCAATTTGGAAAGTCTTAAGAGGTTTTCGTTTACAGCGGAGGAATCTGGCTGTATCAATATTCTTGTCAGTAATGAGTGTGAGGTTGTGGTAAACGGTGCGAACGCAAAAGTTTTTAGATACGAGGGGTATATTGAAGGAGGAAAGCATGAAGAATAAGCTAGTAGCAAAGGCGTTAAATCCTTGTATTTTGGTCGAGGGCATAAATGATTGATAGAGAGGGTTTATTTAGCCAGAATGCGGCTAGTATAGGAGAGCCAGATAGCGACAAGCTAGCATATTTGTCTCTTAGGATAAATGGTCTGGCGGGTGATGTTGGTTTAAGAACGCTTGAAAAATTATCATTTTATGCCGCATTAGCCTACGACCCGATTCGGACAAGAGTCCGAGAATCAGTTCAATGTAAATTTGCGACTGCTGGTTTTGGAATTACAAAAGAGGGTTTACCATTTGCTTTGGTAGTACCAATGAGCAGTTTTTTATCTCGTAATGTCGGACGGGATTGGTCGGTACGCGCCGTTACGCTGTCCGAGTATTGGGAGCATGTATCATTGAATGTGGTAATCGAGTTTAGCGCGGGAATTCCTTTGTCAGATGAATGGAAAGCCGAATTTCCTTTGATGGACGAGGAAGGCAATTTACTAGAGAGTGGTAGGCTTAGGATTTATGCTTTTGGGGATGTAATTGTAGCTAACGGGTTTGACGGGGAGATACCGTGCGGCTTTGTTTCTGTGGATGGTGAGCTTTGGAATGGAAGTGAGTTAAATGACAGTTATTTTGTAGATAACGAAGAAGTTAAGGTTTATTCAGATAAACAGGAATATAAGGATAGCATTACGAACGGTATAGCTCGGTTGTCTAGCTATTTAAGTAGCAGTGTAGCGGCGCGTAATCGTTTAACAGGTGCAGACTGTTGTGTTTATAAGCTAGTCGCAAGCAAGACAGCTCCGATTGTAGTGACGGGGTTTAAGTCAAGTCAGAACGGTGTTTGCACGGTTAGTGATTGTGCTGATTGGATTAACTCGAGCGAGAATAGTTTATATAACGCAAATATCAAAGTGCTTGATATGCAGAAGAGCGCGGTAAAGCGTGTTCAGATATTTGAGAGTAAGGGGGATAGACTGTCTTTATGCTTTCCAGAGAGCCAGTATTTCGGAAGCTTTGTCTTTTCAGACCTAGAGGTAATGCTTGTAGGTCAAGTTTGTGTTCGCGGGTTTAAGGCGACATCTTGTAAGGTTTCTGGTTTAAGTTATGTAAGGTATGTGGATTATGATGCTTTTGGAGTTACGCCAATATCGGATGCGATGGATGACGAGTATGAGAGGGGGCTTATCTTTCACTTGATACGGGTGGTCGGGCTTAACTCAATCGTAATAGAGGGAAGTAGCTGTTTATCAGAGACAACGCATTCTCAACTGTTAATAAGCAATACAGATATAAAGAGTTTAACGGTTAATTTGTACGGGACTGTTATAAAGATGCTTCGTGTTTCAGATTGTCGCTATCTTAAGTCGATAGATATTGACTGTGACGAGGTAAGTCTTAGAGAAATAATAGGATTTGTGGAGAACTGTCCTAGGCTAAAGGAGATTAAGATACATGTAAAGCGGATGCCTTTTTTAACCTACGATACAAAGTCTAAGTGGGTCGGAGAAGAGTTCTTAGAAAAGGTATACTGGGAAATTACGGCAGATGCTATGCTGTTACTGACGAACGCGGGGATTAATAAGTTTACGCTAATAGCAGATAGTCTAATAGATTTTCCGAGTATAAAGGTTAAGATGCCGATTCTTAGACAGACGGAGCTAAGTTTATCCGAGAATCTGAAAGAGTTCGTAGAGGTCATAAGGTGTTAAAGTAATACTACTAGGCGGGCGAGCGGTTAATCCGAAAGACCCGCCTATGTTTATGCTAAAAATAATTTACGGAGGAGAAATGGCATGGCGGGTGGCACTAAGGATAGGATTGTAACGGGGGTACTTTGTAAGCGTAAAGCGGACGGAAGCCCCGTAGTAACGCATATGATAGTTAGGGAGTTACAGTGGAAGTCTCGTGAGAAGGCTCGGCTCGGGGTCTATCAGTATATTGGGATAAAGGCTTGGAAGAATAGCGCGAGTAAAGCTAGGTTTATCGGGTTTAAGTGGGTATATAAGGCTGGAACTAAGGAGAGCGAGTATATACAGCAGTATTCTGATAGTGATTTGCCAGTGTTTATCGGGGATAAAGAGAAGAATAAGCTTTATAAGAAAGGTAAGCTCCGTGTGATTTACGCAGATAAGGCGGGTGTAGAGGCACGGGGAGTAGGGGTTTTATACCTTGATGATGAGGGGCTTCTTCGGGAGCATTCAGATTTCAGCGACTTTGTAGAGAAGTATCGCGGGAAGTATGTACTTGTACAGGGGGTAAACGGTTCAGCAAAATTAAGTAGTTTAGAGGAACAGATCGTTACGCTGTTAGGGGATGACGAGTACAAGTTAAATCGTGCAAGGAATCGTATGACGGGAGAGGATTGTACGATAAGTGAGGTAGCAGAGGGTGGAGTTCGTGTAACGGGGCTTCGTAGGTGCGAGACTGGGATATGTAAGGTAAATCCTAGAGCGAGTGAGATTGATTTAGAAATCTTGAGTGGGAGCGGGGTTAAGGTGATTGACTTAAGCGAGTGTAAGGAGCTTAAGAAGTGTAGGTTATCAGTTAAGGGGGTTGAGTCATTTGTTTATGTAGCGCCACCTGTAAACGCTAAGAATGTGAGCCTAGAGGTAACAGATTGTAGTGATTTGACGCTCATGGGGGATAAGCTAGAGTTTTATTCGTTGTCGGTGAGTCATAGTAAGATTCAAGGGTTTAAGAAAGTTACAGTGGATTATAGCTTAGTGCTTAACGGTTGCACTGGGATACCAGAACTTTTTGTGGATTGTTATTTTAGAAGGGTTCAGAATGTAGAAATAAGTAATTGCGATTTAGAGAGATTAAAGCTTGCTAGGGCTATTGATGTAGCTATCCACAACTGTAGTCGGATTAAAGAGCTGTATATAGACAAGGATACGATTTTTATTGATGCGTTATCTAGGCTTGTTAGCAACTGTAGAGCGCTTGAGAAGGTAGTAGTAAACGCAAGACGGGTTAGCTATAGTGTAGAATCAAATAGAGAGGGAGACCCGATAGTTACGGCAACTTTCGGGTCTATGTCGTTAAAGCGAATAGAAATTAATGTGGAGGATAAGCTTAGTGTAGGGATAATTCCAGTTCCGAATGACTTTGCAATCGGGTATGAGGATAGAGTAAGAGTTGCGTGTAATAACGATAAGCTACGGGCATATTTTAAGCCAGTGAAGTTTAGTGATGAGATTAAAGACTTGCTGTGTGCGGCAGTGTTTGCGCCACTCTTCTATGTAAAGGAGCGGGTGACGGTACAGTTTAACTCGCTATTGTTTAGGGGCGCAATGGTGGGGAATCCTTTGTTTAGAGGGGGAGAGCTTCGGATTCCAAAGGAGGTAGAGGCGCTACAAGGTAGTTTAGGCAGTGATTTTCCTATTAAGAGTCTGCATTTAAGCGGTAAGGTATCTGTAGGGGACTTTGTATTTAAGAATACAGGTCTTTTGGAGATAGTGGGCAGTGAGTATTTAACTTCGGTCGGGGCGCTAGCGTTTGCGGGGACGAAGCTTGAGCGTATAACGCTCGGGAAAGAGGCGAAGCTTGGGGAGTTTTCGTTTGGTGGATGTGAGAGTTTAACAAGTGTAGGCGGGTTGTGGGACATAAAGAGTGCAAAGCGAACAGCGTTTGCTCTTTGTAATAACCTAGATAGTGACACTTTGGGGGTTCTTTATAAGAGGCAGTGGTATATGCCTACTGATGAGCTACTAAGTGAGTATCCAGAGAGGGCATACGAAAAGTATGTTCATAGAGAAATAGACAGTGCGATTACGAAGGACGACTGCAAGTATACGCGGCGTTTAATCGAGCTTAGGATAGATGATTTGGCTGTAAAGAGGTTTATGAAGGAGCAAGGGGTAAGCCGAGGGGAGAAAGTGGGGTTAAAGGAGCTTCTTAGCATTATCAGCAATATTTATTACACTTACGAGGGGAAGGGGCTTTCGCCAGTGGCGAGTTATTATGTTGACCTAGGGACTACGGAGCGTCTTATCTATCGTTTACGCAGGGTATTAGAGCTTTAAGGGGGTAGAAATGAGTAGAGATAGAGATGGTAGACAGATAAGGTTTTGTTATGTGGCGGGATTTCTCTGTAATCGGGACGCGGATGGAGAGATTAAGAGGGAAGCCGCAGTTACGGTAGAGGCGGTCGTTGAGCGGCAGTATTATAAAGACGATAGCATGGCTATTCTAAGGGCTAAGAAGAAGTTTATCCCGATTAGCGATTGGGAAGCCTTTAAGCGGACAGAGACTCATGAATACGCAGGGTTTAGCCTCCAGAGGGATGGGTGTGAGTTTGAGCAAGGGTTTTTAGACGCTGATTTGCCTTTATTTATCGGAAAGAAGAAAGGGTACAAGGTTTATCGAGAGGGGAAGTTACAGATATTCGCTTATTGTGCGCTTTTCCGCAAACAGGCAGTGATTGCTTATGCCGATAGCGCGGGTGAGCTTAAGTTATCATTCGGAGTTAACGCTAGCCAATTTATGTTAGAGCATAGCGGGAAGTATATCTTAAATCAAGTGCGGGGATTTAGCGGAGAGAACTTAACAATGCTCGAAGAGGAGGCGGTTAAGCTAGCTAGTGATAAAGAATATCAGCTTAATGCGGCGCGTAGCAGGATGGTGGCGGCAGACTGCACTGTAACGGATGTAAGAGCCGAGGGTTTAACGGTGACAAAGGTCTTAAGGAGTGAGTCTGGGGTTTGTAGTGTAAATCCGAATGTCAATGTATTTCGTCCGAGCGGGCGGATAAATGGGACACTCTTAAAGGTTTTGGATTTAAGTGCGTGTAAAGAGCTACGGATAGCGGATGTTCACCTTGAGAACGCTGATAGGATAGCGGTGTTGTTTCCGACAGAGAAGCCAAACTGGTTAGCTATTAGATTACAAGATGTGAAGCAGGCTAATCTTGTAAACCTTAGCGATGTTTCAGATATGGTGGCAATGGACAGCGGGATGACTGGTTTTCCGAGTAGGTTATCCTGTAAGAGAATAGAACTATTCAGATGTACAGGTGCCAGCGTGATTAACATATCCAACAAAGAAGGTTGGAGGGAGAAAATTCAAATTATTGAGTGTGACACAGAGCGTCTAAGTTTAACAGCGAGTAGCCTTCGGAATGTTACGATTGCGGACTGTGAGAAACTGGAAGAAGTGAATATTACGGTAGAGCATCTTAGTCTGTTTGATTTAGACAAGTTTATATGTAATTGCAGGAAGTTAAAGAAGGTGCATATTGCGGCAAAGGGGCTTAAATTTAGAGAACCTATTGCGGAACTGGGCATTAAAGGCGACGCAGAGAGCTTAAACGAAATTATGACTGCGAGTTTCGGGTCAACTTGTCTTAGAGAGTTTAGATTAACTGTAGAGACAGTAGATAGCGAGCTGGACAGTAAGTTAAATCAAGGTTTTATCATAGCCGTGCCGTCAGAGGTAGATTTTCAGTGTAGTGAGAATGTTCGGAAGTATTTTATCGGTGTTCGGTTTAGCGGGGAGATGCGAGAGTTGTTGTGTGCCTTGCCCTCTGTCAGTTTAACTTATGTTAATGATAAGATTACACTTGGGTTTGACATGGATGTGGGTTCGGTATCCCATGTAAACGGGTTTCATAACAGTTTGCTATTTAATGACGGAAGATTAGAGATACCTAGTGAAATCGAGTGCATAAGAGAAAGTAAAGTAGGGTTTGACTACCATTTTAAGGTTAATAGGATTGTTATTAAGAGTCATCTTGAAGTCGGGCGCAGAGCGTTCCTCGGTGCAGAAATAGAAGAGATAGTGGGGAGTGAGAATCTAACCAAAATTGGTGAGGCGGCATTTGCAAATAACAGTAGTCTTAAGAGTCTGGTAATTGGGGAAAAGGCACGGCTTTCGGAGCTTTCCTTTGATGAGTGTAGCGGTCTTACGAGTATAACAGGGGTAGAGAGAGCAAAGTCGATAAGTATGTCAGCGTTTGCGGGCTGTTACAATATAAACTATGGTGTAAGAGAAGCTTTGCGAGCGCGTGGAGTGTATACGGATAAGTTAACGCTTACACATCGCCTGTCGGATTCTGCTTATAAGAAGTTTAGGTCGTTTTGTTCTGGTGTAAGCTTAACCCCGTCCGAGTGCGTGTATCTCAACGAGTTTATACAGAAGGGGGTATCAAAAGAGGAAGTTTCTCGGGTAAGAGATGCATTGAGAGGGAATCCAGCAGATTTTAAGCAGTTAAATGAGTTGTATATTTACTATGATAGGCTTGTAGATGTGTATACAAAGGGTATTTTATCTGAAATGGCAGAATTCGGAGACCATGAGCGCACGGTTTACAAGTTCCGCAAGGAGTTTGGGTTAAAGGTGCAGGGATACGAGTAAGTTTAGCATAGTAAAGGGAGGAGTGTAGGAGAAACCGCGCTCCGTTATCAGAACGTGCGTTAGACATAGAATATAAGGCTTGGAGTTTGTTTAATCGCTTCGACTATATAGACTATACAGACAAGGAGAAGATATGAAAACAAGATATTTGATAGGTAAGCTTGTGTCGTCCGAGGGAAATCATCCCCTCGGATATTTGGTAGGGGAGGTTTCCTTTAAGGGTGATGGCGCTCCATCCATCGTGGGTAGTTTTGGAGTGAAGGAGCTTATCAGCGAGAGTGAGATTGGTGCAGAGGTGGAATTTGTACAGTGGCTTAAAGGGTCTTTTTCGTATAAGGAGTTTAACATAGACAGGCTTCCTGTTTATGAGGGTAGCGCGGAAAATTTGAGTTCGTCTGGTCTAAAGCTAATAAAGGCGGGTGACATTAGGCTAATAATGCTGTATGACAGAACTGTTTACTACTTAAATGAGCGCGGTAGAATTACATATAAGATTTTTTCAACGGAGGATGGGATAAAAGAGTGGATAAACAGTCATAGGGTGCTGTTTGCGTGTGCCACAGATAGCAAATTAAACCGTCTTTGTAAGTATGTAACAGTAGATGGTAGGATGTTCGGTGATAAGGAGTATGAGAAGAGGGTAGCTCGGAATAGGCTTACGCATGAGGATTGTGGGTTGTATAGTGTGGAAGGCACTAGCGGTTTGATTAGTTTGTCTGGCTTTTCGCAGTGTTATAACGCTGTTTGTAAGCTAGGGGACTTCTTAGAGGAAGCTAGAATTACTGGTAGAGGGGTTCGTGAGAGTGGAATAGAAGTTCTTGATATGAGCGAGTGTAGACAGCTAAGGCATTTAAGAAATATACTCTGTCGATGCAAAGGTAATACTTCCAGAATCAGTGGATAATCCTTGCAAAGTAGCTATTGAGATAGGAAGCACTGTTCCAGACGGCTTCTCTAAGTTTGTCAGTAACAGGAATGTAAATCTAACAATTAGTGCAAGCAAGGCAAAGCTTGGCAACATAGGTAACGCGGACAGCTTAGAGTTTAACTGCACTAGTGCGAAGCTATCAGATGTAAAGGGGCTTCCGAAGAAGGTTTCAATTAACTGTAGTGACAGAATATTGGTTACTGGGTGTCATGATATAGAAGAACTAACAATAAACCTTAGTGATGATGGAGAAGCCAGAGTTTATAACTGCGCAAATTTACGAAGAGCAACGATTTTTGGGTTTAAGAGTTTAAGCGTGGTTGATTTAGAGGGCTTATTCTTAAATTGTCCGAAGCTAGAGGAGATAGAGCTTTCTTGTGAGGAGTTTAGTCCGAGCGGGTCAATCAATCGTAGCGAGCTGAAATTTAAGCGGAGGTTGCTAACGATAAACGGGATAACAGGTGGGAATGTAAAGAGGTTTTCGCTAAATGCAGAGAGATGCACTAAGTATGCTGAATATCATTATCATGAGCCTGTAATCTACTCTTTGGGAGATACCAAGAATATCGTAAGTGAAAATATACAGCCATTTTTCGCAGATTACAAAGCGAGTGCGGGGTTAGCGGAGATTCTTCGGTTCAGTAGGTTGTTTGCTGTGCTTGAGAGAGATAGCGGAGAGCTATTCTTAGCGGGGACTCAACTATATATTGATTCAAGAGTCTGCATTGACATGTTTAACAGGCTGTCAAGCAACAGTTCAGTGTTTAGCGGGGATGTGTTTAATGTTCCGAAGGAGATTCGTGGATTAGAACAGTTTAACTATGATGGTCTTTATAATATAAGGAGTATTTTGGTTAGTTCTGCGTTAGTTCTTAAGGAGAAAGCGTTTTATGCATCCAAAGTAGAGGAGATAGTAGGTAGCGAGTATATAGACGAGATTTCTAGGTATTCGTTTTCTGGGAGTAGAATAAATAGCGTTGTTATTAGCGACAAGATAGCAGGAATTCCAGACTATGCGTTTAGCGGTTGTGGAGGGTTACGAGAAGTAAAGTTTTTAGGAAAAACTAGGTTAGGTACAAGAGCATTTCTTGGATGTACTGCGTTAAGCGAGAAGTCTCTTAAAGAGATTTGGAAGCGAGGAGCAGGAAAGGACAGCGAGTTTATCTTTGAAATAATGTTTTCTAGGGATTGGGAAAGCCTAGCCGAAAATACAGTGCTGATACCGCCAGAGAGTTTGCGGTACACATACGCAATTTATAAGCTAGTTAGTATTTATGGCAAAGAACGCCTTTCCTCTAAGATGGCGCATGGTCGGGCAGGGATGTTTAACGGGGATTTGTCTAAGATTTTGGCACAGCGCAGTGACATAGAAGCCGACATAAGAGAGGCGTTTAATGCAGGGGGAACGGTGTCAGATAATACGAAGTGTTACGAGAAGGGGGCGAGGGAGCTGTTTCAAGTTTATGGGAAGCTCATACAGGAGGCAGTCGGGGATAGTGAGGTGATTCCGACAGGTTATGAGAATAAAGAGGAGTGGGAGAAGTTGCGCGGGTATGCGCGTGGCAGTTTATAAGGTGCTGTGACGCGCGAGACGGCTTTCTAGCGGGCGTATGAGGTCTAGACGGTAAAGGTATCGGGTAAGGGCTGGAAGCCCTTTTACGGGGCTTCTAGCGGCTCGTAGAGGCAAATAGGTCTAGGACGCACCAGAATGCGTTTTAAGGCGGGGTAAGGTAGTTAGGCTATAAGGGTAGCCTAGAGCGGGGACAGCGGCTTCTAGGTGGCTTCCCGTAGGTCACAGAGGCAAAGAAAGGGGACAGACATGGGTTGGTACGAGACGGGTGAGGTAGAAATTCCTTTGTATCGGTTTATTCTAGTTGGGTATATGGTTTCAGAGCAGGGGACGGTAATTGCGTATCGTTTTGGGCTATTGCATGTAGTTCGGAATAAGTCAAACTCAACGGGCATCGGGACAGGGGACTGGGTTAGTCAATACAGCCTTGATGCGTTTCTTCGGGAGTACGATAGCTTAGTCCTAAAGGGAACAAAGGAGATGCTTTCTGATGGTAGTTTCCGTTGGCGTGTGCCTGCATTTAATCGAGACATGGAGTTAGTGACAGAGGGAAGAAAGGCACTGGTGGTTACTGGTGGAAGTAGCACGCTAGAGTACTTTTATTCGCTTGATGAGGAGGGTAAGTTTACCTACTCGGGATTTGCGAGCGGTGACGCTCATAAGATTAAGGAGAGGCTTTTTAATGGTGAGCTTCTGTTAGCGGACGAGGAGTTTATCTCGGATGAGTATAAGCGGATTGTTACGCTCGGGGAAGAATATAGAAAGAACTACGCGGCAGAGATTGCGAGAGACGCACTAACAAAGCGAAATATTTCAGAGATATATCTTTCCGAAGAGGGAGAACTATGTGCGCGAGGGTTAAAGGGGGTAAGTAACGGGGTAAATAGCTACCCTAGCTTCGTGAAAGGTATAACAGTATCTACTCGGACGCTCTATGACAGTAAGACGGAAGTTCTTGATATGTCTAAGTGTGCAGGGCTAAAGTCATTTGAGATATATGAAGCCGCGAGAGCATACCGTAAAAAGCTTCCTAGTTTATCGCTTATATTTCCTAAAGATTTGCATGATGAAGATGGTTTTGACTCCTGCAATATAAAGTTAAATGTGGAGTCAGAGGAGTTAAAGTTTATAAACTTTCCAAAGGGAGCAGTTTTTAATAAGTTATCTATAGAAGGTGCTAAGATAACTGGAATAGACGGGGCTATTAAGGTTGCATACTGCGATATTCGAGAATTCACTGGTTTATCAGAACTTTCTATAGAAGTTAGTGCAAATGGTGGAGAGAGATTTCAAGCTGTGACACTTGCTAACATTGACACAGTTAAACTTTCAGTGATTGCGGAGTCTTTTGATTACTGTGATATGAGCTTAGCAAACTTAAAGTCTTTAAGGGAGCTTAAACTTAAGGTTAGCGGAGAAAAAATTAAACTATACGCTTTTACTACACAGTATATGGGTTTTCACATAAGCTGTGGCGGTCTTGAAACTCTTGTGCTTGAGAGTAAGGAAGGCTTTTTATTTAACTGTTGTGCAGACTTTGCGAGTGTATATAGTTCTATTAAGCGCCTAGAGATTAGGGGAGATATAGCTTTTGGGAACAATGTAGAGGATGAGGTAGTATTTGTTCCAAAGGGTTGCACGGTAGTTTGCGATAATGCCGAGTTTATAAAGCATGTTATGGAGCGATGAATGGATAAGCTTAAGAGACCCGAAGAAATCTACGCGATTTCTGGCTATGTGCTTACGGATAACCGTGATACAGCATTGTATCGCTTCATTAAGCTCAAGCTAGACAAGTTTGGTAGTTATAAAGAGACAGATTCAGTGTATATTCCTATGAGCGGAGTAGACGAGTTTTTAGGTGACGGTAAGGAGTTTGCTTATAGGGAGATGCCAAGTGCCGAGTTTATCCGTAACCTTCCTCGGTTTAGTATAGCGGGTAGGGTCTTAAAGTCTGGAATTAGTCAGATATTAGATATTCAGTCAAGCGGGAGTGAAGGTAAGTATATCAGTAGCCTGCTTTTGATAGACGAGAAAGGTGTATTACAGGAGGCGTATAGAAACGGTAACGCAAGAGAACGGACGGTATCTAGTGTATTAAGCCAAGTGTTTAATGGGGAAGCAGTCTTTGTAGAGGGCGTGCTTCTTGGGGATAAGTTTCTTAGTGAGAGAAAGCGTTTGGGGGAGATTTCCCTTGGAGCAAAGTTAAGTGTAGGCAGGGATAGGCTTACGAAGAGAGATTTGTCGAAGAAGATAGTAAGTGTTCGGGATGGCAGACATTTTGTGGTTTGCGCGAGGGGTTTATCTGGTGTCGGAAACGGTGTAAACAGTTATCCAGAGTATGTGGAAGCGGTATCGGTAAGTGTCACAGAGTTACAGAATAGTGGTACAAGTGTCTTAGATATGTCAAGCTGTAGCAGGTTATACGAGTTTAATTTAAGCGACAGTAGGATACAAGCATGTAGGTTAGAGAGTTTAAGCCTTTATTTCCCGCCTGTGCTTTCGGTAGAGGGAAACGAGGGGGATGAGTGCCATTTCTACTCGGAAATTTTTACCTATCTAGGGAGGCGTATACGGTTTATCAATTTTCCTAAGATGAATCAGTTTAAGTCGGTTACGCTTGCTGGTTGCACAGTAGAGGGATTAGACGCTACGCTTGGGACGCACACATGCTGGATAGAGCGTTGCACTGGAATAAAGGAGCTTAGTATCGGGGTAAGGTATCCTCACTACACAGCTACGGGTTATCATAAAATCGAGGATAATCCGAACGCGAGTCACATTGAGATAGGAGATATAGACGCAGAGTCGCTAGAACTACTATCCGTGCGGATTGGAAGTTCTGGTACAGGGGATATGGCGGCGACTGTTCGTATTTTAGAGTGTAGGCGGTTAAAGTCGCTTCGGATTAAGTTTATCGGGGAAGTGTTTGATTTAGAGTGGCTTACGATGAGCGAGCCTAGTTTTTATATTGCGGGCTGTGAGGCTATAGAGGAGATAACGATTGATTTAACGGCGGTAAGGCTTTTAAGTGAGGTAGAAGATTGGATTTACTTCGGGGATTGTAAATTTCCGAAGTTGCGAGAGGTTAAGATTTTTGGTGTGGAAAGTAAAGCGTTAAATGGGATTGCGTTTCCGATGGGATGCAAGGTAGGAGGAAGCAGTGAAGGTAGATAAGAGTATTCCTTGGGTTAGATTTTTGTTTACAGGTTACATAGAGGATACTGGCGGGTATATAAGTCAGTATCGCTTTACGACTATAAATTATAATCCAGAGGGTTGTAATAAAAGGAATCTTGCAAGGATTTCGGAAGGGCATTCTATAACAGTGCCGCGAGAGAAAATAAGGGAGTTTCTTTCTGCGAATCGCGGTGCAATCTTAGGGGATTTAGACTTTGATGGCGCGGAGTTTAGTCAATTTAATTAAGGGCGCTAGGCAGAGGAAGCATCGCTTGGGAAGGTATTTAGAAATAGTATTTTATCTTGACGAAGATGCTAATAATAGACTTTGGTATGTGAGTGGTAGTAACGGCAATGTTTTATTCACTAGAACCTTCGAGGAAGTCTACGAAAAGTATCAAGGTATTCTAAGCGGAGAGGTAGTATTGCTTGATAGTGAGTTCTTTTCTCAAAATTTTAAGACAGTAATTGCGGCTAGAGAGGATATGTTGGAGCGTCTTAAGTTGATAGATGGCAGGAGCAGAATTACAGGGCAAAACTTGTCTAAGCTTAGTGTTTCTGGGTATGACCATGAGGAAGGTGAGGCGCTTGTACACGCCGAGGGGCTAACTGGTGAGAGTAAGACTGGAGTAAATGTTTATCCAGATGTTGTTAGTGAGGTAACAGTGTCGTGGGTGGATTTAATAAACTCTCGGGTAAAGGTTTTTGATTTTTCTAGGTGCTGCTTGTTAAGGAGTTTTGAGATAGGGAATGTAAGGTATTCCCGTAACGCTTCTAACGAGTCTATATCGCTTATATTCTCTGGGTCTAAACAGCGAATAGCATACGGTAGTTTCTATCCAAATGCTAAGGAAGTTCGGGTAGTCGGGACAGACAGTGTGCTTTTTAAGGATTTTATTTCACAGGGAGGGAGTGTAACAGTTGACGGGGAGATTTGTGCAGAGAGCCTATCGTTTAGAGAATGCACAGGTTTATCTACACTTAAAGTCCGTGCTTGTCATGGAGAAGATGTCTATGGTTGCCCTAGAAAAGAGGAGGGCTACAGCAAGAGTAAGATAGAGTTAGTCAACCTAGATACCGAGTATCTTGAGGTTAATAGTTTGCAACTTAGTCTTGGTGACGAGTTGTATATTTCTGGATGCAAAGACTTAAAGTATCTTACACTATCGTTTATTGCGCTTCCAGAGGAAGATTTTCCGTTTAATCTTACTGATTTTGTAATGTGTTATGCGGGAATAAGGGGAAAGGATTTGAAAGGTCTTAAGCGGCTTACGATAGACGCAAGGTACTCTGGCTATTGTCTTTCGGATGATTTAATAACGCACTTTGATACTGCATTTCCGAATCTGGTTGAGCTTACGCTTATCGGAATATTAACGAATAAGCTGAATAAGCGGTTAGAGTTTGATTGTAAACTAAAAGTCCCGAAAGGTTGTAAGGTAAATTGTGGCGATGAGGAGTTAGCGAGAGAGTTTGTTTTTCATGATTGAGGTGAAGGATGAATATAGAGATGCCAGCGGTAAGGCTTTTGTTTAGCGGCAGGGACGATGCGGGGAAGTATATTTTTACAGTTCTATCGTATCGTCCAGACAATTACGACAAGTTTAGAGGGGATAATGCTCTTAGTGTAACAGAAGATATGCTGGATGAGTTTTTATCCGAGCATAAGGGGATAATTCTTGGAGACACAGGGCTTAACATAACAGAGGGAGACGCGGTTGCATTTGCTTATCTAAATGGTGAGCTGTTTTATTTAGAGAACGGTACAATATTAAGGGGATACGGGAGTGAATTGGTGTATCGGCTCAAGCGTATTTGCCAAGGAAAGGAATACTTTTTTGATAGCGGGTGGTTTAATGATGAGTTTTATCAGAAATTAGCTGTTATTAAGGGTGCGGAGGAAACAATTTTTAAGGCAACTGCGAGGAATAACCTAACTAGGGCGGATTTATCACATGTAGACATAGATGAAGTTGTAGACGGAGAAGTTAGTTTTTATGCTACAGGCTTAAGGGGGACAAATAGTGGAGTTACGGTTTACTCGGATATAGTTAGTAAGATTATAGTGACAACAGCGGACATTGAGAATTCTGGCGTGAGTGTGATTGACATGTCGAATTGTAATAGACTTAGAGAGTTTGTAATTGGTGATGCCATACAATTTGCCAAGGGTAACTTGGAGTCTGTTGCGGTTATTTTTCCGAAGGTGGCGGGGAAGAAGCCTGTTGGGTCTTTGCTTTTTCCTGCTAGGGAAGTAAGGCTTATAGGGGTCAGTGGCGTTCAGTTTTCAAAAATTCACGCGGAGCGATGCTTATTTTCGGTAGATGGAGAGGTAAGCGCAGGATACTGCATGGTTGTGAATTGTAACTGCGTGGATGAGCTTCATCTAAGACTCATGACAGACGCTAAACTTCAGAGTGGAGTTGTTTTGGAGAATCTTAAGGGCTTAGAAAAGTTATTTATCAGAGCAGAGAATCTTAGTGCTTGGAAAGGTAAATCTTATAAGATTAGTAAGCTGGATAATCTTAAGATGGTTGACATAGAAGTTCCGCTAGACGGTAAATCCGTTGAGCTAGGGAGTTTTATTGAATATATATTTGACTACCCGTTGCCAAGTGTTTCCGAGCTTACGGTTAAGTTTTCTGATGGTGGATATAAGTTTGACGATGAAGAGTATCGAATGGACGAAATTTTTCCGAGCCTTAAGAGGCTAACGATTTGTGGGACTAGAGACGGTGGTAATGATAGAAATTTGATTGTACCTGATGGTTGCGAGGTAGTTTATACGGAGTGAGCATATGAGCAGGGTATTTAAGCTACGGATTGTGCTTTCTGGGGTGTTAGATTCAGAGGAGACAGTCTATAGGTTTTCTGTTTTGCAGGGGATGGGGGTGTTAGACAGTGAGATTTCGGCAGTTTATGTAAAGGAAGCAGAGCTTGAGGCATTCTTGCTTGAAAATAAAAGTCGGGTGATTTCTCTGGAAGATATGAAAGAGAGGGCGCAGTATTTGCCTGTATTTCCAGAGAAGGTTAAGTCAAAGACGGATAGTAGCTGTATAAAGAGCGGTAAGCCGCAGTTAGTGTCCTGCGCAAAAGAAGATGGTGTGTATCGGGTAGGATTTTTTAATAAGTGTGGCGAGTTTCTATCGGAATACGGGAACGGGGTGTTGAGTCGGCTGTTAGGCGAGGTATTTTGTGGGAAAGCGATTCTGCTAAAGAGTGAGTTGATTGATAGTTCCGTGTATGAGCTGTTGTCTGGGATGTCCGACAAGATGAGCGAGGTACTTAACGACTTATCGCGGGGCAAATTAACAGGTGGCGACCTGTCGGAGTCCTCGATTAACGGTATTTTCGGGGATAGCCCTACTGTTAAGTCCGAAGGTCTTAAGGGGGTAGGGAACGGAGTAAATATCTACTCAAAGTATGCTTCCAGTGTTTCGGTGCGTGCAAAAGAGATTCAAGCTACAGGAACAGTAATATTAGACATGTCAAAGTGTAGTCTGCTTTCCGAGTTTAGCTTGGATGACGACTGTGACGATGACGACCTTCCAGATACTTCCCTAGATAAGCTAACTTTGATTTTTCCGAGTGGTATAGGGAATTTAAGAGGCAACTCATTTACGGTTATGGCAAAGGAGCTTTGTATTCAGAATTTAGGTGTTCTTGGTTCTTTCAAAGAGGTTGCGCTTTGTGATACAGCGCTTTCTGGTGTAAGTGAGATAATAGCAGAAAACATTCTTATGGACAGTTGTAGCGGGCTTGAGAAATTAACTATTTCAGCGGCATGGTACAACGCAAAGCTTAACGAGGTAAATCTGTACAACTTGCCTACACTTTCGGAGCTTAATGTAAATTGGTTTCAAGAGGGAACAGCATTATCTATTGAGGACTGCCAGAATTTAAGTAAGGTTTATATAAAATGCGTTACAGGTAGTAGCTGGAGCGGTCTAAATTTAGCGAGGATTGCTGGCGATACTGAAGCTGGGCGTGGATTATTTTATCAATCACACACGAGTATTCGTGAGTTACAAGTAGAGTGTAGCAGTTTTTCCTGTTCAGAGAGGCTGGTTGACATTACAAAGGAGTTTCCAGATTTAGAGAAGCTGTGTTTAACAGGGAACCTAGAGATAAATCAATCGGATTTTGTATTAGTTGTTCCTCGTGGCTGTAAAGTAGACTGTAGTGACCGTAGGCTTCGGTCTAAGGTAGTGTCTAGGCAGGAATAAGTTTATTTTATGAGGGGGTAGAGATGAAGCATAAGTTTGACGCATTATCAGAGGCTTGGTATGCGGTAGCTCTAACAGGGTATTACTGCGAGAGCGGGGATATAGCTTCTCACTATGTATTTACAGTTCTTAAGGTATATGGGAGTTTTTCAGAGCATGATAAGGTAGATGTAGAGGGTTTTAGCATTTTAGAGCGGATTTTCGTCAAGAAGGACAGGCTTAAAATGTTTTTAACAAGCGGACATGGGGCGATTCTAGGTGCAGTTACGGAGCATAGTACTCCTGTAAGCGTAGCTGGAATCAATTATGTAGACAAGCTAGCAGAGTATAGCAAAGACGGAACTGTTATCAAGAGCGGTGTCATGATTCAAGTTCTTACGATTAAGAAGTCTGTGGCTATCGTTTATCTAAACGAGCTAGGCGAGGTAGCGGAGACGAGTGATAAGGAGTATTTGATAGATTGTCTGTTAAACAGTAAAGTAGTTGCACTTTATTGTCGTTCTGGTCGCCCTTTGGAATTTGAAAATAGAGTTACATCTGTTTTTAACCGTATCTTGTCTAGCTATTCTGACTATGTTCTAAGGAATGCTCGTGATAGTTTTCTTCGTTCAGATTGTTCAAAGACAGATGTTCGCATCGGGAGTGGTTTAGTGCTGGAAGTAACGGCTTCTGGTCTTAGCGGTAATGGTTGCGGGGTAAATAAGTACGGAGACTGGGTAAGCACTGTAATTGTAGACGCGGATGATTTGTATGATACTAATAATTCCGTTTTAGACATGGAAGATTGCGTGCATTTGTCTAGGTTTAACTTAGACTGTGGAAGTGCAAATGCTTTTCCGCATTTATCAATTATATTTCCAAAGGGCATATCAAAGTTAAGCGTAGATAGATTTTGGATTAACACAGGTAAGCTACGCCTATTAAATCTTCCGAAGAATATTTCTTACGGGGATGTATCTATAATTGGTGCAAGGATAGAGGGTCATACGGGGGAGTTTACTACGAATACGCTTAGTTTGAGTGGGACAAGTGGGTTAAGCGATGTGTCTTTGCATCAGCTAATGAGAGATAGGGATGTAGATATAGAGATTAGCGGTTGCAGTGATTTAAGGCGGGTTAGCCTGTATTTTGATGTGGACGAAAGGGATGCTAGGTATTTTTCTCTTAAGATAGCTGGGTGTGTGGAGTTAGAGGAGCTTCTTATAGAGATAAACAAACAAGAGCCAGTGGAATTATCTTTCTTCTGTGGCACTCATTTACTTAGTATGGCTGAAACTCCGAAGTTAAGTAGCATAACGATACGGTGTGAAGCAGGATTTACCTTTAGCCCGATAGAAGGTTGGGAGTTCTTAGACTTTTCAAGGTGTTTTCCGAGTCTTAGAGAGCTTCGTTTAATCGGGGATTTTAGTAGTGAAAGCGCTGGTGGAAAGATTATTGTGCCAAAAGGCTGTAAGGTAAGTGGGTGGGAGCTAGATATAGAGGAGGCATAAAGTGGATGTGTGTTATTTTCTGTCGGGTATTCTTTTAGACGATAACGGGGAAGAGGTAGGAATTCGGTATCAAGAGTTTGAATTGGGAGATAGCGGCTTGTTGAGAGTTTCTTCTACGGTGGTCTGTAAGAAAGAAGAGGTCAGTGACTTTCTTTTAAGCCATGAGGTATATGGTGGCGTGGATTTGTGTGTAGCACGGATAGACGCGCGGACTGGTGATGTAATAAAGAGGGGGCATCCCAAGTTAATACAGATTCTTAGATTTAGGGATAGAAGGAGTGGGGAAGAGTTATTACGGTTCATGCTGTGTTACCTAGACGATAAAGGAGAGTATATAGACAGTACTTTATCGCTAGACACTTGCTTAGAGAGGCTACATCTCTTAGAGGCGGCAGGGGCGACCGTGGTAGACGAATACCCGAAAAGTGAGAGTCTTAAGCCATATCTATTGTTTATGCGAGGGATTCTTTATAGTGAGGCATACAAGCTTGAGCGAGGTAGGGCGCGGCTTACTGGAGAGGACTGTTCTAATATTTCTGTATATTACGATAAAGAGACACGGAGTATTGGGCTACAGGCTGTTGGAATGGAAGGGAAGTCAAATGGTGTAAATAGATATTCTGCGTTTGTAAACAGGATAGAGGTGACGGGAACTGCCTTGGCGCAGGCTTCGGTAAAGGTGGTTGATTTAAGTTGTTGCGATAGGCTTAGAGAAATTAGTTGTAGTGTTTTGTTGAATCGTGTAAGTTCCGATAATTCTATACTTATGATATTTCCGAAGTGGGCGAGTAAGGTGACGGACGAGCGAAGTCTTGTTATCGAGACTTTAAGTATCGGAAGAGGTCGGTTTGAGTTTCAGAATTTCCCATTGAGAGCGGTATTTAAGAAGCTTGTAGTAGCAGGTGGGGCAGAGCTAGCGGGTGAAATTGGTTGTTTTACAGCGGAGACAGCAGTTTTTGGAGCTGTTTCAAGCTATGGTACATTAAGAGGTATTAAGCAACTGTTTATCCGAGTTCCTTCACAAGAATCTACGAGTACTTTCATATGTGACACAGATTCGGAAGAGATAAGCATAGAGTATGAGGCTGGTTTTTATGTTGGTTATCAGAGTAGTTTTTCTATTTTGAACTGTGGAGCGCTTAAAAAGGTAAAGATAGTTAGTCATGGGGTTCTTGAATTATCCAAAGTAATGCGAGGTATAAAGAACTGCCAAGCGCTTACAGAGCTTACAATCGAGGCAGAGTATTATGAGTCTCGTGTTGAGATGGAAAAGGTAAAGCTATTGTCTGTTCTTAGCTGTGACGGATATAAGAACCTCAAGGTGTTACGGATATTAAAGAAAGGAAATGAAAAAGATGATATACAGTCAAACGCATTGATTCAAGTACCTAAAGATTGCGTTGTGCTGTGCAACAGTAGCAAAGTGAGTAGTATAATCGCACGAGGGTAGTAAGGAGGTCATCTGGTTTCAAGCGGGGAAATCGTAGGTGAGCGATTTGTGGGGTAATCAGCAGTTTCTAACAATGTAAATGGAAATTAGGTTATCAGTACCTTCTGATTGTTTAGTGGCTTGTAATAACGAGAAGTTAGCGAGTCGCATTGTAAAAGAAAAGGAGTAAAGAGATGGCGAACGCAAAGCGAGTTTATGCGGTAGTAGGGGAGCTGGTCGGTGAGGATGACAAGCATCTAGGAATGCTTGTTGCCGAGATGATTTTAACGCAGAGGAAGCTTGAGTTTGAAGAGAGGAAAGACCTGTCAGACGAAGAGTTTCGGAAGTTTTTAATAGAGCATGGCAGTGAGACGCTTGACTTTGTGGAAGGTGCGCTTCGGGTGAGGATGTCGGAGCTTCCGAAGGTGGAGATTAACTCTAGGGGCTATTATCGTTGCAGGAAGCGCGGTGTTCAGCAGTTTATCTGGGACGCTAACGGGGTTTTATATTATATAAATGACTCGGGCGACTTCTGCACTGTGACAATTAAGGTCGAGGAGGCGATGCGCAAGGTGTTAAATGCGCCGTATCGGTTTGTAGAGGGTTTTCCGCGTACAGGCAAGTTTATTAAGGCTTTGCGGGAAAGAGAGAAGCAGTCAAGTGCGAAAGTGGGGGAGAGAGGTCGCAGTAGGCTAACTGGAAGCGACTGTTCGTTAAAAGAGCAGAGAGCAGTAGACGGAAAATTAGAGTTAGTTGTTAGCGGGTTTAGTGAGTCCCGTAATGGTGTTTGCAAGGTAGATAGTGCTGTTACGATGGTCGATGTTCATTGGGGAGACATCGTGTACGGTAATGTGCGGGTGCTTGATTTAAGCGCCTGCACGGGGCTTCATGAGGTAACAGTGCAAGCTAATGTAACGGGTAGAGACAGTAAGGTAACGGAGTCGTTTGCTTTGGTTTTGCCGAAAGTAGAGACAGGGGTTTCTGTTTCTCTAGCCGCGAATACGAAGCGTGCTGACTTTAGGCTAGCCGAGTCTGCAAGGTTTAAGTCTTTGGAGCTATCGAATTGCGAGGTACTAGGGCTTGACGGGGAGAGAAGCATAGGGTATGGAAGCTTTTTACACTGCACAGGTCTAAAGAGTCTAAGGTTAAAAAGCGTTGCAGGGAGTAACGGAGTTTATCTTAACGACTGTGACACAGAAGAGGTAGCGCTTAAGGGTTGGAGTGGAGTAAAAACGATACGAAACTGCCGTAAGTTAAAGAGTGTAGTACTAATGTTCGAGTCGATAGATATACAAGATTTGCTTAGTATCATAAAGGATTGCAGGAGTTTAGAGAGGGTTTCTCTGCACATTGGGTATTTAATAGGAGAGGGAGAGTTTTATAATAGGTATAAGGACGCCTTGGCTATTCTAAACTTTGGTTCTTCCAAGTTAAGGAGTGTTAGGATAGACATTAGAGATGGGATTAATATCCCGAGTTCGATTTGTGTGATGTATGACAGCAAGGTAGAGTTTAGCAGTAACAGTAAAGAGTTGGAATCTCATTTTAAGGCAGTGAATTTAAGCACTGAAATGAGAGATTTCGCTAATCTCTTAGCGTATTTTCCGCTTAGAGTTATAGATGATAAGCTAACTTGTTGTATAGAGGTTAAGCGAGGTGACTGGATAAGACTACAAGAGGCAGAGGGCAACAGAGTTTATAGCAGGGAGACTCTTATATTACCAGACAAAATCGAGCGTGTAATAGGATTATCAGAGTTTTATGGAGTGAGAGATAGCGGTGTAGCCTTAAAGAAGCTTGTAGTTAGCCATCCTGTTGAGATAAGCAAGACAGTGTGTGAGAGTATCGGAGAAATCGAGGGGAAAGAGAATTTAAGAATCGTGGGGTGAGGCTATATCTTTAGCAAAGATATAGACAGCGCATAGCGTCACATGTTAGAATAGAGCCGATAGGGAGAGGTAGTGGGTTTCCTGTCGGCTCTAGCTGTTTATCTGGGAGTGGGGCGAGACAGGGATTCGGGCTTCTCAAAAAGCACAGAAAAATTTTGGCGAAAATTAGGGGTAATACCAGTTGGTAAAAACTAGTAAGACCAATAGCAAATTTTTTAAGCACCTGTAGGTATCTTTTGTACTTTAGAAACAAAAATTTGGCTCATGGAGTCGAGTAGGTAAGGCATTAAGAAATGTGGCTGGATTAAGAATTGGGTCAAGCGAGGGGGAGAGGAATGAAAGAGGGCGGGTCTTTTAAGCAGAGTGTTGAGTATGCCCGTGGTAAGTTTACGGGGATGGATTGCGGAGTTTATGACGAGAGAGGAACGAGCCTTTCTGTAATCGGGCTTGAGCGGTCGGTAACAGGAGTTTATGTGCTTCCGAGTGCCGTGACGGGAGTTTTTCTTAACAGGGAGGCTATAGCGAAGAGTGGTATTAAGGTGCTGTCGCTTGAGAATTGTAGTAATCTTCGTAAGTTTGAGATACAAAACCCAACAAATCCTATGGTAGAGAGTCCGCTTTGGGAGCTGACGCTTGTTTTACCAAAGGAAGCGCCATGTCTAAGTAAGGTGGAAGTTAACTTAATATGTCATAAGTTTCGTTTAATTGGGGAATGCAAGGGGATTGATTTGTCGCTCTATTTGTGCAGTGAGTTAGAAATAAACAAGTCTGTTATGGACAATGCAAAGTCTCTATATTTCTCAAGTTGTAGCGGCATCGCGCGTATTTGTTTGCCTGAAACTAACATAGCTGATTCGGTTTATCTGGTAAACACTGCTACCGAGCATCTTTCCTGCCATTTACGCAGTAATGGGCTAGGGATTACAAACTGCTGTAAGCTAAAGGTTATGTCCGTGTGGTTTGAGCGACTTGACGCACACTTGTTTTCTGGCTATACGCGCCGTAGAATTATTAGCTTAGAGGAGATTCATATAAAGGTTTCGAGGTTGTTCTTTTCAGAGATATGCCTTAGTCATGAGCGAGTAATAGATTTCTCATATGTCTCAAGAGTTCTTAAAACGATTAGTTTTACGACAGCGGATGGGTTTCGGGCAAGCAACTTCGATTCTGATAAGAGGTATAAGCTAATCGTGCCTAGTAAAGCGGAGTTTACAATGAGTAAGGAGCTAGAGCCGTATTTTATAGTTGTTAGAAAGTAGGGGATATGAAGGCACATGAGTTTATCGCGTGTCCGCGTGAGCGGTATAAGCAAGGAGAGACTAGTCGAGACGGCTTTAGTTATATAAAAGGGGTAGTCAGTAACGAGCAGGGGGAGACTCGGTATTGGGTTATTGAGTGTTTTCGTGGCGGGCTACAAACGGGGAGTGTAGCGCCAATCTCGTACATGTTTAGTATAGAGGAGCTTTCAGCGTATGTTATAGAGGTTGGTTCGCGGATGGTTGACTATAGTTTTTGCGCGAATTTCGAGCCTTCTAAGGACGGGTATTATCTTCGTGGTTATACTGATATTAAATGTAGGATTCCTGTTTATGAGGAGCGCGGTGGTGAGTTTATATTAAAGAAAGCTGGTAGCCCGCGTAGAGTAACTTATGGCGATAGAAAGACATTTCTTTGTATCGACTCATTAGGTGAGCTTAAGGAAGTGTCAAAAGTGGAGTTGCATACCATTGGTAGTGAGTTTAACTCTTGTAAATTGAAATTAGCAAGTCAGTATGACATATTGTGGGAGTTAGATTTACTTGCTTTTCGTGACAGCGATGAGTTTAAGCTTGCAGAGGCTAGAAATAAACTAACTGGGGCAGACTGCGCAGTGTATCATGATGTGCAATCTGATATTGCTGGTGGTCTTTCTGTGGTTGGCTTTAACAGGAATGACACAGGAGTTTGCCGTGTATCTGGAGCTACAACTAGTGTTAATTGTGACGATGAAGATTTTAGCAAGAGTGGTGTCGAGGTATTGTCATTAGAGGATTGCAAGTATATTAACTATTTTAGCATTAAGCATAAGAATGGGATTACGCTGAAACGGCTTTCAGTGATATTTCCAAACAATCCCATCAAAGTTCCTTATTTTTCAATAATTAAATTTGATTATATTGAGGAAGTGCAGTTATTTGGCGAGATACCTAACCTTAGCCTAGATATGTCAAATAATAGGCTTAACATCAGTGACTATATTATGCAGAATGCGCACAGTTTAAGATTTAACGGTTGCAGTGGAATCACTAAGGTAATCTGTAATCCGTTTGTTCTTAAGCTTTGTGACACGGATACAGAGTATGTGTCCTGCTCTTTACGCCCTACTAACGGAAGCCCGTTTAGCTATGTTATTATTAAAGGTTGTCATTCGTTAAGGTATATAAGGATTGATTACGGTAGGTTTTCACCTAGGGAGTTTATCGAATCTATACAAGATTGTCCTTGTTTAGAGGAGTTGTATGTCACAATGCAAGAGATTTATCTGTTTTATTATGAAGCCGATAGCCGTGTGATTGACTTGCTGGCTTCATTTCCGAAGCTTAAGAAGGTAATTTTTTCAGCACTTTGGGGTGTTAATGTGATAGATAAGCGTTACGGTCTGGGTACATGGAAGTTAATTGTGCCCGCCGAGGCAGAGGTTACGATTAGTGAGGTGTTAGAGAGGTATTTTGAGGTAGTTAGAGAGGATGGGCTGTGTTAAAGTTTATTGAGGGGAAAGCGCCGCTGGTAGTTAAGAAGCGAGGAATCGGAAAAGAGGAGGCGGGAGCGTATTTTGTAATAAAGGGTTTTATAGTAGACATAGTAGACAGTGGATGGGAAGTGGTAGAGTATCTTGTGACTAGGATTTTGATGCCGAATACAAATGCGCCAAGGGATGTAAAGAGTGATACTACTGCTTATAGCGAGGAGAAGTTTGTAGCCTTGGTATCAGAGTTCGGTAATTTGTTTGCAGATTATAAGAAATGCGGTGAAGAGTATCGACTTCGTTATACAGAGTTTCCAGTTTATTGTAGAAGTGAGGGGCTACTAAGAACTCCGAAGTTATTAGCCTGCGGAGAAGAGCGGTTTTTAGCTTTGCTTGAGAGGTCTAATATATTATACGCAAACAATGAGGGAGAACTAATGAGTGGAAGTGCGGATAATATATTAAATGCGGGAATTTCCATTGCTGAAATGCTAGTCGGTAATCTTGGAAACAGGTCTGATAGCAGATATTTTGAATTTGTGCGTGACTATAGGGAAAGCGAAGAATATAAGCTTGAGTCTGCGCGGAGTAGGCTAGTTGGTGATAGTTGTTGTCATCTTATTCCTAGTTCAAATAAGTTTCCACTGTCATATGACGCAAGAGTTAGAGGTGTAAGTAGCACAGAAGTCTGTAATGTTCCGTCTATTGCAACAGCGTTCTACAGTTCTGCTCGTGACTTCACAGATTGTGGGGTTAAGGTGATTTCATTTGAGAGATGTCTAGGGCTACAGAGTATTACAATAACTGGGCGCGGGGAGTTTATGGATAGTCTAACTGTGATTATGCCAAGGAAGAGTTTGTTTGGCGCTCCGCAAGTATCTATTGGGGTTGACTGTAAAGAGTTTAGGATAGAGGGAAGTTGTAAGAGGATTGGGTTAGCAGTAAGGATGGCAGAGCATCTGCATATAGACAGTAAGAGTTTATCTGATGCAAAGGTTGCAAGTTTTGAATCATGCAGGGGGCTAAAGTCCTTGTCGTTTAAGCGAGCAAGCAGTGTAATATTAAAGTCTACAGACACAGAGGAACTTTGCTGTCGAGTTCCGCTAGGAATAAATGGAATTCAAAGGGGAGTTACGCTAGAAAGCTGTCACGCATTAAAGACTGTGAAGCTAAGTTCGGATAAGTTTAAGACAAGCGTATTAGGAGGAGTTTTTAAGGAGTGTAACAACTTAGAGGAGCTTTCGATTGAGACTGATAGTTTAGTTCTTGACGGAAAGGGTTGTTGCGGATGGCGTATTGACCTGTGTGAAATTTCAAAGAAGTTGAAGAGATTTAGTTTAACGCTTACTTCTAGGTTTAGTGCTGATAAAGCGATTTTAGGTGGAGAAATGGGTGTAGTTGGCTGTGATATTATTGCACCTATTGAAGCAGAGGTTAAGTTAGAGGGGAACGGAGTAGATTTAAGCAAGTACTTCACGGTTAAACATCAGTAAAATCTAGTTATTAAAATTATGATAGGAGGGGAAGTATGTATAACATCGAGGTGCGGCACAGGTTTCGGGTTTATGATAGGTTGTTTGATAGTTATTCCCCGTATTTTAGTAAGCGGGAAGAAGCGCTAAACTTTGCCGCAACGCTAATACGGTTAGACCCGAGGTATCGTCATCGGGTAAATCCCGCAGATTTAATCTTTGACGGTTCTGGTGTGTCAAAGTATCGGTTTAAGCGGTATGAGATTACGAGTAAGGGTTTATCGCTTGAGGAGCATTGTTACGAAAAGCGTTGTCATATCGAGCGTGACGGTGTTATAATGTCCGTAGAGTCGCTACTGAAAGGTTTGCGCTACGACTGGTATAGCCACAAGTTTATTCTGTACAAGGAGAGACGGCAGAGCCTTTCCTACGGAGCGGCAGTCCCGAAGTTATTGCGGCGAAGAGGTCACTACGGGCGGCGCATACGGTATAAGGGGACACTGGTAGCTCTTGACTGTGATGCGTGCCGTGAGTATGGGGTAAAGACGCGGGTGCGGACTCGGCGGGACGCGTGGGATTTAGAGTCGGTAGCGGATATGTCGCGGAGCTGGAAGGATAACGCGCGTTGTAGGAAGAGTTATCTAAAGCATAAGGGACATAAGGATGGCTGGGTGCGCGGAAAGCACGGTAATGTGGTGACGATACGGCGTTACGGGGCGTTATCAGCGGGTTTTGACGATATGGAAGAAGTGTGAGTTATTTCTCGTTTTTTTCTGATTTATTTTATAAGGATTCTCTTGATAGACTATAATGTACGGATAGAGAGGAATCAAAATGCGGAGCCAAAAGTTTACCATAGCTACTCAATTACACGAGAAGAATAACAGGAGTTTAATTGAATACATGGAATCTTCTCGTAGAGAGTACGGGAAAGCACTGCGTGAAACTTTTTATGCAATCAAGCGCGGCGGGTTAAACAAGTCAAAGTATAATAACTATCTTCAATGCGAATACGGGATTACTGGTAGAACTGCAAATTCTATCATTTATGACGCACAAGGGCGTTTCAATGCTCTCAAGGGGCTGAAAGAGTATGAGAAGAAGCAGTTGGAAAGGAAAGTCAAACATCTGGAGGATTCAGTCATTCCTAAGCTAGTTGAGCAACGGAATCAGAATTCAGCTAAGCTTCAAGAAGGAGTAAATGTTTCGTTGGCTCAACAAAGGAATCTAAGGTTACGGGTAGTTGCGAAGAAGTCAAAGTTAAACAGGCTGAAACAGAAACTAAAGGCATTAGAGTATCAATTAAAATCTGGGAGGTTAAAGCTCTGTTTTGGTACAAAGAGGCTGCTCAAGCAAGACCATGATAAGTTTGTTGAGCAACGCGATAGTCAAATGAGCTTTGTAGGAGCTAGAGCGGAGCTAGCATGTAATCACAATTTGCAGTTGAAATACAGCCTAAGAAGTAATCAGTTTTTGGTTCGATTGCGGAAAGATTTCGGAGGATATAAGTCTGCTAAAGGTGAAGCTAGATATGCTTACGGCAAAGTTTATTTCAATCATCATAAGGAACAAATCGTCTCAATCTTGAGGTCTAAGACTAGCCCTTTATCCTATAGGATAATAAAAAAGGATGGAAGATATTATATTTATTGCACCTTTGAGTTTCAAGTAGGGAATGAGGATACAGTTACTCGTGCTAGCTACGGAACTGTTGGGTTAGACTTTAACAAAGGTTTTGTGACATTATCAGAGACAAACCAGTACGGACATTTAGTAAGAACACAGTTTATGCCCTATCGTTTCAAGTCTGGTAGTAAGACCAAGAGTGATTTACAGGAGGTAGTAAATTATGTAATTAGATTAGCATTGCAAACAGGTAAAGATGTTTGCATCGAAAATCTTGATTTTAGAGTAACAAAATCTAAGACAGAAGCAAAGATAGGAAAGAAATACAATGAGATGCTTCATTCATTAGCTTATCGTGAGTTTAGTGATGCGATGGAGAGTGTAGCATATAGAAACAGAGTTGAATTACACAAAGTTAATCCAGCACGGACATCATGGCTGGCAGAGAGAATTTACTGTAAACCTATGAAGCTAAACATCCATGTCGGAGCTTCATATGTAATAGCGAGGCGCGGACAAGGGTATAAAGACGCCGCGTAAAGTTTTAACAGTCCTATACAGCTGTATCAACGCAAGATAGTTGAGCATCTCCCTGTAGGATGTAGATTACTAGAAATTCTGACAACAATTTTCATTGTGTGGCTACGGTCGAAATGAAATGAGTCTGGATGGAATAGGTTAACCGTAAGACCTTGAGTTGCAAAACTCTAAAATTGAGCTAGGGATGTGGATTTCTTAAATTCCGTATTTTCTAGTTACGGTATTTTAATTTAACTGGTAAGTCATATTACGGGAAAAGTCTTGTTCCGTATACGACTCGTCCGAAGCGTGAGGGCGAGGAAGAGGGTAGGGAATACCACTTTGTTGATAGCATAAAAGGTATTTATGGAGCGATAGATGTAAGGACTTATCACACAATCGAGGGAGATTGGAGTTACGCGGTAGCGGTGAGTGCGAGCGACTTAGAGGACGGTCACAAAGTAGTGATAGGGACTTTAGAGACAGTGGTTCGAGCGAGAGAGGTCTTAGGAAATGCGCGGGTCGTTCCGATTTATCTGGAGGTATCGGATAGGGTTCGTCTAAGCCGTGCAATCTCTAGGGAAGAGTTATCGAGTAAGCCAAACTATTACGAGGTTTGCAGGAGATTTCTTGATGAGAAGGACGCATATTCGGACGATAAGCTGATTATGAGTGGGATAATGCGAAAACATAGGTTCTACAACGATAATCTTGCAAGCACGCTACACGAGGTAGAGGAGTTTATCAAAGCAAATGGGTGAGACAGTCGAGTTAGAGGATTTTGTACAACTTACAAACGACCAAGACATCTGTTTAAGGGAGTTAAAGAGCGGTGTAAACGCGCTTGTAACGGGAAGTGCAGGGACGGGTAAGAGTTTTGTCATCAGCGAGTTTATACGGTGGTGCGGAAGTACGGGTAAGAATGTGATGGTGACAGCGCCGACAGGGATAGCGGCGTTAAATATCGGTGGTACAACTTTGCACCGTGCCTTTCGCGTGCCGCTTGAGGTGCTAAATCTTGATTATCCGACTCTTAGCGCTATTTCTAACGAGTGTGATGAGATAGTGCGTAAACTTCCGAGGCGTGGCGAGGAGGATGAGAGTGCGCTTCTTCATACGGATGTGATTATCATTGACGAGATAAGCATGTGCCGTATAGATTTGTTTGATTACATTGCTGTGCGGGTGCTTGCACTTAAATATTATCGGCAGAGAGTTGGGAAGCAGGCGGTACAAGTCGTTTTAGTCGGGGATTTCTTGCAGTTGCCTCCAGTAATTATTCCGAAAGACAAAGAGGTGCTGTATCATATTTACGGTGGAGACTGTGGGAGAGGCTATGCGTTTCAGTCTAGGTTTTACGGGGAGTTTGGGTTTAAGTGCTTAAATCTTCGAGAGGTTGTGCGGCAAAAGGACGCAGAGTTTAGTAGAAAGCTACGGGATGCCCGTGTCGGGTTTACGGCTTCTTTATCGTATTTTACGGACAAGCAGGCAAATGGAGTAATAAAGGACGGTATTACACTCACGGGAAAGAATAAGACAGCGTTTGAGCATAATAGTCGAGAGCTTGAGAAGATAAAGGGCAAAGAGGTCGTTTATACGGCTCGTGAGACAGGAACGGTAAAGAATAGCGACAAGGCGAATACGGATTTGGTTTCGCTAAAGGTCGGGGCGCGAGTTATGTCGCTTGTAAACGGGGAGAATTACAGTAACGGCTCGCTCGGGACAGTGGTTGGAATCAAAGATAATACGAATCGGACAGTGGTTGTAGAGTTTGACAGCGGTGGTATTGCAAACATCGAGCCGTATGACTGGGAAGTTTATTCGTATGAGTACGACAAAGAGGAGAAATCGTTTAATAAAGTAGTGGTCGGGACATTTACGCAGATACCGCTAAAACTCGGCTACGCGATTACGATTCATAAGAGCCAAGGGCAGACATATGACAGCGTAAACATCGACCCTGTGTGTTGGGAGTATGGACAGCTTTATACGGCGTTATCCAGATGTAAGAGCGTAGATAAGATGCACTTTTTATCTCCGTTAAAGAATTATTACTTAAAAGCCGCGCCAGAGGTTGTGAAGTATTATCTAAGCGTTCGGGAGAAGGGATAGGGAATGTGGATAATCGCGGTAATACTTGTGATAGCCCTGCTTGTCGGTGGTTCAGCTTACGCCTATAGAGCCTACATAGATAAGAGTGATAGAGAGCTTTTGGAGGAGAGTAGAGAGGGACACTGGCTTTGGTACGAACGAGAGGTCGGGATGCTCGGTCTAATGCCGCATTGCAGGGTGTTTATTTTGACGGGCGACCGCTTGCTTTTGCAGGAGGCGAGTCCGATACGGACGAGTGAGACAGAGTATCGGCTGTTTAATGCGAGAGAGGTATCGGTTTCCGTAGGTTTTATGCAGTCGGTGATGTCGGTCGGGACAATACGGATTCGGTTTAGTCAGCAGGGAACGGTAAGTATGACGGTTTGCGGGGGAAGTAAGTCGCTTCTTCGGATAAAGAATCTAATATCAGAGCAAGTTTCAAGGAATATAGAGAGATACCGTAGCGGAATAGGGGTAGTTTTGCAGGATTCCGACTGTAGCTATAATAATCACACAACAATGGAGAATAGATAATGCTAAAGATATACGGAATCAGTGGTGATAACAGAGAGGATTACGCGCTTGCTTTGTCGGACGGCACAAGTTTATTGGAGTCAAAGCTTTATGCGGTGCTATCTAAGGGTAATGTAGAGGATTCGGACGGAACGACAGGGCTTTTGTCGTATACGAAAGAACTTTCTCTTAACGGGAGAAGTCCAGCGTTGTTTCGGGATTTAATATTAGATAGAGTGAGCAAGTATGTAGATTCTGAAAAGATGCCAGAGTTTTCGGTTAGTTTTCAGATAGATAGGGAGTGCTTTATGGGGGAGCGTGACGGTAAGGGAGTTATCATTTTTACGGCATATAGTTCTCGTCTTAGTGAAGTCGAGTTTATTGCTTTAATGGAGTCTGTGATTAAGGGAGCGTTAGAGCAGTAATTTGTAAGATACCAGCCAATGAACCCTAGGCTGTTTGGGTCATAAATAAATTTACGGAGGAATCTCACTATGATGTATGTGGTTGCGGTGGTTAAGAATGAGGCTGATGAGGCGGTCGCGTATCGTATTCTTGACATTGAGAAGCGTGCTTGTAAGGCAGTGTCTAAGGAGGCAGTGCTTCGTGCTTCTATGCAGAATCCGAAGGCGTTTATGAATGTGACGGCAGAGGGCAAAGAGCTTGTCGGCACAAACGGTTCGCTTTCGAGGTATGCGGTAGTGTCGATGAAGAATGAGCTTGTCAGTAAGAGTGCGCCTGTCGTGGTGCTTGCGCGTCTAGGCAACGAGGGCTTTGTGCTTTCGGACTATGCGGGTAACATGACAAAGATTAAGAGTGACGAGGCGGTTGGTTACGCGACAAAGTTCGGCATTGCGAACGGTAAGATTGTGGAGCGTGACGGTAAGAAGTTGATTTCGGCTATTAGCGGCGAGTATCCGTTAATCGAGAAGAAGAAGGTCGAGACAGCGGCGAAGGCTAAGTTTATCGCGGTGAATGACGATGACTCGGTAGCAACGCTGGTTCAGAAGGTAAAAGATTATATTGCACATCCAGACGAGAAGCTTATCGGTAAGCTCGGGGATGAGAAGAGCGATAAGCTGTTTACAAAGCTGATTGTGGATTTAGGCATTCCTGCGGCGGCGAATGAGCCAGCGAAGGCGCTCCCGCTCTTAAAGGAGTTTTCAACGAAGTATTTTGAGCCGTTAAAGATGATTTGTAGTAAGGACAAGATTATCTATCACTCTAAGGGCTTAAAGGAGCTTTATAAGGACTTAAAGGGCGGTGCAACCGATTTGCTTGATAGGGCGATAAGGGAGCTTGCCGAGGAGCGGGTAGATATTAGAGAGACGCTTTGAGGTCTTTGAAGCGAAGAAAGCGGGGGCAGAAGCCCCTGCTTTTTTCTAGTCAATTTATAGGTTTATACGGGGTGCTGTAAAAGTAGCGGCTTGCAGTCAAGATAATCTAGTCAAATGGTTTTAGCTGTGTTATAATAAATCCCAAAGGATTTCGGCGGCAGAAGATACCTGTTTTAACAAAGCAGTACACAGTGCTTCGGATAGGTAGTTTATCATAAAGGAGTTTTACGCTTATGCGAAAGTTATTTGAGGTTTACGGGCTTTATATAGCCGTGGGTTTAATTTGTGGGGTGATTTCTGGGGCAATCATTGGGGTTTCGGTCAGTGAGCGGCTTCGGGTAGAGGATAGTTCCTGCGTGGTGACAGAAGGCGGGGGTTGCGGCTGTGGATGTGGAAATGGAAAAGCTTGTTACTGTGGTAATGCAGAGAGCTGTGAGGTAATTGAGGGGAAATAAGTATGGGAAATGAAGAGGTTACGCTGTCTAGGCAGTCGGTAAAGGGCATATATAGCGCAATGTCCGAGTCGTTAAAGACGCTTGACACGGTAGGCGTTACGGTAAGGACAGATAACGGCGAGTATACGGATAAAGATGTATATGTCGAGGGTAGTGAGCGCTATACGCTTGCGGACTTTAGTAAGGACTGCTTTGGAGTGACTTTTGAGCGTCTTGACATCAATATGGACAACGCGCATCAGTTTATTTTAGTAGGAGTCCCGGGAACAGGTAAGACTACCGTAGCATTAGCATATGTTAGAGCAAAGACTGGGTTTGTGCGGTCGAAGTATTACGAGCTTATCACATTCGGTAAAGACTGGGGTCGTTCGGACTTTACTGGTGGCACGATAAATGTAGACGGAATCTGGCGTAAACAGCGTGGAATACTCATGAAGATGTGCGACAGAGCGTTAAGCGACAAAGAGCATAACTACTATCTAATCATAGATGAGATAAACCGAGGCGACACAGCGGCGATTATGGCAGATGCGTTTACAGGTTTATCACAGAGAGGCGTAGAGTATAGGACGCAGTTAGGGGATTATATACAACTTCCAGAGAACCTATACATTATCGGGACGATGAACGCATTTGATAAGAGCATTGCAGACTTAGACATGGCTATGAAGAACAGATTTCCGATTATAGAATTACAGCCAGTGTGGAGTGACAAATCATTTGTGCGGTCTTTGCCGCGTATTATCGGAGCGGAGGAGTTTGGATGGTCAGACAGTTGGCTAAGTAAGATACTAGACAGAATGTCTGGGGCGGTAGCGGAGTTAAACGAGGTGATAGTGTCGCAGGGAGACATAGGAAACGCCTCGGTAGTCGGAGTGCGTTCGATATGTAAGAAGTTTAAGAGCCTAGCGCATTTCAGAGAGGCGTATAATAACGAGTTATTGTATACGATTCGAGATAATGTCGAGTTTATCAAGGATGTGCCAGAGGTAGCGGAGCAGTTAGAGGAGTTTTCTAGGATTTTGACCGATATAGACAGGCGAATTGAGAGGGATAGCTAAAGGGGGTAAGGAGTGCCTAGAGGGATAGACTTAAATAGCTATGTTTATAGGCTTATTTCGGTAGTAAACCGAATAGACCTGCCGTATAGCAAGATAAATGACGGGGATATACATAATCTAACCGACATTTTAGCCTCGCTTTTGCTTATTGGGATGCAGGATGTGACGAAGTACGGGTTAAAGCGGGCATATGACATTGAGACAGTGACGGTGAATAAGGTTCGCGGGAAGATTTTGTTTGGGAAGTCGGTAAGTACGGGTGCTTTAGCGCGGGGGCAGTTGGTTTGCGAGGTAAATCAGCTTAGAGACGATAATGTGTTTAATCAGACGCTAAAGTATGCGATAACGCTTTTGCTTAGACCGAGTAAGCGAGACAGGGAGAGTTGCAGGCTGTCCAGTGTAAAGGCGGGTAAGCTCTCGTATTATCGACAGACTTTGCACGAGGTACGGGATAGTTCGCGGGTAAGCGGGAGAGAGTTTATTCTTCGGAAAGCGCCGTTTTACTATCAGTTTGCGCTTCGGGTAGCATTTTTGATTATCGACTTGTATACAGGTTTTTCAAAGGACGGACGGGCTAGGCTTTCGTCACTCGGGGAGTATGAGCGTTGCACAGCGGTCTTTGAGAAGTATATTAGATATATGTTAGGTTTACCTACAGGAGCAAAGCGGGCGCATTTAAGTTACGAGGATGAGGACGGGATAGAGTGCTTTTATCCTGATATGGTAGTGTATCGTCACGAAGAGAATAAGGCGATAGCGCTGGATGTGAGTTGGGTAGATAAGAGCCGCAGGGTAAACATACGGCGAGGTCATCAGTATAACACGCTACACTACGAGGAGCTTGTGAATCGGGAGTATCCAGACTACAAGGTAGCGAGAGCGATAGTGTTTGCGGATTTGTTTGGAGAGAGCGAGTATAGTGAGTATAGCTCCGACCATAAGTATAATAGCTTAACAGGGACGCACGAGTTCTATCTGTACTTAAACAATCGTGACGAGACGATACAGAAAACGCTTGCTAGGATGATAGACGGGCTATTCGATGACATGAATCGGCGCGGATATTAAGTATTAAGGGGTTTTTATGGGCTTACTGGACGAGCATTTTTTAGGGATAGTCGGGCAGTATAGGGCAAGGCTTGAGAAGCTGATTGAGGAGTGTTTAGCAAAGAGTAAAACAACGGCAGAGGCTTATGAGCGTATGACTAAGGGACTGGAGAAGTCTGGCTTTCGTTATGAAGAGACGACTGGCGGTAGGATGGCGCGGGATAAGCGGAAGTTCTTTAACGGAGAAATCTCATTTATGGTTTCGTTAGTCTCAATGAGCAAGAATTCCGAGTATATCTCTTTAGACAAACATATCAGCCTAAATCTAAGGGTAACGCAGGAGATGAAAGAGATGCGGAAAGCAATAGAGAAGTTTCCGTATCGGTTTGAGTTTATTCGGCGCGAGGATAACGGGGATTTAATCTACTGGATGCCGATGTTTGACTGGTCTAAGGTTTTGTCTGGGAACATAGTATCAAAAGACGGGATAAAGGGACGAGACGGCAAGAAAGTAGATATGTATACGAATCCCTCAATGCGGCGGCGCGTGAACAGATGCTAAGAGTTTATAGGGGAGCATATGGGTAAGAACCTAATAGACATTATGTCGAAAGAGGACAGGGAGCAGTATGGAGACTTAATAATGCCCGTAGATACGGACATTAGCATAGATAAAGTCATATTGAGTGATGAGAATAAGGCGAAGCTTGACGAGTTTCTTAAAGAGTATAAGTTTCGAGAGAAGCTAATGAAGTATAATCTTCGCCCGATGAATAGGTTATTGTTTTACGGGGCTTCTGGCACAGGAAAGACATTTCTAACGAAGGCTCTAAGCAACCATATGGGAATGTATATGCTATATGTAGACATTGCAAAGAGTTTATCAGAGGATACGGTCGCGGATAACATCTCTAACATCTTTGCGGTAGCGGATAAGTACAAGAACTGCATTATTTTCTTTGACGAGTGCGATAGTATTGCGTGGAACAGAGATAGTAAAGACAACGAGAGCGGAACTAGGCGGCGAGCAACTAACAGTATCTTTCAGCAGTTAGACCAAATGAGTTTCGATAATATTTTTGTCTCCTGTACGAATATGATACGGCGACTAGACCCTGCTTTTGAGCGTAGATTTGATATGAAGTTTGAGTTTAGGAGACCTGACAAAGATATAAAGGAAATCATTTATAAGTTTTTGTTTGATGACTTTTTGTTGGATGAGGATGTAAGTGAGCGGGATTATCAAGCGGTGCAGAAGCGGTCTACGCTGTCATACTACGAGTATCAGATAATCGTAGAGAGGAATATGAAGAAAGCTGTGATGGACGATAACTTTGCGATAAAGTTATCAGACATATTAAACGATATATCTATCACGATAGGCAGTAAGCGGAGATTTGGTACGGATGTAGATGACGAAGCTACATTCAAGTCTGGAGGGGAGTTATGATTACGATAGAGCAGTTTATTGACACACCGAGTAACTGGGCTAGGGCTAAGAGGAAGCCGTGTGTGGTGAAGTTTTATATACCAACGCTCGGAACGGTGGTATATAACAAGTTTGACGAGGCATATTACAAGACTTCGGAGGATAAGGTCGGGGTTTTGCTTGATTCTATGGGCGGTGAACGGACGATAAGCGTGAAAGAGGTCTGTAAGGATTATCGGTTTATTGACGGGTGCGTGATTTCCGCGCCAGAGCTGTCGAGGATGACGGTAAACGGGAAGTTGTCACCGATAAACATTGTCCCGAAGGGGGAGATGGAGTTGTTTGGTGCAATTCGGATTCCCGTTCAAGAGTTTCGGGATATGCACTATGACGCGATAACAGGGGAGCGATATTCGATAAATCATAGCGGGATTGAGCATGGCATGGGTGATGTGGTGATGTGCAGGCTAAATCTTCGAGGATTGCCAGATTTAAGTGACCTGTGGGTTGTGAACGGGATGGTATTTGACGCAGAGTATGCGCTTGTATAAGGGATAGCGAAGAGCTAAGACAGGGGACAAGATGAGAGTATTACTGGCTGTTAGACGGGCAGTAGGCAAGGTATTAAAGTTTATTTTCGGGTTTATACGGGGAGTTTTAACGATTCTGACCGTTTTGTTGATTCTCTGCGGGGTAGTCGGATACGGAGCGTATCTAAAGTTTGGTGGACAACTTAAGGATGCAAGAGAAGAAGTTTACGACAAGATGTCAAAGATGGACGAGAAAACTTTCTCGATGCTGTCCGATACAGAGGTTTACGACAAGGATGGAAACAAGATAGGCACGATAAACGCGGGTCACTACGAGTATACGCCGATAACGGATATAAGTTCGTATATTCAGAACGGGTATATTGCGGTAGAGGACAAGCGGTTTAAGAGTCACTTTGGAGTAGACATAAAGGGAACTCTTAGGGCGGCGGTATCGCTGGTTAAGCATCGGGGGGCGATTCATCAAGGCGGGTCAACGATAGCGCAACAGGTAGTGAAGAACACGATGCTCGGGCAGAAGCGGACATTCAGCAGGAAGATAGAGGAGATGCTGATTGCGCCGTATGTGGATGCTCGGTACGGTAAGGACAAGGTGATGGAGTTCTACTGTAACACGAATTTTTACGGGCATAGGTGCTACGGAGTCGGTTCAGCGAGTAAGTATTATTTCGGGAAATCGGCAAAGGATTTGAGTTTATCAGAGGCGGCGTTACTAGTCCGAATTAGTAACAGCCCGAGTAAGTATGACCCTGTTAAGAATCCAGATAAGGCATTAGAGGGTAGGAATTTCGTTTTGCATGAGATGCTTGCGTCTGGGTTTATCACAGATGAGGAGTGTAATGCGGCGATAGCCGAGCCTTTAGCAGTAATACAGAACACAACAGAGTCAACGAACGAGAATTATCAGACTTCCTACGCGATACACTGTGCGGCGCTTGAGCTTATGAAGATGGATGGCTTTAAGTTTAAGTATACTTTTAGCGACAAGGCAGACTATGACAGTTATATGTCAGAGTATACGAGCGTTTATTCCGACAAGTCCGAGTCGATACGAGCGGGCGGGTATGTAATAAACACGAGTCTAGACAGTGCGATGCAGGGCATCGTGCAGAACAGGTTAGACAGTAATCTTGCGAAGTTTAAGGATATAGACCAAGAGACAGGGAAGTATGAGCTACAGGGCGCGGCGGTTGTCGTAAACAACGAGACAAACTATGTGGTAGCTATAGTAGGCGGCAGAGGGACAGATGACCAGTTTAACAGAGGTTATTTATCCTACAGACAGCCAGGCTCTACTATAAAGCCCTTGTTAGATTACGCGCCAGCGTTTGATACCGGAGAGTTCAGTCCGTCAACTTATGTAGACGACCATAAGTTTGAGGGTTCGCCCGATAATTCGGGTGGTCATTATTACGGCAGGATAACGGTAAGGGAAGCGCTGAATCGCTCCTTAAATACGGTTGCATGGCAGTTGTTACAGGCGGTCGGAGTAAATAAGGGTCTTTCGTATCTCGGTAACATGCGGTTTATGGGAATATCATATATAGATAACGGGGTAATGGCGACCAGCATAGGCGGTTTTACGAATGGACTACGGGTAGTAGACATGGCGAAAGGCTATTCTACGCTTGCAAACGGTGGTATTTACAGCGATAAGACTTGTATCACAGGAATTAAGTTTAAGGGAGAGGACATCTTCACAGATAACAGTAAGAGCGTGCGAGTATATCAAGCAGATTCGGCGTATATGGTAACGGATGTGCTAAAGGGGACTTTGGATAAGCCGTATGGCACAGGCTATGGACTGGGAATTGAGGGTCAGATAGCGGCAGGCAAGACGGGAACAACGAACAGCTCAAAGGATGCTTGGTTTTGCGGGTATACGAAGTATTACACGACAGCGGTGTTTATGGGCTATGACAATCCGAAGCCGATGGAGGGCGTATACGGTGCAACCTATTCGGGCAAGATATGGCACGACATTATGACGGACATTCATAATGGGCTTCCGATGGTAGATTTTGACCGTCCAGATACGATATACGAGGCGAGCTATGACGGAAACGGCAGAGAGGTATCGGGAGACACGGGAAATCGTGACTTGTTTAGTGCTACAGCAAAGGAGAGAGCGGCGGTAGCGCGGGACGAGGCAATAAGCCGTAAGCGTTATGAGGCGGTAAAGACAGAGGTAGACGCATATGAGAGTTGGTTTATAAACAGTGCCGAGGATGCAGAGAGCGTAGAGAATCGGTATCGCGAGATTCTAGGTAAGATAAGCAGAATTTCTGACGAAGAGCTTAGAAATGAGCTACTTACCCGAGCGGCGAGACATAACGATGCACTGGTAGAGAAGTTACCCGAGTGGGCAGACACGGTAGCGGAGTATGAAAAGACTAAAGCCGAGGAGCAGGAGAAGATAAAGATAGCGGAGAGTGAAAAGGCAGAGGAGAGTCGGAAGAGTGCCGAGAAAGCGAGAGATATACGGGAGTTTAATCGGGCGCTTACGGTCTTAACGGGGATGCAGTATAAGGACGATAACGCTTACGGGAAGGCGGTCGCAGATATAGACAGCGGTCTTAAGCGTTTAACAGAGTATCCAGAGTATAACGACTTTACAAAGCAGTATAGCGCGGCGATAGAGGCTTACGGGAAGCTCCCGACATACGCAGAGTGGCAGGAGGCAGAGAGAAAGAAAGCCGAAGAGAGCAGTATTGCAGAGAGTGAGCGAGAGAGCGTTGCAGAGAGTTTATCGGCAAAAGCTAGAGAAGCTACGCGGGCTACGGTATCTCCAAGTGAGACCTTAGCGCCGAGTAACACGGATATAAGCAATGCGGCGGTTCACAGTAACAGCGGGCGAGTAATCGTACGATGAGAAAGGAGAGGGCTTGAGGAAGATAGCGGGGTTTCTTTTAGGATTAGTGCTATCGGTGGGTACAGGGGCGTTAATGAACGCTCCTGTCTACGGAAAGACGCTGAATGTCGATAGCATAGCGTTTGTTCGGGATAGCGGGGAAGTGGTAGCGGATGAGAATCGCTACGCAGGGACTAACACATTTTACGGGACAGCGATAAAGGCTTGTGGGTTAGAGGCAGAGTATAAGCGGAATAAGACGGGGCTGTATCATTCACCGAGGCTTGTGCGGGTAGACGGGGAGATAAAGCTGATTTCGGAGTTTAGCAACGAGTATTTAACAAAGACATGGTTTATGGACACGGATGGTCGGTGGTATGCGTTTGACAGGCAGGGGAACATGCTACACGGGCTAATCGTGGACAGCACGCGGAATAACACGACCTATATCCTAAGTCCCGAGAGAGCGGATTACGGGGCGCTCTGCCACACGAACGGAGTTTATAAGTTAAACGGGAAGCTTGTGTATCTGATGTTCAATAATGTGCATGACGGTAGCTTTGGGGCAGTGGTGACGGATTTAAGGGATAAGCTTTGAGGGGGCGAGCGAGGGGTAGTGATTAGGGGTCGTGCAAAGCACTCTCGTAAAAATTTTCGAGGATTTTCAAAATTACTTGTAAAAATTTCGACATAACCATAGCGACTTTTCAGCAGTACTTGAGCGCCGAAAAATCGCCCATGAAGAGGTGTAGGCGGGGCTTGGCTAATTTTTCTACTCTTATAAAAATAGGCGTAAGTAAGCCTCGCCAGAGAGATAGACTAAAATTTCGGAGGATAAAATTTATGAAGAAGAAAGCATTTGTTTTTGCAGTTTCGGCTTGTGCGGTTCTTAGCCTTGCGGCATGTGGCAGTAAGGCACGCGGGACGGCAGAGACCACAAAGGCTACGGCTAAAGTAACAGCGAGTAGCGAGGTATTAAGCGAAGCAGAGCCGAGTAACAGCAGTTTATCGGAGAGCGAAAGCGCAAGTAGTACAGAGAACGCGGTCGAGCAGGAAACGGTAGCAGAGACGCAGGGTGCAATAACGAATATGAGTTCATTAGAGATGGCGGTCGGGTTTACGGTAAACGATGTGGAGTTTGACGATTTAACCCGTAGGTATCTTAAGACGGAGAACGGAAATTTGGCAGAGATATATCACACAGGGGAAGGCTATGCTGACGGAGAGGGAATCTATATCCGAAAGGCGAAGGTTTCTGGTGCGGACATATCGGGTGACAGAGAGGAGTATTCGTTCTCTTCGGAGGATAAGTTCGGTAAGAGCGGGGTAGTTTTAAGGGAGTATGGAGATGCCGAGGACCAGTATAGCAAAGTGATTTGGCATATCGGGGGTTACAGCTATTCGATTACGCTAAAGGGCTTGTCGTTTAGCAATAGCTTATTACATTCGTATCTGGACGATTATATTGACCGAGAGGTAGAGGCGGTAAAGACGGATACGGAGCGGGACGAAGAGAAGAGAGCGGCAGGGGAGTCAAGTAGTGAAGAAGCGGCGCGGGGAGAAGAGGGTTTATCTGGAAATCCGATTATCACTACGATAGGCGGTGAGATTTCGGAGGAGAATCTGGAAGCGACTTCGGGAGCAGAAAATTAAAGAGTAAAGTTTGGGACGCTTGCTAACAGTAAAATATCTGTTGACAGGCGTCCTATTAAATGCTAATATTTAGATAGTCCGTTGGATATTCTAACAACAATTAAAGGAGATTCGGAGATGAAGGGTGTAAAGATGTATACGAAGCGTGAGAGACAGGAGTTTGCGGAGTTTCTTAAGACCCCGAGCATTGCGGTATCTAAGCGAGTCGAGCAGTATGCGGCGAGTATCGAAGAGGCAGAGGGCTTTGTCAAGTTTAGTAGAGGGGTTTACAGTGAGCTGTACGGGAAGTACGGAGAGTTTGTAAACTGTGATGTGAAGGAGCTTGTGACTCGGTGTTTCTCGGTAGTTCCGAATGATATTGCGCTGGACATTGGTGCTTTGCGGTTTATTTCGAGCGCAGTTAGTGATTTTAGCTATATGTGCTACGACCGTTCGATTGCGTGCCGAAATGCAAAGGACGAAGAGGGAATGAAGGCTTATGCTATCGTGAGTGCGAAGGCGACCGAGCTTGCCTATGACTTGCGTTCGCTCTTGTCGGATGTGAGAGAACTTTATGCCCGCGTAAAGCGTCTGTATGTGTTAAAGGCACAGCTTAACTTGCGTAGCGAATTAGAGTGATAAAGGCATGGGGGTCATTTATGAGTGAGCAGGAGATAAAGCAGATTAAGCAGTTTTTACTGTATCGGGAGTATCTATCACAGGTCGGTAGTAGAGAAGCGGAGGAGATTCTTCGGCGCAGTGGTAACTTGCCTAGACTTGTGGCAAGCGCATATACGCAAGTGGAGTCCTATAGCAAGATGGGTCGTCCTGTGCAAATGGGGGTCATTTTGACTGCACTAAAGGAGTGTAAGCGGGTGATACATCGTGACAGGGTGATAGCGTATCGCAATGAGATGATACGGACTGAATTTATGCGAGGTGCCAGTCCGAAAAGTCTTGCGATTAAGTATGGTATCACTTCGATGACGGTTAAAACAGCGCTCGGGGGCTAAGTTTATGGGGCATTTTGATGAGAGGCGGGAGCGGGTAAGGAGTATTCCGATTCCCGACTATGTGGAGAAGGTAATAGTTCCCGAGATGCCGTGGTATTTTTCGGATTATACGGTGGACTTTGAGGTGCGACCTGTCATTAAATGCCCGCTTCATGGAGAGGATACGCCGTCTTTTCGGTGGTATTCCGACACGAACACTTTTTACTGTTTCGGTTGTGGTAAAGGTGGGGACATTGTAAGTCTAGATATAGAGTTTCGCGGGCAGTCTGGGGAAAAGATAACGCTGTCTGATTCGCTGGATTTTTTAGAGTCGGTCTTTTCGATAGACGGGGCAGTAGCTACGAGTCCCGTTAAGAATACGGCAAAGATAGCGAGTAAGGGTAAGGTAGCCAGACTAAACGAGCAGAGTAACATAGAGCTTCTAAAGTTTAGTAGAGCCTATGGGGAGATAGATAAGGCGGTAATAAAGAGTGACTTGCCGTTTGAGGTTAGGACGACTCTATATAAGTGTCTGGATGACGCAGGGAGACTGGTAAAGGATAATTTGGTAAGCGCTACGGACGCTTTAGAGTATATCCGAGAGGTTTATCGGGAGTTAAGTGAGTGATGGCAGAGGTGAGTAGTTGCATACGGTACGCGGGGAGTAAGAGCAGGGTTGCGGATTTAATCATGGACAGGCTTCCAGACGGTATAGAGGACTGGAGAGAGCCGTTCTTTGGCAGTGGAGCTGTTACGATTCGATTTTTGCAGGACGCAAGAAAGTCGGCAAAGTGTAAGAGAATCGTGGTAAACGACCTGTATTACGAAGTATATGCGCTCTGGAAGTGTGTACAGGAGAACCCGAGTAAGTTGGTAGAGACAGTAGTCGGGATTATGGAGAAGTTTTGTCCGAAACAGCGGGAGCTTACAGAGAGACTGCTTTCGGGAGCGGAAGAGGAAGCCGCTATCGAGGACGGTCGGACGCTCTGGGCGTGGGCTAGAGAGCGAGAGACGATAGAGAGTCTTTCTTTTTACGAGAGAGCGGCACGGTTTTATATCGTGAATCACATCTCGTTTAGCGCTTTGGGCGACAGCGCTTCGTTTAGTGCGCCTATGCTAAAGAAATTTAATTTTGGTTTGACGCAACAGATATTTGATGTGAGTAAGTTATTGCAGAGAGCCGAGATATATAACGAGAGTTTTGAGAATGTCCTAAAGGATACGAACGATAACAGCTTTACTTTCCTAGACCCGCCTTATTTTTCGCAGGAAACGGTAGCTCCAATGTACGGTTTTCGAGGTAGTATGCATGCTGGGTTTAATCATGAAGATTTTCTTCGAGTGTGCAAGGGAATAAAAGGAAAGTTTCTAATCACATATGACGATAGTTTACAGGTTAGGCGGTTGTTTAAGGAATCTGGATTTTATATTGAGCCTTACAGTATGACTTATACGATTGCAGTAAAGAGTGTAGAGACAGCGCTTGCGGGAGAGGAATTGTTTATTTCCAACTATAAAGCAAAGTCTACGGTTCTTTTGGAAGAGGACATTCTTTGAAGGAGAAGAGAAGAAATGCTCGCTATTAGAGAAGTAATTTTAGATGAGAAGTTAAATGAAGTTGCCTATGTAGTAAGTGGAACAATGCAGGAGTTTGGAGAAGGAGAGTCTAACAGAGAGACGCGGAGAGTTCTTACTGTTGAGGAACTGGCTAAGAATTACAAAGATGTGATTCCGTCTGTCTCTTATGCGTCTGGAAAGCTTGAATTTCCGATTGTAGCAGGTTCTCGCTATACGAGAGTGGTTGAGCATGTTTATATGACAACTTCCGATGGCATCAAAGAGATTAAAGCGGAGATTAAGGTTATCGGGCGGCTGAAAAAGAGAACAGGCACATTTAGTAATCCGAGGCTGTCTAATAATTTAGGCTACAGAATTGAGATTGACGGGAAGGTGACTGATGTCGATGCCGCAGAACTTTTCCGTCTTAGCCGTTGGATGCCGCTTTCTGATGGTTTGAAAGTGATTCGTGGACATAGAGGCTGGGGATTTTATTATGCCTTGAATAGCGGGGTGGAAAATATTGTCGTAGGGGATGGAGACGAGATTTGCGACTATGACTCTAATACAGTTAGTTTTATAGAAGATACAGGAAGTATCGGAGAGTTTATTAAGTTTATCGCGGAGCAGAACGGAAAGATTGCGGTAAAGCGTCCATTTAGCAAGGGAGCATTATCGGAGAGTCTTGTTGTAGAAGGCATTTCTGAATATGAGTTTGCAGAGCCGAAGCTTGTTTGCGCTCTTGACAGAATGACTTTATCGTTAAGGACGAATCGTTCTGTTAATGTGCGGTTTTCTGATAGCCACAAGGTTTACTCATTAAATATCAGCGGTGAGCTTATGCTGGTTAAAAACGGTGAACTGGTAGCAAAGAATTTGCTTGTGATTTTCCCGAATAAGGAGTCAATTCGTGCGCTTACAGAAAAATACGGAAAGTATTTGCTGATTCAGTCTGTTAATGACAAGGGCAGTAAGCTGGTAGGCGGTGATGTTTATAGCGTTGGACTTTTCGGCATTGCGGTGACAAATGGTCTGACTAGCTACGGTAAGCTTAGAGCGGTTACGGTTGTGAAGCTTTGTGCAGAGAAGCATAGGGTTTTCACGCAGATGACAGCCATTAAGTTGGAGATGTGTGAGGCAAGCCCTACCAGAAAGCCCGTGATTCCGTATACAGGTGATAATGACACAGAGTTATCGCGTCTTAGAGGTGTGGGTGTCGATACGATGTCGGGTAATATTAAAGTAAGTGGCGATGTCGAGAAGAGTCGTGTCGGGCTTCGGTTTGACTGTAAGACAGAGAATGTGCCTGTTCCCGAAGCAGTAAAGAGCGGAAGTCTAAAAGAGCTTGAGGCTCGGTATGAAGAGCTTTCAAAGAGATATTCAGAGATTGAGCTTACGCTTTGGCTGATTGCACACAGTCGTTTTGCGTCTGGATGCACGGATAAATACGACAGTTTTTATGCACCGTCATGGGGATTAAAGTATGCAGGGGAAGAGCGTAATATGCACGCCTACGAGACGAAAGAGGACGGATTTAAGCTGTTGATTAACGGAGAGGTTGTGACAGAGGATAGAGCAGTAATCGCGATGCGTAAGCACGGAACAGGTAGAAAGCGCGGCAGACCGAGAAAGAATGCAGAAGTAGAAAAGGCACAGTAACTCCGTTTAAGGATTTAGGGAAGAAGCAAGAGATAAAGCCAAGTAAGGAGGCAGGAGATGTTTCATGTGCGGGAAGTAGTATTTGACGAAAATCTGGAAGAGGTTTCTTATGTGATTGAGGGAACAGAAGCAGATTTTAAGCTTAGTGGTTCAACGAGAAGTACTGTCCGTAGATTGTTGTATGCCAAGGATTTGAAAGAAAGACGCGCAACGATAAATAAGTTTATATCGTATAAGAGCGGTGAGCTTGAGCTTTATGACGGGATGCATCACACTGTTGAAAGGGCTTACCTAATTAAAGGCAAGGAGGTAATTGAGGGAGAAGCAGAGATTAAAGATATTAAGAAACTTGTTTATAAGGGATTGAATGGGGTAGAGTATAGCCTTAACAAGTTTCAAGTAACTGTTCTAGGAGTGACTCGTGAAGTTAATATATGGGAATTGCGAAGGTTAATGAAATGGCTTCCAAGTAGAGGTGAATTTAGAATTGCAAAACAACAGTTTGCTTCTGAACCTCCTATTTCGGTGGAATATCGTTTGTTTCTTCGCAACTTTCCGTTTGCGATTCCGAAGGAGTATGTTTCTTTGGACACTGTTTCGCCAGAATTTGCTTATTGTGATAAGGAAGAAAACTATAGCATTACAGGTTTTGTACGATTCGTGAGAGAGATTGGCGGTAAGTTTGCCTTGAAGCGGGATTTTGATAGTTCCGTGCTTTCAGATAGATTAGAGATTGCTTCTGTAGATGAGTGGGAAGTTGCAGAGCCTATAGTTCATTATTCGACTAGTAAGATGGCTGTTTATCTAGGTACTAAGCGAAATGTAGTTGTTAGACTGCGAGTTGGAAATAAAGTTCTTCCGAAAGAGTACGAGATTACGGTTAAAGGTGCTGTTCCATTAGTGTTAAACGGAAGGGTTGTAAATCACGCTAATTTAGCCGTATTTATACCAAGCAGAGCGGAATGTAATAAGCTAAGGTTAAGGTATAAGGAGCTTGTATTATTTAATCCGATTAATCATGAGGAAAATCCATTCAATGAGCTTGTTGGATATTATGCTCATTTTATCGGTCTTTCTGTTGATGGTATGCTGATTGGTCGTAATTTCTCGCCTACTCCTATGCATATGTGGTTCTTGCTCGAAGAGGAAATGCGGTTACAGCGGGAAATCTGTGAGGCGTTGCGAGAACATTCGGAGATTGCGGGGGACAAAAAGGTTGCTAGGTTTTCTACAGGTGAGGAACAGAGACTTAATAAGGCAAAAATTGACCTAGTAACAATGTCTGTTTGCACAAAGGCGATGCTTCCGAGTAGCCAGACTGGGGTTATGTTTCGGTTGCCAAAGAGTTTAGCTGTGCCGTCAAACTATGAACTAGCAATGGACGAGATTATTGAGAAAAGTGCGGGCGAATTAAGGGATAAACTTATAAAGCTTAGAGAGAAGCTTTCCTGCATAGAGAAGCTAATCTGGACTACAGCACATCAGCACTTAAAGTATGAAAGGTATCGGCGTTTTCGGAACTCTAAGGGGTGGAATCTTTCGTTTATCGGTAAGGGAAGTCGTACGGATGGGTTGATTTTCGGGGGTAGGTCTAAGGTGGAAGTGTATTCGACTGCACTTGAGGGGCTTACGGTAACGATTTGTCATCCCTTCGGACGAGAGGTTTAATTAGTCCCCTGCCCCTCAAATCGCCCGTTTAAGATGTGTTAGAGTGTCAGTTGACAGTCTCTATAGTCTAGCTCCCTTCCGTTCGTTTCTGGGCGTTCTGGTGGCTCACAGGGGAATCCCTAGGGATGTGAGGTTCTGGTCGGGTTTAGGCACTGTCAGAGTCTAAAATTTTCCGAGGTAGACGCTTTCCTGTACCAAAGCCCGTTTATTGGGTATAAAATTTTGGCACGGGTTTAGAAATACGGAGGTATAGAGATGTCAGATAAAGTTAGGCTGTCGGCAACAGGGGTTGTTGTCAATGGGACAGGATATCTTCTCGGGTTTATGGTGACGGATGGGAAGGCTACGCAGGCTGTACCGCTTGATTCACTTCGGAGAAATGGGGTCATTTTAGCGGGTCAGATAGACTTTAGGGGCGGTAAGTTTAGGCTTATGACAGGGTTTAGCCTAAAGGATTTGCCTATGCTTCGGCTTGGAAAAGACGGCGCGACACAGTTTGTAGACAATACAATGCGTGTAGTGGCTCGTATTACGGAGAACGGGGAGTTAAAGGGGTATCGGGTATCGTATCTGGATGTAACGCTCAATTTAGCTATGTCGGATTTGCGTAGGCTTGCGAGCTGGTTTAGGCTTGACGGGTATGCGGTTCGTAAGGGCGATGAGGGGTATCATCTGGTGGGTTTAAGTGGAAACTCGGTGCTTAAGCTTAGAGAGATAGCGCTTAATGCAAAGAAAGACGCGCGGGAGAACGCTCCTGTAAAGGGTAGCGCGGTAAGTATCGTAGAAATTCTCCGAAAGGTGAATGATTTTGGCGGTAAGGTCGTGTTGTTTAACAGTGACGAGAAACCGACTATTGGGGAGATACGGGAGACTACGGCGAGCGGGTTTACTTCGTTAAAGCTCGGAGAGGTAGGTTCTTCTTCTTTGCAGTATTCGGAGCATAAGCTAAATGCTTCTATCATGTTTCGGGAGTATGGTGTCGTAACGGTAGAAGTTACGGACGAGGGACGGGTGTTGCAAGTTCCCGCATACAAGCTTAGGAGCAGGGTAATCTTAAAAGACGGCAAGATAAATATACCAAAGTTTTCAGTGGCGTTTACGAAAGAGAGCGGAGCAAAGTTTGCAGAGTATTATAAAGGAGTGCTTACGCTAACACCTGTCAAGTCAACGCCTATGGAGAGCGCATTAGGTAGTGAGTTTAGCTGTATGTATCAGATAGATACAGGGGAGCTTACGCTTGTCACGCAGGAGAAGATTAAGCGGGAAATTCTAAGTGTGTCGGATGTAGCAAACATAGCGAAGGCTTTGATTTGCACAAAGGCGGCAATTTCGTATCTGAACGCAAGAGTTTATGAGGTATCTGGAGAGCAGGAAGAGGGGATTTACGCGCCATATCGGAAGTATTCCGAGGTAGAGAGGAACTATATCGGAGCGGCGGGGGTGAATTTAAGCACAGGTACATATACGGCAACGGAGGCGTTAAAGACGACAATCCCTGCGAAGGAGAGCATTTCTGTGGAGTATTCGGTAGCGGGGTTTAAGAGTGCGCCGAGTGCGTCACAGATAGTGAGTGGGAAAGCGGATAAGTTTGTCACGGCAGACCTGCGGGAAGCGATAGACGAGTATGAGCGGCTAAAGGGAAGTCCTTCGGAGGCGCTTGTGTATCTTAGAAAGAAGTTATCCTTCTTTAAGACGCGGAAGGAGCTGTATATAAAGTATCTCTGGGGGCATAATACAGCGATGTTTGCAAACGGGGAATATAAACTGCTACGCGGGGACGGTTTTTCTGACTTAAAGGCGGTAAAGACTGGGGAGACGAAAGCGGGAAAGTATACAGAGTATAGCGATAGCGAGACAGGTTTAAGCGTAAAGGTATTTAATACAGTCCTAGGCTAAGAGGAGCAACGAACAAAGGCATAACAAACATATGTGCAATAAACATAGGCGCGACAAACGGGTGGCTGTCTGGCTTTAATTGAGCCAGACAGCTGTTTAAGACGGAGTAGACGAAGATGGTCTATAGATTTAGCGAGATACTTGGCGATGAAGTTTATAAGAATAGGGTGATATTCCTGCTCGGGGAGCATTCGTTCTTTAATAACATAGTCATTGACAGAGTTAGGGACATTGCGATTCCGAGGGAAGAGGTAAATGCAGAGCAAGTTCTGGATTTAATGTCGGAGTTCGGTGTAACCTCGGATAAAGAGGTTTCTCGTGGAAACAGTGTAGGGTTTGACGAGTTTCTGGACAGTACGAGTAGCTATCCGATGCGAGGTTTCTGGTATTGTAGCGTAGAGTATTCAGAGCTAACGGATAAACAGAGGGAGCGGCTTGGTGTTTATATGAAGTCACCGCAGGAGACTGGGTATCTGGTTATAACGGTCAAGGACTTTCGGAAGCATAGGGAAATTCTTCGTAATAATCTTGTATCTAGGGGAGCAAGTGTCTGTGCGGTGCGACTTAGTTTTCCAGATAGAGTGTCATTAACGGAGATAGTTAAGAAGAAGCTACTTGACGGTGGGGTTAAAGTAGACGATAGAGGAGTACAACTATTTATTTTAAGGCTAAGTAACGCCTATAACGAGTATAGTGACTGCTTATCGTCTATTATCACAATGTATTCTGGGAAGAGCATCGGGTATGAAGAGGTGCTTGATGCGTTGCAGGGGACAGAGAACTACGCGGTTGATGACTTTGTTTATGCCCTGTTAAATCCGATGGGGAGCGGTAAAGTCGTAAAGCGCAGGAAGATATATCGGATTTACGGGAGCTTGATACAGAGTATGAGCGCGGAGAGGCTTCTAAATACGCTGTTAAACAAGATAGACATCTTTATTTCGTTTCGTAGACTTATCAATAACGGAGATTTGCCCGTGTCGGTAGCGTATAGCGCAACGGAAGTGCAGGATAAGCTTCCAGAGGATAGCCGATTAAAGACATATAGCGCGTATGTGTTTAAGCGTATGGCGCGGATAGCGTCTATGGCATCGCTTGAGGATTGGCTTAATATGCGGTTACTACTTAATGAGGCTAAGAGGCAGGGGAAGATAGGGCTTGAGGATAGGTGTGAGAAGGCGCTGTTTTCTATGATGCATCGTAGTGTGCTTGGGGACGAGAGGTTCTTTAATGACTCTGGGTTTATAAGCACGGTAGGGGATAGTGAGCTTTATAGTCTAAATACGGTATTCTTTCGGGTTTAAGGAAAGGGGGAGATAGGATACATGCGAAGAATGTCTTTAATTCTGGTGCATTGCGGGATTGTGATTCTGGTAAGTGATAAGCGAGATAGGGCAATAGAGATGTACGCGGTGCGGGAGTTAAAAGGTTTAGGGGAAAGGGAACGCGAGCGACTTATAGAGAGTGGACTTGTTTGTGATAAGGCGTTTGAGTTAGCCGAGCTTCCCGTAGATGTAGTTATTTATCGGGATGGAGTTCGAGTGGACGATAATGTGCTTACGATTCAGTAAGGGGAGGAAAGATGGCGCGGGTAGTTGCGAATTTAGTTTTGACTGGGATTTTCACGGTAGATACGAAAAAGAAGAAAGTGGTTGTCGGGGGGTATGAGGTCTTTCTTACAGACATTCCGTTTATAAGGTATCGGTTTAAGCGGTTTGACGAGGGGTGTGATGAGTATATTATTTCGATGTGCGAGAAGTTTAAGACAGCGACACCGCTACTTGAGGTAACGCTATATGAGAAGTGTCATGAAGATATAGCTAGGCTAAGTAGCAAGATACCAAACCTAGCGGTAATGTTTTATATTCCGATAGAGGACGGGGATGTAGAGAAATCCGACATAAGCGAAGAGAGTAAGGCGTTATTACAGGAAGTTGTAGATAGCGGAGTAGAATACGACAGGATTATGCTAAAGGATAACAGCAATACGCTGTTTACAGTCTCGTTTAACAGTATGAGAGCTAGTATTCAGCGTATTACTGGGTGCGAAGTTGGGAAAGTAGGAGTTTGCAAGAGTCCTTTGTCGGCATATAACAATAATGCTTGCATTCCTGCAATCGTAGCACGGGAGATTCTAGTAAATCACGACAGCAAGAGTAACACGACTCCGACTGCTAGGATGGAGTGCAGGAACGGTGGAAAGTGCTGTTGTATTAGAAACATCGTGATAGATAGGGACATTTTGCTTAGTCGTCCTTATGTAGAGAAAGCTTCGGGTGAGAGTTTATTTACTGGGATGCCGAAGCCAAGTCCTGTAAAGCGAGAGCGGCGGGAGAGAAAGGCAAAACAGCACTTGATAGGGAATCTTGTAGACGGGAAGTTAAAGTGGTGAGGAAGTATAACAGGGTTTACCTATATACTTTCGAGAAAATCAAATCTTAAGAAAAGGTTGACTAAAAGGTATTTATTAACGGCTTATTCTTATGCAATTATCCTAGAATAGTAGGTTGACAAAGGGAGCAGAAACAGCTAATATATCTAAAGAAAATATTACGAAGTCCTAAAGGTAGGTCGGGGACAGCTGTTTTGTCTGCTTCTTCATAAGCAGTGGAGGAAATCGGGATGGCGACTTTTCGCAGATGGTGTATGTCGGCAAAGCTGTTTGAGCCAGAGAGTACGCACGAGGCGAGTGCGTATATCGCGAAGAATTACAATAAGCTGGTAAGTTACGCGAGGGGTCAAGGGATAGACCCTGCGAAGGCAGAGGATTTGATTGTAGATGTAACGATTTCGGTGTGCCGTGCGGAGTGGCTGGGCGAGTGGGTAACTGCGGTAGAGTGCGGGTATATGCAGATAGAGCAGTATATCTACGGGAAAATCAAGAAGTATGCAATGTTTCCAGCGTATAGGCGGGCAAGCACGGGGGCGTGGGTTCGTAAGAAGGCAAACGGCAAAGAGGTTTATATGCAAGTCGAGATACCTTCCTGTGGGGCAGAGGATGCCGAGGAAAAGGGTCTGCCAGACTATCAGCTAGCGTATATGAATCTATCGACATACGATAATCTGGAGGCAGTCGAGGCAGAGGAGTCGTTTGAAGAGGAGCTAGCGTATGTTTTAAGCTTTGACGAGATGAGTAACGGCTTAATCAGTCGAATTTTACGGAATCTGGACTACTACAAAGCGAACGCGAGTTTTCTGGTGAGTAGCGGGGTTTCGGAGATGTTTAACAGTTTTGGGGAAGCGTTTGCGGAAGCGTTTGAGGATATAGTTAAGACGACCGCTAGGGATGACAGCAAATTGATAAGAGCGCTTAGAAAGGCGTAGGGGCATCAGCAGTTTCTAATAACGCAGAAGAATCGGGAATTATTTCTTGATTTTCTGTGTTTTAGTTAAGATTCTTTCATTAGTGGTGGGTGAATTGTAATGCAGAAACTAAAGTTGACTGCCGTAGCACAGCTACACGAGGGGAGTAACCGATGCTTAATTGAATATATGGAAGCTTCTCGTAGAGATTACGGTAAAGCATTAAGAGAAGCTTTCTATACAGTAAGAAGAGGAGGACTCAATAAGTCAAAGTACAACACCTATCTCCAGCATAACTACGGAATATCTAAGCGAACTGCAAGTTCTATCATTTCTGACGCTCAAGGGCGTTTTAATGCTCTTAAGGAGCTAAAAGAGTATGAAAAGAAGCAGTTGGAGAGAAAGATTAAACATCTTGAGAGTATAGTTATTCCAAAGTTAGTTGAGAAGAGGGAGCAGAATTCAACTAAGCTTCAAAACGGAGTATTTGTTTCGTTGATTCAACAAAGGAATCTAAGGTTAAGAGTAGTTTCAAAAAAGGCTAAACTAAATAGGTTGAAGCAGAAGCTTACTGTGTTAAGGTATCAACTAAAAACGGGGAAGTTAAAGCTTTGTTTTGGAACGAAGAGGCTACTCAAGCAAGACCATGATAAGTTTATTGAGCAACGAGATAGTCAAATGACATTTATAGGGGCTAGAGAGGAGAAATCTTGTAACCAAGTCTTACAGTTGACTTACAATCGAAGAAGTAATCAGTTTTTGATTAGGCTAAGAAAAGACTTTGGAGGGTATAAGTCGGCTAAAGGTGAAGATAGATATGTCTACGGCAAAGTTTATTTCAATCATCATAAGGGACAGATTGTTTCAATTTTGAGGTCTAAGGCTAGTCCTTTGTCCTATAAGATAGTTAAAAGGAACGGGAGGTATTATCTATACTGCACCTTTGAGTTTCAAGTAGGTAATGAGGGATTAGTTACTCGTTCTTCTTATGGAACGATAGGACTGGACTTTAACAAAGGGTTTGTGACATTGTCAGAGACGAATCAATACGGTCATTTAGTTCAAACAGAGTTTATGTCTTACCGTTTCAAGTCTGGAAACAAGACCAAGACAGACCTACAATCAATAGCAAATCATGTAGTTAAGTTAGCATTGATAACAGGTAAGGATGTTTGTATAGAGAATCTTGATTTTAGAGTAACAAAAGCAAAGACAGAATCAAGGGTAGGAAAGAAGTATAATGAGATGCTTCATTCTCTAGCATATAGAGAGTTTAGTGACACGATGGAGAGTGTAGCGTACAGAAACAGAGTTGAATTACACAAAGTCAATCCAGCGTGGACATCTTGGCTGGCAGAGAGAGTTTACTGTGAACCAATGAAGTTAAATATACATACAGGAGCATCATATGTAATAGCACGGCGAGGACAAGGGTATAAGGACGCTGTGTAAGAGTATTTCAAAGATAGCCTTATCCTATACAGATGTATTCAACGCAAGATAGTTGAGCATCTCCCTTTAGGATGAAGTTTAATAGAAGTCCTAACAACAATTCTTATTGTGTGGCTTTATAGTCGAAATGGGATGAGCTAGGATGGAATAGGTTAACCGTAAGACCTTGAGTTGCAAAACTCTAAAATTGAGCTAGAGATGTGGGTTTCTTAATTTTCGCAGTTTCTAGTTACGGGATAATACGGGGCAGGGGATTTACTTCGGAGGTATCGTATATATGAGTAGGTTACTTGACAGTAAGCTTGACGAGTTAGACGCAGAAATATCAGCGATAGAGCAAAAGAAGCGCGGGTATTTGTACGATTGTAGACTCTATGAAGAAGATAATATTCTTTGTGGGAGTAGCCAACTTGATTTTGAGAAAGCCGCCGTGACGGAGTTTATGAGAGAGGAAGAGCGAGCGCGGAAGAAAGCCCTTGAGCAGTCAGACCGTATAGTAGGCGCTTGTGGGGAGTATGGTCGGTATCTCTGTAGTCGTCTTAGGATTCGCCCCGATAGTCCAGAGTATCAAGAAGTTTGCGATGAAGCGATAGAGTATTTTGCGAGAGCGCGTGACATAAGCGAATACCAAGTGTGTAACTTTGAGAATCCGTTAAAGTCCTTTGTTTATAACGGATTAAAGAATGTGATACGGCGACACGCTACGAAGAAGAAGCGGGAAGCGGAGCGGTTTGTTTCGTCCGAGTTAATAAACGAGTCTGGGGAGACAACAGACATTTTCGACTTGATTCCCGACAGTAGGTCAGAGCAGGCATTAAGCCTAGTAGAAGATAATGAGCTGGTTTCTGCGGTAGAGATGCTTGCGTCCGATAGGTATAGTGAGAGCGGGGTAGATTTGCTTTGTTTTTGCTATGTAGCGGTAAAGACGGGGTATCAGATAAGTGACGCACAGTTTGCTGTTGAGTGTAGTTTGCTTGGGATAGATAGCCCGAGGGAGCTTGAGGAAGAGCTTAGGAGTAAGCCTGAGGCGAGAGAGGTGCTTCGGAACATTTCGATTTGCGGTGACAGTTATCAAGACGCGAGCGAGTGTATTGCAGAGGTTTTGCGGAGGTACTTGTATTGCGGCGAGGAGATAGACAAGATGCTCTGCAAGTGACTAAGTTTATGAGGTAGAGCGCACCAACTGGTGCGCTTTTATTTTAGGGAATAATAGGCACATAGTTGGAAAACTATCTGGTACACAAGACTTCCGTGTTGTATAATTTTCTTATAGAAATTTTCTGCGGAGGGTCGGGCATGATTGAGATAAAGCATACGCGAGGCGAGGTCACGGATAGGCTCGTGACTAGGCTAAAGCAACGGAAGTTTGAGACGAGGGTGGACAGTGACGCGATAGACAGTGAGGTAGTTCGGATAACGGAGAAGCCGTCAAGGGTAACAGGGGAGGCGGCAGAGAGGCGGCATGAGCAGAACGCGAAGGCGCTCTGTGACTATCTTTGTGAGATAGAGGCGGTTTATCAGAAGCTAAAGAATAAGCAGGGTTTAATCCGTATTGAGTATAACGCGGTCGATTCCCTTGTAGTATCGCGTCCGATAAGTCTACGAAAAGTAGATATGTTTAGCTTTGAGACAACGGATGTGTTAGATATGTCGGGGTATAAGATGATAAGGGTCGATTATACGCATCTCGTAAAGTGTATGCTGTTTAGCCTAGCGCATAAGGATTTAGGTTATCCGCATGACTATATGGAGGAGTTTCTTTGCGGGAAGTCGAGCATGGCGTATAGCACGGACATATCGCTACTGGACAGGGTTTTAGAAGAGGTGTCGTTTAATAAAATCCGAAAGACAGCGATAGGGGACAGTTTGTATCATAGAGTGCATGGCGGGGTCATTGTCGGGTATTACGGGGATAAGATAGCGGCAAAGACTTATGACGAAGTGGCGGTGCATGATGGTAATAAGACGATGCAGAGGGTGCTGAACGAGGTTCTGGAAAGGTTTATAGACAGATGCAAGGACTTATCGCTTGCGGGGCTTTATAACAGGGGATTTACATTGATTTGCAAAGAGGAAGCGACAAAGAAAGAAGTGTTAGAGGTTTTGTCGGAGGGTGTATGCGTAGAGCTGTTCGGACGGAAGTTTGAGGCGCATCCGTTAATCACTTGTATAGACGCGAAAGGTTGATAGGAGGGCGGTATGGAAGGCAACAAAGTAGTTTATTGTCACTTTTCTTTTAGGCGACCGAGGGGAGAGGGGTACGGAATCTTCTCGTGTGCTTTGTATAACGACTATGACGGGACAGAGCCAGTAATTAAGCGGGTATGTATGGAGGAGTTATGGAAAGACCATCAGCATATCACGGCGATTCAAGCCTACAGGTTTGCGTTAGACAGTATATATAAGTGGCAGGCACATTTACTTAGGTTTGGGGTAGTCGCGGTATTACTGGTTACGGACAATCAGAATTTAGCGGGTTGGATATTAAATCCGAAGAAGGGCAGTTTTAAGGAGTATATGCGGAAAGCGTATCGTCCGTACCAGATAGGAACGAAGCGGCTCACAATCACGGTAGGTCTTTGTATTCCGAGAGACTACGAGAAGTCGCACAAGTTCTGTAAGTTAGAGTTTGTAGAGAACTATGACGAGTTTATGCAGAAGGGAAAGCAGACGAAGCTAGCGCTTGGCGGTATGCGACTAATGTCGGATGTGATAGCGGAGGATGTACCCGAGGGTGTTTCGGAGTTTAAGCCAATAAGTTCAGAAGAGGCTTTGAAGGCTAGAGACGAAGAGGAGCAGTAAGGTTTAGTTTGTTTGTGAGAGAGCGAGGTAGAGGGATGAGTGCGATTAGGTTGTGGTTGGTTGCGCGGGATACTGTTAAAAAGACGCTGATAGCGCGTGCGTTTGGAAATGAAAACGAGTTTTATAGTTTTCCAGAGGAATTGCTTAACAATCCCAGTGCAAGTGTTCTTTTATGTGAATACATAGTAGGGCTTAAGCTAAAAGAAGATTACACAGCAGAGGTTATTGCAGATTGTGTAACGCTAGAGGACGGGATTGTAGCAGGCAAGAACACAGTTACTCTGGCGATTTGCGGTGGGATGACTACTGGGATTGATTATGTACCTATGCTCATTTTTTGAAAGGTAAGCATTATACAGCACCGTCCAAGATTGATGTGTGTTGTAGGAGAGCAACAGACAGTAGCATGAGGTATCATCTCTTACTTGCACCTTGGGGTCATTACAACTCTGGAAGTATTCAGGAGGCTCTGGCAGATACACTCGGGAAATTTGGAGTTACTACGCTTGACAGCGTATCAATGTTAAACGCGGAATTAAATTTAGAGTCGTTTGATTATTTTCCAAGTGCTTGGGTTGATGAGTGGGAGCGCTCGCTTGGGGGCTATATTGAGTCTTATGAGGAAGAGGCGCAGGAGTGGGTCAAGGCTATAAATGTAAAATACGGGTTCGGGCTTGAGTATAGCGAAAGGCGGCTCTGGCAGGGGGATGATATAAAGTCCGTGCCAATCAAGGAGAAGTTGACACTTGAGCTTCCGAGAGGCGTTTCATATTTAGGTAGAGACGGGAGAAGTTTTTCAAGTTTTGCAGGAAAGGTTAAGACTCTGGTAATTCCCGCTATGATGCACGGTTATCACGGTAAAATTGCGGAAAACGCCTTTTCTGGAATAGGTTTAGAGTCAGTGCTTTTTAAGGGTGAGCTTGAATATATTGGAGACCATGCTTTTTCTGGGAATCATTTAACAGAGCTTTGCTTGCCGTATATTGCAATAATTGGAGCAGGTGCTTTTGCAGATTGTGGTGAGTTAAAGCATGTAACAGTGTTTAATCTTGAAGATGGCTGGCATTTGGATTGGCATTTAGAAACTTGGAATGAGGTAAAGCAGTATTCTGCGATAGAGGGAATTGTAGACAGAAAGTATTGGAACATCCCGATAAAGAGCGTTTTAACTTCGCAGTATCCAAGCGGTAGTAATGCAGATGGTTTTTCTGTTGGGGACATTCCTACAGAAGAAATAAGATGCGTGCATGATGCGAGTGTTTGTAAGGGGATACTCACAGGAAGCTCAAGTTTTTCAGAGAAGGAACTCTATGGAATCGGAGTTAATGAGTATCTGCAAGCCACAAAGATACTTTCAGAGCTTGATTTGGGCAGAAGTAGCAAAGTGAGGGGATACTTGAACTCGTGCGGTATTGAGGTTGCGGAGCTTCTAATGGAGGCTTTGCTTAGGAGTAAGACTGACAAGACTGGTGGAATAGTAAGTGCTTACAAGCCTATATCAAAGGATACAGTAAACTTTATTCCGAAGTTTGGTTTGATTTCGAGGAATCGTTTTTATGGAGAGTTGTCTAATGAAGTAATTAAAGTAGACAGGGTTAATGGAGAGGGAGAAATTGAAGTCCCGAACGGTGTGTCGTTTATATGTAAGCGGGCATATCAAGGAGTGAAGGCAAAGGGGCTTAAATTACCATCAACTTTGCGGGTGATTGATGACTACGCCTTTAAGGATAGTACGCTTTGCGGTGAAGTTATAATTCCAAAGTCAGTGAAAGCTATAGGAGATGGTGTATTTAGCGGAACTAACATAGATACAGTATCGTTTAGTGGGGGTTTTCCTGCTTTTGGCTGTAGTGTTTTTGCTGGGATGAGCAATCTTTCAAAGATTGTTATAGAAAGAAAGTCTCTCCCATATATGCAGTTTATTATCGCCTATGCAATCTCTGACAGGTTGTACTATACGCACATAATAGAATATATGAAAGAGTCTGGGCGTAGTATCTTGTCTAGGGAAGGTACGGAAGGTGACTGGGTGCGCAGGGAGTTTCAGACTAAGGTTTATCGGCAGGATGGTAAGCTAATCGGTACACTTGCTACGCTTAGGTCAGAGTTGTTAGAAGCAGGAATTCAGAGAGAGTTAAACGAGACTGTTTGTAATCGAGGTTATCTCAGTCACATAGGATATGACACAAGAAAAGAGGCGACTGATAAAATACTTTCTCTTGCTGGGTACAGCAAGCTGACATCGGCACCAGAGAAGCGGAAGGCGCTTAATGAGATTTGCGGGATGATAAGTTCTCCGACAGGTAAGTTTAATAAGGCACTTGCCCTAGCGCTTAGAGAGCGGCTATTTGGAAGTGATACACAGGATTTGGAGCTAGGTAGTTCTGCGAGTTCGAGGAAGTCAAGGGCGTGGAATGGAAATGGACTTACAAGTGATTTGATGGTTGAGTTTTCGGGTAAGCTGTCGGAGTCGATAAAGGCAGAGCTAACACGGGGCAAAGCTAAGAATCGGACAAAGGTAGCTAATGGAAGCGAAGATACGGGAAATGACGAGAAACCGAGTGCAAGGGAACTGGCATTAGAGGCAGAGATAGCCAAACTAAAGGCAGAGCTAAAGAAACAAGGCTTAATCTAAGCCTAGAGGGAAGATATGCTTTGGACAACGGGGACATATACGGATAATCAGACTTATAGCGTTATAGCGTGCATAGATAAGCAGTATTCCGAGGTTATAATCGGGTTTAGCGGGAAGATAATATCCGCGTATAAGCTGGAGGGTCTTAGGGATGAGTATTTAGCGGGAAGTCCGATGGCGAAAGAGATTTATAAGACTTTGAAGCGCGGGATAGGCGGTTGTAAGTCAAGTAACGGAGTCCCCGTGCCGTTCCAGCTAGGCGCGTGTGTGGAGCATAGTTTTCAGAGGGCTGGGGTAGATTTTTCGATACGGCGGTTTAACAGTGGTTTATGCGGGGCGTATATAGCGTCCCGCAACTTTACGCTTGACTTAAGTTTGGCGAGTTCTGCGCCGAGTGGACTTAGTTTGCCGTATGTAAAGTTAGCGAAAGAGACGAGTGATGCAAGTTTTGACGCGAGTAGTATATATGTGCGTCCGCTTGAGGAGATAGGCTTATTCAAGGACATAAGTTGGCTAAAGGATAAGCGGTATAAGGTTGTAACAGACGAGCGGGAAGCGGAAGAGCTGTTTAGCCGTATTGAGGAGAAGATACGGACAAACCCGAATACGCCGATAGCGTTTGATACGGAGACAACGGGCTTAAAGATAAATATGTTTGGGCGTATCGGTTCGGAGCGAGCAGAGGAACTAAAGCGGTATAACGAGAGTGTAGGTAAGTCAAAGCAGAAGGGTGTAGATAAGCTAGTCGGGTTTATCTACTGCCTAGAGCAGAATGTGAGTTATTATTTCCCCGCAGGGAATAGAAAGTTTCATAACTTGTATTCTGATATAAACGACCATTTGACGAAGCAGACAGCGGATAGGATAAAGGCAGACTACACGGTAGGGCGGTTTCGCAGTCGGGATGACGACATGGCACGGTATATCCGAAAGACTAGGGTAGAGGATTTCGGGTGCGATGTCATTTTGATGGAGCGAAACAGGGATATACTGGAGAAAGGGTATCTAGTCGGGCATAACGGAACATTCGATGCGAAGGTAGCCTATTTATACAGCATAGACATAAACTTCCGCGAAGATAGCATGATATTGCATCAGCTTGTTTACAAGTTCCGTTCTACGACTAGCAATCGAGGGGAGAGTTCCGCATTAAAATACTTGGTAAAGCGGGAGTTTGGCGTAGACCAGCTTGAGCTTACAGACTTTTTCGACCCGAATGCGTATAGTACGACAAAGACTAAGAAGAAGGAATTAGGGATTGACTTCTCGTATATGGATTTAGAGGGGTCAACAGCGTATGCTCCAGCAGACGGAGACTTTACGCTACAGTTGTTTATCCGATATAAGAGTGCGCTTCTTAAAAATTTCAAGTCTCTTGAGTATATCTACTATGTCGAGGTGCTTGTAAGTCTCGCGATAGCGTATATGGAGTTTTACGGCTATCGTATAAACGAAGAGAAGATAGATGCGACTCGTGACAAGTATTTAGTGCAGAAAGCGGAGCTTGAGCATAAGATACGGCAGATGGTAGGGTATTCGACCGAGAAAGAGGAAGCGGTGTTTGCGTCTTTAGCGGGGGCTACTGATAGAGAGGCGAAGATTCGGATATTGCCAGAGGCGATAGCGGTTATGGCAGACAGTGAGAACGCCTTAAACTTGACTTCGCCTATAAAGGTAGCAGAGCTGTTTTACGATGTGCTTAAAATGCCGATGGGGGAAAAGAAGTCAGTCAGTAAGACAGCGCTTGCAGGGTTAAGTAAACAAGCGGGCAAGAACGGGGAGATAGTTCGGGTTTATCAAGAGTGGAAAGGCGTGGATACGCTTCTAACAAAGTTTTTCGGGCGCTTACAGGAGTTTATGTATCCGAGCGGGTTTATTTTCTCGCATTTCGGACAGATAAGTACGGCGACAGGTCGAATGAGTTGTAGTAGCCCAAATGCACAGCAGTTTCCGAAGTCGATTACGGCGATAATCGAGCCGAGGAAAGATTGTGTCATGTTTGATGCCGACTTTTCACAGATAGAGTATCGAACGCTTGTAGCTTTGGCAGGGGAGGAAGCGTTAAAGGAGAAGTTTAGAGACCCCGACATGGATTATCACACGACTATGGCGAGCTTAATGTATGGGGTAGACTACGCTTCTGTTACGCCGAAACAGAGAGGCGAGGCGAAAGGCTTTAATTTCGGTATACCTTACGGCATGGGAATCACTTCTCTAACGATAAGACTATTTGGAACGGCTACGAAAGAGAATATCGAAGCGGCGAAAGAGAAGTACGAGTTATATTTCAGAGACCAGCCGAATGTCAGAAAGTTTTTTACGAATGTCAAGGAATCTGCGGAGGTTTATGGGTATACGGAGACGAAGTGGCACAGGAGACGCTATTATTCGTTTAAGGATAAGGACGGAAATGTAAGCAGTAAGGCGAAGGCTTCTGCGCTAAGGCAGGCAGGAAACGCGGTGATACAGGGAACGGCGGCAGACATATTCAAGATTTCGGTAGCGCGGAATTTCAGCTATATCCGTAGAAACGGGCTTATGGGGAAGCTGTTTATCGTGAATATGATTCATGATGAGCAGTTGATGGAGTGTAATGTCAAGGAGTTAAATCCGAAGCGGGTATTAGCGGATGTAGTGCAGAATATGGAGTTGAAGTTAGACGGATTCCCGCCTTTGTATGTAGGAGCTGGAGTAGGTTTATCTTGGAAAGACGCGAAGGGAAAGATGGCAGAGATACATCCAGACCTAGCGAACGAGTATATAGAGGAATCGAAAGATACGCCGATATTTAGGGGAGAAGATAGCGTATCAGAGAGTCCAGAAGAGGTGTTAAACTACTTTAACGAGCGGGTAGTAGACTTTAGAGTACGGAAGATAACTAAGTATGTCTTAGACAAGGGTAATTGGGGAAAGCCGATACACCCTGTTATCGGAAATCTGTTGTCTTTGCAGTTTGATTACGGAGTAAACGAAGAGGTAGCGGCGAAGTATACAGAGGCAAACGGGTATACGAAAGACGAGATAGCGGAAGCGAAGAAGAACATCCCGACCGAGCAGTTAAAGCGGTTTATGATAGACAAGGGGATAGCGGTAAATCCAGATAACTTTAGGTCGGCAGAGATAGAGCATGAAGTAGAGTCGGATAAGGTTTATGAGGACGAGAGCGAGGAAGAGGGTTTAGAGGAAGCCGAGGCAGAGGAGTATAACGAGTTTAAGTTAATAGATGAGAGCAAGGCAGTGTTTGGGGTCGGGATTACGGAGCTAGTAGGGCGGTTTAAGGTTTTTGTTTCAGAGAGCCGAGGGATTTGCGGGATAGATAGCGAGTTTCTACGCGGACTTAAAGACAGAGAGGGTTTAATCGCCTACTTAAACGAGCATATTTGCGAAAAGGGTGCGGATGGAAGCATGGAGCTTATGACACTTGTAGGCGGTGGAGCTTTAACGCATTCTGGGCAGTATGTAAGAGGTGTAACGCGGGATGATATACTAAGAGCGGCGAGAGGGACTGTGCGTACCGCTTAAGGTATATAGGTATAAATAAAGATTTAGGAGGAAAGGTTATGCCTATATACGAAAGAGAATTGGTTTTGTCGCGTGGAGGAGAGAGTTCTGGTTACATACTGATAGCGATTACATTTGACAGGCAGTATGTAGCGGTTTACGACAAAGCATCTGCGGGAAGTGGGGTTTTGCTTTTACCCTATGAGGGGTAGGCTAGTCGAAACACTTCCCCGCGTCATTTGGCGTGGTTTGGTAGGCACACAGAGGGTCTTTCGTTTAACGAGGACACAGGGAAGCTTGAGGTAACAGTGGATTTAAGCACCTATCCTGTTTTAGGATTTAAGCATTCCTATGATTCTGACGGAGTGGATATTCAGGTTACTATGACTTACCGCGACTTAATCCGTAGGATGGAAAATAGGTATGCATCCCGTGAAGATGAGGTCGGGGCATATCTTGTGATTACGGAGAATGTTGGAAATCTGTATAAAGGTGTTATATTGTATGGCAGTGTTGGAGCTGATACGCTACAGGAGTTTTCGTTTTATGGGAATTCCAAGAAGAGTGTTGAGTGGTATAGGAGGAATAACCCAAAATTGAGTCCGTTCGCAGATATACCTTCTGGTGTACGCCTGTTTACGGAGGAGTTCTCACACGAAGTTTCTGATAGCATCTACGATGTTGTGCATAAAAATACTTGTCTTAGTGTTAGTGACACAGACCGAGGAATAATTGGAGCAAATTTTAAGCTACCAAATGGGTATGACTTTACTTACGACAGGAGCGCAGTTTTTGAGTACGAAGCTCCTAAAAACGAGGCTTATATTGAGCCAAAGGCAGACTTATCCGCAGTGGAAGAGTGGGTAAAGGTATTTAACGAGAAGTTCGGGTGCAGATTAGTGTTTAACAGTGAGCTTGGCGTGCTGTATAACGAAGGAGACTATCTAAGCGAGCTTGCACAGGGAGTGTCTGGAAAGGCTGTCAATCTTTGGGTAAATGACGGTAAGAAGAAAGTAACGGTAGTAGAGCCTAATTTATATAGCGAAGAGGGACAGGATAAGATTAATCTAACGATTCCAGAGGGGGTTAGAGCTATTGGAGCGGGTGCGTTCACATTTCTTAGGAATAGGATTTCAAAGCTTTATTTGCCAGACAGCTTAGTTGAGATAGGTTTACACGCCTTTTTCGGATGCGGGATTGAGGATGTAAGCTTTGGTAGTTCTCTTGTGAGTATTGGCGCGGGTGCATTTGCGTATAATTGCTTGTCTACTGTAGTGTTGCCACCGAGTTTAGTAGGGGTCGGCATGGGTTGTTTTACGGGAAATGATTTGCTTTCCTCTTTAGAGATATACCATACAGGGCTTCGCTTAGTTCTGCGTTCCGCTGTTGAAAATCTTAAAGATTCTGATAGGTATTCGGTAGCTAGCGGGAGTTCTGCCACGGTAAAGGTAAGTAGCCAAGTTATATCACTAATGGGAACGAAGTATCCAAAGATATTTAGAAAAGATGATTATAACTATATCGATAGGTATATTAATGTAGTTTCCGAGATAGCCAGTATAGAGCTTTGCAGGGAGCTTGGTTGGTATACATGCACTTTAACTACCGCACAGGTATTAGCCCGTGAAGTCGCAAAGGACAGGAAGGCTTGGAGTAAGTATACGGGTTCAAGTAAGCAGGGGACTAAAATTGCCGAGAAATCGGAATCACCGATGGATGCGAAGAGAACGGGAGTGTTGCAGGATTTGGAGGGGAAGCTTGGAACAAAGGGTAGTGCGGAGACGATATCGTATCTAAAGAGTTTACTGGCAACGCTGGCAGGAACAGATGAGTAAGAGTCGCTTATAAAGCGAGAGGAGAATTAAATGTCAGACATTTTAAGCCTCACATCGGAGATAGACATTGCAGAAGAGGTTTCAAAGGAGCGGGTCGAGACAGCGGTAGTGCAGACGGCAGACGGTATTGTTTATCCGTGCCTAGTAATACGGGCAGATAAGCCGAGTATGCGAGTAACGGAGGTAGCGATAGAGGGGTTGCTTGATTTAATTCATTCGTGTTGGTATACGGATGAGGATAGGGAGAGCGGTCTTAAGGACGATAGCCTAAATGTTTATATTGCGACTCCGAGTGGGGCAGGGAAGCTCGGGCGGGGGTCGTTTGCGAAGTTGTATCGGTATTTGAACAGTTTTACGCATAATTTAATCAGTGAGGCGGCGAGTGTTTATTATTTTGAGGCAGAGGGGAAGAAGGAGCGGATAGATAAGTTAAACGCGATGCGACCGAGAGTGTGGCTGGACTTGTGAGACAGGTTTACGGGGACGGGGTACGGCTAAATGCCGCGCCCCGTTTTAGTTTGTTTTTAGGCTGATTTAGCTTGACTAGTTGGTAGCAGTAGGCTAAGATGTAGTTAAAAGTAGCTTTATAAGGAGGCAGGGATGGGTAGAGAGTTAGATGAGAGGACAAGAGAGGTAACGGAGCTGATTGCAGGGATTTCGTCTTGCGAGAAAGCGCTAGAGGATGCAGTAGCACGCAGAGCGCTGTCTAATGAGGTAATACGGTGGTATAACGGGGCTATGGCAGCTTCTAGGGCAAGGAAAGAGTACTTGCCAAGGAATAAGAAGCAGTTGTCTGGGAGTGCGGTCGAGTTTATGGGGGCGCTGGTAGAAGAGGTTTCCGAGAAAGTAGATTTAAGCAAAGTCTTTACAGAGTATGAGACAGCAAAGATTATGGGAAACGCCTTGGGAGCTATTTGCGGGACGATGACAGAGTTTATTAAGCGCAATCGCAAATATTACTTATGTCTTTTAGGGGCTTCTGCATTGATGTTGTTATACGGAGTGTCAAGCAAGAGCTTCCTACTGCCGCTATCCGTCACTTATTTGGTGAGTCTTTTGCTTATCGCGCATTTCGTCTTAAATACGCTGTTTCGGTATACGAAAGAGAAAAGCCGAGTGGATAAAACATTATATTTGCAGGATATAGTCGGGAGCGCGGCGTTCAATAGCTTAAGCGAGGAGCAGATAGGGATTGTGAGGTATTTGTATTCCGAGCGGATTTTAGCAGAGCAGAGTCTAACCGAAAGTATATTTGCGGTAACTAGGCTTGAGGAGTACGGATATAGGAATGGAGACAGCATAGGCGGATTTTCCGAGGAGTATGACAGGGAGATTGAGGAGGCGCTAGAGGAGCTTGCGGGTAAGTTTATCTGGAACACGGTTTTAAGCGTGTCTACTGGTCGGTCAGCGGATTGGCTAGACTGTATTCGGATTAAGAGGTGGTTTGTAAAGGAGAGTGAGGGAAGTGGAGAAGGTGCTGGAGCTTAAAAAAGAACAGACTTCTGGTCTTTTCGGGGATTTGTATGAAAAGAAAGGAGTAAAAGAGGCTAGCGTTAAGGGGGATGCAGTAGAGCCTACGCTGGATAGCCTAGCAGTATCCTGTAAAGAAGCGTTAGCGGAGTATTTAACTCTTTCAAGAGGTCTTAACTCTGTATTTGTCCTAGATAGGGAGGATTTTTTACAGACAAAGCTGAATCCAGCGAAGAAACTGTTTAACGAGCGGAATAAAGAGTTCCAGAGAGCGCTTCTTAACGACAAAGAGATAGGGATGAGCTTATTTAGTGAGCCGAAGAGTGTGCAGAGCTACGAAGAAGTTGCGAGGGAGCTTTGTGCAAAGTCGGTAAGTCCGCTTAATACGATTCTTCTCACGGTTTCGGTTGTTGTGCTTGTAGGTATTGGGCTTTTATTTAGTCATCGTACAGTTGACGCATATATATTGCTAGAGAAGTGGATTAGTTTAACTATATTAGCGGGTATGCTATTTTCAGTCGGAATTTTTGGTTCTAGAAGTGCGCTAAAGAGCATAAACAATAATCGCGTAGTTAGTACCACAGTAAGCCGTGCATATAAAGAAAGATACGAAAAGCGAAGAGGGGCGGCAATAACGGAAAGTTTAAGGGCTTGCATTTCAGCAGAGGTTCTGGAAACGATACAGCGTTTGTGCAATGCAGGGGAGTTCAAGCTTTTCAATTCTTTAGGCGATTCTGTATCTTATGAGGCGCTTTCAAGCTATTTGAATGATAGACACCTATGTATTCGTTTATCTTTTGAGAGCGGAAGTGGTTTAATCGAGAAGATTGAGAGATTAGAGCCGTATAAACTTATTTCTGCGCGTGAGCGGCTTACAGTATTGCAGAATTACAGCATAGGAAGTAGTGATTATAGCCGTATAGGAAATGGTGAAAGTTTATTTCGTCATATAGACCTTGTATCGGATGTAGTGGCGATGAGAGAGGTGCAGGTGCTATGAGTATATTAGAGCTTACGAAGGATGCGCCGACTAAGGAAGAGCGTTCGGAGAGGTCAGGTCTTTTCAGCAGTTTGTTTAGCCACGAGTCTAAACATGAGTTAGTTAAAGTTGGCGAGCGAGAACGATTTGATACACTTGCAAAGGCGGCAGATGAGGAGTTAGCGCGAAAGGGTAGCAGTGTAGCAGAGCGGCATAAAGCGGCGAAAGAGCTTACGGAAGCGTTGGTAACAAGTAAGGCATTTAATCTAAAGCTAATTGAGGCGGCTTACGGAGTTTTACATGGAGCGGAAGTATTAGAGAAAGCAGAAGCCAAGAATAGTAAGCCGAGATTTAGGCTTTTGCATGAGGCTATTAACTGGGTGCTGGCTTTTTCGACAATTCCGCTGTTTGTAACAGGGTTTTTAGTCACGGTAGCTGGGTCTTGGGTAACTGCTGGGTTGATGTGCCTAGTAATCCTTAACAATTCGCATAAGTTTAACAAGGTAAGAATGTTAAAGATTTTGGCTCTTCCTCTAATTTACAGTTTATTGGTTACATTGGTTCTTAACAGAGTTGTTTCTGGGCTACCTGCAATAATTTTGGAGATAGTAATGACGGTTTTTATTTGTTATCTTCTGCCAGATATTCTTTTACCAGAAGATGATTCTGACTCGGTAGTAAAGATAGAGGATGAGCCTTGTTTAATCGACAGTGTTGTATCTGAATATGCTTTGTCTGTAGTAAAGAAGTGCTTTGACGCTGGGGTGATTTCTGACAGTAGTTTTAGCGCAGAATCCGAAGATACAGCGAGCGGTGACGAAGTTTATAAGAGAGTTCCAGAGAGAGTGAGAGTAAGCGCGTTACTTGCGGTTTTGCACGGCGATAAAGAGAGTATTTCGCTTAAGGCACTTTTAAGAAAGACAGATAGAGGGGAAAGGGCGTAAGCCTTCCCCTCTTTTATGTGAATGGGTGAGGGGAGCGTCCATTTCCGTACAATTTATGTTGACGAATTAGCAAGGTGGTGATAAGATAAAGGAAAGTCAAGGGAAAGCGAGAGTCTATCCCGAAAAGGGGGCAAATCATGGCAGGGAAGCGGAGTGCAAGTTTATCGGAATCTGTGAAGAGAAGCGTAGCGGAGCAGGGATACCTTACAGTAAAAGGGGCGTTGTTCGAGATAGTTCGGGTGGTAGAGGCAGATTACATCAATGTTTTAAGAGCTACGGAGGTTGTAGCATCAATAATCCTGTCGCTTGCGGTTTGTTCTGTGGTGGGAGAATTGAATCCCGACAAAAGTATCTGGGTATATAACTGTATGTTCGGTTGTGCATGGGTTTTGACGGCTACATTAGCTATGCCGTATGCGGTAATGGTAATTGGAAATCTGCTTCGGTTTATAGGAGCGATTTTGCGGGGAGTATTTTCATATATCAAGCGTTTATTTGTCGCAGAGCGCAGGGAGTTTGACAGATATTAAGGCTAGACCGTACAGATTTTTGGGCGGGAATAGAGCAAAAGACCCGTCCCGATTTTTATTTGTAATTTGGGTATGTTTTGTACTTTGTAAAAATAATTTTGGCTCGTGTGAGAGAGTAGGTGAGCCTTTTCTATTTTACAAACTCTTCAAAATCGAATAAATACCATAGTGGATTTTAGGGGTAGACCTATAGGTAAAAACGGCTATACCAGCAACCAAAAATTTCGAGCCTAAAAAGCACAGGTTTTTTCGAGGGCGTTTTCTCGAACAGTCGTTTGGGTAGGGTTTCGGGACAGGTTTTTGAGGGAGTTTTGCAAGTGACTTGCAAGTTCATACGAGGCACAGAGTCAGAGTAATTTGAACAACTCCCTTCCAGACTAGGTAGCGCTGGTTTACCCGTCCGTGTTTATGGGAATAAAGTTTTTTGGGAGGTGTGAAATGATTTGGGCATTGGCGCGTTGCATTGAGAGAGGGAAGTTAGTCGGGTATTTGGTGTTTGATGACACAACTTCCGAGGCTCGTACTGCTTCTCTAGCGAGTGTAGAGGAAAATCTAGGCATTATCGAAAACTTTGCCTACGGTATTCCGAATACAGACAAGTACCCCATTGTAACAAAGGGGAAGTTTGTAGAGAGTGCGGCGGTAGCGAAGCGGAATCGGTATAACTTCGGCAGAGAGCGGGTAGCAATGTTCTGTACTGGGGTAGTGGACGAGACATATCGGATTGTGTTTATGCCCTACGGTGGAAGCCTAGAGGATTTGAGTTATAAGGTGATAAGCCAGATAAATCTAAACAGGTGCATAAAGGAGTACGGAGAGCAAGCCATCTTTAACGCAGAGCGGGGCGAGGACGGAAGTTTAGTGTTTAAGGGGGCGATAAGCGAATCGGTTAACGCGCCGAGTAAGGTAAACGGGGCGAGGGCGGTATTTTTAGCGCGAGCGAGAGCCTTGGTCGGGGTAAGTTTAGGGGATGACGGTACGCTTAATCGTATACCTGCGCATGAGACTCGTTCGTTTGAAGTTCCGCTTGGGACATATCATATCGGAGAGCGGTGCTTTGTAGGGGCGAGGGGAGCTATAATTGCCTTTCCGTCTACGGTTAGGAGTGTTGGGGAGTATGCGTTTAGTGGGTGTGGATTGGTAGAAGTTAGGCTAAATGACGGGCTTCGAGAGATAAAGAGGTGTGCGTTTGAGGATAATAGCTTTGCAGAGGTAACGCTTCCAGAGAGCGTAGATATAGTGCGTGGGCAAGCGTTTCGAGGTTGTTCAAAGTTAAAGCGGGTAAAGCTGTTTAGGCGAACTAAGGTAGAGAATATGGCGTTTCCGAGGTCGGTCAAGTTTATTTATCTAGGATAATCGGATAGGTAGACATTAGAGTTGTTGTATTAAAGGCGAGATAGCTATTAATTGGCTATCTCGCCTTTTGGAATTGTCTCATGTGGTATACTTATCTATAAACCCCTACCTGTTTTGCAAGTAGTTTTTAATGGAAATCATTTGCCGCGAGGCAGAGAGGGGAATAGAGATGGCAGATATAGTAATTAAGCGAACAGTGCCGCCCGAGGTGTATGCAATCGCTTTGGTAGTGGAGGGTAAGAAGGTAGTAGGGGTTCGGATGGTAGATGTGAGCCTAAAGCTCGGTGCGAAGGGGAGTTTGTTTGAATTTCCGCTTGGGGTTGTAGAGAAAGCGGTTCGGACGGACGCGAATCTGATACGGAATCTTGCATTTAACGGCAGTTTAAGGCTTATAAACGGAGACATACGGAAGTTTCCAGCGGTAGACAAGGCAGGAAAGCTACTTACGCCAGAGCGAGTTCATGTGTTAAACACGATTACGCAGGACGGGCGGATAGTGGGGTATCGTATCGTAAACTATAAGGGCAAGACAGTCAGAGAGCGAGCGGATAAGGTGCTTGCGGCGGTCGAGAAGTTTGGTTTATTAAACGGAATCATACAGGAGAACAGTTATACAAAGGTCATATCGGGGATAGAGCGTCCGATAGCGAATGTAGAGCTTTCAAAGACGGCAGTTGCAGAGACGAAGAGCAGTGGTCGGAGGATAAGGGCGGCATCTTCGTTAGCGGAAAACGGTGTAGCTAGGAGAGAAGCTATTGATTTAGAGAACATTCTTGAGAAGAATGACGCATTTAAGTCATTAAACCACAGCCAAAAGACGGCGTTGCAGAAGTATTATATGTGGTATACGGTTGAGAAGTTTAATGAGTTAGCACACGGGACAGCACTTGAAGCAAATCCTGTGAAGCTTGCAAAGCTAGCAGAGCTACGCGGTTATGACAGGTGGGTTTACGGTGGCTATATGGACTGTAGAGAAGTCGGTAAGGTTCACTGTGAGCTGGGTCATCCGTTGCGTCATGTACATTATGCGAATGCGGTGGATAAGAACGGGAAGGTTTTAAGGACAATATGCTTTGGCGAGGATTGCTCGGCAGACTTTTTCAGCATTCCGAGGGAAAATATGGGGAAGCTTGCTAAGGTAAGACAGCAAGTATCTTCCGAGATAGACGAATTGCTTGAAATCATGAATAACCGTGATACCGCGAGCGAGGAAGATTTGCATCCCGTGCCGTTGTTTGAGAAGATTGTATTTAGCCAGAAGGAAGCGGAGATAGTAAAGTTCTTCGGGCAGAAGCTAGGGACTAGTTTACTAGACTATAAAGCGACAGGGCTTCCGTTTCCGCAGAGCATGGTAGAGTTAGCTTGCCAGAAGATGCAGGATGAGGGGCGAGAGGGATTAAATTATCTCGGAAATGTAGCCGCAGGGTATAGAGACACGATAGAGCGGGTTTACGAGTCTCCGTCCTATTACTGGTTAATGAATATCTTTAAGGATTATCTGAAATTCACGATGCAGAATACGATTGAAGGCAAATACCGCTACAATCCATCTAAGAAGAACGACTATAACAAGAGGAAAGGTAGTTTTAGTAAGCAAGCCGTATATGAGAGGCGAGTATTGCTATTTCGGTTCAAGGAGGGTTTAGGGGCGACCGAGTTTAGCTTTAAGGAGCTTTCGGGGCTACTAAACATATTCAAGATAAGTATCTCAAGAGCAGACGAAATCGGGGATGAGTTTTCGAGGGTTTGCGATAATATTCTCAATGCAAAGCCGTCTGACGAGGTTAAGAAGAAGTTAGTGCCTATAGTGCTGGCTTCAAGGCTTACAAGTAAGGTGTATAGAGCAAGGCTTATGTCTTTGAAGCTTGACGGAGCTAGTCGGTATAGTTTCGGGATAACTGATTTTAAGAGTGTCTTTGATATAACTTCGATAGAGAATGTTGAGAGGTATGCAAAGTATTTAGAGGAGTCCTCGGCGGCGTATCGAGAGGGTTTAGCAGAGTATAAGCGTTTATCTGGTAGTAAGCCTGTAGAGAAGCAGAGCGAGAGCCTAAGCGTAGCGGAAGCAAAGCGGCAGGGTCTTGAGATAGTGAGCGGTTTAACGCGGATTCTGCCCGACTTAGATAAGCGTATCGGCGCGGTGGTGTTTGATAATCCAGAGGATATAAAGCTCCAAGGGATAGACTACATGGCGGCGGGGAAAGAGGGTATGGCGATTAAGACAGAGAAGATTGCCCTATCTTACGCGATGACACCGAAGGGGAATAAGCTCTACTTAAATCTAATCGCGAAGCTCAAGTTTATCACTGAAAAAGAGAGTGAGTCAGCGTATGCGGTGAGTGAGGCGATGATTCGTGTGAACTCCAAGAGCGGTGAAGCAGAGCCGCTTGAATTGAAGAGTTTAGGTGCAATTATCCTAGAGATATACGATTCTTGCGGAATGTCGGAGCGTGCGAGAGAGATGTTCGGGGCAGAGTATGCTACAGAGGATTATTTTAAGGCATTAAAGTGGCTGTCAGATAATCTTATCGGCAGGAATCGCCTAGGGAACGCAAGCACAGAGAGTGTAAAGGCTTTCTATAGCGCATATACAAAGGATTCTCTTACGGATAAGCATTATGACGAGCTGTTTAATAGCGTTTCTTCTGGGGAATCAAGAGTGGAAGGCGATAAATCAGACCTAGAAGTTCTAAAGGAGTATTCAAAGTCGCTTATTAAGACGCTTCATGTGAAGAAGGGCAAGACGCAGGGCTACAGCGTTTATCGTGTAAAAGGGAATCCGATGGTTGTAGCTTATAATCTGGACAAGGATAACCGTTTAAGCGTCTTTACGGCGTTTTATAACCTTAAAAGATGGAATAGTAACATTTGGGACAGGGCGAAGCGTTGTGGTGACGCAGATTTAATATTCGGAGCGATGCTAAGTAGCGCTGTAAATGGAAAGGGCTTTGAGGATGCGCTAAAGCTGTTAAACGGAAAGAGGGCAGAAACGCTTAAACCTGTAGTGCTTGGCATGGTAACTGGTATCGAGGCTTTGAACGGTGGCATTGAGCCTATTAAGAGCAAGTACATGAGCGCAGAGGGAGATGAGATATTCAGTAAGGGCGGAAATATCGACAACAAGGTTTATAAGGCGCTTTTAGAGTGAGTTTAAGGAGTGAGTTTGGGGGAGAGAGGTATTCTCTCCCCTGTCTTTAGAGAGGTGGAATTATGGATAGAAAGCTAATTGCGAAGTATTTATCAAAAGGCGGGTTTAAGGAAACGAGCATTGTACTGGACTCTGGAAGAGTCACAGCGGCAAAGAACAGTGCCGTATCAGGAGTTAGGCGTAAAGGTGTTGCTGGGCAGACTAGTAGTGCAGTGAAGGTTGGTAGCGGTAACACAGAAGTGAGTAACGCTACGGCGGTTACGGCTACGCAGTCTGGTATTACTGGAGCAAGTAATGGAGTTTCAAGTGTATCTGTGGCATCTACAGGCGATATGATTAAGTTTTCGCCTACGGATGACTTTTCTTCGCTTTATAACAAGGTAAAGCTAGGCGGTAACGAGACTTCCCTTTCGGAGATTGGGAAGCGTATCTTTCAGAATGCGATTCAGTGCTTAGTTTCGGTCTTTCGGATTAGGAGCGTGCAGGGCGGCGTAGTGTATTGCGGGCTTCTCGGAGAGGATATTGCGCTTGTTTATCATGTGAATCCAGACGGAGCATTTGTTGCGGAGCGTGTTTCGTTTATAGAGGGTTCTCGTGCGGGGCATATGCTTTTATTTAAGGGTTTAGAGGGCGACAAGTTAATTACGAGTGGTATTTCCGAGTATCTTACGAACGGTAATGTTGTGGAAACAGCAAAGAGGGTAAGTGAGGAATTTGCAAAGAATGCGTTTAAGAGGGCGAAGGCGGTATTTGAGGATTACGCTGGAATTTCAACGGTTTTAAGGCATATAGATGCAGGGCTTGTGCAGGAGTATCTAAGCGGAAAGCTCTCGGACGATAAGCAGTTGATAACGAAGAGTGATGTGGTATATAAGCGGTTTGACGGCATAAAGACGCATAATCTAAACAGTAAGTCAAGGGATTTGGCGCTTGACTATGAGGATGCGGCAGTGTTGCTTGCGCGTTTAGCGGGGGCTAGTTTAGACGGCTTACTGGGTAGCGACACAGCGCTTGTGTGCCATGCAGAGTATGATATTGATAACGGAAGCGATATAGAGAAGCGGTTTGGAAAGAGGGTTACGGTAGAGCTAGAGATAGATAAACAGAGTTATCTATCGGATTTTAGGTTAAAGTTCGAGCCTAGCGGGAAAACGGTCAGCCTGTTTACTGCGCCGAGCGAAATCGGAAGTGTAGGTGGGGTAGGCGGCTGGGTTTTGAATGTCAAGGAAGGGTTAAGCGAGGCAGTAAGAAAAGTGCTTGGAGTTGCGGTATTTGAGCATCTTACTGGAGTTAGAGATTCGGAGCGGGTGGTACAAGAGATAACGGAAGTTCGTGGAGACGCGCTAAATAGTCATATTGCGGTAGCGAAGGTGCATGATATGTGTTCGCTGGTGTTTGCGATATTAGGGACGCAAGTTCCGAAGGCGGTCACTAAGACGAGTGAAAAGGTGAAGAGAGCATGGGAAGCTTGGGCAAATGACGAGAAGAATAGAGATTTTGTAAAAGAGTACTGTCAGAGAGCGATTAAGTTTAGGGAGCGGCTATTAAGGTTTGCGGATAGGAACTTGGATAGTTCTGTTGCGCTGTTTACAATGGACGAAGAGCATATTGACGATGACGGCGTGGCATTTGCTATTGTTTATGATTTTCGGAAGTATTCCGCGACAAACGGTTTATATCTAATCGTAGACAAGGACGGAGACGGTGACATAGTAGAGGATTTGTATGATTATAGAGCTGGTGGAAGCGGAAGCGACCATGAGTTGCTAAATATCATTGCACATTTTGACGAGACAGCGCCAGATGCGTTGGTTCGGTATCTAATGCGAGAGGGTAGGGACACGGTAGCATTAGCTTTTGACGCATTGGGTAAAGATATATACGGGACGACAAAGTTTATCGGGCAGACAGAGAGTAAGCTAGAGACTACGGATAGTATGCAAGACGCAGTAAGGGATTATTTGTATTGCAAGAAAGAAGGTATTGCAGTTCCAAAGAGGGTTCTTTGCGAGTTAGTGAGAGCATAATAGGGGCTAAAGGATAAAAGTTAGCGGGTAGGAAGAAATTCCTACCCGTATTTTTAATTTTTGAAGTACTATTAAAATACGAGCAGTACACAGGGGCTATATGCAGTATGATTTTTAAGTAAAATTTTGCACAGTTACGGAAAAAGGAGAGGAACGGATGCTCCGAAACGGTAGAGGACAACAGGGGTCGGGCTATATTCTGATATTGCTTTCGGCTTTGCTTTTGGGTAGTTACGGTGTTAGGCTTACGGTAAGAGATAAGGTTTCACATATCGAATCGCAGGAAGCAGAGCGAGAGCGGGTTTATGATAGTGTAAAGGCGAGAGGCAAGGCACTGGAGACAAGCGCGGGCGAGACAGCGGAAGAGAGTAAGGCAGAGGAAAGCGCGTTTAGCGGGGTAGAGTTTATGAGTCTAATCGCGTATAATTCTAGCGTAACGCCAGAAGCGAATGTAAAGGGAAAGCGTAACGCTGGGGTTACCTACCGAGAGGGAGAGAACGGAGAGGTAGTAGCCGAGGGAGAGACAGGAGCGAGCGAGGAGAGCGTAAGTAGTGAGCGAGAGGATAACACATATATCGGGGTATATGTTTCTGGGTATCTGGATAACGACTTGGTGACGGGGTTAGCCTACGAGGTCTACTATGACGGAGCTTCTATCGGGACAACGAACACGAATCTCCGTTTAACAGCCCTAAAGGGAGATAGTAAGTACGACCATAGCAGGGTAGATTTAATCGAGATTAAGGGGACATACGACCCAAGTCGGTTAGGTTTTAAGGCATATACGGATAAGAACGAGACAGGGGTCTTAGGGATTGTTTATAACGAGGTAAACGACACAAAGGATTATGCGATACGGAGTGTAGGCGGGGAGCGGGTCTTGGTCGTAAAAGAGCCGTCCATCAAGTATGCGGATAGGATAGAGGCGGTAAACGGGGGCGCGGCAGTCGAGAGTAGTGCGGTAGCAGAGAGCAGTACGGCTGTGGAAAGTTTATCGGAGAGTAGTGCAGATACAAGCGCGGAAAGCAGTACGATAGCCGAGCCTGTGGACGAGCTGTATATCTTAAACTATCAGTATAGTTTCTTCGGGAGTGATACAGCACTAAGCGCGTTGCAGGGTGGGGCGTTTACGGTGCGGGACAAGGTAAGTAACGCCGAGTTTAACGGTATATCGGACTTGCAGACAAAGTTTAGTCGGTATAGTGACGGGTCGATAGATATGTTAGGGGTAGCACTGAATGTGAAGGTGCTTAGAAGCGCGTTAAACAGTTTTACAGCGGATAACGGGCGCGAGGCGGTATCGACAAACAGTATTATGAGTATCAAAGCAGGATTTAACGGTTTATTTTCGCTACACTATGCGGGAGTAGCGGGAGATTTTGACTTAGATTGAGGGGCAATGAGATGGCAAAGTTTTATGTAGCGCGTAAGGCAGACGGGAAAGAGTGGAAAGGTGCTAAAATTCCCGTTTATAGCACAGAGAAAGCGGCGGGAGCGGACTTCTTTGCGGTAGAGGACACGGTAATTCCGTGTAGAGGAACGCAGTATGACGAGATATGCGCGGTAAAGAAGAGCGATGTGTTTGATGACTTAAGTGAGTCGGATAAACAGCTTGTAGCTAATAAGTTTGCGCCAACAATCGTACATACTGGGATAAAAGTGGAGTTAGCGGATAACGAGGCGCTGATGCTACTGAATCGGAGCGGAAGTCCGAGAAAAGGTTTGGTTTTAGCAAACGGAGTCGGGCTTGTAGACGCAGATTATTACGGATGTAAAGCAAATGACGGGGAAGTGATGTTTGCGTTTTACAATGTGTTGCCTTACGATATTGTAATCAAGGCAGGAGATAGAATCGGGCAAGGCGTAATCATTAAGTATAGTCGTGCCGAGGGAAGCAGTGTCGGTGGCGAGCGGACTGGCGGGTTTAATAGTACGGGAGATAGATAAGGGGAGCGAGGTAGAGATGAGCAATCTTGACAGGATATTAAAGAGTAAACTAAGCAGTTCGCCAAGTAAGATGCATGTGCTGTTTCGGAAGGTGGTTCGGACAGCAGATTATGAGACAGAGACGGTGGAGTTGTCGAGTGATATAGAGCTTGACAGCGAGGTAAGTGAGATAGAGAGAGCGGTTATATTCAATCTGCTTACGGCTTCTACGGAGTATACGCTGTTATCGCACCTGTATGTTAAGGGGACGCTTAGTAAAGAGGACTTTGTGTCTGGGAGAGACGGGTTAGAGAAGTCGTCCGAGGCGATGCTTCATAAATACGAGGTGGTAACAGGGGAGAGCAGGGACAAAATTTTAGGAAGGCTATCAGATGGAGGCGAAGAAGCTCGCGAGTGATTGCATTAAGATATACGGAGACTGGATGTTTGACTATGTAGCGGGTATTGGTTACGAGGTATCGGGGAATAATAGCGAGTTACAGTTTATTCCGAGGTTCTGGGTATCAAAGCACGAGAGCGGAGATAGACTTCCAGATGGCTGTATCGAGATACCGAGTGACGAGTACGGGTATAGTTGTAAAGGTAGCGTGCCGTTTGGTGTGATACGGAAGAGTATCGAGGTAATGCAAGCGAAAGGTAGATAGCTTATGAGCAGTGAAGCATTAGGTGGTAGGGAAAAAGTCGAGAGTGTTCTAAGAGAGAGGCGTGTTTTTCGACAGAGACTTACAGCTTATGTGCAGGAACTCATAAATAACAGCGATACCTCTAAAATCGAAGAGTTTGTGAAACTTCGGAAGATGTACACAGGGGCTATCTACAGTGCAAATATTTTTTATATCAAGGATTATGTAGATTTGCTTTTGCCCGACTATCTGGACGATTTAGAGTCATTCGGGGTCATCTCGGCAAACGGGAAGCCAATCTATCATGAGCGATGGGTAATCCCGATATATGACAGTGAGGGGCTTGTGCAGGGGCTTGTAGGGTATAGTCCCGTATCGAACGAGCGATATGTTTATGCGGTAACGGAGTATTATATGCGCGGAGATACGCTTTGGGGATTAGAGCGGTTAAATCGGGCATATGAGCTAGGGTATGCAATCCTAACGGAGGGTATAACGGATGCCTTGCACATACGGTCATTGGGTTACGAGCCAGTATTTGCGATGTGTGGGACTCGGAAGAGTGCCATAAGTATGTTTGAGTTAAATAGGTGTAGATACGGGATAGTACGGATTCCCGACAGGGACATAGCGGGGATGAAAGCCGTTAGGTCTTGGGAGACGAATCGGTATGTAACGCTGACAACGCCTATTAACTATAAAGATGCAGATGAGACTTTGCGTGAAAGCGAGGACAACGGGGAATGCTTTAGAGGGTATTTAGACTTGTGTATCGGTTGGTTAAAGGAAAAAGAGCATAAAGGAGAGAAGAGCGAGAAAGAGAAGATTTGTATGATTTGAGAGAGATTTAGAGAAGATTAAGTAGAGCGACTAAGAGTTTAACAGAGAGATTGAATTAGATTAAAGGAGACTAAGGTTATGAAGAACCCATTTCTTAAAGTAGCATCCATGAGTAGCAACCTTCGTTCGTTCATTGACGACAACACCTACAACTCGCTCAAGTATTCTGGCGAGTCGGGTCTTGTAAATACGATTTATTTCCCGTATCACGAGGTACCTGACGCGGAGACAGGCGAGCTTAAGAAGGAGCTGATTGCTCTTTCTGCCAAGACGCATTCTTGGGAGAGCTATGACGCGACAGGTAAGAAGTCCTTCGGCTCAACGGTTTGTACGGAGGGCGCACCGATTATAACGGATGCAGAAGGTCATGTTATGTCGGACGGCATTTGCCCGATATGTGCCAGAGAGCGGGATAGTAGGGCTATTTTTGACTATCGCCGTGCGCTTCTTGACGGACAGTATGGCGGCGTGCCTGCGGAGGGTACAAAAGAGCGGAAGGATTATGACGATGATGTTCGTAAACTTCGCGATGAGAGCAAGATAAAGACAGTTCCGCAGATGTATATACTGGTTGCGGTTGTCAAGATGAGTACAAACAGTGACGGTAGCGTTTCTCCTGCTACACTGGTAGACGGGATGCCCGCATATCAGCTAAAGATTTGGAAGGCTACTGTCAAGAAGGTAAAGGAACTGCGTGAGAAGCTTGCAAAGTCGCGTAAGACAGAGTTTGGGGCAGAGGTTTATTTCACGCATCCGACAGTTGCCGACCCGAAGAGTGCATACGGTCGTATGCAGTTAGTTTCTGGTATGACGATGGATGTTGTGGGTAGTGACATGAGTCTGTCGAACGAATTCCCGAAGCTTTTCGCAAAGATGCAGGCAGACGCGCTTGGAGTTATGGACACGATATTCGATACTGTTGAGAAGTCGTTCCCAGAGTTCAAGCCCGCGTATAAGGAGAATCTGGTGCTTGAGATGGACAAGCTTTTCAGTGCTTGGGACGAGTATCAGAAGGAGCTTCTTGAGAATCCGCAGGCTAAGTATCTGGAGTATGCGGCTACAGGCAAGGCGGTGACGAATCCTGCTGTGGCGGTAGGTACGGTGCAGAGTGCGCCTATCGGTGGCATGGCTGTGATAGGCGATGTACCGCAGATGGAGGCTATGCCGAAGCTTGCGGTAGCGGAGAGTGAGCTGGTAAGCGGAGACGGCATTGCAGAAATCTAAGTTTATCGGCTAAGGAGTAAGAGACGGGGATAGGACGGAAAACCGTCCTATCCTTTTTCTTGAAGGAGGCACATGGATAGTCTAAAAGAGAGTAGACAAGTTTATTCCCCGATAAAGCGTTGGGGTATTAAGAATTTTAGGAATCTAGGGGATGTAGAGTTTTCGTTTGACACACCGATAGTGACGCTGGTCGGAGATAACGAGGCGGGAAAGACTTCTGTTGTAAAGACTTTTGCGGTACTCGGAGCAAATGGGTATGCTACGGAGCAGAAAGACTACATACGGGATAACACAAAGGGGTTTCAGATAGATTGCGAGTTATCGGACGGGACTACCGTAAGGCGTGTAAAGACAGCGAGTGAGAACGCCTTTGAGATTCTTGGTGCAGACGGGGAAGTTTACGCGGCAGACAAGATAGACAGAGGGTATGGAACGCCTGTAGAGCTTGAGCGGGTCATGGGGATGATGGTAGAACCCGAGACAAAGGAGCTACTGCAAATACGGACTTATGAGGACAATTTGCTGTTTGTTTTAACGAAGAGCAGTGAGAATTATAAGGTTATGTATAACGCGCTAAAGGTCGGTAATTTAACGAGAGCGATTGCGGTCGGGAATCAGCAAGCGAACGGGTATCGGAACGCGATAGACGAGTATAGCGTAAAGGCAGAGACGCTTGAGAGTGAGTTAGAGAGCATAAAGGACATAGATATAGCGAGCGCGGTGCGGTTAAAAGGCGAGATAGAGCGGTTGAGTCGGATTGTAACAGGGCTAAGAGGTTTAATCGAGCGGCTTGACGCGGCAGATGAGAACGAAGCACGGCTAAGAGTTTATGCGGGGGTCGCTGGGCTTAAAGAAGAGAATGAGAGCGTAGGGCGTTCGGTAAAGGGGTTAATTGAGCGTATCGGGGCGCAGGAGCGGGTAGCCACGCGGCTTAATGCGGTAGCGAAGATAGATAGTGTCTCTATGGAGCGAGATGTAGACGGGGTAGTAAAGCTACTAGGTAGGCTACGAGACAGTGTGCGTCTTGAGAGTGCCGTAGAGATGTTTACAGGGCTTGATACGGTAAAAGAGGAGCGAGAGAGTGTTCTAACGGGGCTTTTATCGTTAAGGGGGCGCGTTAGAGCAGGGGAGCGACTAGAAAGGGAAGTATCGGCGTTTACAGGGCTTCCAAAGAGCGAGGTAGACAGTTCTATGGTAAGCCGTCTTAGGGGGTTAATTGAGCGTATAGAGAGCCTAAAGAGCGAGGAAGCCGAGATAAGCCGTGTACGGGAGAAGGCAGAGGAGAGTTACGCGGCGTTAAAGGCAACGGGGGCAGAGGTCATGGTATGCCCGAATTGCGGAGCGGATATAGTGGTAACAGGGAGTAGGCATGAGCATTTAGAGGAGGAATTGGAGATATGAGTAGAGGAGATAGAGGCAAGAGAGCGGTGAAGTCGCTTGGATTACGGTTGATTGGGGTAATGGTGGGCTTTATTTTGGCAATGTGGTTACTGGACATCATGGAAGAGTTTGAGGAGTGAGAGTGGTCTGTTCGGGGCTGGTAGAATAAGTAAGATAGATAAAAGAAGGGGGCTGATAAAGTGGTTAGATTCGTGTCTTATGACGGGGAATACCCTGGTCTTTGCTTTGGTATTCTAAAGATTGAAGTTGATGGAAAAATCTGGGAGCTTGAAAATGCATTAGTCTCAAATGGTGCTTGTGGATTTACAGCCGATGGCGAAGATTACCTCACACGTGCGCCGTGGAGTGTTGACTTACCTGTACAATTAAAGCCTTATGAAAAAGAAATTACAGATGTAGTCAATGAAAATGTTGCATGGGGATGTTGCGGTGGTTGTTTATGAGTTTGAATTGACAAGAGAATAGTCGAGTTAAGCGCTAGAAAGAGAGTATGAAGCTTTAGAGTTTACGCGCGACTGGGCAGGAATAGCTTTACGACATAGGCGAAAGAGGTGTAGCGGGCGGCGAGAACCGCCCGCTTTTTGTTTGCCCTCGGGCGGTATTTCTATAAAATTTCTATTTACTATTTCTATGCAGTATGATATGCTATGAGGGACGAGGTTATGCAACAAAGTGTTTGGCGGGGAGGCAGAGGAAATGTCAACAGAGACATTTACAGTGATATGGTTATTTAACCTGTGGATGGCGTATAGGGTGCTTCAAAGTAAGACATGGCGGGTGTATGTAACCTGTCTTTATGTGCTTTCAATGGTATACCGCATAGCGGATGCATTAGTTGGAGGGGGAATTTCATGGAGATAGCGAGAATCGGGATAGATGGAGATTTGCACTTAAGTTCCAAGAATCGAGGTGCGCATAACGACTATCCGCAGGAGTCGTTGATGTATCTAAACTACGCGACCGATATATTTGAGAAGAACGGGTGTACGCATATCGTGAATCTGGGGGATATAGAGTACGGTCGGTTTGGGACTTTAGAGTATCGGGGATTGGTAGAGCAAGCGTTTAAGCGTAGGAGAGAGCTTACGAATGGGAAATTCTATATCGTCAAGGGAAATCACGACAGCGCAACCTATGGAATGACGGAGTACGAGTTTTACTTAGGGAAGGGTGCGTTTAAGGGGAGTAGTGACTTAGAGCTAGGCAAGACGAAGCTGTTTATGTGTGACTTCGGTGGAGAAGATAGAGAGTTCCCGATAGACAGCGAAAGGACTAACATCGTCTTAGGTCACAACTACTTTATGTTCAAAGACACGCTCATGCCGAACTTCGGAGACCCGATAGTTCTTGACGAGAGGGAGAATTTTTTCGGGGTAGATTACATCTTTAGCGGGCATATACATCAAGAGTATGTATTTAGCGGGATAATTGCGCGGGGTGGAATCGGTCATAAGTGTATCGTGCATCAGTTGCCGTGTTTAGCGCGTCCCGAGTATTTAGGGGACAGAACGCCAGAGAAGGGCGCGGTAATTGTGCTTCGTGTGTATGACGATAAAGAGCCAGAGGCAGTTAGATTAGAGTTTCCGTTGTTACCGATAGAGCAGTCGTTTAATCTTGCGTTAAAGAATAAGCAGGATGCGGACAGTATGCGTAAGCATGTAGATGTAAGTTCGGTAGTAAAGGGTTTAGCGGAGTTTGAGCGAGAGATAGGGGACACGGAGAGTTATATAAAGGGATTAGTCGGTGTAAAGGCAGAGTATAAAAAGAAAGCCTTAGAGTTACTAAAGGCAGGAGAGGAGGAGTGAGATGGATAGAATTTGTTTACAGAGTAGCACTTGTGATGACATAAAATTTCTTGTGTCACTTGATGTTAGAATAAGCAAAGAGAAGGTTGATGGTTTACAGCGAGTGGATATTGCGCTTTCAAAAAGCGAGGTAGGTGGTAAGCTAGAGGATAGCGTTTTAACCTCCAAGACCCCTCTGTTATATGACGATGAGTGTGGAAAGTTGTTTATTAACGGGATTGAGATTGAAGTATACGAGAGGGATTCTTCGGATGCACATATGCGTGTTTCAGAGAAGCTTTGTTTTCAGAAAAAAAAGAACATGGCAGAGTTAGCAATTGGGATTCCGTATGTGCATAGTTTGTTGGTGCATAGCGAGAAGCCTTTGTATGCGTTGGTGACTTCTAAGCTATGTATGGAAACTGATAGAAAGCGTGTATATGTTCCGTTGGAGTTGTTTACGGTGAGTGACGAGAGCGAGGGAGTTTTTGACCTTAAGAAGGGGTAATAATGGTGAATAGTCGTCTTTACTTTAGCTACGGAGAGCGTTCCAAGAGTCCTGTTGTAGTTGGTCTATCGGTTGTGGTTCGTCCAGAGGTCGAAAAGAAGTTAAGCAGGGTAGACATTGCGCTGGTTATGCAGAGTGGTATAGAAGTGCCAGAGGGAGCAAAGGTTCTCAAGTTGGATGGTTGGTATAAAGATGCTGGCTTTAAGAATTCGTTTATTCCGCAAGAGATTTCGGTAGGAGTGTTTTCAGAGGATAAGCAGAGCGGGAACTACGCGCTTTTGCAGTCAGAGAGAGTTAAATTTAAGTCTCTTGCAGATATTGTAGCGAGTCTAAAAGACGGAGTTCCGTATATTTACAGTTTGTATGTTCCGTATCGGGAGAATTTGCATGTAAGTGCGGTGGCGCAGTTGCTTATCGTGGACGGATACGATTTTTATAGACCTGCTTGTCGTAAAGAAGGAATGCCTGTGGTGATTAGTTGCCTAGCGGATAGCGGGGAAGAGAGCGACTTTAACTACGAGGAGTGGAAGGATACTGACTGGGACTAAGGGAAAGCGGTTTGTGGCTGGTAGGTAGGGAAATTTAACAAGTTTATCTAGGGATTTGTAAGGTTTGTTTTACAGATTTTTGCAAAGACCTGTCCAATCGTAAAATAGGCTTTTAGGTCGGGACTTTGGCAAATTTCTGTACTTCTGTAAATATTTTTAGCCCATGTGAAACTGTAGGAGAGGCTTTACAATTTTACAAACTCTTCAAAATAAGCCAAATACCATAGCCGATTTTCAGGCAAGACTTAGGGCAAAATCGGCTATACCTGACAGGCAACTTTTTCGAGGGGGTTTTGGGAAAGTCATTATAATTTCGGGCATTACAACGAGGCGATATTTTAGGGGGCGAGGCGGGATTGGTCTTCGCCCTTCCCTCGGGTTTGAGAGAGGGCGGGCTTTGCCCCTTCTTACGGTCGTTTAAGGGTAGTCAAAGCCATAATTTTGTGGTAAAATAACAGTACAACTTTGAATCAGAGAGTTATTTCTGGAGGGAAAAAGATGCAGGAAATCGACATCGAGCGAGTAAGAGAGTTTAACAGGGCGTATAAGCAGTTTAAGCAGAGGGAAGTCGAGCTTACGGCAGAGCGAGACATGAATAACAAAGAGATAGACAGGCTTTGTAAGGAGTTGTCGGAGGAGCTTGGCATTGAGATTACCCGTGAGAACGCAAGAGAGGTCTGTGAGAGGTATGTTACGGAGTTAAACGAGCGTTTAGGAGTCGGAGAAGCAATCTTTCAGCGTATTAACGCAGAGATTAGCGGTATGCAGGGCTAAGAGGGGGTAATTTCGGTGAAGATTAACTACGCAGAGTTTAAGAAGGTGTTTGAGCAGACAGGCAAGTTTATGTCGAACTCGGAGATAGGTGTAATGTTTTCCCCGAAGGAGAGCGGGTATGCACTTGTGTATTCTGACAATAGACAGGCGATTTACGGGGTGTTTCCAGCAGAGTCTACAGCGGAGGAGCGTGCTCTTGGTAACTTTGTAGTAGACTACCTCGGTCTAAAGACAGCGATGGAGCAGTTTTCTTCAACAGGTTCTCTTTTGGTAAAGGAGATAGAGGCTGACTTGTCTGGCTTAGCGGAGTCGAATACGATTACGCTAAAGGTAGATAAGGTTCGGCAGGAGGAAGAGGACGGGAAGCTTTATGAGACAGTCGTAAGTAGCCTTAGAAAGACGGTAAAGGCGTTCTTAGCCGACAAGGTAGACAATCGGTATAAGATTGTGGCTCGGTTTGACGCGGATGCGTGCCTGTTTAACCGTGAAGAGTATGATACTTGGCAGACAAAGGAGTTGTCGCAGTTGCTTGGCAGTCTTGGGGCGGGAGACGACAGTAGGAACTGCTATATTTCGACAAAGAAGGGCGTTGGCTTTGTCGTAACGCAGAATTCCATGATATGTTTGTCGCTTCCAGACGGCATAAACTTCGGTTTTGCAATGACGGGAAAGGTAGCGAAGAGTCTAGGCGGTATTCTTGGCAAGATTCCGAGCGAGACAGTGCGTTTATCGGTCACAGGGGAGTTAGGTGCTAAGTCCTGTGCGATTACGACCGAGGATGAGAGCTTTGGCGTGTGGTTTATGCTGGCGAGTCCGTGGATGCAGGACGCGGATACGCTTACAAGCTATCGGTTTAACGGGAACGAGGTTCGGGAGTATAATCGTTTTTGCTTTAAGCTAGCGACAGACGGCTTACGGGATATGGTTCGGGCGTGCCAGAGCGGTACAGTGCAGTCTCCGACTACGGTTATGATTCTTGACTTTAACAGTACGGACGGCATGTATACGACACGGCAGTTAGACAATAAGGGCAATATCGTAGCGGAACCGGAGTCTGAAAAGGCGGTTCTAAGGTTTGGAGAGAGTAAATCTGGTTCAAATACGATGTATGCGTTTTATCGTGTAACGGGAGAAGTTCCGAAGGATGAGTTAAAGCTAGGCGTGTCGCTAAAGGCTTTAACGGAGGTACTTAGTGTTTGCACGCATGATACGGTAATTCTGGGTATCGAGGAAGTAGACGCGACCCGTAGGTATTTAAGGGTGCAGGACGCGGATGCGGGCGACAATGTTTATGCGAACATGTATCTTCTGGCGACACTAAAGGGGTGAGCGCAGGGGATGACAGCGAGCGAGTATATAGAGAAGGTCGAGCAGTTAGAGGCTCTAAACAAAGCGAATGAGAGGAACAGGGAGCAGTTAAAGAAGTCAATCATTCGGTATAACGAGCTTCGGGACAAGGCGGCGACCGACCTAGATGTTACGATAAATGCAATCAATATACTAACGGTTTTGTCGAATAACGCGGTCAATCAGTCGTATAAGTTTATCGAGGAGAGCGTAAACAGCGCTCTGGCTAAGATATTCGAGAACAGTGAGCGAAAGATTATTCTAAAAGAGAGTGTATTTCGCGGGCAGTATAAGCAGTTAGAGATAGAGTTGCATGTAGAGGGCGGCAAGGTACGGAGTCTAAAGGCAGACAGCGGTCATGGGTTAATGCAGATAGTGAGTCTGCTTTGCGTATTGTCGTTAATCGTGATAACGGGAAGTCGGCGTTTACTGGTGCTTGACGAGGTGTTGAGCGGGCTAAGTGCAAGTAGTAGGCGTATCATATGCGATGTGCTTGAAGCGTTTACGGATATAGGGTTTCAGTTTGTGATAAACGAGCATGGCTTAATTCCGAAGGGGAGCAGAGTTGTAAAACTTGCAGTTGCGAACGGAGTAAGTAGTGTTTCGGAGACCTATATCGAAGAGAGCGGCGTTTATCTTGACAGCACAGACAGCGTAGGAGAGTAATACTTTACGGAATCTAAAGGTTAATACGCATGAAATAGGGTGACGGGATAAAATCCGTTGCCCTATTTTTGTACCAAGAGGTGTTAGGCGAGCTAGTATAAAATAAGGCTAAGAGGGAAACTTAGGAGGTGGCTTTATGGGAAGTATAAATCTATATAATCGTATCAGAGCGTTTATTCATGTGCCAAATTCGCTGGGAGAGCATGATTATCCGTTATATAAGCGTGCAGTAAAGAAGATGGACGGCAGTGATAACTATGTTGATACGGATGAGCATGACTGGGAGAACGCGGCGGCACGGGATAAGGAGTGGTCGAGTCAGATAGGGGCGACATATAGTTCACCGAGGAATGTGCGGCGGTTGTTTATCGGGGTAAATACGGTCGTGGTGCATTTCTGGTCGCCTATCGTAAAGAACGGGGTGCAGGGGAGTAGCCTTGTGTTAAAGCAGAGGTATCGGGACAGGATAGAGGCGAGCGAGCTAGGGGCTATTGTGCTACACGGGGAGAGTGATAAGCATAAGGTGACTGGGGGTCGATGTGGTCTTGAGTCGTTAAAGCAGTGGTCTTTAAGGAATTTAGAGGAGCTGTATTTCGACTGGACAGCGGTGTATCGTGCAGGAAGTGCAAAGAATGATTTCTTTAACATAGCGATAGCGAATGTTTATCGGTCGAAGAAGATAGGTAACTACGCTCCGTTTAAGGAAGCGGTAGCGAAGTTGATTTCGAGGAACGGTAATTTGGATAAGGACTATCCGAGGCTAAAGCGAGTAATGCTAATCGCGAATCTTGATAAGTATATTGAGGACGGCGCGGCGTATACTGGTAGTGGAGTAGACAGCGTAGAGAAGCTTGCGGATGACTGGGGATATGACAGTGCTTTTGAGGGGTATATCGGGGCAGACGGCGTGAATCGTCACGGTTTATGCGAGACTTTTGGCTTGTCGCCTAACATATACGAGTTCGACCAGTTATATTTGCTTGACAAAGTTAGGGATATTATGCGTAGTATCTCAAAGGCAAAGCAGGAAGCGAGGTCTACAGCGGGTTTATCTGAAAGCGCGGGGGAAAGTGCTATCGGGGAGTTTGAGCAGGCGGTTCTAATGCTAAAGAATTATACGGATGATAAGACGATAGCGAAGATATTAAGTCATCTGGGGGATAATGACGCAGGGGAGCTTAGAAATGAGCTATTGACCGTCACAAAGGAAAATCAAGGCTGGTTTGAGAATCTTTTGAGGAGTGCGAAATGACAAACAAAAAGATATTAGCCTTATACGGGTATTTATTGCAGGATAGAGAGAAGTTAGAGGATTTGTGGAAAGCCCTAGATAGAGTTGACGGGTGCGATGACGATGATATTCTAAGGGTTTTACAGAATAAAGACCTGTGCCGCATAGTGAGCGTGCTTGCGGGGGATAAGTTTAGCGGTTCAGTGAGCGGTGACATAAGTTTAGCTGATTTAGAGCGGGTCATTTTGTATGTAAAGGACGAGTTAGACGAGGATTCGGACGATATAGACGAAGACGAGGACGAGGGGGAAGAGGAAGATTACGAGGATTCGGACGAAGATTCAGACGAGGACGGGGAAACAGAGAGTGAGCCTGTAGCTGAGCCTTCCAGACCAGAGCCTTCCCACGAAGTCCCGCACGACACGGCGAGTTTATCAGAGAGTGATAAGGACGAGTTAGCACAGTCGGTAGTAGAGGCTTGTAAGAGCAGTATAGATAACGCGGTTACGGAGATTTATAAGGTCTATACTTCTATGTTCAAGTCTGGATATGGAGTCATTCAGCCAGAGGGAATACTTGCAGGACAGCGAAGCGGCAGTATGATTAAGTTTCAGCCGCTTGATTATGAGCATTTAATGCTTGTGCCTCGGAACTACTATTCCGACACATGGGAGTTATTAAAGCAGGAGCTTGGGTTAAAGGAGAGTACGAAGCGAACTATCACTTACGGCGAGATACGGGACGGGTATAACTATTTCCCGTTTAAGATAATAGAGCTTGTATTCGGTAGATACCTGTCAAAAGAGTCGGATATAGCGGGCAAGCGCTACTGTAAATCGTCAGCGAGCGTGTCTTGGGAGTCGTATTGGGAGCAGGATGTAAAGCATAATATCGAGAGATATATCCGAAACATCGTAACAGAGTATATAAAGTCGTTAGCGGCGAACGAGAAGCTGGATATAAACAACTTATCAAGTGTTTATGGGGCGGTTCGGCAGTTAGCGAACAAGACGATTCTGGCGTATACGCCTGCGATTGTGATTTGTGAGGATTCTGGCGGTAGGTTTAAGATAAGGTTTTCGGATTACGCGCATAGGATAGACGCGAATCGGCTAAAACGCATTGAGAAAAAGATTTTAGGGTGGGTAGGTACAAAAGAGGTCGAGTTAGACAGAGCGTCTTTCTCGTTGATGCGAGATAACGACAGCATAAAAGAGATAGAGGTAGTAAGGGACAAGAGTTTATGCGGGACTGTGCCGTTATTTAGCTATATAGCGCTTAGAAAGTTGCGTGAGCAGGGAAAGCGTCCGTCATATCAGAATTTGATATTAGGGCGTGCAGAGGACGATAGTATTTATATCGGCAACAGCAAGGATACGCCTTTTGGTGGCTTTAATACGGCTATAGGGTCGTTTGTCCTGCACTTGTCGGCAGGTTCTCGTTCTGGTAAAGGTGTTATGACGCTGAATATGATTGCGTCAGCGCTTGCTTCAAATGTAGCCGTGCCGTATTTAGACAGTAAGCCAGATATGTCGTCTTTGCTTCTGTATATTGCTAAGAAGCTCGGGGTAAAGACCTTTGCGTTAAACGGCGGTTCAGAGTATGACAGCAAAGCGGATATAGGCGGGGTAGTTCGGGATGTAATGTCGAGGGAGGTTTATCGGAAGCCAGCAGGACTTGAAGATTTAGCCGTTCCAGAGACAGCATGGAGTGCGCTTAAGTATATAAAGGCTTTGGATTTCTGGATTTGGCTTTCTCCGAAGATACAGTCTGGTGAGATAAAGACGAAGAGCGGGGATTTGTTAATCATAGCGGACGAAGTTTGGCGTATGATAACGGGTTGGGCGCCGTTGTATGCAGAGTTATTTGCGAAGAAGAGTGAGCGAGTTCGGAAGGGCGAGGATGACACAGCGGTAGAGAGCGCGAAGTGGCTGTATAACTGGTATATGCGGGCGATGGGGAGCTGGCTTGCGGCGAAGGACGCTACGCTAAAGAACATAAAGCCGAAGTTAATGCTTATATATCAAGAGCATATAACGCCGTCATGGTCGTCTATGAGTAGCACAGAGTATAACGGAATCAACAAGGCGAATGCGTTTATCTTTAGGACGCTTGAGAATATGGGTAAGCGAGGGTTTATAGGATATGACGAAGCGTCTATAGCCTACGGCGGTGTGTTACCTACCACTAAAATCCCGAATAAGTCAGACTTTATCCAGCCTGTTTTAACAACGACAAAGGGAAAGAAGTTTTGTAATGTGAATGACAGGTATTTTGCTTGGGTAGATGATGTAGATTCGCAGGGAGTGAACGGGGATAGCACGACAGCGCAGTTTATAAAGCCGTTTTTGATTTTGAACGATGCGGACGAGAACGGGACATTTGTTCAGCAGTTAAAGGGGCAGTTAAAGAACTCGGTCGGAACGGACGAGAAGGTAGAGGAAATCATGAAGCAGTTCCGTGATAAGAACGGAAAGCTGGAGGAGTCTATCGGATTTGAGGGGTATCTCCGTGAGATGACTGCCGACATGGAGGGATATAGCCTCGGGGAAGCGTTTAACGAGAGTTATCGTATTTTTGAAGAGGTGATAACGAAGTTTGGCTACATGGAGGCATCGGGAGCTAGTGACCCGATGGAGTATTTCAGTGACTTCCGTGCAGAGTTTATGCCGAACTGGAGTAGGATGGACAGAGCGCTTGCGGGTGAGAAGCTAGGAAAGGACGGAAGCGGAAGCGAGGACGGCATAGACAGTGAGTATTCTGGGGTTGAGTTTACGGGGGAAGAAAACGAGGATTTAGGAGACAGCGAGGGCTTAGAAGAGGGGCTTGATAGCGAAGTAAGTGGAGCTAATGAGGCGGTTTCTGGGGAACCTGTAGGAAACGAGGAAAAGCCTGCGAGGAGCGCGTTTGATAGTCTAATGCAGGGCAGGGAGAACAATCTTTCGGACGAGTTTATCGGGTTTATGCCAGAGGAACACGGGGGAAATAGCGGTTTCTCGGCAGGGCATGATGATTTTTCGGAGGAAAGCGAAGAGTTTGACAGCGAGCCGCTTACGGATAACAGAGCGTTTAATCACGGAGATAGTTATAGTGGTTATTCTGGGCGCTCGGCAGAAAAAGAGCCGATAAATGTTCGTGAGTATGAGTCCTCGGTGGGGTATAGTAATGCAATACCTGACGGGTCGAAGCTTGAGAACGCAAAAGGCGTTACGATGGTGCAGGGTATAGAGCGTATAAAGGCAGATGTTTCTCGGCTTTCGCCAGAGAACAGCGTGGATTGCACAAATCTTTCGCTAGGCGGCTTGCTTAGTCACGCGCCGCTGTTTACGAGTACGAAGTTTGGGGCAGACATGTATCGCAGGGAAGTCCTAAACGGGGTATTAGACAGGATAGACAGGAGCATAGGGCGAGGTAATGTAACGAAGATAATTCTTACGGCGAACGGAATGATAGTAAATAACAAGCTAGTGAACTTAAACGGAGTCATGGGCGGGAATACGGGTCGTTATCTCTCGGATTTCATATCGTTTAAGGAGTTAGCGAAGCGGTATAGCAGTTTAGCGCGGCTTGGAATGGATACAGAGTATTTGAATGCATTTAGCCTAGAGTACTATATCGACCCTTCTGACACGGAGCGGCTACTTGGCAGTATTTTCGACACATTTAAGGTTTTAGGGGTCGTAAATATCAACAATCACGACATAAGGCGGCAGGAGTATCTTACGATGGCGCAGAGACAGCGGATGTCGGCAGAGATGGAAGCGGTAAAGCGAAATGTAGCTATGTATCGTGCAACCGAAGAGATAGGGGCAGAGTTAAGCGCGAATGCGAGGATAAAGCCAGAGGATGAGGGCAGTCGGATGCGTAGGTTTACGCGGGTGTTGCCGTTTATGAGTAACGCAGAGAAAGGACAGCGAAGCGGCAGAGGCGGTGGAATCGGTGGACTAATCGGAGCGGCGGTCTTTGGAGCGGCGTTTGGAATTGGGAAGCTCGGACGGGCTATTATCTCTGGGATACAGGAAGGTTCAGCGAAGAATCACTACGGAAAGTAAGAGTTTAAGTGGGGTTTTAGCGGGGATAGGGTAACGCCTAGCCCCGCTTTTTTGTTTGGGGAGATGCGGGAGTTAGGTGATTTGGAAGTAAATGCGTGGAATAGTACAGAGTTGCTAGGAGATTATAAAGTAAAAGCTAGGCTATGTCCTTAGACGCACCAGAATGGCTTTTAAGGCGTGTCTAGGTTTAGACGGACGCTTTTACAGGTTTTAGGTTTCTGCTTGGGATTAGGGGGTTTCTATCGGCGCAGGACGGCTAAGAAAGGGGAATAGGGGGATTAGAGGGGAGAGATAGAGACGGGCAGGGGGAGGGGCTTAAGTCGGCGGGACAGTACAAGGCGGGGGAGTTCTGGGTTTAGAGGGCGGGACGAAGCCCTGTGACGGAGCGAGATTTAGGCGTAGTGGTTTTTGTAGGTTTAACAGACGAATTGGAAAGTAAAAGCAAGCCTATGCCCTGTGACGCACCAGAATGGCTTTTAAGGGGCATGGTCGTTTAGGCGTAAAAGGATAGGGGAAAGAGGTTTCCCTTTGAAATCCCTAAAGGGTTCTCGGCTCAAAACGAGTAGAAACTGACGATAGGGGCAGGGTTTATTAGAGGAGGGAGCAGAGTAGAGGGGCAGGGGAACAGTAGGAATGGGGCTAGACAAATTGGCGTTTACGAGCGGCACGAAGTAGGCTATGAGACAGGCGGTGGTTTTGTGGGACAAGCAAGGGATTGGGTGGTAAGATAGTGGCTGGAGGGTTTTTATGAAGATTTTAGCGGGGATTGTGACACTGGTTGTCATGGCTGGGTGTGTTGCGGCAGTTGGGAAGGTGTCGGATAAGCTATACCAGAGGAAGCGTGCGCTTAAGATAAAGTTTATTTCTGGGGCTTTGCGGTTGTTAATCGTAGCCGTGTTTATTTGTGCGGAGATGTATATTTTCGGGGGTTCGGACGGGTTAGGTGGCAAGATACTCGGCGGTTCGACTTTGATTGTGGCAGTTTTGACATTTACAGCGCAACAGGCATTAGGAAATATAATAAGCGGGTTTTCAATAAGTTTATCTAAGCCTATAGAGGTCGGGCAGAAGGTAAAGATAGTGCAGGGGTCGAATATCATAGCAGAGGGGATAGTAAAGGATATGTCGGTTCGACATATCATAATAACGACCTTTGACGGGCAGAGTTGTATTGTGCCAAACAGCATAGTAGATAACAGTGTGATATTGAATACAAATTACGAGAAGGATGTCGGTAATTTTGTAGAGTTTGAGGTAGGTTACGGGACAGATATAGAGTTTGCGAAGGCTTTAATCGTGGCAGAGTGTTCAAAAGAGCCTTTAATCATTCGTCCAGTCAAGGTATCGGTAAACAGGTATACGGCAAACGGAGTTGTTCTAAAGCTTACGATATGGACAGAGCATTTGGACGACAATTTTGCAATATGCGGGCGACTTAGGGAGAGTATGCTAAAGCTGTTTATAAGTTTCGGGATAGAGTTGCCGTATAATCATGTTACGATAGGTAGACTAGGAGATACGGAGTGGTAGAAGGTAAGTTTCTATAGGTACAAGGTCGGAAGAAAGTAAGTTTTAGGGTTAGGCGCGGGGGGAGATTAGTTTATCTGGGGTCTGCTAGGTTTTTGTATGGGGTGAGTAGGTCAGAGTTTAGGGAAGTCTTACAGCGGTATTGGTTTTATAAAAGTAAGTTTGTTACAGTACAAGCCTTGTGAATCGGAAGTTTAGGCGTATGGGAGGCGTTAAAAGGGAAGTTGATGCTTTACGGAGTGTGTGGGCTTGCCCTTATTACGGTCAGCTTTCCCTTATTTTTGGCACAAGTTTAAGGGATGTAGTCGGCTTGAGACTGTGACACATGCTGGGAACAGGTGGTTTTAGAAGCAAGAAAGTAAACTTCCTAGGAACCTCTGCTGGGAAAGGTTGATTTATCTGAATAAGAAAGCCTATGAAAGCAAGTTTAGGGCTTACGGGAAATCCGTAAGCCCTTTTTGATGTTGGGGATTTGGGCAGGGGGTTAGGCGGGGGTGATGGGGTTGAGAAGGTAAGTTTCTTGCCGATTTCGGGACTAAAAAGTAAGTTTAAGGGTTTTACGGGACAGCGGGTTTCCGTTGAGTTACGCTTCTTAAAAGCAAGTTCCCTCGAAGAATTTAGTTGTGAAAAGAAAGTTTTGCTGACTGGGTGGCTTTCGTTAAAAGTAAGTTTCCCCGTAAATTCTGGCAGGAGAAAGGAAGTTTCTTGTGATGGCGGGGCGCTGGGCGTTTATAAGGTTAGGCTAAAAGTTGACAGATAAACTAGGGTAATGCATTGTAATAGTTATAAAATCGCCTAGGTTTAAGGCAATTCTGGTAGATGTGCGGGTTTGTGAGATTGATTTGCGGTTGTGGTTGTTTATCTTGTAAGCTGTATATAAAATCAAGTTTCTTGAGAACTTGTTTGATAGAAAGTAAGTTTTAGCAATACCTAGCAATCACTGAAGAAAAATCAGCAAGTGAGATTTTGGTTAGAAAGCAAGTTTCTTGACATACTTTTGGGTCAAAAAGGAAGTTTCTAAATGGACGAGTATCCGACAAATTTTCGGCTTGGTTTTAGCGGGAGAATCTAGGCGCTTGCGACTTGGTTTATCAGTTAAACATGCAGACTCTTGTTCTTTCAGAGTTAGAAAGTAAGTTTTAGAGATACCTATAGACGCTAAAAGTAAGTTTCCAGTATTTAAGAACTGGCTAGTTGTTGAAGAAAAGCTGTCGTGATACTTGAAAATTTCCTTGCGTTATTGAAAATCGTTAGAAAGTAAGTTTCCAGTGATACTTGAAGAATCAAAAGGAAGTTTCAGTTTTTAGCTATGCAAAGAGGATTTGCCGTGTCGTTGAAACTTTCTTTCGAGGCTGGTTTTGTGCTTGCGTTAGAAAGCAAGTTTCCCCGTAAAAAGCAGTGTTAGAAAGTAAGTTTCATATATACCAAACGACTTGAAATGAATCGCAAAATATGGTATAGTTAGGGTGCAGTTAGAAGAAAGTAAGTTTCCGAGATACCTGTATACGAAGAAAGGAAGTTTCAGTGAAACAAAGAAAAGCTATCTAGTATCTTGAAAGTAAGTTTCGCCTTTCCGAGCGTTTTCCTTTGGGAAGTTAAAGTGTGCTATACCTTGATGTTTCGAGAGCTTTCTTTTAATCAGAGTTAATTCCTTGTGTGCGCGTGAGTACACAAGTATTTCTTCTAGTAAATTTTATTCCTAATTTTATGCTTATTTGGAGGTACGAGTTATGAGGCTAGTTAAGATTTTGTCTTTCGCTTGCGCTGTTTCGCTTTTAGCAGTCAGTGCTACGGCTTGCGGTAAAGGTAAGGTTTCCGTGAATGCTGGAAACAGTAAAGAAGCGGTGAAGCCTGCGAATGTAGAGATTAAGGAAGCTCTCAATAAGATGTACGAGAGCGGTGGAATGACTCTGACGCGGATAGACAAGAATACGACAATTACGACAATCTATGACAATTCTGGACAGGCATATGTGCAGTCTGGATATACGGCAGGCGTTTATCTTTTAGGAGATAAGCTCTTGACCGTGAAAGAGGGCGCTGATGGGGGAAGTCCTAAGTTTGTTTTGACAGATGACATTTCCCCAGCGCGTATGGTAGAGGTAGCTTGTGATTTTGCAGATAAGGGCGGTGCAAGTTTAACAGAGACTACAGAAACGGGAAAAGAATCTAAGGATACTTCGGAAAGGTCGTTTGAAATAGCGGTTTCTGGCAGTAATATCTACGAGCTTTATAAGTCCGTGAGTAAGGGCTATGCAGAGAATATTTTGCCTTTATACAATTACAAAAATTCGGACGAGTTTGTGGACGGTGATAAATTCGTTGTCGGAATTTCTACTACAGAGAATAATTTGAGCCTCGACATGTATGTAGTGTCGCATAACGCTCCGAATGAGCGGGTGCATATCGTAGGGTTTGACGGCTATGTGCCGCTTGGCGGCTGGTCGCTTGACAGCTCGATTAACAGCGAGATGGATTTAAGCGACTATGACGGCATTAAGGAGAAATTACAGGCAATGCAGAATGACCTGTCGGAAAAGATACAAAAATATGTCGCAGAGCATGAGGATGAGTTGCTTGCGCGTGAAGCTACAGCGGAAACGAATGTAGGTAAGGAGACGGTAGACGGTAGCGAGAGTGCGAATGAGAGTAGTGTAGAAAGCGAGTCGGATGAGAGCGCGGAGAGCAGTTTATCCGAAAGTTCGGAAAACGCGAAAGAAAGCAAGGAAATTTCCGATACGAGTGAGCAAGAGTCGGAAAACTAATAGATAAAGGCACTCGGTAGTGCATGAGCGAGGATAGATATGGAGTTAGTGACCGCGCTTCAAATGTACGGGTATCAGTCCGTAGAAGATGTTAGGTTAGAGGTAACTACAAGAGTTTATAGGCGGCTTGTAAAAGAGAACCATCCAGACAATGTGGAGCATCCTAGATATTTAGTCGGTGATATTACGGACGCGCGGGAGCTATTAAACAGGGTAGCGAGTGGAGCGGCGGCTGGCGGCTCGGTTGGGGGTTCTGGTGGAAGTAGTTTCGGCTCTTCGTTTAATAGCCCAAAAAGTAGTGAATCTTACACGAGAAGCTATAACAGTCAACCTTTTACGAGGGAGAATGATTTTAGGAAGGGGAATTACGCTCGGTATGTAGCTCCGTATCATATAAAGCTTGAGCAACTTCAAGATTTATTTCACTCTGGTCGTGTCTACTACGGTGATGATAATTATTTCGTTCTTGATAACGGGAATCGGCGCACTGTTTATATCATTTTCAAGGTTATTGTAGAGCAGGGCGGTGGGCGCGTAGAATACAGTTTTCCGAAGAAGGTTTCTGAAACGAATAAGTATCAGTTGTCGCTGTCGCTTGAAAAAGAAAAGGGTTCGGCAGTTGTTGAGGTGTACGGCAGTAGATTTGAGGTTTCCCGTAGTGTCCGTAGCCTTAAGGTGCAGTTTAGTGGAGTAACTATAATGCTTGATGTAATGTTTTAACGGAGGGATATATGGCTAAGAAAGTTGCAGAAAACGGTTCACCTGTAAGAAAGACGCTTCATGTTCTGGTGGGTAATTACGGTGAGTTTCATAGAATTTTGCAGGAGGGAGTAGTTTATACGCTTTCTCCGCGCGGTAGCTACGAAATAGATATGTCTGTAAACGGGGTGCTGTATAGCACTTTTGACGCAAGGAGTGTGAGCCTTGCAGAGATAGTGTCTACGATGCCCGTTCGGGATAGGCATGTAGCAGTTGAGTTTGTGGGCGTTTTGTCAAAGCTTTGCACGATTGAGGTTTTGTCGGAATTTATGGCAAAAAAGTATAGACTGGTTGTAACTGGCGGTGACGCGCTGTCTGGTATTTACGATTTGCTCTGTAAGACCTATGGTGAATCTGGTTTTAGTTTGTCTATGGACGACTTAAAGACGGTGTGTAGGAGTAGAGCAGATTTTGTAACGGCGTATCGTGCATTTGCAGGCGTAAACGGAATTATGGGAAATCGTGGGACAAGACTTGCTTGAGTCGGTGTTTATTAGAGAAATAGGGTTTAGAGTTATAAAGAGCGGCTAGATTTAATGGTTTCTGTGTAGGTTTTGAATTGTCTTGGAAAGTAAGCTAACTCTGAACTGGTTTTAACAGGTTTCTTGGTTTATGTTGAGTTTCGTGGTCGTATTTGGAGTTTTTAAGCATAAGCGACTAAGTAGCTAGACCTGTAAAATTTAAGGTGTTTCGGGAAGTGGGTAGAGAAAAATCCGCTTCCCGATTTTTATTTTAGTCTTTTATAAATAAGATTTATCGTCTTGGAAAAACAGTATAGACCCGCATAGAATTAAGCAGTACACACGGCTTTCTTGCTTATAAATTTAGACTAGCTGTATCCTGCCTTTCGAGGGTTTATCCGCTTGTTTAATTTTGCGTGTTTTAGTGCAGGAATTGGCGTGCAATTTTGCGCGATTTCTTGGATTTTCTAGTGCTTTATTTTTCAAAATTCCGTGCGAGGGCGTGCAGAGCGGGTTTTCCTAGGGGCGCGGGAAAATTTTTGACAGGGGCAAAGGCAAAATCCTGCCCAAAAGAAACGAGTACACTTAAGGGGTAGCAATTCGATAAAATTCTCCGTTTATTCGGAAAAGGAGTTATTATGGAGCGCAGTACAATCAAAAAGATAGCGGTTATTTCTTTGTCAGTAGTAGCGATACTTATGCTTTTGCTTGCCTTAATTTTTAATCATTATTATCGCAAGCTACGGCGAGCGAGTAATAGTAATGCCTTGGCTACCCGTCAAAATGCGTTGGAGTCAAAGAGTGTTGGCTTGGATTTTGACGGTTTGTCGGAAGAGCTGGATAAAAGTATCCTAGATGCGCTAACGAGTGAGATTTTGCGTGAGCAATCTAGGGTAATAGCGGATGAACAGGTAAAAGCGCTCGGGTCGGAGCTTGAGAAGCAGTCTATTTCAAATATCTTGCTTGTTGGAGTAGACAATCGAGAGGGTAAGTTTGACGGAAATAGCGATACTATCATAATCGTGTCTATAGATAGGGCGAGGAAGCGTATAACACTAACGAGTGTGCTTAGAGATACGCTGGTTTATCTGGACGGCTACGGAAGCAGGAGGATTAACGCGGCGTATGCGCTCGGGGGAGCAGAGGGTTTGGAGTCCGTCCTAAAGGAGATATACGGAATAGATTTCTCTGGCTTTTTGGTTGTAAACTTTAATGCAGTTAGAAATGCGGTTGATAAGGTAGGCGGTATTGACTTAGCACTAAGTAAAGACGAGATACGGTTAATGAACGCCTATGTAAACGAGCAGAATAGGCTTGTAGGGGACGACCCAGAGAAGGATGTGATTCGTAGCTATAATGGTGGGGTAATGCACTTAAACGGCAATCAAGCCCTAGGGTATGCTCGGAATCGGTATGTAGGTACAGATTTTCATAGGACAATGCGGCAAAGAGTTGTAATTGAGAAGTGTTTATCAAAGCTAAAGCGGTTAAATGTGTTTGAGCTTGGAAGTTTAGCGGATAGCGTTCTTCCAGAGGTCTACACAGATTTGACGGAAAAAGATATAGCTTCGCTACTACTAGTTGGTATCGACCTAAGTAACTACAAAATATCGAGTCTTACGCTTCCAGTGGACGGAAGTTTTGATTTTGTAAAAGTTGGCGGGCAGGATGTGATAAAGGTAAATTTTAGGAAAAATGCTGATACATGGTATCAAACAATCCTAGCAAGTGACAGTGATGCGCTCAAAATTGATAGAAAAGTAGTTGACGATTAACGCGCAATCTGCTAAACTGTCCTTAGCAGTTAGGTAGTTTGCAGGAGGCACGAGAGGTATGGTTCTGGTAGGTGTAGTTTTGTTAGCAGGAGTTATCTATCTTGTGCTAACAGCTAGTGAAAACGAATAAGGAGGATTAAGGAAATGGCAGACAGAAAGTGGGACAGATTTCAGCGTGACGGCGGTTTGCAGTTGGAAGGCGGTGCTTGTAAGGGAGATTTGGAGGAGCGCTATTATGTCGGTGCATACGGTTACGGGCTTCGTGTAACAGGAGAAGAGCCGTATTTCTACGGTGGAATCAAGTATGCGGGCTTTCAGAATGTGTGTGAAGAGGTAAACGAGCCATCACTTAATGTTCTTGACCCGCTTCGTAGGGATGTTTCCGAGATTGATGCGCTTGCGGCGACAGAGGAGCTGGATGTTATGGATTGGTTTGAGAATGGCTTGTTGCCTATTGAGGTATCTGCTGTTCTTAAAGACGGTGAGCTTGTGATGAGCGCGACAGGTAAGGTTTACGCGGAACAGGGCAGGGACGCAGTTTATTTCGCGGAGTATCGGTCAGTATGGAAAAGTGGGAATCCGTTGGAGACAAAGAAGGAAGAGATTCTGTATCTTCCGTTTGTTGATTAAGCATTTGGAGGTGTGTCGGTGATTTATATCATTGTCCTAGCAGGCTTTGCCCTGCTAGTGAAGTTTAGCAGATAATTTAGGAGAAGTTGGAAATGGGAGAATCTAATCGCCTTAAGCTTGCAAGTAAGCCAAAGCCCGAACAGTTTTTCACGATTTCTGGTCGGGATAAGTTGCTGGAATCTACAGGTTATGTAGTTTTTAGGGATGGAATGACTTTTGCGGAGTATCTGGACGAAGATGACGGCTCTATCTATTTAACGAGGTGCAAGTTGCAATATGCGGCTAAATGAGTATTGGAGACGGCTTAATCGTAGCGGGCTTCTTTGCTATTGTTGGACAGGGTTTGCAGAGTTTGCGGCTTGGTCGGAAGCAAACGGGTATCGTCCTTGGAGATTGCTTCATAGAAAAGACAAGAGTGCGCTTTATAGCCCAGAAAATTGTTTCTGGGCTAGTTCCGTCCCAAGTAGCGAACCTGTTGTAAAGTGCGAGAGTTACGATAAGACGATTCGTATGCTTGGGCTTTATGACGCGCTTCTAGCAGAGATTACAGAGGACGCAAAGCGAGCAGAAGTCTGTTTAGAGGCTTTGTCGGAGTCGGATTGGGTGGATAATAAAGAGACTGCGCTTAAACTTAGAAAAGAGGTGCAGTTGCTCATGCGGAGGGTTTCAGAAATCCGTTTAACAGCCCTTTACGACAAGGAGAAATAACGGGAAAGATTTTTGGCTAAAAGCAGGGGGTGAGTTAGAATGCGTGGCAGACCTACAAAGTATCTTACAAATGTTCTTGAGAATCTAAAGACAGCTATCTATAACTATTACAACTTAAGCACGGGAGAGGTTAGAGAGGTAGGCTTAAACGAGGTACCACTTAGCAAAGAGCGTGGGGCTTTGCTTGGGGATTTGATTGATTTGTGCTTAAACACGAATTACTTGAGTCTTGAGGCAAGGGTTTATTTGCGGCATGGTCTTGTTCGCCTTCCGATGTTAAGTGAGGTCTTGCTAAAGGAAGAGGGAGTTCGGTCGAGTTATAACGATTGTAGGAGCAAGGCTAGGTACGCTTGTACGAAGTTACGGGAGGATTTCGGGGAGAAAGCGGTTGCTTTAATCTTAGACCAAAGAGAGCCAGATTTAAGCGAACTAGCGGACAAGGTTTGCAAGGTTCGGGAGAGGTATTGCAAAATTTCGGGTCTTAGTGACTACCTGTTAGATTTTGATATGGTAACTGCCACGCCTGTTGCAAAAGGTAACGGAGAGGTTACGAGAGTAGTAGAGCTTATGGGGGCGTATCGGAAGGCAACGGTAGCAAAGTTTATCAGTATGAACGAAGAGACACTTGGATTTATCAAGTATCTGATGAGCAGTGCTTATTATCGCGAGAAGTATCGTGATATAGTGCGTTTAATCGAGGGGAGCGAGCCGTGATAGAGATAAAGATTAGGCAAGAATTAGGGATTACGCAGTTGTCCTCAAGAAGCGTTAGGAGTTTACAGGCTATTATAAAGGCGGTAGAGGTGCATAAAGGGGAGACAGTAAACTTGAACTTCTATCAAGTCGTTGTGACGAATGTCTGGAAGTTGGTAGAGTTTGGAAATCTGCTTTGTAAGTATGATGTGCGGATGGAGTTTTACAGTGCGCCAGATGCAGAGAAGAGTGCAAAGGTCTTGCTTAGACTTGCGGGTTTGCCAGAGGATAGGGTTATAAATCATACAGTTGTGTCAAAGGCTGTAGAGGTTAAGAAGCCAGAGCTTCGGGACGCGCTAAAGGGCATGGCAGAGAAGATGCTGGTTGTTAATGGGGAGCTTCGCCTTAAGCTAAGTGCCTGCGGATTTCGGCAGATAGGGAATATGCGTACTCTTGAGTCGGTGGTAGAGGTTATAGACTATCGAAAGACGCAGGAGGATTGCGCGGGAGTAAGCGAGTTTGTGCTTGATGTCACAGGCATTTCTATGGTGCAGGATGTATATACTCGTGTAGGAGAGTTTGATAAACAGGTCAGAGCGCTCGGGTTTACGCCTCGGTATGACGCAGACGGAGAAAACGGGGAGGAGTTGTTAAACGCGATTCATAATACGCTTGCGTATGCAAGGAGTTGTGATTTAAGCCCTAAAGACAGGGTAGAGTTGTTAAACAGTAAGCTACCTATCAATTCGGCAGTGCTGTTTATGACTTTCTATAACGGGCAGTCTAGGTCAAATTCGCAAAGTATTTGCATAGATAACCCACCGACTACAAGTAGACCCGCTATTTATCTCGGGAGTTCGGAAGAGAAGAACGGGTATTCTCTAAAGTTTATGGTATTCCCGATAGAGGATAACTTTGTCGTGAGAGAGGATTACGCCTTAGATAACGAGGGTGAGTATCTTGGAAGTATAAAGTCGCATGTAATGCCGATAGCCTTAGAGGACATAGGGTTTGGTGCAGACGATGTAGAGTTTTTCGGGAAGAGGTATTTTGTCGCCTTGCCGATAGCGGATTCAGCGGGAGAGCCAGACCTTTATAACTTGTATGTGACAGAGGGGGATAGGCTGACGACTCGGAAGGTATCGGTTGCGGAGTATATGAAAGCGGTGTTTGACGATAGAGGTGTAGTTTATGACGCGCCGTTACTGAATCGGTGTATCGAGGAGAGCAACAGGAACATCGAGATATGGAATAATCGGAAAGATAGAGGCGTGTGAAATCAAGTTTCTTTGTTAGGAAAGTCTATAAACTCAAGTTTCGGCTATATGTGGTTACGGCTCTGGTTTGGAAGTAACGAGCGGTCTTGCCCGAAGGAAATCGGGAAAATGTGAAAGAAAGTTTCGGGGTATACCATGACGGATAAAAGTAAGTTGATTGCAGATATTGAGCGTGTAAAAGGAATTACGCATAGTGATGAGCAACTGGCAGTTTTGAATAGCACGGGCGGTCTTGTAATTATTGCGGGTGCGGGTTCTGGAAAGACAAGCACGATTACGGAGCTAGCCTATATCAGAGCAAAGACAGGGGAATTAGAGCCGTCTAAGACTCTTTGCGCAACTTACAGTAAGAGCGGAGCGAGCGAGATGCAGAGGAAGTTTAAGCGTCTCTGTGCGGAGCTTGGGGACGATTTTGACTTGAGTTTTAAGACTTTGCATAGCTGTTATTATCAAATCCTTCGGTATCTGGGTTACCCGATTAACATCTGTAGCGAGGGACGGGCGATGGGGTATCTACGGCAAGCCCTAAAGGATTGCGGTATTAAGAGTAAGGATAAGGAGCTTGTAGAGTATCTTAAGAACTTGTTTTCCTATCAGATAAACAAGGCGATGAGCTTTGATGACTTGAGTCGGCACTATCAGTTTGACGAGAAGCGCATTAGTTTAGCGGACTATAAGCGGGTAAACGCGCAGTATAAGCAGTTAAAGATAAATGATAATGTCATGGAGTATGATGACATGCAGTTCATGGTTTATTGCATGTTTTGTGGCGCTTTGGGTCAAGAGACAACGCAGAAGGTCTTGTCTTTCTGTAGAAGCCAGTGGAAATACTTTATCTTGGACGAGTTTCAAGATACCAGCACAATCCAGTATAAGATTTTGCGGTGTATGTGTCCGACAGAAAATAGCGCGAATCTAATCGTAATCGGGGATGACGAGCAGGCTATTTACACTTGGAGAGGCACAGACCCGAAGATTATCTTAGAGGATGTGCAAGTAGACTATCGCTTGAGTTTATATGTTTTGTCTACAAACTATCGTTGCAAGTCAAATATAGTAAAGTTTGCGTTTAACTCCGTAAAGAATCTAAGCTATCGGCAGAAGAAGGAGCTGAACGCGAACACTGATGGCGGGAGTATTAAGATTCTTTCTAGTGATAACACGCTTTACGGGATAAGCGAAGCTGTCTTAAATTATATAAGAGAGCGTATCACGAGCGGAGAGAAAGCAGACAAAATAGCGGTACTAGTTAGAAATAACTACGAGGCTTGCATCTTGAATGCGATGCTTTACGAGAATGGAATCTTTACGGACACGACAAGCGAGAGTATGCGATTTACGAGGCAGGGGTTGTATGACGATGTAAAGAGCGCATTTGAGCTTCTTAGTAACACTTATAACGGCGACAGGGTTTCTGCGGTGCTTTGGAAGTATGTCGTATTTCTTGGTACAAACGGAGCAAAGGTAATCGGGAGTATCATGAACGATTTTGGGGTAAATCTTACGGATGCTCTGGGTATTTTGCTAAGTCTAACTCCTTACAGTAGTAAGGTAGGGAAAGTTACAGAGGAAATCCCGAGAGGTTACAGAGACACGCTATCTTCTAAGGTTTACGGAATGGGTCGTGACACGGTAGAGAGTCTTTATCAGTTGTATTCGCTTCTTTCGGCAAAGATTAGTAATGAGGACAAGTTTAGCGGTCTTATGGTTGTTCTTTACGAGGGGATTCGGTATATGTACGGAACTCCAGAGCGGGATAGGCTATTAAACGGGTATCTATCGTATGTTAAGAGTTTATCTGGGCGGTTTAATACGCTAGAAAAGCTCAAGGAGTATTTTTCAGCCTTGTATCAGTACGAGACAGCCGTAGATAAGGGTTCAGATTGCGTAAATATCTACACTTATCATGGTGCGAAAGGTCTTGAGTGGGATACGGTAGTTTTAATGTGCTGTGACAGTCTAGCCTTGCCCGAGAGTAGAAGTATTCGTGACATGGTAAACAGGGGTTACGAGTCGAAGGATATAGCGGAGTATATTGACTGTGAGCGGCGTTTATACTATGTCGGATGCACGAGAGCAAAGGAGAGGCTTGTTATAGCTTGTGATAACAGCGAGCCTTCGCAGTTTCTTATAGAGTCTCTGGGGTTAAACGATTCGTACAAGGATAGTAACCTCGAACTCATTGAGGATGCAGATTTTAATTTAGTGGCGAAGAAGAGGTTGCCGAGGTATTTGGCAGTCGTTGAGAGTTGGAGGAAGTCGGATGAAGAGGCTAGCGAATCTGTTTGACAGGTGGAGTTCTGGGTTACACGCCTTGGCACTGGGGGTGTTTGTCATTCTGGTGCTTGTGCTTTTCGGGTCTATGACAGGGGCTTATAGCAAGGTGAATAAGCGCACAGTTAAGAAGATTATGTACGATATGTATACACCGAAGAGCATGGAGTATTTCAACAGCAGGGCGCGGTATTATGTAAAGAAGCGAGTTCTTACGCAGGATGAAGCGAGCCAGTTGTTTATAAGCACGCGAGAGAAGGAGCTTACAGAGGATGACAAAGAGCGTAAGCTTGATATAGAGAGCGTGACCGAGAGTAAGGCATCGGATAACACGACAGGAGATACTATGTATCGGGTGAAAGCGTCACTTCGGTATAAAGGAAAGACGACTCGGTTTGAGATTATCTTTTCGGTAGATAAGAGTGGAGCGATATATAAGCATGTAGCACAGGTGCTATGATGAATAGGCGGTAGGGGAACCTGCCGCCTTTAAGCGGTTAATCGGGGTTAGTGGTCTGTTTAATAGGTTTAACGGGTTTTGGAGGACGCTTTATGCGGGATGACAGGAAGAAAGACGATAAGAAGCCAAAGGGGAAGCTATCAAAGATATTCCGTAAGTTTTTAATGGCACCCCTAGCGACTTCGGCGGTGGTAGCGGCTTTAACTTACGGTTTAGCGGTTTTGCCTGTAGCGGTTGCGGTGATAAGCTATAACGCTATCTCGGATGATGAAAAGAAGAAAGAGGTAGACGATGGCTTAACGATAAACAAGGTGAGCTGTGGTTGTACGATAATCGGTAGCGGGCAGGGAAGTGCGGGAACGCAGGAAGTAGATACGACAGCCTCGGCTTTCCCGACATATAACTTAACAGACGAGCAGTTAATAAGGCTTGCTAGGCTTTGTCACGCAGAGCAAGGTGTTGGAGGAGAAGGCGGTGTAAAGGCAGAGGCGAGTTTAATCGCGAGTAAGTACGAGGATGCTGTAAGACAGCATGGGAAGTCAAAGGCGGGGGAGCTTTGGGAGACTAAATCACTGGACTATTACGCTGATTGGTCGAACTGGTGGCACGGTACAAAGGGATGGACAGCGGCTAAGGCGGGTCGTCCCGACTTAGATTTTATGGGAAAGGGGGAGTATACCGCGCAGGAAGTAGAGTGGGCGCGGGATGTGCTTGTAAAGGGGGAGAGGACGCTTCCGAACTATGTTATGGAGCATGATAATATAGACGAAATAACGCGGGCGGTAACGGACGGAGCTAACACGCCAAAACGGGCAGATGCATTTGTACAGGGGAAAACGAAGCTGTTTAATATCTATAATTCGCATTATACATTTTTTGCACAGCCGAGTCCGCGCTCCGACCCGTTTGGCTATATCGAGGAAGATAAAGCGCGTATTGAGCGTTTAGGTGCGGTAATCAATGTCGGAGACAAGAAGAAAGTTACGACAACGGTAGTAGCGGACGGAAGTAGCGGAAATAGTGGGGGAGCGGCGACAGGTTCAACGGGAGCGGTAGTAACGAACGGAGCTGGAATGGCTACGCGCGGTCAATTAGCGGAGGTGCATCAAAACATCTATCGTATAGCGATGTCGCATATTGGCACACCCTATGTTTGGGGAGGTGAGACATGGGCAGGCGCAGACTGCTCGCATGAAACCTGCATGATAATGGAGGAAGCAGGCGGGTATAACAGGGGATATAGACAGTCACAACAGTTCTTAAACCTAGGTCAGCTAGTACCATTAGACTCCTTACAAGCTGGAGATTGTCTTGTTAGCGAGGGTCATGTGGCATTGTATATAGGTAATAATAATGTATACAGTTCGGGTAGAGCAGGGACGGTAAGTTATGTAAAGCCAGCAAACGAGTATATCGGGTGGTTTACCAGTAGGGGCAAGCGTTTGCAGGCGGTTCGTTTAACAGAGATGCTTGCGATAGCGCAGGCAGACGCGGCGGCGGGGCAGGGAAACAGTCAGCCTTCCGCACAGGCTAGCTTAACGGACGGTTCGTTTAAGGTAGCGGTAGCGAACGAAGTAAGTTTACAGGGGCAAGCGCCGATAGACGGGACTTTGGTCGGTATTACGGACGGCGGCACGGTAAGTACGAATGTAGACAGCGTAACGGGGTTAAGTTCTGGAAGTACAGGAGCGCCTATCGGAGCGTCAAGTACGAATAGCGGTAGTCTAGGTAAGAGAATAGATAACGCCGAGCAGAACAAGTATGGCTTGCCTTTGTACGATAACTACACCTTTAATCCCGATGTTTATGAGCATTTCGACATAGATTATTCTAGGTTTTGGAACGGAAGTACGCCTGCGGTGGACTGGCTGTACGGAATGGGGGATTGGCGAGATAACGCGAAGAAAAACGATGTTCAAACAGAGTTTTCAAACAGTATGCTGGTGAATGGCGGGTACACTTCGTCACGCGACCACAAGTGGCATGCAATAGGGCAATCATTTCGGAAATTTGCGGCAGACAGCAGTAGCGGGGCGTTTGGGTTTAAGGACGGAAGGCTTGTATCAGCAACGCCATATAGATACCTTTGCGAAAACTCGGCAGAGTGCATAGACTGGTTTGAGAATATTCTTCCGACAAAGACAGCAAACGGGCATACAGATAATTCTGGTGATAGCGCTGTCATTGAGCCGCCAAATAAGTTTAAGAAGATAGGAGGCTCGGCGGGTGTTTATTATGATGTAGTATTTGATGACGGGACAGTGCTTGGGTGCATGGGTATAGACGCTATGGGTATGCACACAGCGTACAATTCTGGGGCAAATTCAACATCGTTTGACAAGTACAGTAAGGGATTGGCGCATATTCGCGTTATGGGGCAAAGTACTGATGTTTCAAAAATGCAGTTTAATATTTTTGAGCTTGGTAATCCGATTGATAGAGGGGCGGCACCAAACCAGTTGCTTGACTTTCTAACGACACAGAAGAAGCGCATCAAGTCGGTTCGGGTTTATCCTACATTGCAGTTTAAGAACGGCGCACAGTTTGCTTCGGCTGGCACAAATAGCTCGTTTGGTTTAACAGGAGGCACAGCGGGTCGTGCGGTTGCGGGAGAAGATACGACAGCGCAGACGGGAAATAGTGGCGGTAGCAACGGTTTATACGCAAATTGCACTTGTAGCGAGTGTCATTGCCACGATAATGAGAGTAGTGGAGTGAGCGGCGGACCAGCGTCCTCAATCGTAGCCAATACGGGTAAATTAACAGAGACAGCGGGGATGCCGCAGGGTGTTTACTGGAATAAGGCGACGAATAAGCAGTATACGCCGCAGGAAGTGCTTGATATGTTTAGGACAAACTTCCCGAATATATCAAGTCAGTATATACCTTGCTTTGGGTTACGGGATTTTACGGATTTAGCAGTTCCAGCCGATAAGCTTCCAGAGAAGTTTAAGGATACGAGAGGAGTTCTCGGGTATGCACAGGGAAATCAGTCTTGGAAAGGGTTAAAGTGGATAGTAGCGGGGCTTCCGTATAGGGATAGTTTTGCAAATGACGCGACTTTTGCGCAGTCGTCTTGCGGAGTTCATGCACAGAGTATTATCATAAGCAGTCTGTTGCATCGGTATATTACGCCACCAGAGGTCGTAATGGCGGCAATCATGAGTGATAAGCTTGGCGGGGACGAGCATGGAGCGTATAGCACAGGACGAGTTTATGCGGCGATGGGCTTTAGTCGTATTTATAACAGTTTCAAGTTTAACGGCGAGAATTTGTTTAATGTCGAGTTTTCGGAGACTTTATCGCGGGAGAAACTGGATAGTGTGTTAGACGCAGGCGGTATGGTTTCTGTGTGCGTGCATAGGTATTGGACGAGAGCGGGTCATTTCGTAGTAATCGCGACAAGAGACAGCGATAACAAGTATTACATCGTAGATAGCAACGCGAGCCACTTAGTAAAAGACCAAGTTCCGTATGATAAGGGCTACACATTTGACGAGATAGCCCAGCTTGGCGGTGTAATCAACCAAGTAAACTATGTAACGCCTACAGAGGCGTATAATCAGTATTTGCAGAGCGGGAGTAACAGCACGGCGGTAAGTACGAGTAGTAGCGGAAGCAAAAGCGAGAGTACAAGCAGTGAGAGCGGCGCAAGTAGTAATGAAAGTAGTTCTTCTACGAGTACGACTTCGGCAGAGACAGAGGAGGATGAGTGATGAGGCTTAGAGGAATCGGGGTTCTTTTCCTAGGGGCAGTTCTAAGTTTATCGGCTTGCGGTGGGAAAGGCTTGAGCGCGGATAGTGTAAAGGGAGATTTAACGAGCCTAGTAAACTACGAGTTAAACGGCGGGTTAAAGGGGGCTTCGGAGGGGGATTTCGATAAGAAGCTTGTGGAGCGCCTAAAGTCAGAGTATGCGAACAGGGACGCAGGGGATGATGTTTGTGTGAGCGACATACCTGCCTTTTCGGAGCTGTATACGAAAATGAAGCAGGATATGGCGCAGTATTATAACGATTGCCGCTACGGTAATGACTACGAGCAGGATACGCCGAGTGACGAGGCTTTGGCGGCGGGGTTAGCCTACGCCGCCGAGCAGTCGGAGAAGGTAAAGGCGGTTGTAGAGCGTATAAGGGGGCTTGAGAAGTTTAAGAGCGAACATAGTGAGGAAGAGGTTTCGGCAGAGATAGAGGCGATAAAGGGTTTGTATAACGAGTTGCCCGAGAACTATCGAGGTAGTGTATATAATTACAGTGAAATCTCTGGAGAGGCTTCGGAAGTGCCAAAGAGCGAGAAAAAGACGGATATAATCATAGCGGATACGCCGACTGACAGTTGGACAGAGCTGGATGCGAACGGTTACGGGTACGCGCGGTGTATTTCGAGCGGATGGTACGACAGCATTGTAGATAAGGGCGAGAATGCGGTGCTTGTGGACGACAGTAAGTTTATTGCACATATTGTAGCGGAATCGGACGGTAAGCTAACGCTAAAGGACGGAAAGTTATATCTAAGTAAGTCAGAAGTAGACAAGAGTTTCCAAGTGTGTGACAAGATTTCAATTAGAGTCGTGAAGTCTACTCCTATACCGGAAGAGTTTTCTCTAAAAGATTTCATTTTATGGGACGATGGGACATTCAAGGCTTCGTTTGAGAGTGAGACATACAAGTATACGCTACTCGGCTACACAAGAAAGGGAAAGATATATGTTTCTTCTGGGGCAGAGGGGTTAGTAAGAGCTGTAACTTACGATATACGGACTACGGTAGCAGAGTAAGTCGAGTACACAGCACAGTTTAACAGGTATAATAATATTTAAGGGGAGGTATGCGTATGGCATATCAGTCGAAGGACAAGCAGGAAGAGTTTGCAATGGTCGAGAAAGGCAGTCGCGGAGAATTTATCCGCGTGACGAGAATAACACCCGAGAATGACGGGAGAGAGGCGAGTTTGGACATTCGCACGATGTATACAGCGGTAAATCCCGATACGGGAGCGGAGCTTCGTCCGACCCAGAAGGGTGTGAGAATGCCGATTACGACAGCGGTAGGGGTTTTGGTGGGTGCGTTAAAGGCATTAACGCCTGCGGAGCGGGAAGAGGTCTTGAGGGGGCTTGAGTCGTAAAAGCCCTGTAGACGCATGAGACGGCGTTTTAAGGGCGTTTATGGGAATAAGGCTATAAGAGTAGCCTAGCGGCATAGATAGGGCTTAGAGAGGCGTGTGACGCGCCAGAGAGGGGACGGTATGGGAGAGGACAGTAGAAATCCCTTAGAGGGGCTTTTAGAGGTTAGGCGTGAGGTAAGAAAGCTTTGTCCAGAGCTTGCGCCAAAGGAGGAGCGTGTAGCCTACAGGGTAGAGGTAGGGGACGAGACAGGAGAGCCATCAGCGGCGCTTCAAAAGTTTAATAAGCTACTGGCGGCACAGGCGGGCGGTAAGGCAGGAAAGAAGCGAAAGACAGCGGTAAAAGCCCCAGTAAAGCAAGGAAAGGTCGGAGACGGCGAATTTACGGGGACAAGTTTATTTGAGGCGATGCGGCGAGGGGGAGTGCTATGAGTAACCGAGTTTATGCGAAAGCAGTGAAATTGAGAGTACCCGATAGGTGTGACGAGGATGTACACGCCACGCTTCAAATGGTTGCACCTTTGATGGCTGTTTTAAGCCGAATAATGACAAAACCGAACGGACGGTTAGTTCGTGCAGAGTATGTTGTTCGGAATGAGAATGGATTAACAACCCTTAGAGCAAATTTTGGTGAGTTTTGTGCAGAATCACCTGAAGGAGCAGAGCGGATAAGACTTAGATTTTTAGTCCGAGGAGGAGCAATATACACCCCACTTTCTGTCAATATCAATCTTTTGACTGGTTCTATAGACATATTTGGAAAGTACGGGACAGTGGCAGACTTGAATGATTGGATTCATGTGTCAATTAGCGATTTTAATGTTGTGAGAGCCAAGTAAGTAAGAAAAGTTAATTTGGGGAGAATATGGGTTTTCGAGTTTATGCAAAAGCTGGTACGATGAGAGTCAATCCGTTTCGAGATGGTGACGCGGATACTGCGCAAGTTACACTTGAGCGGGTCATATATCCGAGGGCATTTCTAAGTCGGTTAAGAACATATCCGAAGGGGGAGTTTGTTAGCGCCGAATGCTTCATTCGTAAGAGAGATAATAGATTAGCGCTTGTTCCACTACGGTTAAAGGATTTAGTAGCTTTTCATTTCCCCGCAGGAACGATAGGTGTAAACTTAAGATTCAAGGTGCATGATAGCTTTGGAGACAGTTTACTCTCTATTAAGATTCAGCTTATAACAGCCGAGACAGAGGATATAGAGATAGTAGGGATTCTGGAAGCGGTTGTAGACTTGTTAGACTGGCTACATGTTCCGGTGTCAGAGTTTCGCAGGGAGTAAGTTTGAGAGTGTGCTAATATGAGCGGAAGAAAATATGTAGACGAGAGTTCGTTGAGGGTGGAACGGATTGAGGATAGGTTAAGTGTAAGATTTAATATTTCCTCATCCTTAAAGGCAGTGACGAGTAGGGTTAGAACAAGCCCGAATAGTGAGTTAAAAAGTGCAACATGTGTTCTTGTAAACAACGGTAAACCAGAGTTTGTTACGCTAAAGGTTGCCGATTTGGTAGCTTTTCATTTGCCTGTTGGTACAGTAGACATTCTGGTTGGGCTTTCGCCAAATGGTAGTAACGGTGTAGGAACACTTTCTGTCCATATTAATTTACCAGTGAAATACTTAGACATAGTTGGTAAGCAAAACGAAGTAGTAAACTTATGTAAATGGCTTAATGTGCCGATTACAGCTTTTAGTTGAGTAATTCTGTGTTTAGGGGTGGGATTATGGGAGAGAGACAGTATTTGGACGATAGTTCCGTAAAGATAGCGTGGGTTGGAGATAAATTAGACGCAAAGTTTAGAGTTACCGCGTCATTAAAGGCGGTTACGAGTCGGGTTCGGACAAATCCGAAGGGCGAGCTGGTCGAGGCTTCATGCGTGGTAGATATTGGTAGCGGTAGCGGCAGTGTGAGATATATTATGCTAAGGGTAGCGGATTTAGTCGCCTTCCGTTTACCTGTTGGAACTACTGGCGTTTCTCTTATTTTTGAGCCGAAAGGAAGTAAGCGCGGGGAGACATTTTCAGTTATTATTGATTTGGTGGGGAAGTCTTTAGAGATAATTGGAAACCGAAACGAAGTAGTAGATTTGTGCTCGTGGCTTTATATGCCGCTTTGGGGAAATGTATGAGTCATCAGAAAGCAAAGCTCTTACATGTTGAGAAGAGTCTTTATGGGCTTGACTGGTGCAGAGAGCTTCACTATAAGATTCTAATGAATCCGCTGACCTTTGCGAAGATGCTTGTAAAGAAGAATTTAGACGATATAGATTTGATACAGTGTGTGGAGTATGTAAAAGACGAGTATAGCGGAGATTGGAAGAGTGAGTGGGGTCGTATTAAGCGAGACGAGTTCTTAAGGCTTAAGCATCGGCGTAAAGAGCGCAAGGAGTATATTATCCACTTTACGGGCTTTAATGTAGCAGTAATCCGTTGTTGGCGGCGTGAAGCAGACATTGTAGAGGTTAGTTTATAAGGGGTAATGAGGGAATGTATGACTAATGGTAAAGGTTTAATTAGCGAAGAGCCGATAGAGGTGAAGAAGGTTAGCTGGGAGACACGCGCTGTCTTTCGGACAGCGGCTACACCGAGGAAGGTCTTAGAAAGGCTTCTAAGTATGCCGCAGAGCGACAGTTATAGCGCAAATTTGATTTCGGCAGACGGTTCAAGGAATCCGATAAGCGAAGCGGCGCTTAAGACTTTGAAGTTTCCGAGAGGCACGGCTGGTGTGGAGTTTTCTCATTCTTATGCGCTTGGTGGTGGTCGTGCGACAATTTGGGTCGAGCTTAATTTTCACGAAAAGACGCTTTCTTTGCAGGGAGATGAGCGGAGTGCGCTTTCGGTAGCGATGTGGTTAGTAACCACATTTAAGCCAGAGGAGATGAGGTAAGCCTATGTATCAAGTATACACTTACACCGTAAGCGAGCTGTACAGTTTATTTGACAACGGTAGAATTAAGATGAAAGCGCCTAGTGATAGGACGCTTATGCAGGAGCATGTTAGGTTACTGTTAGACGGGATTTATTGCGGGTATCCTACAGCTCCGCTTGTGATAGTTAGAGGAGCGACAGAGATAGGCGAGCCAGTTATTAAGGTTTTGCAGGGAGCGTTTGTTTTGTTTGTTCTGCTCGGATACCGTAAAGGTTCAATACGGAGTAAAGGTTATTTGAGTTTTAAGAGTGTATCTGACAGGTCAAAGAACGGAGACAGCAGGGATTTTAGAAAGCTTATGAACTATGCTGTACCTGTTATAGCGCTTAGTGATGTGAACAGTGGTGAGGTAGCGGCAACACTACGGTTAATTAGGGCAATGGGAAAGCACGAGTGAGGTAGTAGCAAATGGGAGCGGTAATTAAGAAAGAGTTTTGGACAGTAGAGCAGATTTTTAAGTTTGTGGATGAGAGACTTGATAAGAAGGCTTTTTATGTGTGGAGAACGAAGGAAGGTGCGAGTAAGAGAGAGGTAATAGATAAGATGATTGAGGAAGCTGACCGAGAGTATGGCGCGCCCGCAATAAACTGCGTGTTTAATGACTATCCGCTTCCGAAATATTGTGCTTTGTCGCGCAAGGCTGTATCCTCATGGCAGATACAGGGATGACATAGGCGAGGATGTGTGGGTAGCTTGTTCTGGTACGCCAGTTTTAGGTATGCTTTACGCCTATCGTGAAGGTGTATCAGACAGGTGGTATGCTGACGCATGGTATGTGGAAGAGGATGGATTTAGCTATTGGAGCGGAGAAAACTATCAGATGATGGCGTACAAGGCTTCTATGGGGGATAAAGAGGCTAAGAAGAGGTTTTACGATTTTCATAGCTGTAAGATTCCAGTTACCCGTATTTTTGAGATTGATAATAAGGACGATATTGATGAAATCAATGATGTGCTTACTTGTTGTGCAGACTAATCGAGGAAAGTTTATGCGGACAAGCGGTATAGGAAAGCATGAGTGAGGTATAGAAAATGGGAACAGTTATTAAGAAAGAGTTCTGGACGGTAGAGCAGATTTTTCGCTTTGTGGATGAGAGATTAGATAAGCACGCCTTTTATGCGTGGGGGATGGAAGAAGGTGCAAGTAAGAGAGAGGTAATAGACATGCTGATTGAGGACGCGGTGGGTAGGGGGTCTAATAAGACCGTCATAAAGTGCGTGTTTAAGGGCTATCCGCTTCCGAATATTGTGTTTTGCCGAGCTAGATTAGACCCTTATGACGAAGGGTTTGACGAGAATATAGACGAGGATGCGTGGGTGTTCTGTTCTGGGCAGTTGGTTTTAGGCACGCTTTATGCCTTTCGTGAAGGTTTAACAGAGAGGGCGAAGGCTTGGACTGACGAGGAGAATCCAAGCTGGTGGGAAGGCAAGAGTTATCAGACGATGTGCGACAAGGCTTCTATGGGGGACAAAGAGGCGAAGGAGCAATTTGAGGCATTTAATAGCTGTGAGATTCCTGTTATCCGTATCCTTGAGATGGATAACAGGAACATGGACGATATTGGCGACATCAATGAAATACTGGATTGTTATGCAGACTAACGAGGCAGTATATGCAGACAAGCGGTATGGTAACGGTCAAGTGGCTTTACGATAAGTACGATAAGCTGGTGGCGGCAGGAGCATTAAAGCCGTTAAGGTTTGGGGCTATTGTTTACGAGAACGAAGGTCACTATAAAGACATTTTGTCGGCTATCGTGCAGGGCTTGCCGATTTCGCAGATAGTTGTCGGGAGAGTAAAGTCTGGAGAAGTAGAGCGGTATAGCATAGTTTCGGGCGCGTTTATTCTATGTAGTTTACTTAATTTTCGTGCCGAGAGCGGTGGTATGAGTGCAGAGCAAGTGTCAAAGGTTTTAAGCTATTCTGTAAATCTAACGATGCTTGATAGGATGACACCCCAGCGTTTAGCAGAGGTGAGTAAGCTTCTAGGAGAGATTCTAATATGGTAAACTACGAAGTAACGGGGATGTCGGTTAGGGACTTGTATCGAAGATTAAAAAACGGGCAGATTATTTTAGAGTCAAAATACTTGGAGAAAGCTACAACAAGTAGTGAGGAATTACTGCTCCGTGGCGTGCTTTCTGGCGTCCCGTTTCCTACTATTGTGTTACTGCGTGAGAGCAAAGGATACAGCGTGATTCTCGGTAGGGAACTGTTGAGTGTGCTTGTATCATTGCTTAACAGCAGTGTTTATGAGGAGCTTGACGATGTTGATAAGTTTAATCTTATGCGTCATTGCTTTTGCGTAAATGTAGTGACGGATAGCAGTAGCATAGATACGATTACAGGAGTTTTTGAGAGGTTTAGGTAAAGGGGGTTTAGCAGATGAGTAATATTAGAAGTTACAGTATCGACATAACACCGTCTGATATATACAATTTGGCTTTAAGAGGGAAATTAGCCTGTGATTATAGTAGTGGTAATAGTAAAGTTATAGACGGTAACATTGAGGCATTAAAAGCTGGGATGAAGTTTAATTACCCGTTCCCTGTGCTGGTGTTTGTCAGAGGAGAGGGAGAGCGTTATCGCGTTTTGGTAGGAGAGAAGCTTATTGAAGCGATTCTTAAATTTATGCCTACGGAAGAGTTTAGGCAGTTACAGATGGCAGGTTCTATTCCGTTGTTTCGCGCAGTAATACTGGAATCTTGTGCCACTAGTGATAGAGATAGTATTGTGAATATGTTTAGGAGGTTTTCGGTATGAGCAAGAATTATCGGTATATTACCACTACTCCGCAAGAGATATGCCAGTGGGCAAATAAATCACAGTTAATTCTTGGTGATAAAGAAAAGCGTGTTGCTATGAGGGGAGACATGCAGAGAGTGAGGTCACTTGTGTCTTTAGGACTTCCGTTTCCACAGCTTGTTTTAGCAGAATATGTAGACGGAAAGACGAAGAAGTATCGAGTTGTTTACGGTGCTGGTCTTGTTTCCGCTATTTTGTCCTGTGTATCTTGTGCTTCGTGGCAGGAAAAGGTTACACATATGCTCGATGAGTTTATGGAGTATGAGTTTGCGGTTACGATAGTTGCTCTGGGACGAGAGGGATAATGAATTTATCTTTGATACATTTAGGGGCTTTGCTAGGAGAAGTTAAATGACGATAGAAGAGCTACTTAGCGGTGTAATAGACGAGCGAGCGCTTGATTATCGGGTGTTAATCGGGGAAGAGGAGGCTTCAAAGCCTCCTTTAATCCCGTTTTTTAATTTAGCGCCAGCATTAAACTTATTGCATAGGCACTTGGTTAGGGGCGGGAGCGTGTTAATTCACGCAGATGTGGACATGGACGGGCTGGGTGCGGCGAAAGTCGTGAGAGAGGAGCTTAGTGCGCTCGGGTTTAAGGATATAAAGACCTGTATTAACAGTAAGCGAGAGCATGGAATGAATCCGCAGATAGTGTCGCATGTGAACAGCAAGAAGCCGAGTTTATTTATAGTCGTAGACAGCAGTAGTAACGACTTAGAGTATATAAAGGCTTTGGAGTGCGATGTAATAGTATTAGACCATCATATAATCGAGCATAGCGAGTATGCGGGAAAGACAGCAGGCGGTGAGTATCTAATCATAAACTGTATGATAGATAACAAGGCAGATGGTTATGAAGCAGACGAAGATATGTCGGGGGCTTTGGTAGCATACGAGTTCTTTAGACAGTATGAGGATAGGGTAGACAGGCACTATCTTGAGGGTCTTAAACTATATCAGTGGGTCGGGGTAACTTTGATTTCCGACATCATACGGACGGGTAACGCAAGGAACCAGTGGTATATCGAAAGGACGATAAATCAGACAGAGCTTAGAGACGAGTTGCGGGTTTTAATGCGGGTGTTGAATCCGAACGAGAAGAGGCTAACGCGGTCGTTTATCGCGTATAAGCTAGTCCCTGCGGTAAATAAGGCGATACGGGCTGGGGCTACGGCGGTTGCACTGTATGTAATCATGGCGCATCCCGAGGAAGCGTATAAGCTAGAGGTTTACGGGAAGTATCAGCCGAAGGTAAACGACATTCCGAAGCGTGTTGTGAAGATAGAGAACGGAATCGGGATAGTTGACTTAGGGGAGCTAAGTTTAGCGGCGAATGCGCTTGGTTTAGCGGTAAACTATACGGGCTTGGTGGCAGCTATGGTGATGAGAAAACATAACTGTAGCGCGATAGCGTATGTGAGAGACACGGATAGCGAGGGGAATACGATTTTTCGCGGCTCATTTCGAGGGAGAGCGCATGGCTTGCCGTATAAGGATATAGCTACGAAGTATAGCATTATGGCACAGGGGCATACGAACGCCTTTGGCATAAGGGTTAAGCCAAGTGAGTTAAGCCGTTTAACGGGGGCGCTCGGGATAAGTGAGAGTGCCTATCGGTATAAGCCGTATTGCACGATGTATCCGATACGGGATGACTTGCGGGGGCGACATTTTAAGGATTTAGGAGAGCTAAGAGAGGGGAAGAAGCTTTTGTATCTCGGGATAGCAAACAGTAGGCTTTCTTCCGATGAGCAGATAAATGTGACGATGGAGAGTAAGAATCTAGTGCTTACGGAGGAGCATACGAACTACTACAAGTACGAGATAGACGGCTACGAGGTAACAGCCTTTGAGCGCGTGAAAACAGAATTTGTAGATATATATTTTGAATATGGGGAGTATCTTCGTGGCTATGTAAGGGCTAGGCACGACAGCTTCTAGACCTAGCGTAATACCGCCTTTGTATTTTGAGAATAAATTAAAGTCTCAAGAGAAAGGCGGTATTTTGCTGTGAAGATTGGAAATAAAGTCGTTCACAAGACATCATTGAATGAGGGAAAGAGCCTTGTGCCTGTCATTGCGGTAGGTGCGGGTATCGTAGGCGCAGTGGTTTATGTGTCGCTTGTCGGTAGAAATGCGAGTAAGAGCATACAGGTTGCGCAATTAAAGAGTAGCGTTTATAAGAATCAGCCGATTACGCTGGATATGCTACAGCCGTATGATATGTTGCAGGCAGAGTATGACAAGCAGATAATGTCTACGGCGAACAGTGACGGCACGGTAGAGAAGCGTTTAGTGGCGTGGAAGGATGTGCAGGGCTATTTGTCGCAGGGTGCGTTTGCGGCGTATCAGCTTCCTAAAGAGAGTTTTCTGGATTTAAGAACGCTTATGACGAGCAGAGTGGACAATAGCGACAGTGTTTTGTACAGTTTTCCGGGAAAAGAGGTTGTACAGCTTGAAGTAAACGGTGCAGACTTGAACGCTTTTAAGACCTTCATACAGCCTGGGGATAAAGTAAACATTGACGCTATATACTCCGAGGATATGCAGAGCGGTAACGATAGAGTTAAGATATATCGTTCAGAGCCAGTGTTTACGGGTATCATGATAGCGGATATTATCAACAGTTCGGGTTCTTCGGTTTTGGACATGTATGCCGAGTATAACGCAATGTCGGAGGTAGATAAGGCGGCTTTAGATAACGATGCAACATGGAAGGAGCAGACAGAGCCGAGTTCACTACTTGTGGCGCTAACGCCAGACGAGAAGGACAGCTACTACAAGTTCTTAAATCGCGACAATGTGAAGTTTAAGGTATCGTTGCCGCAGAGAGCGGACTAAGGGGGTAGGCTTATGGCAGATATGCAGGACATACTTAACTCTTCGGATATGGCTGACGGTAACGACTTACGGAGTAAGACAGATAAGGCGGTAGGTCGTCTAATCAGTCGTTTTTCTGGGGCAGATGAGAGCAGGAAGATAGTAAAGCGTGTGCTAAATAATGTAGTCGTGTTTATGGGAGCGAGCGGTGGCGCGGGAGCAAGCACGCTGGTTGCAACAGAAGCGGTTGCGATGAAGGAGAAGGGGCTTACGGTAGCGGTAGTTGACCTTGGAATCATGTTTCCGAGTCAGCATATCTACTTTGACTTAGACCAGTCTATCGGAAAGGCAGATTTAGTCTCATATCTTTCGGGTAATAACGGGTTAAATGTGTCACTTGAGTATAGCGATGTGTTGTTTAACAACGAAGCTACGGGGATTGCAACGCTAACGGCTTGTAACAGGACTTTAAGGGACTATGTAGTTATCGACAGCTCAAACGATGCAGTGCAGGCTTTAACGGAGGCATTAAACAGGCTTTCAAGTTTATTTGATGTTGTTTTAATAGACTGTAAGCTTGATTTAAGCTCTATGCTTGTGCAGACGACTCTGTTTAGGGCAGATAACATCTACTTGGTTATGGACGATGGCGTGCAGTCTCTTATAAATGTCAGCAAGCTCCGTGCGAACCTAGACGATTCTGGCATAAATACGAACAAGGTGCGCTATATCATGAACAAGCGTAAGAGTTTCTATTATGCAGAGAACAACTTAAAGGCGCTCGGGATAGAGTTAATCGGAATTTTGCCCTTTGAGATGGGCGTAGTGGAGTGCGGTTTACGGGGTCAGCTATTTACGGTATCGGGAAAGAATACGAGTAAGACTTCTCCGAAGTATTTAGAGGCGGTAGACAGTTTAACAGCATCGATCCTTGAGATAGGAGGATATACAGAGTGAATCCAGAGCAGTATTTGCATATGCAGTCAAAGCGTGGTGCAAAGCAGACCACGACAGACAAGACAGCGCGTCCGTTTGAGAGTGTTTTAACGGAGTGTAGAGGGTATATCGACAAGAATGCCGATTCGCTTGAGAGTAAGTCGGGAACAGAAAAGACAAAGAAGATAGGCGAGTTGATTTTGTCGTATCTGATGCAGGCGAAGCCTTTGGTAGAGGGGTTTATCAACGCGGACGGCACTTCCGATACGCAGGGATTAACACAGCGTTTAACGCAGGAAATCACGGACTACGGTATTTTAACGGATGCCCTAGAGAACGATGACATTTTCGAGATACGAGATAACGGTCGAGAGATAAAGGTTGAGATAAAGGGACATGTAGAGGACTATCGCGACCCAAAGACAGGTCATATCGTAAGGTTTGACTCGCCAGAACAGCAGAAAACGGTCATAGCGAAGTTGCTCGGCGATGTAAGACTTACGCCAAAGGACGCAGTGGTTAATGCAAGAACGGTGCAGGGCTATCGTGTAGCGGCATTGCACAGTTCGGCGCAGTCGAAAGACCCAATAGACCCGTCAAACGACCAGTATGCTTCGTTTGTTCTCCGTAAGTTTAAGCGGAATCGAATGAACTTAGGCGACATAGTAAAGAGCGGAACGCTAAGTGACAACATGGCGCGTTTACTTGCACTTAGCATGTCGGGAAGTTTAACTTTCTTCACCGTTGGACCCACATCTTCTGGTAAGACGACAACGAACCAAGCGATTTTGCAGGCTACGCCGCCGAAACAGAGAGTTGTGTTACTACAGAATCCGTCCGAGATAGATTTGCGTATGAGAGATTCAACGGGTCGTATTATAAACGATGTGTTGCACTTAGAGGCAAAGGACGACATACAGAATCCGCTTCCGACTTCTCCGACTATGGAGAACTTGATGAAGCACATTTTAAGACTGTCTCCGACATTTGTGTGTTTCGGTGAGTTGCGAGACAATGTAGAGTTTCAGCGCGGTATCAGTATCGGTTTAGCGGGTCATCCGTTTAACTGCACATATCACGCAGAGGATTCGGCGGGTGCAATCGACCGATTCCTAAAGGCGTATATAGCGGCTTCGGGAGAGGGTATCGACACATCAATGAGTACGCTAACGAGGCTCTTAAACTTGATTATCGTGCAGAAGATATTACCAGACGGCACGCGAAAGATTTTGCAGATTTCAGAGGTAATCGGAACAGACCCGAACGACTCAAGTAAGCCGATAATCAATGATATTTACAGGTATGTGATAGACGAAGAGCCAGACCTTGACGATGAGGGAAATGTTCTTCGGATTAACGGTACGCATAAGCGTGTCGGCTGTTTATCGGAGAAGATAGTGCATAAGTTAAAAATCGAAGGTGTTGCGACAACGCGGTTTGATTTTCTGCTAAAGCCGCCGACAGCGGACGAGGTAGAGACTTATGAGGGCAACTACGAGACGATTATCCATTACGGCTTGGATAAGTTAAGAGAGCAGAAGCGCATGAATGCGTTAAAGAAGGACTAAGGGGGTGAGGGAATGAAGATAAGCCCGTCACTTTATACGGTAGCGGGGGCTTCAAAGGTGGCGACACTGGTGATAATCCTCCTAGCGCTGTATGTTTTTATCGTTTGGTTCGGGATACATCCGCTAGACGTGTTGCTTATCGGCTTAGATAAGTTTACGCGGCTTGTGGGTCGTAGGGTAAACAGGCTTGACGAGCGGTATAAGCGAAATGTCGAAGTAGGTAAGCTTAGGGACGGAAGCAACTCGGTTAGGCTTTATAAGTTTATGAACGACTTAACGATAGACTTAGGGTATAAGCGGAAGGGTGTAACGCCATACGAGTTGATGCTGTTTATTTTAGTCATATCGGTAGTGGTTTCGCTTTTAATCGGGGAGTTGATATTCAGAAGTTTGTTGTTATCGTTTCTAGCGTTTATACCGGTGCTGTTGTCGGTGTGTTGTATCCTTTATACGAAGGCAAATATCTCGCATGACAGTCGAATCGAGGCGGTTATCTTAGCAGAGAACATAATTTCTGCGAATATCGACCGAGGCGTGGTAGTTGCGATAAGGACAAACATTGAGTCGATGCCGATAAGCATTAAGTCAGAGTTTACGAAGTTTTTAGACAGGGTAGAGACGCAAAACTACTACATCGAGACAGCGTTGTTAGAGTTAGGAGCTTCACTAGGTTCTATATCGGACGACTTTATCAGTAAGTGTATCACCTTTGAGCTTGAGGAAGAGGCTGGTTTAGCTGGTATCTTCAAGGATGTGGTTGAGGTGAATAACATAAAGACTGAGCTTAGAATCGACATGAAGCACAAGTTCGAGGCAGTGACATTTGACTTCATAATCAGTGCTACGATGGTGTTTGTGTTCTTAATCGGTGCGATAGCGATATATCCGATTTTGCAGAGATTTTATTTCCGAATGATAGTAGGACAGCTTCTTCTCCTAGTGGATTTTATGCTTGTGGTGTTTGAGTTTGTCTACATCACTTATATTAGAGCAAAAGAGGTGTAAGTATGTGGCAGTTTTTAATACCCCTAGCAACAGCCGAGGGATTTGGCGGCAAGATAGACGGTGGAGAAGTCGGAAGAGCGGTAGAGAAGGTAACGCCAAAGGGTTACAACTACGAGTTCTTTGATACGAGCATAATGCGGCAGTACAGCACTTATTTACAGGTGAAGGTCGCGTTAATCGTGCTTATCGTATTGCTGGGCTTTGTGATTATCACCCGTTTACTGGGAATCGGAAGTATTTTCGGTAGTGCTTTTGCGGAGAAGGCAGTAAGAGCAGAGAAGAGTAGCGTAGAGTCTTTGCGGTCGCGAGATGCGTTTGTTTTGCGGGCGAATAAGGCAATGGATGCCATTACGCGGGCTGTCTACGGTCGAGGAATACGAGTTTCCAAAGAGAAGCTATCGTATATGCAGTACAACCTAGAGCGAGCAGGGGTTCGGATAGCGGGTGGCTACCGATATATGAAGCCAGACGAGTTTAACGCGCTTTGCACGCTCGGCATGGCGATAATGATGCTGGTAGGAGTGCTGATTGCGGCGTTTATCAACATCATCCTCGGGGGAATGATATTTGCGCTTGCGATAATCGTGTTTAGTGTAGCGCCTATGCTGATTGTGCGGTCAATAGTGGCGGCGAAGGACGAAGTGATAAAGAACGAATTTCCCGACTTGTATCTGATGGTGCATTACGAGCTTATGGCAGACAGCGGCACACCGCTTGCGAGAACCTTCCAGTCGTATAAGAGAATTGCTCGGTCGGATGAGATGAAGCAGTTTGTGAGTGAGAGCATAAACTTAATGGACACATACGGCGAGTTTGACGCTACGGAGCATATAGCGTCACGGTATCGGGAGATACAGGATGTGACGAGGCTTATGCGTTTAATTAGGCAACAGGGCGAGGGCGGTGACATAAAGCCAGAGCTTATGGGCTTTCGGAAACAGGTCATAGATGCAAAGCGGTATACGATAGGCAAGCGAGTAGATAGGCTAATCATGATGGCGAGGGGTTCACTGTTTTTGTTAAATATCCCTTTGATGCAGGCAATTTTAAGCGGTGTGCTTGCGGTCGTAGGGTTTGGTGGAACGAGTCCAATGTGAGTTTATCTGAAAGAAATTTTAGATACCGAGAACAATACCGAGAGGGTTTTCGGTCGTGAAGTTAAAGTGAAAGGAGGAATATCCCATGGGAAAGGGAGCTGTAAAGACGATGACCACGATAGGTGCGGTTGTCGCATGTGTCATGCTTCTTGCTTTCGGACTGAATGTTATCCTTCCGAATACTGTTGCGGGCGTTATCAACGCGCTTGAGAACGGTCTTAGAAACGCTACGGGTGTCACGATTGACACCAACGGCGATAACAAGGCTGGTGAGCGCACGAACAAAGCGGTCGTGAACGGTGCGAACGATGCGGCGGCAAAGGGCGCAAAGGTCGGCGGCTTTAGCAAGATGCAGGAAGAGAACAACGGTAGATAAGGTTTAGCCGTTGTGCTGGGGCAGGACGCCTAACACCTACATATACGGGCGTTAGGTGTCCTGCTTTTTGATTAGAGTTAGGAGACTTGTATGACAGGGACAGTAAAGAGTATCTTCAAGACGCTGGTGAAAGTACCCGTTACCATCATTGTAGCGTATTTCATTATAAATCTCGTGTTGTTTTCTTACTTTTATTTTAGGTTTGCGGGGGTATCGTATGTTGTAATGCAGACAGCGATGGAGAATAACTACATTCCCGAGACAGAGGATAAGATAATAAAGCAGGCGATACGGGACATTGTTTATCACAAGGATGAGAACGGGGTAGAGTACCCGAGTTCGGTGATACGGGCGAGCGGCGTAGATAGCCAAGGGAATGACGCTTCGGCGCACATTATCTACAACAATGGCAACAAGCGTATGCAGTATGGTTCAAAGCTAACGATAGGAGTGCATTATACTTATCAGTGGCTATTTCCGTTAATGCCGTCAGAGTGGGGACAGCGCCCGATGCAGTCTGGTACGGAGATAAATGACGCTTCGTTTTACGGTAATAACGGTTCTTCGGATTTGCGAGACGGTGCGAGTAATATGTCGGACGGGGAGTTAGAGGCGATTCGTAACGATAATAAGCATAAGGTAGCAATTCCTATCGACATAACCTATACAGTGCCAGCGTTGCAGTATTATTCAGATTTAGAGTAAGTTACGGGGGTACTGGTAAATGGTAAAATCGGTATTCAAGTGGCTTGGTTTGTCCATCATTATTCCGATATTTGCTATGCTTTTGGTAGAGATGGCGAATATTGCGATGAATGCACCAAAGTTTAAGTCGATAGCACAGCTTACGCTACAGCAGTCGTGCCAGTATTTTGCGCAGGAGACCTATAAGACCGACACGAGCGGGTTTGTAGGGAACGCGCATCAGTTAGTGGGAGCGGGTGGACAGAGGGACGGCGCTCTGGACGGAAACTTCTATCATGCGACTTCTTCACAGCAGGCGTATGACAAGCTGTATCGGAATAGTCCAGAGTTTAGTCGGTTTTATACGGCAGTAGCGCGGAATAAGTGGAAGAGGCTAGACCTGTTAGCGTATGAGTTTGGGTTTAGCGGAGCGCCGCAACCCGTACCATCGGACGCTTCGATGGCGAAGTATTATTCGGACGCTATGCTAACGCCGTTAAACATAGGAGTAGCGTATCTTGACAGGGAGACGGTAAAAGACATCTTTCGGTGGGAGTTTGTAGCGGCGCTAACGAACGACAGGCAGGAGATGATACAGGTAGTAGGTAACAATTCAGCAGATAACTACGCTTTGTTTAGCGGAATGCGAATTTATTACAACACTATCAAGGTTACGGGGATAGATTACAAGGTTTACGACCTTAGAAATCAGTTTGACAAGAAGCGTTTCAAGGAATTAACGAATATGGACGCAGATACGCTTGCGGCTGGCATGTCTGGAAATGACGAGCGTAATTATGTAATCGTAGCTACGCTAAACTACTCAATGAGAGTCGGGTATGAGGGTTTAACCCCGATAAAGCGAATATTTAAGTGGGCTATGAATGTGTATTATAACAACGACCGCTCAACAGAGGACACTTCGCAGTATGTGAGTGTAGGACGGCGAGGCAGTTCTTGGGATGATAGCTTTGAGGACAGAGATAAAGACACAACTCTAAGCAAGGCAGGCGCTAGGAACGAGGACGCGTCAGAGAATCGCGGAGACAACTTTAACAACATCGGGGACAAGACCTATAGTAGCCAAGTAGTTTATTACATCATACGATGAGAGGGGTTTTATATGGCGTTATTTGATTTTTTGAAGAGGAAGCCGAAAGAGCCAGAGATACCGCCAGAGCCGATTAACTCTAGTTTGGTTTTGGTTCTGCCGTCACACAAGGACGGGTTGATTTCGTATCTTGACGAGCATGGTATTCCGATAGAGATGGCGATATATAGCCTAGAGGATGTGCAGTATAGTTTAATGGCACCTTCGGAGTATCACAGGAGAGTCGTGATAGTAGACGATGGTGAGTGGGATTTCAAAGACCAGTTCAATGTCGAGCAGTTAATGGGTGTTATGGAGCTGGTAAACAATGTGGATGTAGACGCTACAATCTTTTATACAGACAGGACGCTTTCAAAGGCGATAAGTCGAAAGTTAAAGGATATAAAGAGTAACGGTGGTGCAGAGGTTACGGTAGATATGACGCAGTACGAGTCGATGGTAGCGGTGTATCGGCACATATCTAAGTATAACGAGGTGTATCACGGGGACGGGGTAGACGATACGGACACGCATAACAGCCTAGAGTATTGTTTGCCGAAGCGTTTAGAGAAGTTTGACGCGAAGCAGATACGGGATTACAAGGATAGGTCGGTAATCTCCCGTTTATCGGAGGGAGAAGAGGCAGGGGAGAGCCTTCCGAGGTTTGAGGTAAAGGTTTAAGAGGTTTAGCGGTACGGAAAGTAAGAGGGCGAGGGAGAAAATCCCCTCGCCCGTTTTGCGGAAGTAGGTACTTAGAGTTTCTAGCGGTAGAAATCAAGTTTCCATATACCGTTTCTTAAATAACTCAAGTTAGTAGCAGTACACAAGGATATATCACAGTGTAAGTTTTAATGAAATTTTCTGGTTACTTTTGAAAGGAGTAAGAAGGCATGAGCATGAATGTGGTTTGCTTAGACGAGGGAGCATCGAGTTCGAGATACGCGGTGAACAGCGGGGCGGTAAAGGTCTATCCGAACAACGCGCGTTTAATCGAGGAGGATACGGTGGTGAGCCTCGTGCCGAATTCGGACGATGTGCTTGATAATCTTGACATCACGATTACGAAAACGAGCGGGGAGAGCCGATATTTCCCACAGAGGGTGCTTCTTGGCAGTTTAGCGGAGCGGTTTAGCCGTTCAAACACACGCCCGTCTATGAACGCGAATAAGTGCAGACAGAAGCTAACATATATCACGGTGTTGCTTGGCACAGCGCTCGGATGCTTAGATGCGGGTATCGGCGGTGAGGAAGTTTCGATTATCATGAATCTGCCACCTGTAGAGCTTACGGACGACAATGTAAACTATGTTAAGAGCGAGCTTCTTGGTTCGTTTAGCGTGAAGTTCCATAAGCTTGAGAAAGAGATTTCGTTTACGGTTACGGATGTGGTCGTTAAGCCAGAGGGTGTGTCGGCATCGGTAGCGTTCTTTTATAACAAAGACGCATCGCCTCGGGTAACGATGGCAGACTATTCAACGGGCTATGTGCTTGTGGTAGACATTGGCGCGTCAACCTCGGATTTAGCGCTCTTAAAGGACAAGAAGTTTATCGAGAGAACGGGGCAGACCTATAAGCTCGGCGGTAATACGCTTAGAGACAAGGTTAGGTCAAAGATTAAAGAGGTTTCGGGACTTGAGGTAACGGACGAGGCGGTAGAGACTTTGCTTTCGGAGGGCAGACTTCCGTATGGCAATAGCTATCGAGACATGAGTAAGGAGCTGGTAGCCGCGAAGAGAGAGTTTGCGGACGAGCTGTATGACAGCATCGACAGCTACTTTACGACAGTAGGTGTCGGTATTTCGAGTATTAAGGCAGTGTTTGTTTGCGGTGGCGGCTCAATGGAGAGTAGCTATTTTGACGAGAAAGAGAATAAAGAGGTAAAGACCTCTGAACCCGTCAGCAAGTATCTGTTAGAGCGTTTGCAGGAAGTCTGTGACAGCGTAGATGTGGTGAGTTATCCAGACGGCAACCCGCGTATGGCAAACATCATCGGTACTATCTTAATCGGCAACGCATATAGGGCGAAGAAGGCGGCAAAGAAAGCGTAAGAGCTAGGGGAGGTTGGTATGCTAAAGGCGATAGTAGCCGTAGGTAAGAGTTCTGTGGTACGGCTTCGTGACGCAGTAGCCTATCGAGCCATAAGTCCAAGCGAGGTAACGCGCTATCTTGAGAGTTTATCGGGGATTGACATTGTAATTTACGAAGAGCCGAGTAGAGAGACGCTTGAGAGTATCGGGGAGATAGAAGTTCCGATAGCGGTGCTTGATAGCGTAGGTAACTCGGGGGTCGAATCGCTGTGCGTAGAGCGTGGATACGCTTATACGCACAGCGTAGCCGACTTGCAGGACGCGATAGAGAGTTTAACGGGGAAGAGCGTAGCGACCCATGTTCGGGACGAGAAAGAGATTGTAGAGGAAGATAGCCTAGACGATGACATTGTAGGGCTGTTCACAGAGGGTGACGCAGAGGATACAGAGGTCACAGAGAAGCGTCACAGCATGAATGCGGGTACGATAAGCAGTGTGCTGAATGTGAATCAGTATACGGCGGGGGACACCGAGGACAGCGACCAAGTAGAGGTGGTTATCACTTCCAAGGCAGGGCTTACGGCTACTTCGAGAGACGATGAGAGTTTACTGGATAGCGAGGCAGAAGAGACAGAGGAAGAGGATAGCGGTAACGCAGAGCGTGTAGCCGAGCTTTTAAGCGAGATTGACAGCCTAAAGAGCCAGTTAAGTGCTTCTTACGAGACGATAGAGAGCCTAAGTAGCGAGAGAGAGTCAGTAGAGTCCGAGTATCGAGACATAAAGGCGCGAGTTGAGAAACTGCTTCTTGACACGAAAGTAACCGAGGTCGTGATAGGCGGGACTGGGGTTGAGGATTACGAGCAAAAGATAGCGGATTTAGAGAGTGAGCTTGATAATCTTAGATTACAGGCGGTCGAGGTCGAAGAGTTAAAGCGCGGCTTAACGGAGCTTACGGAGAAGGTCGCCTTAAAGGAGCGGGAAGAGGTCGCGTTACGGCAGGAGATAGAGACGCTTCGTGATAACAGCGAGGCAGAGGGGCTTAAGGTAGCGGTAGCCGACAGTTTATCGGACAGAGAAACAGTCGCTGGGCTACTTAGGGACGCGGTAGAGGCGCTAACGCGGTATGAGAAAGAGGCAGAGAGCCTAAAGAGTAACGCGAGAGAGGCTTCGGAGTATGCGAAGGAGTTAAAGGGCAGTGCGGACGCATTAAGAACCGAGATAAGCACGCTACGGGGAATCGTATCAGAGAAAGAGCATCGACTGGTAGAGCAGGGAGAAGAGAGTGAGAGACGGATTTCTGCTTTAACGGCATCGCGGGACAGTCTAAATCGTGAGATAAATCGTCTAAAGGGAGAGCTATCGGGGAGTAGCAGTTTACGAGAGCGCCTAGAGGCGACAGAGAGTGCATTAAAGGCGCGGGATAGCGAGGTAGCTTCCTTACGGGGACAGTTATCTAGCGGAGTCAAGGAGTTAAACATCAAGTTCCGTTACGGCGGTAGGGCATCGCTTGTACCTGTATTTGGCGGTAGCAGTTCTGGCATTACGGCTACGGCGGTAACGATAGCGAAGCAGTTAAAGGGGCGCACGCTTTTAATCGACTTAGACATAGTATCTCCGAAGGTAGACAGCTATTTAGGCGTAAATCCGATAAAGAGCGGGTTAGACATTCAGAATCAGCTACTTCGGACAGGTCTTGGAAGCTATTTAGAGCGAGGTCTTGATTATTTCATAGCAAATAAGCGAGAGATAATCACGAAAATCACGAAGAGGACGGACGGGACAGCGCTAGACTATTTAAGCGGGCTGTATACGAGTGTAAGCGCGGATAAGTTTATCACGAACGACTTAGGTCGGTTACTGGATTATTTAGGCGGGGATTACGACTATATAGTTTGTGATTTAGGTAAGATAGCAGGAAACGAAGTGCAGAATCAGATAATCGGGAGTGTATGCGCAGGAAGTGGAATATCGGTATGCGTATCTCAAAACGATAAGTCTGACGCGCGGAGTTTAGCATTACGGATAAGCGGGCTTAGTTTGCGGGGTAAGCTCATGTGGGTATTAAACTTTGCAAGAAGCCGAGAGATGGACGGAATCACGAGTAAGTGTGTAGGGAAATCGAAGTATGCGTATATGATGTTTGACGCAGAGGGATTTGGAGCGAGGCAGACGCTAGATATGTTAAACGGGAATCGCGAAGCGGTAGCGGAGTTAGTGCGTGAGGTATCGCGGGAGGCGGCAAGATGATAACAAAGGTAAAGCTAGGGGCTACGATAGCGTTTGACTTAGAGCATGAGCGGGACATCGTAGCATTGCTTGACGATTTACGGCAGAGTCATAAGCTCGGAGAGTATATATCGCATACGATACGGTATGCGGTAGAGCATCAAGAGGATTTTGAGAAAGAGACAAAGGTTTATGCGAGGCTCGGTATGTCGAATCGGAGGAAAGAGTTCTTTGATAAGGCAGAGCAGTCGCTTAGAATCATAGCGGAGCGTGTAAACGAGATATATCGGGTTACGAACAACTTAAAGGCGCTGGCGCAGTTTAACAAGAAGCTAGGGTTACTGGAGCGAGTGGACTCGGCATATATGGCACAGTTTGTGGTGCAGAAGCAGATAAACGACCTTTGCAGGATACTGGGAGTCAACAGTTTAGAGAGTAAGTTCGCGTCAAACAAGCTTCACGACATCAATAACGACATAGACAGCGTGATTGAGTTTATCATCACCTACTATGACGGGATAGTGAGCGAGATACGGGAGAGTGTCGAGGAAGCGAAGAGCCGAGAGAGAGTAAGCGCAAGCGATAGCGCGGCAGAGATAGCGGAGTTAAAGGAACAGCTTCGGCGTTTAACGGAGAGCAGTTACTTAAAGGGCGTAGAGGATACGGCTACAGAGGCTAAGAGTAAGGCAGTAGCAGAAAGCGAGCCAGCCGAGCTGAGTGAGCCGCCCGCAGAGTTTGCAGTAGGTGATAGCGCCGATTTAGCGGGCATAGCGGATTTGGTCGGGGATATATAAGGCGAGAGCGGTAGAGGGGTCTTAAAAGGGCTTCTCGTAGGCGCGCGAGGCAAGAGAGGGCGAGGGACATGGGAGATAGAGTAGCGTTAGCATTCAGCCAAGATGAAGAGGAACTGCTTAACAGGGCTTATAAAGAGACAGGAGTTACAGACAGCGAACGGGAAAGTGAGATGCTAGGGCTTTCGGAGGATAGGCTCTCGGGTAAACTACGGGAGAAGCTAGTCCTAGACCTTGCGAGACTGCGGGGCTACGGTGAGAGCCGTAGTCTAAAGGAGGATATCCTTTACAAAGCGGTCGTGAGTTTATCGGAGAGGGAGCTTCCAGTCCCAGAGAGTGTATTTAAGGCACTTGACGAGCGAGTTAAGGAGTTACGGCAGAAGGTAATCGGGGAGCTTGAAAAGCTCGGGTATTTCTTGCTTGATGATAAGAGCTATTCGCCTGTCATAGACGGGTTTCGGGACGGGATATATACGGCAGGGCTGGATACGGTAGTCCAGTGGTTTGACATCTACATGGTGAGCGTAGAGGCATTTAATTTCTTAACTTCAAACGGGGCTGTAAAGGTAACGGATAGAGTCCCGAATATCGCAGAGAGCGTGTTTCGGGAGCGTTTAATCGTGCGGAGAGCAGACGGTACGGTGCGGCTTGCGACAAAACAAGAGGTTAAGAAGATGCCAGTCGGGGTCGTAAAAGAGAAGATTCGCCTTTTACCAGAGGAGAAAGAGCGTGGTGTTTTGCTTTCCGCGTGGGTAACTACGGGAGACAACAAGTATCTAAAGGCAGTGTATCCGAGTATTAAGGTTCGGGGCAAGGGAGTTCCGAATCTTAAAGAGGTTTTAGGCGAGCATTTGCAGGAGATACGGAAGGCTCTTCGGTATATCGTAAGTTACGAGTTTTCGCACGAGGATATACGGGTTTTAATCGACACGCCAAAGGAAGTCGTTTATCTTGACAGCGCAGAGGACGAGCTTTTGGATAACGGGAAGATTATCGAGATGTTAAAGGCGGTAAAGAAGGGAACAGACCCAGATTACGGCACGGAGTACGAGAAGATAGCGTTTAATATCGCGCGGGACGCTTTGTCCAGAAAATCGTATAGCTTAACGGAGAAGCAGTCAAAGATAATCGAGAGTGTTTATGAGAAGCTACAGGGAGCGGGGACAGAGAAGAAGAAAGCGGACAGTGAACAGGTAGCGAAGGCGAAAGAGGTCTTAGAGGAGCTTAATAAGCGGGAGACGCTTTCTGGAAAGGCGCCGAGTAGTTATGCTATAATGGTTCGGGACATAGCGGGACGCATGGCGAAGGGGCTAAAGTGTTCGGAGAAGCAGATAGCGGTAGTTGATAAGTTTTACGCGGGTTTTAAGAAGCGTAAAGACGAGAACGAGGCTGTTTCTCCGAGTAAAGACGGAAGTAAGAAGGTAGATAGCGTTTCAAAGAAGAGCGAAGAGAGTAATACGGGAAATACCGGCTCGGTTTGGGATGTCTATATGAATTTAGACGCGGCATTTGGAGGATAAGAGGAAAGATGGGTTTGGGAGTATTAGTTGCGAGGGACGATAACGACAGGTGGTCGTTTATCCTAAGCGATAGGCTTGAAACGCTTAACGGCATTTATGAGACGATGCAGGATAAGAGTAAGCGGGTTATGAAGGTCGTGCCTGTCGGAGATGATGCCGAGCTAGACAGGCTAAGACGAGATAAGGAATATCTAAACGAGTGGCTGAACTACTCAAGATAAGGTCTGACTTTACAGACTACTATGATGCGCCCTGCTCGGCAGAGGGTGGTAAGGGTAGTAAAGCGGTTATATACGACAGGTATCGTATAAACAGGACACGGATAGCGGATTTACAGGAGCTTAGGTTTCTTGGAATCAGAACGCTAGAGATAAAGCCAGTTTCAAAGGTACTGCTAAGTCGTGACGACAGGGTTTGCGTTTATACGGACTTAATGTCACACGGGAGAGAGGGCGTAATCAGCGTAACCTACAACGAAGCAGTAGAGATGTATCACAACAGACTTTGTAGTACGGTAAACTGGCTCGGGTACGGGTATATCTACAAGTATATACAGGTAGGAACGCGGAGATTTTGGATAACGACCGACAGAAGCGGAAATGTGCTTGGGATGCGGGAGATGGAGTCGGGGTATAGTTTAATACAGCTACCGATATACAGCATAGACTACATAAGCGTAGGCGGGGTGCAGACGGCGGTCGATTTTAACACAGTGCAGAGGTTGTCGGACGCGAGGCTAGAGTTTATATTGCCGTCTGCGGATGTTAGAGCGTTGGTTTACGCTTATTTGACGAGAGGGAAGTAAGATATGGCGAAGTTAGACATAGGGCAGGCGGTTTATAAGTTTCTTTCGGACAAGGAGTTTCGTGAGATAGAGGTCAATCGGGAAGAGGATACGCGGTTTGGAAAGATATATTCCTGCGGGATACAGGTATACGAGCATGGTGATTCTTCGGCAATCTTAAAGCGTAACGAGGTATCTGGAGAGATTAGCCACTTTACGGGAGATAAGATAGACTTGCGAGAGGAGTTATCAAAATATGTAAAGCGTGCTAAAGTAGGAAAGAGCGTTTTAGAGGTTTATGACGACTTTTGTGCTTGTAGAAAGGTATTAATCCCGTTTAAGCCAAGCCTTCCCGTAGACATAAAGATTTATGTCGAGGAGACTAAAGGGAAAGCCGTTATGCGTAGGGTTCGCGGAAAGATTGCTTCTGTAAAAGCGATTCTTGAGACGGTAGAGACAGCGGGAAAGAAGGTTTTAACTTTCAAGGAGACTCTGGTTTGTGAGTGCGGGAGCAGTTCTACAAAGAGCGGGACGCTAGCCACGGTAGCGATTTACGAGTATGGGAAGCGGTATCATATAACGGTCGGTTTAAGCGTGAAGCCGCCGAGACTTGGAAAAGGCGAGGCGTTAAGTATGACGGAGTTCGGGTATTTTAGACCGATTAAGCTGACGCTCGGGGGTAAAGAGGTCTTAATAGACGGAAACGGGGTATATGATACAGAGTATACGGTTTTAGCCGAGTTTACGCCAAAGGGACTGGTAAAGACGAGTGAGCTTATCGGAGAGGACAAGAAGTTTATCGAGGAGCTTGTAAGTTACATTGCGTCGATGAGAAAGCTGATTGCGCCAGCTGGGTCGGTAGAGCCATTTAAGGTAACGCTACTGGATAAGTAAGGGAGTGGGTATGCAGGATAAAGAGATAGAGAATCCGTATTACGCAAAGGATACGCTTAGACGGATGAACCGTAAGTTAAAGGTCAACTTAATCATAGACTTTGACGGTCTACTGGATTATTTTGACAGGTTACGGCACGGTAGCCTAGAGAGTAAGATACAGGTAGTCGGGAATCGGCACATCAATAACACGCTAAAGTTCTATGTGAGTAAAGAGATAGAGCAGACGATGACTCGCATAAGACAGTCGTGCTGGAAGCGGTTTAAGCGTAAGGTAAACATAACGGTGTCGGTTTGCTTTGATGACAGCGATAACGGGTCGATACTCTCGACAAACTTCCGTGAAGTTCGGAAAGCGCGTATGGATGATAAGTTACGAGAGCGCAGGGAAGAGTTTGTCGAGTATTTTAAGAGCCTAGGCTACGGGGTTTATCAGAATAGCGGGTTTAACGCGGACGATTTAATCTACTCAATTGTCAAAGACATGGGTTTAATCTTTGACGAGAGCGTGATTCTTACAGATGACGCGAATCTATGGCGGCTTTGCAGTCGGAATGTACGGTTCATGTTTCGGTTTCCCGACCTTACTAAGAGAGTGTTTGACAATAACCTGTATAGGGCTTGCCTCCGTAGGTATGGCTATCCGATACCGTACAACGCTCTACTGCTCTATTTCTGTTTATGCGGTGATAAGGCAAGAAAGCTTACAGGAGCAGGGTTTTCAAACGAAGAGTTCTATGTATTTTTAGAGGAAGCGATACGGGACGGGGCGAAAGTCGAGAGTTTAAGCGTAGAGAGTGCAGTTGAGGCAGTGCTACGGGACAAGTTAAGCGGGGAAAAGCTTGAAAGCGCATTAAAGGTGCTAGAGTCCGAGCGGTATTTCTACACGAAGCTACAGATTTTCAGAGTGGCTTCGCCTTGGGAGCGGCGCAAGGAAGTTTATCTTGAGCATGGGTTTGATGATTGTTCATGCTTTAGGGACTTATACGCGACAACGGAGTATCTAAAAAGAAAAGAGGAGGGAACTGGGGGATGATTTCAATAGACGCGGCGGGTCTTTCGTATGACGAGTGTCTAGCGCTTGGGTTTCCGAAAGAAGTAGTGAATGGAGCGATATGGACTCTAAATATGGCAATCGGCATGGGTTTAGGGGCGCTTACGGTAACGAAGGTAAGTGAAATATTGCTTGAGTCGGGGAATCAGAACGCTACGAACGAGAGGTTTGTGCAGATGGTGAACTATTTAGTTCGGATTAAGCTGTCTGCAAAGGATATAGAGCTTGCGGATGCGTTTCGGTCGGTAACTGGGAGAAGGAATCAGCTTAGTAGTGGGACAGCTGTTAGAGTATTAGCGTCCCACTATCGTTATATGTATAAGCATTTCGGCTTGTGCGGAGATAAAGTAGGTGATTTAGCAGAGCGCATATCGAATAGTCAGCTCCCTAAGAGTAATGTTACCGTTTTATCAGCGAAAGCGATAGTAGATAAGATACCAGCAGACTCAAAGTTTTGTATTTACAATTCAAGTCGGTATTTAGGTGCAGAGCGGTATTATGATGTGATTCGGGTCGGTAGAGCAGACAGTGACTTAGCTAGTACAAGGAAGCCAGTCTTAACGAAGGAAGAGGTGCAGGGTAGAGGGAATGTAATCTATGTTGCAGAGGGTGTCGGGAAGTTAATGACTGGAAAGATGACGCGGCAGGAGAGTGACGGTACGCTAAGAGACGCAGAGATACAGTTTATCCGAATAGATAATAAGTTTGTTCGGCTGTTATCTAGGTATGTTATCGTAGCATCTACGAGGAAGCCTGCGAGTCAGTGCGGTATGAATGCGGTAATGGGGGCAGGCGGTAGTGTTATTTATGTTTACGCGGTGAGTAAGAACAATTTCGAGAGCAATCGTGTAAATTTGCGTGACGGGTCGCTTAGAGTTTATGCGTATGGGTTTACGCCGAAGCGGTTAGTTACAGATTTAGCGAGTGTAACGAATTATATCTATCGGGAGTGTAGCGGGGTGCGGGTAGTTAGTTTCACTCCAGACTATGATTTCAAGGTAGAGTTTTTACCCGTAGTTACGCAAGCGCAGAGTGCAGAGAGTGAGTTGCTAGTGCAGTTCGACAGCAAGTATTAAGGAAATAAATCGCGAGAACCATTCAGAAAAATCGGATAGACTTATCAGAAATTTTGAAGTTATGAGGAGAAAGACCAGTAGGTAAAATTTGCAATACTCTAGCTATTTTTCAAACTTCAAAGAAAATAAATTTCTTTTAGGTCACGACTAGGCGTGGATTAGCGATTTTAATAACTCTCTAAAATAGAGGAAATACCAGTATGGAAAATTTGGCAGGACTTATAGCAAAAACGCCTATACCAGACACCCAAAAATCAGCCTCTTAAAAAGAGGGGGTTTGGGAGGGGCATTTTCGAGGGGGCAAAGGGGGAGCAGTCACGGCGGGAGCTTGTGGACGCTCCCCTATCGAATATGTGTTCGAGCTAACAGAGGTTTATACGGCGATTAGAAATCGCGAGAGGGGTGTGAAATGTATCGAATCGACAGTAAGAAAGATAAGCCAGACATCGGGTATTTAAGAGAGGCAGTAGAGCGAGCGGTCGTAAAGAGGGGGGTGCGGCTTGATGGGAAGGTGTTTGAGCTTCGGAAGTCGCTAAATTTCGATGTGAATGATAAGCTCCGTATTTTTCGGGGAGAGTATGGACTTGAGAATCCGAATAGTCAGAGACAGCTTGAGAGTTGTTTATTGCGGGTGTTAGACGAAGAAGAGCTTTCTGTATTACGGGATAAAGACGGGAAGCTCACGACAAGGAAAGAGTATTTAGAGCGTTTAGCAGACGAGGGGAATCGGCTTGCACTGGATTTAATCGAGTATCGGTATGTAAAGAAGCGGGTCGAGACGATAGACAGTTTGCTGTTGCAGTGCGATAAGTACGGTTTATTGCATCCGAACATAACCTTGGGAGACACGAATCGTCTAAACTACGAGAAGCCCGCGCTTATGAACATTCAGAAAGACATTTTGTGGGACATCATACGACCGTATAAGGACGGGGCGAGTTTAATCAGCATAGACATTAAGAATCAAGAGCCTATGATTTTGATAAACTGGCTTGGGATAGAGTCATTGAAAGAGGCGTATCGAAAGTATAACTGTGACCTGTATAGCGGGATTTTCGACTTGGTTTATGGGAGAATGCCGAGTGAGGAAGAGAGAGCGGAGTGTAAGGTAGCTTGGAACGCTTTAACTTACGGGACTTCCAAGAGGGCGTTAAAGGAGATGTGCCTGTTAATAGACGCAGACGAGATATATTCTTATTTTAACAAGATACCAGAGCTTAAATCCTATAGAAGTAAGTGTTACGCCTATGCAAACAACAAGATTCGGGCTTGTAGGACATATTTCGGAACGCCGCTTCGGGCAACAGCCAGACAGGTCGGGCAGTTAAGTCGGCAGTTAATGGACTATCCTGTGCAGGGGACAGGCTCGGACATATTAAGTTTATTGGTAAAGCATTTTGAGACAGAGGGTATAGCGGAGGGGCTTAGTTTATATTATACTAGGCACGATGAGCTAATCTTAGAGGCTGGTAAAGAGTATATGAGCGGTTTAAGTTTAGAGGAGCTTGAGGGACGGATGCGGGAAATCTTCCAGCATCAAGTAGACGACTGGGAACCATTCCAGATAGAGGTGAGTGTTTTGTGAGTTAATATACCAAGCCTTGTACACGAGCAAGTTTTCCGCGCATAAAAATGAATCTGCAAATTAGGAGGAAACAGACATGAAGAATAAGCAGGACACCATCCGTATTTCGGCGCTGTCACTGATGCTAACGCTTGCGGCGGCGGGCGCGACATTTACGATGGGAGAGTTTGACGCATATGCGTCCACGGTAATCAAGATGAACAGGTCGTCTTTAGCGGCGGCGCAGACCCCTGCGGTGGCACAGCCTTCCGCGAACGCGCATTGGGAGTCGTCTGACGGCTACAACTGGAAATATCGCAGGGCAGACGGTAGCTATGCTACGGGCTGGGTACGCGATGAGGCAACGAACGACTGGTATTACATGGACGCGCAGGGTAACATGAAAACAGGTCTGATAAGTGACGGCGGCTATAGCTACCTCTTATCGAATCAGCATGACGGAAGATACGGTCACATGATTCGTAACGGCGAGTCGTTTAACGGTCACACGATTAAGGCGTGGACAGCGGGTTCTGGAAATCCCGAGGGCGCTTTAATGGGAGACGCGGAGAACGACAGGGCGATAAGAGACAGCGGTAACTATTATGTCTACAACACGGCTTCGGGGACTTTGACCTATGTGGACAGCCTAGGCGGTAGCACCTCGTATAACACGAACACTGTGGCGCAGGAGACACCGAAGCGGATGGAGGACATCCCGCCCGCAAATGTAGACACTGCGCAGGACGGGAACTACACATTGAATAATAATGCCGCAAGTAGCAGTGAGTTTAACTGGGATGCAGTTAGAAATAACATGCAAGGGAATGACAGGTTAAAGGATTACAACCCGCTTTTGGGTAAGTCTGTGATTCATTGACGGAGTAAGTATGCGTGGTATATGGGGTTTAAGGGATGAATAAGAAAGTAATTGTTGCTGGAGTGGCTGGCGCATTTGTTATAATCGTAGTTTTGTTTATGCTTAGTTCTATACGAGCGCGGAAGTCAGTTACCTCAAGTAAAGGTGACGCTGTAACCAAAAGTTCTGTTGAACAATCCTCGGAGGTTTTAACTGAAACAGTTGAGGGTGACGGTTTTAATACAGACGAGCTTGACACTGGGGTTCAGAAGGAGTCTAAGTCAACAGCAGGGTTAGGCATGGGGGCTTATGACGAGACGGAAGCAAGTACGGAAGCTTCCGAGCCAGAAACTTATGCAGAGACAGGAGCAGACGGAAAGAATCTGACAGAACCCGCACAGACTATCCCAACAGTTGAGCAGGGTTTATCAGCAAGTGAGTACGGTCAGATAGCAGAGAGTATACAACAGCAGAACAACGCGGTGATAACGGATACAAGTTCAGATGACTCAATAGGTAAGGATGTGGACGATTCAATTAGAGCATTACAAGAGCAAGACCTTGAAAATGCAAAGCGTGCATGGGCATCCCCAGAGTTTCAGAAGTATCTTGAGTCTTATCGTGCAAACGATTGAGGTGACTAATGTTTAACAGGATAAAGACAGTATTAAAGCAGGGTTTATCTTTAGCCCTAGCCGTTGCGGTGACTGTAGCCGTTCCAGTCACCGCGTTTGCGGCAGGGGGTTTAGGAGTAAACGCCGATTCGGATGGTGGCGTTGCCGCAGGAAACGACCCGAACTACGCGGCAAAGTTCCACGCTTATCCGCAGAACCAAGGCATTCGTTTATCTATCGTTGATAAGAACGGGGATAGAGTGGCAAATTCTGTTGATATAGTAAACTATGTTCCGAGTAGGTTGTTAAGTAATTTTAGTTTTGGCTCAGGGAGTGAGGTTGTTTCCAATCGTTACTCTGGTAGCGAGACCGAGATAGGTAAATATACTTCGAGGTTTATTGACTGGATAGGTTGGAGAAAGGGAGGAAATAAGCGCGAGCGATTCCAGTATTCTAATGGAATTAAGACCGAGCCGTATACTGGTATTAGCTGGTCTAATGGAGTAGACTCTGGAGTTGCACCTCATAATGGACGATACGGTGTTATACAGACAGTGATGATTCCAAGAGCAGAGTTTAATCATTATCTAGGACTTGAAATCGAGTATCGCTCTGGACTAATTGGTAAATCAGTTAAGAGGGATAGTTTAGACGCTCTTTTAAGAAGAATGACGATACCGTCCTATCTAAATAGTGACGGAAATTTTTTACCAGGTGGTGTAGCTCTTAAAAAGGCTTTCGCCGCGAATGTAGAATATACTGACGGTTCACAGAGCGATGTTAATGTTGCAACTTATTTACTCGACTTTCCTGTTCCACTTCATGATAATAAAGGCAATATAGCTATTGGTGGTATGTCACTATTTGAGCTATTACCTAGCGCACCTGGAAAAGAAAAGATTAACACTACGAAGGCTGACGGAACAAAGTACGGGCTTGCAGACGCAATGATAGAGTACAAGTATAGCCTCATTGTAGAGCCAATATACTGGTATGTTCCAGAGATACTGACAACTAATCCAGAGCGTATTGCACAAAAAGGTACTCTTCACGAGAATTACATCAATGCGGTAACTTACGGAACGGCTTCTTATATTTCAAAGTTTGCTTACGAGGAGTTAAAGGAAAACCGTTATCCAGATTCAGTTATCCACGACTGCTCCGTTGGACCGGACTGGGGAACGGGTTCACTTGGCATAACGACCATGATGGTCGATAAGGACGATACGGATTTAGGAGTTTATCAGTGCCAAGGGGCGCATACGATAGATTATACGCCTAACTCAAACTTGTGGAGCTTGTATTCGCTGGGTGCTAATAATAACGCGAAGGAGAATGGCTATTCGGTGTTCATTTTTAAGGGCGAGTTCTTTAAGCCGAAAACGCCTGCAACACACACATTTGACAGTAAGAACTACGGTAGCAGTAGCGGAAACGGGTATCATAGAGCGCCAGCGCCAGACCCGAATAACGACCCACTAAGCGACCCAACGCAAGACCCGAATCCGAACAAGAAGATAGTAAAGATATATGCTCGGAAAGCGGGTGCAAACTCGTTTATTTACGAAGATACGCAGATACGAGTCAATACGGTGTCCCCGATTAAGATAGAGGACGAGGAAGAGTATACGGTCGACAACTGGTTTACCTCGAATGTGGATAAGTTCCCGTCAAGCGGAAACGGTTCAGCGGGCGTGAATGACTACGGTGCGATAAAGGGTTCGATTCCGAATAAGCAGACAGGCACGGGTACTACGACAACGAGCTTAGAAGATAACGATGTGCTGTATGTTAGACTTGTATATGACCCTGTGTGGGTTGTAAAGGTTTATGAGGACGCAGACGGTAATCAGTTGAAGCCGACAACGGTAGAGAAGATAAAGCGCGTGCCGAACTATAACGGCGGCGAGGGTGGTTACATTATTGATAAGACCCGCACAACCGAGGGAGAGCCGTTTAACGGCTTGGACGGTGGAACGCCTTGGAGTAGCGTCATAACGAATACGAGCGGAAATGACGGAAACAGCGAGGTAATTCCAGTACCAGAGAGTCATCACACGATTTATATTCACTATACGGTGAGTAAGGTCGAGGAGACAGCGCCACTTAAATTAATGCAGAGTGAGATAGCGCACACATTTAAGCTGTCAGACCTTGCAGTGGCTAGGGAGATTAAGCACACTTGGAATATCCCAGACGAGCATGGAACAATGCCGGAGCGGTCGCATTACGATGATGACGGTGATGAGCATATAGACCACTACGAGTGCCACTGGTATAGTACGATAGTGGACGCGGACTGGGCGTTTAATATCCGAAATAACTTCAACTACGGCGCAACTTCGTTTGCCGGAACGGACGGCGAGTTTAAGACGATAGAGACAGGACGGGTATCAGACGAGGGAAGTTCGAGAGCGCTAGGCTTTGTAGCAAGTAACGGATTAGCGCCGAATATGCAGTTTACGGTGTATCGAGATAAGGCGAAGGACAGGCTGACGGCGTATCCGAATGGGTTAATTAGTGGTTCTTCCAATCATCAGAATAACGAAGGTCTAATCAGTAAGATAGGCGTAGACAATGTGAGCGCAGTTTACGGGGGCGGCAGACTACTGCCAGAGAGTTCCGCGCAGTATGCGTTTAATGACTCGTTTAAGACGCTTTATCAGTATGTAGGGAAGAATGACCCGATAAGAAAGCGCAGAGTGCAGAATGATAGAGGACACTACCACGGACCAATAGGTTTAACTAGTTATACGGCTTCGGAAGTTCCGAATCTTGCATATCTAAACGCGCTGTATAGTAGGGATAACAATGTAATCGCATACGGATTTGTCGGAAACGCGGGTAAGGGCGCGGAGAAGTCGAGTGCGGGTGCGGGAGCATTTGGAATCTTCGGTCAGAATTACAACTTGCATAACAGCTACGCGGCAGACGGCAAGCAGTTTATCGAGTTTTTCCCATATCACAAGATGTATTTCCAGAAGTCAGACACATACGACCATAGTAGCGCAGGAAACGAGAGTGCGTTTATTACATCGAGTAACACGAGTTCGGTGTTAGACAACTTCTCTGTAGAGACAGGTGTTTATAACTCAAAGGGAAGCGATAACGCATACGGAATCAGCCTAGCTTCGGAGCAGTGGAGTATACACGAGCGTGCGAAGAAGGTACTTGAGGCAAACGGCATTAGACCTGCAACCGAAAACTTATTGCCAGGCGGTGCAACGATAGAACTTAGGTCTGCATCAACGGATAAGGCGAACACGCCAGAGGTTTGGGTAGGATTTAGAACGCTTCAAGTGAGTATACCTGACGAATTAAAGGCAACTTTAGTCGGAAACGACAAAGATAGCGTAAAGACGACCTCGGTAGCGAAGGCAGACGGCGCGAAGTTCTATAATGACATGGTATCGACATTGGAGAAGTATCAAGTCGAGAAGTGGGTAGATGACGGCATCCGCACGGCAGAGCCAGAGACAAAGGTATCGGGTATCAATCCCGTGCAGTCGTTTGGCGGTAACAACTTGCAGAACGGCGCAGACAGTAAGTATTACTTAAAGGTCGGAAAGACGGACGGTAACGGAGCGCAGATGTCGGTCGTAGATAAGCAGATTGCGACAGCGGGAACGAATACGGGAGTCTTTGAACAGCATGTTTATCGGATTTACGGCGATTTAACGGGCGATGTGTTGCATAACGGCTTAAGAGTTGTCGTAACGAAGGATGGACAGGAGATAGCTAGTACGAATATCACGAGCAGTGCGGACACAGGAGACGGATTGCTTGGAAACAGTGAGGTTCGTAATGTAAACGAGCGGACAAAGTTTGTCACGAACTTTGTGAAGTCTTTAGACAAGGCAAGAGGCAGTGATAGAAACGGCGTTCGTTGGTATTACGAGGCGCAGGACGGAATCGAGGTTGTAGAGACACTAGGCAGGGCGCAACTTGGATTTACGGACGGAAACGGTAAGCCGAATAACCGTTCAGAGGTAGCGGATACGAAGTTGTCTGGAAAGCTTGAGAGCCACGGAGATATAATTTCTGGTGACAAGGATAAGACAAGGACAGTGCAGTATCGCATGAGTGCCGCGCCGATGGGAAGCGACAAGGCGTATTATATCGGTTCGTTTAACGGGGTAGACATAACGGTGAACGGGCTGAATGACGCATTTAAGAGTCGGCTTTACTACATGAGTAACAATACGGTCATGGATTTGAACTAAGGTATCTGGAGGGGGTGGAGTCACGGAAAGGCTTCGCCCCTTTCGTTTTAAGAGAAGAGGAGCAGAAATGGGAAATAGAGCAATACGAGTTGTACTTGCCTCTGTACTTATGGCGGTGTCGTGCAGTATGTTAGCATATGCAGAGCCAGTTACGGAGGAGTATGATATAACAGCGGCGAGTCCGATAGAGGTGATAGTGATGTCGGACGATGCGGGAGCAGGGTTTAAGCTGACTTCGCCAAGCGGTGCGGTGTATGACGGAAGTAACTTAGTAGGTCTTGACTTAAAGAGCAACACGGCTTTAGCGCGTAAGTATACGCTAGACGGCAAGGAAGTGGGAACATGGAAGCTAGAGTTTGACAACGCGAATAACACGAATGTAGCGTTTATCGCGTCATCGGATACGAATGAGTTTAAGCTTGGGAAAGACGAGGCGGTAGCGGATGACGCGGGTTCAAACTACTTGTATGCGGATATATACGGTTCTTCGGACGGCGGGCTAATCATAAATGCGCACAGGTCACGGAAGGGTACAGACGATTTAGGGGCGTTCCCGTATAAGTATAGCGTAACGCACGAGGGGAAAGAGGTCGCTAGCGGGGACGGAAAAGGAAATACGGATATAGCGGTCAGTTTATCTGGGCTAGAGGGAGTTAGCACAGGAGACTTTAGCGTGACGGTTAAGGTAACGGACGACAGCGGAGAGGTTTATACGCAGGATTCTTCGATATATTATGTCGCAAAGGGGGATACTTCGACAGCGGCGTATAAGGAAGTAGCATTGCAGGGGAATACAGACGGTAGTGCAGGAAGTGCAGTCACAGAGGGCAGTATGAGTGACGATGGAAACACGATAACGGCTACGGATGCGGACGGCAATGTAATCGAGTATAAGAAGCTTGATGGGAAGATGACAGGGAACGGCTCGGATAAGGAAGCACAGTATAGCGAGCGTAACAGCGAGAAAGAGGCAAAGAAAGCAAAGACTATGCACCTTGTAAAGATAGTTTCGGCGGTAGTGCTTATAATATGCTTAGTACTTGTTCTAGGGACATACAGGGCGCATTTAATGGCAGAGAAAGAGAGAATGCGTGAGATGTTAGAGCGAGAGAAAGCAAGTAAGTATAGCGATAAGGGCAAAGACGAAAAGTAAGGAGCGGACTAAAGGGGAGTCCGCTCGGAGTAAACGGGGGTTTTCAACATGAACCTAGAGGATAGGGCATATAGTTTGCTGGATGGAGTCGAGAGTAAGCTAACAGAAGAGGTCTACGGGTATTATTGCGATAAGGTAGAGGACTGTGACGGAGATAGCGAGCGTTTAACGGCAGCTATCGAAGAGCTTAAAGGGGTGTGTGCTAAGGCACATAGCGCAAGTAAGAAGCTCACTATGAGCGACCTAGAGAGTAGCGCGGGCGAGGATGATTTAAGCCTAGATTTTGGGGACAGCGAAGATGGCGCAGAGGAAGATAGCATAATTCCAGAGCCTCCGAAGAGAGAGGAGAGCGTTACGGCTACGGGAAAGCGCCTATTTAAGAGTGACCCTGTAGACAGCGTTTATGCGATGCTGGACGGCTGGATTAGCCGTCTCATGGAGAGTAAGGACACGGGAGCAGATAAGTCGCATGGATAAAGCGCTGTACGGGGACTTGGTAACGCCGAGGCTTATATTAACGCGGTATCGAAGCGACTATGCTCGTTATGTAGAAGAGTTTATGCGGCATGGAGAGGACTTGCGTGTTATGGGCGGTGGAATCGTTAAGGGGAGCGAAGTCGAGGCTATAGCGCGTGCTTATGTTAAAGGGAATCAAGAGAGTTTCGATAGGCGAAGTAAGGACGGGGTGCGGCTTGCAATCGTGTGTACGGTGACGCGAGAGTTTGTCGGGAATGTGTCTGTGTATCGGAGAGGTGAGTATTTAGAGCTTGGTTTCTGGGTAATGCCGTCCTATAGGCGGCGGCATTATGGGGAAGAGGTCGTAAAGTTTCTCTCCGATATGCTTATAGAGAGAGGGCATAAGCTAGAAATACGGGCTTCAAGTTTATCCGTGGCATCGGGTCAAATTGCGGAGAGTGCAGGGTATCGGCGCGTAGGCGTTGGGCATGATAAAGATTTAAGTTTTGTCTTGTACAGGAGGGACGCATGAAGAAGGTTATAAACGGGAAAGAGGTATCGGTGGATGTCGAACTCTTTGAGCTTGCGGAGGCGGGTAAGTTACGGAGAGACCTCGGGGAGAACAGCATAAACGGAGAGGTTTATGCTGGGGTTGAGGGTTTAGTTTCAGCGGTAACTGCCTATAGAGAGATATACTACTCGTTTCCATATCCGCTCTATGCGATTGAAGAGCCGATTAAGTATGTAGCGATTTCGGAGTGCCTTGTCGGGGTAAACGAAGAGTATTCTGGAAAGATTGCGATAAAGGGGAACAGCCTAGTTATTAAGCTATCGGACGACTGCGGAGTTAGGTTTATCGGAAGCACTTACGACATTGTGCGTGACTTGTCTGGATTTGAGTTTGTTGACGAGTATCTGGACGATTACTCCGAGGATTCTGGATACGAAGAATTTCTGTGGTGTGTTAACGCGATTTTAGAGGATGGAGACACGACAGACTTTTACGAGATATTTTATCCAGAGTTTTATGACGCTTGCGAGGACATAGAGACGCTTCTTCGAGAGTTAAAGACGATGCTGAACTTCCATAGAGTCGGAGCGACTATTGCAATCGAGAAGGGGACGCTTGTGGATGTCGGAACAGACGACATTTATCGCCTAGAGGCGTATGTGAAGGGCATTGAGGAGAGCGGTCTTGTCGAGACTAAGGATTTGGACGGAGAAGTTTATCAGATGAGCGGGGATTTGCCTTTGTACTGGGTAAAATTCTACAAGAAGAGTCCGTATCTTGATAGTTTAGGGGATGCTCTCTTGGACGACAGCGAGAACACGCTTTACGGGGAAGAGGAGAAGCTATCTAAAGAGGAGTATGAAGGGCTTGGAAGCGTCTTTAAGCAGATGATAAAGGCAGGGACATATGATAGGTCAGTAACTACAGTGCAGGCGCGAGGAATCGTTAGGGGTGATTTAGTCTATTATGTGCTTGCTGGTAGGCTTTATCAGTGCAAATTACGGGAGTTTATGGACAGTAAAGAGATAGTGCTTATGGATACAGAGGGGTTTGAGTATTTCCCCGACTATCTAAGCATTTATTCTTCGGACAACGAGTATTTGTATTTACTGATAGAGGGAGAGAATCGTCACGACATTGTACGGCTTTCCTATGAGACAGGCGAGATAGAGCGTTGCAGGACATGGTTTACGGCAGAAGATTTTGATGAGTAAGGGGACAAGATGAGCGAGGGGGAGTTAAAGCAGTATATAGAGAAGTTAAACGGCAGTGAGGGCGTGTGCAGGATAAGCTGTATCAATGCGGCAGATGTAAGGCTGGTGCTTAGGCGCGGGAAGTGTGCGGTGATAATTGAGTTTATTCATAACAAGAATCACGAGCGGCTAGTGATACGGGGCGATTTAGAGACTATCACGCAAGAGGATATAGATAAGCGCATTGCAGAGCTTGAGGAAGAGCTGACGGCATTACAGAGCATAAACGCGGTAATAAGTAAGCCAAGCGGGAAAGCGATACGGGTCATGCTACGGTGGTCGGACGGGGAAGTGTGCGATATATCTGATTGGGACTATGAGAGTGTCGAGATACGGCTAAGTAAGGGGTGCTGTGCAAAAGTCCCTGTTTACTATAAGCACGCAGAGTTTATTCGGGACGAGAGTATCGTTCGGTTACTGAAAGACTTTGATAGCTACAACTTTTGTAGGCAGATAGGTGCTAGGCTAACAGGGAAAGACATTTACACAGAGCTATCGCAGAATATGCTAACGGTTTCCGACATAGAAGAGCTTGTAGTAAAGGATAAGGTCGGGAAGAAATATCTAAAGAGTGTAGTATCTTTACGAGACCTCGGGTATATCGGGATTTTCAACTGGGTTATCGACTACGGGAAACGAGAGGTAGAGGTAACGGTAAAGGGGGATAAGCTATTATCGGTAGTAGACGGTACGCTGTACAGCGACAGTGCGCTTTGTAAGAGCCTTTGCAAGACGATGCAGGGTAGAGTTAAAGAGCGTTTACTTTGGGTTTAAGCGAGGCGGCTTAAAGGCGTTTACAGGGCTAGCGAAGCTAGGTGGCTTGAGAGGGACATGGAATGGCGAAATTTGATGACGACTTAGGGCTTGATGACTTTGGTTTTGGGACAGAGGACAGCCCCGAGGCAGACGATGACATGTTTTCGTTTGGGAGTGACAGTAGTTCCGAGGGCGACAGCGGTTTTTCGCTTGGGGGAGACGATAGCGCTCCGCTAACGATAAACCCCGATAGTCTAGGGAGTTCTGGGGGCGGTAACGACTTTGACGAGGACGGTAAGAAGAAGCGAGCGTTTATCCTAGGGGTTGTAGGGGTTATCATTATCCTAGGTGGGTTAATGATAGCAGGAGTCATTACGCGAATCAGTAAGGGTAGCGGAAAGCGAGAGACAGCGGTAGAGACAGAGGCGAGTACGCGGGTCGAAAAAGAGAGCCGTAAGGTAGAAGAGGATAGTGACAGAGAGAAGCGCGAGACCAAGGCAGAATCTTCTACGGAAGCCCCTGTAAGGCGAGTGTCGTTAACGGATGGGGGTTGGGATGAGATAGAGTTAAGCGAGTTAGCGTTTAGCAATGTGATAAACGGAGATTTCACGGTAACTTCGATTAAAGCCTATGTGAAGGACAGCAAGACAGGGGAGAAAACGGTGAAAGCTGTAGTGACAGGCGGCATAAGTGGTTTATCTGGGACATACGAGCTTGAGATACCGTATAGCAAGGCAGAGAAGTTAGCGGTGGGAGACAGTTTTTCGGTCAAGTATCGAATTGCGAAGCTAAACGACTATACAATAGTGGGAGATATAAGTTATTAAGCGCTAGAGAGGGGGACAGGAATGGGGTCGCCCTCTTTTAATTTGGTTTTGGCTAGGGCGTAGCGGGGAAGATTTGGTTTTAGGGAATCTGGATGGGGTCATTCGGGAAAATTTTAAGGCGAAAGTTTAACAGCCGTTCAGTAAGTCGAGGTTAGTTCGGTTTATCGGAGAAAATTTCTGGGTTTTGCAAAATTTTCGTTGGTATTTGCTTGACTTATGCAGGCTTATCGTCTATAATTGTCGTATAAGCGGTGAGCAGTGAGCTGTTCATCAATCACATTTCGCATTTGAGAGGAGATATAACTATGGACGCAATCAACAAGTTACAGGCAACTGGCGACAACAGCGCACTTAGCGCATTCGACCCGATTACGGAGGACACTTCCGCAACTGTCGAAGCAACGGAGGAGCTTGAGGAGACCCCTACTTCTTCCAAGAGCGCTGATAAGGCGGCTTATGCGGTTCTTAAGGCACAGTTTACGAAGCAGTATACGACCGATGAGGCATTCCGTGATGCGATTGATAATCCGCGCAGTGACGACATCGAGTGCGTTGGCGTTATCGCCTATGGTGATAAGGGCGGTATGCAGAACAAGGACAAGGTGAAGAAGGGTGCGGACGGCAAGCATGGCGTGTCCAACACTTCCGATATTGTCGGTTATGTGTTCAAGAATGTCGGTAAGTCTCCGATTACTTACAGAACCTTCAAGAGTACCAAGAACGAGGACGGCTCTTGGAACAGAGACATTGTGAGTACGACCGTACAGCCGGGACATGAGATGATTCTGCCGAAGTGGGCGGCTACGGAGCTTATGGCTCGCATCGAGTATAGCTTCCGTGGTAAGAACTTCATGATGTCCGCAAAGAACCTTAGCAAGCTCATTGCGGAAAGCACGCCTGTCGGTGACGAGGCTCTGATTACGAGACTTTCCAAGTGGTTTGTCCGTATGAAGAAGGGTACTTTCAGCGTGCAGGACGACAACTACAAGAAGAACATCTCCGTACCTGAAAAGGATGCGGCTACTGGCAAGACGAAGTGGGTCGTTGTCGAGCATGTTGACACTTTCGGCTATCTGAATGACCCGTCTTACAACAAGAAGAGCGGTAGCAGAAAGCGTAACAGCCAGAGACAGAAGGTTTCTAACGAGAGCGCGGCGGCTAACTATCTCCGCGAGCTGATTGCGAAGAGCGCAAGCATCGAGGCTTGACATTAGGAGCTAACTAGAGAGGGAAATACCTAGTCCAGAGCGGCTAGGTATTTCCCGTTTATAGGAAAATCACCGAGAGGGGATAGAGAATGGAGTTTTTGCTTTCGATTGACAGGAAAGTGTGGATTGCGGCGATTGTGATTGTGGTAGCGCTCGGGGTGCTTGGGTTTGTCATTAAGCTTGTGAAGATGGCTGTCCTTTGCGCGGTGGTAGCGGTTATATTGACGCTTGGAAGCACAACGATAGCGAATGTGAAGAAGGAAATAGGCTTTGACTACAAAGACGGTAAGTTCACTTTGCAGAACGAAGAGTTTAATATCGCAGACATAAAGAAAGCAGAGTTTACTAAGCCAGAGGGCGGTGTGGGCGTAATCTTTACGATGCAGGATGGGACATATCGAAGCATTACGCTCCCGAAGAAGTACGGTTTAGCGGTGCAGGGCGTGGTAAGTACGGTTGAGAGTAAGATTAAAGAGGGCGCAGTAAAGGAATTGAGTAAGACAGGGCAGTAATGAATGAAGAAAGGTCGTTGGGTTTATCAGCAGTTTTCAACAGTGTAGAAGTAATATGAATTAATTCTAAATTTTCTATGTTATATGTGTCAAGGTGCTTTGTTTTGTCTGGTAAAGAGGGATTTAGATGCAGAGTAAAAAATTTACGGTAGTGACTCAACTACACGAGAAGAACAACCGAGGTTTAATTGAATACATTGAATCTGCTCGTAGAGATTACGGGAAAGCACTGCGAGAGACTTTCTATGCAATTAAGCGTGGTGGTTTCAATAAGTCATTATATAAGAAATACCTTCAAAATAAATACGAAATTGTTAGTCGAACTGCAAAATCTATTATTTCTGACGCTCAAGGGCGTTTTAACGCTTTAAGAGAGTTAAAAGAGTATGAAAGGAAACAGTTAGAGAGCAAAATCAAACATCTTGAAGATGTAGTCATTCCTAAACTGGTTGAGAAAAGGAATCAGAACTCAACCAAGCTTCAAGAAGGGGTATATGTTTCGTTGCTTCAACAAAGAAATCTAAGAGCAAGAGTAGTTTCAAAGAGAGCAAAGTTAAACAGATTGAAACAGAAGCTTGAAGTATTAAAGTACCAAATAGGAACAGGAAAGTTGAAGCTTTGTTTTGGCACGAAAAGGTTATTTAGACAAGACTCCAAGAGGTTTATTGAACACCGAGATAGTCAAATGACTTTCATAGGGGCTAAAGAGGAAACAGCATGTAATCACAACTTGCAGTTGACCTACAATCGAAGAAGTAACCAGTTTTTGATTCGATTGCGCAAAGATTTTGGAGGGTATAAATCAGCTAAAGGTGCAGATAGATATGTCTACGGTAAAGTTTATTTCAATTATCATAAGGCACAAATCGTTTCTATTTTGAGGTCTAAGGCTAGTCCTTTATCATATAGGATAGTCAAGAAGGCTGATAGGTATTATCTTTGTTGTGTATTTGAGTTTCAAGTAAGCGATGACGCTATAGTGACTCGTTCTTCCTATGGAACTATTGGATTAGATTTTAACAAAGGCTTTGTGACATTATCAGAGACGAATCAGTACGGACATTTAGTAAAGACACAGTTTATGCCGTATCGTTTTAAGTCTGGTAACAAGACTAAGAGTGACTTACAGGGGGTAGCAAATCATGTAATTAGATTAGCATTGAACACAGGTAAAGATGTTTGTATAGAGAATCTTGATTTTAGAACAAAGAAAGCTAAAACAGAGGCAAAGATAGGAAAGAAGTATAATGAGATGCTTCATTCTTTAGCTTATCGAGAGTTTAGTGATGCGCTAGAAAGCGTATCTTATAGAAACAAAGTAGGATTATTCAAAGTCAACCCAGCAGGGACATCATGGTTAGCAGAGAAGATTTACTGTAAACCCATGAAGTTGAATATACATACTGGGGCGTCATATGTAATAGCAAGGCGTGGGCAAGGGTATAAAGACGCCGTATAAAGTCTTTAACAACAGTCCTATACAGATGTATCGGCGCAAGCCAGCGGAGCATCTCCCTTTAGGGCGAAGTTTATTTATTAGAAGCTTTGACAACAATTTTCATTGTGTGGCTACGGTCGAAATGGGATGAGTTAGAGTGGAGTAGGTTAACCGTAAGACCTTGAGTTGGAAAATTCTAAATTGGAGCTAGAGATATGGATTTATTAAATTTTGCATTTTCTGGTTACGGCGAGCAAAGTTTATCTTGGGACAGAAAGTATCGTCCCGCAACATTAGACGACTATATGGGGGAAGCGATTAAGAAGCAGATAATGCCGAGGCTTTCAGACCCGTCAAAGTATGCGCAGACATATCTTTTAGAGGGAACGAGGGGTTCTGGAAAGACAACGCTTGCGCGTTTAATCGCGAAGGAGATGCTTTGTGAGCATAAGGTAGACGGTCATGCTTGTAATAAGTGTGGGTCGTGTATGGATTTGAACGAGAATCTGCTATATGGTGACGGGTCTGTTAGGTTAGACTCTGTGATTGAGATAGATGCGGGTGTAAATACTGGCAAAGAGGATGTAGCGAATCTTATGGACGAGATGGGAAACGAACCTATCGGGTCAAAGTATAAGATTTGCATAATAGACGAGTGTCATAAGTTGTCGCAGAGTGCACAGTCGGCATTGCTAAAGCGATTGGAAGAGCCGAGAAGTTACGAGGTTTATATCCTTTGCACGACAAACAAAGAGAAGATGTTAGAGACGATTTTAGGTCGTTTAAGCGTAAAGGTTCATGTGACGAACGCGAATTTAGACGACTTAGTGCATCGGCTCTTGCATATCTGTAAGGCAGAGGGCGTAAGTATCGGCACGGAGGCGGTAAAGCGGATAGCAACGGTAAATGACTGTAATCCGAGAGAGAGTATCAAGATGCTAGAGGACTTGGTAAAGTCTGTAGGGCATGAGATACGGATTTCGGATGTGCTTGAGCGGTCGGGGTCGGTAAATACGGATTTGTATTTCGAGTATTTCACTGCGGCGAACAAGAGCCAAGAGGCGTTGCTTTCATTTATTGACAAGGTGAAGAGTGAGCATGTAGAGATAGGCGCGTTCTTTAGTGGTCTGGTGCGGTTTGTTTTAGACTGTATACGGTTAAGCTATGGGGTAGGGTTAGATAACTACACTTCAAAGTTTGTTTCTAAGGCAGTATCATTCTTTAAGCAGTACAATGTAGATGAGATAGATACACTTTGTCAGATAATGGAGTATACGCTACGGACTTACACGGCAGACACGGATAAATCAGTATTAGGGGAGTTACTGATTTTAACAACAGGCATGAGAATCGGGAAGATAAAGCTATTAACGGCGCATGAGGCGGCGAAGGTATCAAAGGCTACGAAAGAGAATGACGATGGGTTAAAGAAGTTTGCGGAGGGGATAGCGAAGAAGCGTGACGAGTCGCTTGACACGATACGGGAGACAGAGCTAAATAGCGGGGTATTAGCCTCGGTATTTGGTAGAGAGCTAGTAAAAGTGAGTAATGTAAGTTCAACGAGTTTGTTCGGGGACGAGGATGACGAAGAGGAAGAGATAAGTGAGAGCGAGCATGACAGGAAGCTAACGGACGAAGAGTTTATCGGGGATTTTATGTCGAAGATTGGTAAGTGAAAAGGGGATAGCTACGAGTTAAGGACGGGTTAGAAGCCCGTCCTTTTTGTATGTAATAAAGAGTTGTTTACCAGCAAACGAACCAAGCTATGTTTCGTGCGAGAAAATAATATAATGGAAAGAGAGGTATTTTCCGTGAAAAGAGGCAGATTTGTGGCGATACTTGCTTTAAGCCTAGCGCTATTTACGGCTATTCCAAGCTATGCGGCGAAGTCACTCGATGAAATCACGAGTAACACGAGCGCTGTAACGGAAACGGTAGCGGGCGGGCAGAGTAAGCAGGGAAGTTTGCCAGAGTTTACGCCAGACGCGAAGGGAAGCGATGTAACGAGACAGTTAGGGGATTCTATTAACCTAACAGCGGATACGGGTGCGATTTCCTACGCAAACAGGACGCTCGGCGGGGTTATCGGGAAGCTAGTACAGTTAATAAGCTTTGTCATCATCTTTTTAATTCCAGTTATGACTGTGCTTGATTTACTGTATTTGGTTTCGCCAGAGCGTCTTGGTAGCATTCTGTCTGGCGGCAAGACAGCCTCCGCGCAGGGTAATAGCGGCGGTATGGGCGGCTTTGGCGGTAACAGTTCGTTTGGCGGCATGGGCGGTTTCGGCGGCAACAGTGGAATGGGTGGTTTTGGCGGCTCGTCTATGGGTAACGGACAGCAGGGCGGTCATTGTTGGGTGTCGAATGACGCTTTAGAGGCGCTAAGTGTCGGCAAGGGTAAGTACGGCTATTATCTAAAGGCAAAGGTAAAGGAGCTACTTATCGTTCCGATACTGATAACACTTAATTTAACGGGTATCATGCCAAAGATAGGCTTTGCATTAGGCAGTATACTGGTTAGCGCAGGCGAGTGGTTATTAAAGGCTATCGGCGCGGTGTAAGGGGCGGCGCAACATAAGGAGTAGGTATGTTTGAGCGACTACAGTCCGTCATGCGGAATAAGGACAGGGTAGAGCGTGAACGGAAGAAGCGGCGTAGGGCAGAAGTGCAGGAGATGCAGTCGGACAGTTTGTTTCGGGCGCGTTTAACGGCAGACTTAAAGACAGTAAGCCTTCTGCTCATGGACAAGGACATAGCAAGCGTTGTAGTGACAGCAGAGGATGCGAGCCTAGATAGGCTTGACGCGGCTATGTACGATTCCGAGATGGCAGAGTATGAAGTAGTTAAGGACGGTCGTAGCTACGAGATACGAAATAAGACAGTAGATTTTTAAGGGAAGCGGGGTGGCAGATATGACAGTAGAAGAGCGTTTAACGGACATACAGCGCAGAACGGGCATATCAGAGGACATTATACGGTGTGTGTTAAAGGGTGAGACAGATTCGATTGTAGACTCTCTAAAGCGAGGTGAGAAAGCGACTTTAATCGGTCGGTGTTCGTTTGAGCCGAGGATAGCGAGATGCACGAGGGAGGACGGAACAGAGGGAACTTGTGCGAGGGTTAGTGTAACGGCATCGTCAAGGGTCACGACTCCGCTTTATGAACTAAGCGACTTCCTTCCGAGCGAGCCTTCTCCGCAGGAGAAGCTAATCGCGTCATCGGAGAATGTGCTGATAAAGCAGATAAAGGAGCTTGTTTAACGGGGTGACAGAGAATGACCTACAGGACGCACAGGGAGTTTGCGGTATGTTTCGTAATACTTGCAAACTTTCTGGTGTATAAGTTACATCTTAGTCAGACAGGCTATTATGTGAACTTAATAGTAATGCTTGTATGCGGTAAGCAGGGGGCGTTGTTTCCAGATGTAGACCACATATGGCAGAATGTGAAAGAAAAGACAACAATAAACTTTGTAATCAACAAGATAATTCACTTGACGGGCGGTAGGCATAGGAGCTGGCAGACGCATAGCTGGGATATATGGCTAATTAGTTTAATCGTGGCGTTACAGTTAAATGCAAGGCTTGACGAGTCAAACAGGACAGTGTTTATCTTAATAGTACTTGGCTTTTGGTCTGGGTGGTTCAGTCACTTGTTTGCGGATATGCTAACGCTTGACGGGGTAAGGCTATTTGCCATTACGAAGAAGAGCAAGGTAGCGTTTGTTCCGAAGAGAGCAAATATGCTAAAGAATCTTTTGATTTCTGTTACGCTAATCTTGCTTAGTGGGTCGGCATATATGCTACCTATACCAGAGTCAAAGATGGTCGCAACTGTATTGTTGGTTGCGGGTTTAACGGTTCTGGGTGTCGCTCTTAAGATTAAGAACATGAAGTTCAATACGGGCGGCATCTGGGAGGAAACAGTTTACAGGGTAACGATAGTGTTCAACGCAGTGTTTATGGCGCTTGCGTTAGCCTATCCGCTATTAGAGAAAGTGGGGATATGATATGGGCATAAAGAGGTTTGCCGTGGCATTCATGGCATCGGTTTTCCTCGCGTCCTCGGTCGCGCCAGTGACAGCGTTGGCGTATAGTAAGAGTGATGTCGAGGCAATTTACAACAAGTCGGGCGACAAGGGTTCGTACAGTGATGGCGCGTATACGGTAAACGGCAAGTCCGTGAGCGGCGTTTACTCGTCTGATGCAGAGGCACAGGCGGCGGGCTTAAGTAGTACGGTTCATGTAACGCTTGGCGGTCACACATATAGCGTCTCGCAGGGTTCGCTTGATAGCCTTTATTCTGCGTTTTCGAGTCAAGTAGCATCAGAGAGTGCGGCGGCTTCGGATAAGTCGGCAAAGGGCGTAGAGGATAAAATAGGCAAGATAAGCACTTCGCTTAACCTACAGGCAGATACGGACAGTGCTTCGGCGGCGCTTAGTGGTTTTAGACCGTTGGTGCAGACGATTGTAGGTATACTGGTAGTGTTGACTATGCTACTTACATCACTTACGACAGGTATAGACATACTGTATGTTGCGATACCGCTTGTTCGGTCAGTTTTTGACAGCGGATTTGAAGGCGGCGGTGGTCTTTCGAGAAGCACAGAGGGAGGCGGACACACCTTTAGATTTATCAGTGATGAGGCACTTGCGGCAGTTAAGGCGCAGGATACTGGCGAGTCAAAGGGTAACGCTATCTGGAAGTATACAACAAAGAGAATACCATATCTAATTGCTTTAGGTGTTTGCTTGTATATCTTCATAACTGGACAGGTTGGATTGTTTATCAATATCGGCGTAAGGCTTGTGAGCGGATTTATTAACCTTCTAGCTGGTGCATTTGGCGGAGGTTCTGCGGCAAGTAGCGGCTTAATCATGTTCCTTGGTCTGTGAGGTGACAGCTTGTGCAGTTTGAGATAGACAACTACGGGGATGTAGCGAATAGCTTTAACTACGAGTCGGTTTATTCAGCAGAGCTAATGGTACAGCGGTTTTTCGGCTTTGTGTTTGGAATCCTGTTAGTGGTTATTGTATTCCTAACTTTCCTAGTGACAGGGATAGATGTTGTTTATGTTTCATCACCTGTATTTCGGGAGAGTGGGTTTGCAAGGAAGTGGTCTGGTGAGCGAGACACTAGTAGGTTTAAGCTTCGGTTTATATCGTTCGATGCAGTATCAGCGGTTGAGGAATCGGCGGTCAGCTCTGGTGAGAAGTCAGCGCTTAGGCTGTATATTAAGAAACGAGGAATTACGCTACTAAAGCTAGGGGTTATCGTTGGACTGCTCACACTGGGTTCTGGAAGGATAGTGGCGATTGTGGCGAAGGTTGTTATACCGCTACTTCAAGGCTTCAAGATTTTGAATTAAGGGGATAAACGGTTAGAATAAGGCAGACGGCGGGCATGATAATGTGTCTGCCGTTTATCTTTGTTTAATAGCAGTAAAGATATTAAAACGCAAGCGGTACCCATTAGTTTATTCTGGGAATGAGTTTAAGACAAAGTTTGGTCTTTTTAAGCGGGAGGTCTTTTCAGTGAGTAAGAGGAAGGGTAATGGGGCAGGAAGCCCTTTTCGGCGGGTGTTTATGAGCCTAGGGGTTATGCTAGGCTCGGTTATGCTAACTTCGTGTTCTGGGTCTATCGGAGATGTGCTTGATTCGTATAGTACAACGATTCAGTCACGGGTAGACTGGAATAAAGAGCAGTTAAATACGCTTGCGGGCGCGGGTTTGGTTTCCGCGCAGATGAAAGAGAATATCTTTAATGAGATAGATAGTAATGTCGGAAAGATAGCGAAGCTGGACGGGAGTGGAGACGAACAGCTAACGCAGGATAAGATAAATCTAATCAAGAATTTCATTGTGCATTCGACCGCGAATGGGGATTGGGCTGAAAAAGACGAGTCTGGAAAGTATGAGATGTGGAAGTCTCACGGTCACTCGGTAGTACCAGAGAAGCTAGGCGCGGATGACACATCAAAAGGTTTTGAGATATTTGCAAATAAGGACGCATCAAGCACTTCTGCGGGAGATAAGTTAGACACGATACTGACTTCCGCAAAGGTTTATGTGTTAAACACCTCTGCTTTGTCGGGAAAGGATTTAGCGGAGGTATCAAACGCTTGTAAGTCGATAAAGGATTTAAGGGACAAGTGTAAGGGAGATGAGTCGTCTTTGTCGGATGAGGACAAAGCGACTTTAACAGCGGCGCGAGCTGTGGTAAACGCGAGTTTCGTTAGGACGGATATAACGATACTAAAAGACCAGTCGTTAATGACAAATACGCTTGAGAATGATAATGTGCAGTGGTCTGGGGATGCGGATGACGCAAAGACTACGGAGGCAGATGCGAATAAGACAGGGAATGAGGGAGCGAATAAGGACTTGGTGTTCCTGTCTGGCGGGTATCCAGCCTTTTCTATGCGGCTTCACGAGTTAAACGGAAAGACAGTGCAGGACTTATTAAAGCTAGTAAAGAACTCAAACGATGCGTTTCTAATAGATGACGCGAGTAACGGCGGTAATAAGGTATATAGCATGGTTTATCCGTTAAGCTATGTAGATAGCCTAGAGTGGGACGGAACGAACGCAAAGACGCACATATCGCAGTCGAATTTAGTAAGTGTAAACATTATGACAGGCAGTGTAGTAAATACGACTCCGACAGAGCTTTTGAATCAAGACGAGAGGAAGGCTTTGGAGAAGATATTTAGAGCGGTAAACAAGAATAACGAGGGCGGTTCTTCGTTTATCGTAGGAGAGCCGATAGACTACACTTGGAAGTATCAGAATAGTTCTGATACGGTTAGCTATCGTTGTAACTCAATCGTGCTTAGAGATTATCTTGAGTATACTTATCTACCAGACTTTATGAGTGGTGGCGAGCAGTTTGTATCTCTCGGACGGCGGGTTAGGTTAAACGAGTTTAATACGGATGGCACAGTGAAGGATATAAATAACTTTGGCTGGTTTATTGACCGAGAGGGAAAGCGGGTCGAGGGCGCTAAGGCGGTTTCGATAAACGACTTGGTAGACTTCCGTTCGGGCAATACGGATAACAAGGGTACGGCAATACGACTAAATAACACGATGCCAGACGGCGGGACAGTAAAGAGTGACTTAACAGAACCAAGTTGGCTTACGAGTACGGGCGCTACGCAAGGTATTAACATAGGCGGTGGCGATAGCGGCGGTAATAGTGGTGGCACAGGTGATGGTGCATGGCAACAGGGCGAGGGTGGAAAATGGTGGTATAAGTACAATAACGGTACCTATCCGAAAGACAGGGTAGTTACTATCGGGGGCAAGAAGTACGGCTTTGATAGCGAGGGCTGGATGCTTAGTGATACGACTAAGACATTTGGCGGTACGACATATAGCTTTGCGGCAGACGGTGTAGCGACAGCACAGGCGAGTAATAGCGGGTCTAGCGGCAGTAGTAGTAGTAACGGAGAGTGGCAACAGGGTTCGGACGGACGCTGGTGGTACAAGTTTAGTGACGGCACATATCCGAAGAATAAGGTCGAGACGATAGGGGGAAAGAAGTACGGTTTCGATAGTGAGGGTTGGATGCTGGCGAATACGACTAAAGAGTTTAGCGGAACGACTTATAGCTTCGGGGCAGACGGCGTAGCGACTTCTTCTGGAGCGAGTGGGGACGGAACGAACGGAGCAAACGGGACAAGCGGGGATAATACGCAGGAAGCGCAGTCACAGGTAAAGACTTTCACAAAGAGTGAGTATGCAACAAAGATATGGATGACGACTTACTTCCCGATAAAGGATGACGACAATAAGTTCAGTTTAGCGGCGAAGGATGCGGGTGCTATCGGCACAGATAAGTCAGTAGATATTCTGTACGGCATGTGTATCAATGTATCGGTGTTTGACAGTCAGCTTTATAGTAGTTGGATTTCAATAAGTGACGAGGCTTCGACATCTGGCGGTATTGCGTGGTGGAATCAGTGGCTTGGGTCGGCACATTATAGCTATCATATCGACACGGACAGGCTAAAAGAGTATCTGGATATGAATTTCACAGCGGATGTGCTTAGTAAAGACACGAATCGCATCATCTTAAATCCGACTACGATAGCAAAGATACAGACAGATTTTAATACCGACAAGCGAAAGTCAAGCTATGGAAGTATGCAGGCGGCGTTTAAGATAGTAGGTATCTTTATGATAGCGTATGCGATTTTGTTGCCTTTGGCTTGGGCGTTTGACACGCAGACGGTAGCAGATTTCAAGATTGTAAATCTAATCACCTTCGGTAAGCGCGAGGCAATAGTTAGTAAAGAGGATATTCCAGAATATAACGAGAATAAGAAGCAGTATTTAACATTTAGCGGAGCGATATTCTCTATGATAGCGATAATAGGTTTATCGGTGCTTCTTTTAACGGTAAACTTCATGGCGGTAGTAGCTGGGATTGTGAATGTATTGGTAACGCTTGTAGAGGGTTTGCAGAATGCTTTTTTCAACTTGAGATAAGAGAGGTAACAGAATGAATGGTCTACTGTATAGACTAAGGTTAAAGATATACAGCAAGGTTCGGAAGTATAGGAGCAAGGTGCTTGCGGGTTTTTTAATCTTTGCTTCTGTATCTAACCTGTGTGTTCCGTTAGCGGCGCAGGGGTTAGAGTTGTCGGGTTCGATAGGTACGAATGCGGCGCTCGGCTCGCCTTTGTTAAACGATGCGAGTTGGGGTTCAGAGGACTGGAACCCATATGAATTAGTGACTTTCGGAGTTTTCCTAAGTAACTTCACAGTCCCGATGGTAGATGACTATAAGTCAGCATTTCAGAAGGGGTTTGGTGGTTCTGGCGGTAAAGGGCAGGAGGCTTTGCAGTTTAGTGTAGAGTCAGATAGCCAAGCGACAGAGATATTAAATCCGATGTTGTCTTACGCTATCAAGATGCAGACGAAATCCTTAAAGGAGATAAAGGTCGTTTATCATGACTTGAAGCTTGCGGATAAACTTGAGGATAATGTCGGTGGTTTAACGGCAGAGAACACGAAGGACGCAAAGCCCGCGGTTTTAAGCGACCTGTTTCCAGAGGTTAAGTGGAAGCTTGACGACATATCGAATAAAGAGAAAGGGTATGTAACGGGGGTTGCGGACTATAAGGCGGCGAGCGGGGACGGGTCAAACATAACGGTTCAGTATGCGACAGAGTTCCGTTTGCCAGAGTTCTTTATCAGCGCGGCAAATTCAAAGCCCGTTACGGTGCTTAACTATACGGATGGTTACGACCCGATGGCGGTTGAAGCGGCGATACTCGGAGCAGAGAGGAAGTCAGAGTACGGAAAGACGGTAGATGCGAACTTAAATAAGGCAAAGGATTCGCCAATCTATTTAGATTCGTTCGGAAATATCGTTACTAACTTAGATGGAAAGACAGTCGTAGTTTTACCCGCTTCTGCGAATCAGCATTTAACGAAGGAGAAGAAGATAAATCTACTAACGAATGTGTTTATGCAGAACAGCTATTTGCAGGCGAGTGACGCATCTTTAATCGAGGGAGCATATAGCGGAATCAGTCACGGAATCGGAAGCACGACAAAGTATTATATGGGAACCAACCCGCTAGTCGGGTATAACATGGATGACAGCCGTAATTACTCTACGATTCTCTACACCGACACACAGCAGTTTATCTTTGACAGTGCATTAAGCAAGGTAAAAGAGGGAACAGGAGTCGAGGACGCCTTATCACAGGCGGTAAACGAGGACGCGGGTAAGAATTTAATCACGCTTGCGACAAAGAAGCTAACGAAGGAGAATATCAATCTCCCGTTTAGAGTCGGAGTTATAGGCGGTGACGGTGTTTTAGGGTCGGACAATAAGATAACGAACGCTAGGCAGTCGTCTGGAGAGGGTATCGGCGCATCGTTTGCGGCTTTGGTCGGAGCGAACAGTAGTAGTGCAGACGACCATGTAATGCTTGGAAACTTAGCGCTTGCGAACAATCTAATCAACAACTGGTTTCCTGTGAACACGAATACGAAGGTCGCGAACGCGATGATAACGCTTGACGATAAGAAGCAGTTAATTTCCGACCAGACTTATTTCGCACAGGCGGGAACAGAAGTTTTGCAGAACTATGTAAACTTTGCAACGGGGTATTTGAATGCGAGCAGTGAGTATAAGATAGCAGACAGCAATGTTCCAGACCAGAGCAAGTTTAAGGACAGTATAAATACGGCGGGTAAGCCAGAGGAGCTTTCTGCGGCGCTTTTAACGGACAATGCGACAAGTTTAGACGCAAATAACCAAGCGAACGGGCTTTATAAGTATTGGGCGGTAAACGAGGGCAAGTCACGGTTTAACGACAGGATAAATATAAACGCAGTAGGAAGTAATGTGTCGCTTCACAGCATAGAGCCTACGATTACGAATCCCGTTTATAAGCTCTTGGGTTACAGAGTATCGGGAATCTACAACAGCAACTCGGCTATGAAAACTGCGGCGGGTGTGCTAAACATTAACGAGGGTATGCAGTTTGCGGCATATACGCCGTATATCTATCTCACATACCTAGATTTTTACGGAATCATAAACGGCAAGAACAACTTTGATACAGACCTATTCGGGACGGGAGATGTGATTTCGGTTAAGTCCGAGGATTTGTTTGAGGGAACTATTCTTTCAGAAGAGGATAAGAAGAAGCAGATAACGAATTACACATACAAGTTCCTAGATATTAAGGGAGGAGCATCGTATAGAAAGCAACTAGCGAATAACTTTATAACGGAACTGCTTTATGATAACTACAAGAAGATAGTATTTGGCACAGACAGCAGTACGATAAGCAGTTCGATAGCTACTAACAACTCGGAAGGCTTTTTAAGTGTCAACAGCCTTTCGGATAACATGTTTATAGGCAAGATATTTGGCTGGTATTTACGAAACATCGTAATATTAGCGGGAGTTTTACTAATCATCTCGTTTATAAGCGGTGTGGTGCAGGGTTCTGGAATCGTAGGAATCTTCACATCAGTGGTATCAACGCTAGCAATGCTCTTGCTAATTCCGACTCTGATAGATGTAGTCCCGTATATCTGTAATAATACGGTGCAGGGGATGTTTGCGCGGAGCATGAAGTACTGGGCTATATCAGAGAGTATAGACAATCAGAGTATCGCGCAGGAGTTTAACGGGTCGAAGGCAGGGGACGCGGATGTAAACACATATATCCGAATGCTAAACATAACGCAACTTAACAAGACGATAATGATAAAGAACGACATATCAAAGAAGATAGTGCCGAGTACGAAAGACATCGACTATAACAAGTTGCAGAAGTTAAAGACGACACGGTGGTTATTGCCAGCAGTAATGCGTCAGCTAACGGCAGATGACAAGTCCGCGAACTATGTTTATACGACTCTAAGTGACTTGTATCAGAATTTCAGTAACATGTATTGGTATTATAGGACGAGTTCAGAGGGCGGTGATAAGCCGTCATTGGATATGCAGGCGGTCGGAGATTATAACGCGAAGGTAGCGGCAGATGTAGGAGTCGGAAAGGCGGCGGGAGCGAACGAAGAGAATGTAATGAGTGAGTCGAAGAAGCAGACGGTGTTTGTCGGCTATCGGTCAACTCGTCCTGCGGGAGATAAGGAGAAGGAGTTTGATTATCACAGTTTAAGTAGGGATAGCGCAGAGAGTGAGGACTTAAAGGCGCTTCACACTTCGTTTTATCTAATGAACTTTGGTTCAGCGTTTACAGTCGAGAATCCTTTGCGGCATACAGAGAGCGGGGAGCTTGACACAGCGGCATGGAACGACTACGCGGCGTATATAAAGGGCGAGGCTTCGTCAAACGGCAACACAGGGTTTGCGGATACGGTAAACAACAAGATATTGCCTATGGTAAGCCAGTATTCTCCGATGAGTACGCCAGTACAGCAGTGTTTCGGGTATTTCTGGATGACAGAGAGTCCCGCGCATTACTTCTATGAGGTAACGAAAGACACATTTGAGAACGGAATGACGGTCGGTGGTCTGATATATCAGTTACAAGGCACATATGCTCCGATAACAGACAAGTATGACTTGGACAAGGACGGCGATACTAGCGAAGTTTATACGGATATGTCGGGGAATGAGCAGGGAGACGCGCATCACACCTTTATGCGAGACTCTGCAACGGGCAAGATAAGAGATTTCCTTGACATGGAGGAGTTGTTCACGAATGTAATCCCGTATATGTACAATGTACAGGTGATGGCAAGTGGGAATGACGATGGAACAGGCTTTTTAGGGGACGCAGTGCTGGGTTCTGACTACGGCGTTTACGAGAAGAACAAGAAGTATTGGTTGTTCCGTAGTAACTGGGTAAATAAGATAGTTGAGGACAGGTCATATCGGGCGAAGGCGACTATAGGGTATTATGACGAGTCGGGAAACAAGGCTTCGGCGGTAATAAATTCGTCACTAGACCCGTCAAGTTACGAGAAGTATCGAAAGATGGTATTTAGTGAAGCGCAGATGGAGCAGATGCGTTTAACGGAGCAGGATTTGTCGATAGTAGAGCTTAGAATCCTAGAGGTAAACAGGAGAGTAGAGCAGGAGTGGACGAGTTTAATCAACTACTCAAGTACGGACAAGTTAAGCGCCGAGGTTTTGTACAGACAGATGGCGATAGACGCGCTATTAACCTTTGACAAGGTATTTTCGTCTGGAAACAAGCTAAGTGCGGCGTATCAGCTATATCCGACAACGCTTGATTTGCGGAATGTGTCGTTTGACAGTGTGTTTAAGCTTCTGGTCATGAGTGCAACGAATGCGCCGCAGACGCTAAACAAAGATACGATGAAGGTCGTGATTGAGAACGGCGATATGCTGTCAACGATATTGCTTCTGTTGGATGCAGTGCTTGGAGTTGCGCTTGCGCCTATGCTAAGAGACTTAGGGATAGCGGTAGTTACGCTTTTGTTTATCTACGAGTTAATCACAGGTTTTATCTTTAAGCGCGGCAACAAGAATCAGCTAATGGCGGGTGCGGCATTCCTGTTTGTGAAGGTAGCGGCATTGACGGTCATGTATTACGAGGTGTTTAACCTCATGATAACGGTCACTTCGCCGAATCAAGTGTTAAGGCTTGATAGTAACATGGGGTGGAGCGGACACGGCACTTGGTTTATCTTCCTCATGATATTCCTTGCGTCAGCGGGGTATGTATACGCGCTTGTGAAGTTTATTATCATCTTTGCGGTAACACATCGGTATGACATGGGCTTTGAGGCTACGATGTTTACGCTTAACTCGATAGCGGGTAAGACGAGAGGGATTCTAAGCAAGGTAACAGGAATTGACCTTGGCGGCACAGCGGGCGGTAGTGCAATGAGTAGTTCCGCAGATACAGCTAGTGGAAGCGGCACAGAGAGTCCTATAAGAGTCGAGGGCGGTGCGAGCGTGGGTAACGGTAGTGGTGATTCTACGGTAGTTACGGCAGACGAGGACGAGAGCGATAATAGTAGCGCAGTGGATGACGATAGAGAGCAGAGCGGCTATAGCTACTATGAGAACGAGGGTTCTTCGGGGTCGTCCAGTGCGTCCGAGATAGACGACATGATAGAGGACGGAGAGGATAAGCAGAAAGAGGAGAAGGAAGAGAAGTAAGGGACTAGGGGAAGGAGACTTCCCGTAGATACCTGCGATAAAATTTTTGTATATTGCGCGTCACCAGTTAGATTTCAGTTAAATAGTAACAAGCCTAGCCAAGCGAGTTGCTTGGCTATTGGCTTAAGTAGGCTTAGATGAGTAGGAGAGGGTGCTTATGAACAGCAAGCGACTTAGGATGAACGAGCAAGGGCGCATGTTTATCCCGATGAATGTCGAGGGCGGGGGATATGACGAGAATTTCTTTAGCACGCCGAAGTTAATCACTGTAGGATTGCTTGTATTAGTGCTTGTGATATTGATTGCGACACTGGCGAGTCCAGAGAACAGGCTTAGTGCATTGGGAAAAGTGCTAGCGGTATTATTTTATCTGTTTATCGCATCGTTCGTGGTTAGGTATGTGATATTCGAGGAGCGCTACTATTTCAAGATGTATAAGAAGATGCTAGCGAATCAGAATCCGACTACTGCGGTGTTTTGGCGTATAGCGGCGATAAGAGATACTGTTAGGGGCGGTATTCTTCGGTATTCGGACGGAAAGTACGGTGCTATCTTAAAACTTGAGAGAGATTCGATAATCGGAAAGAACTCGGAGTTTAGGGAGAGTCATTTTGACGCATTATCGGATTTCTACAAAGAGGTAGCGCTAAGGAAGTTAGCGTTCGTGCAGTTAAACATGATGGAGCGGGCAGATAACGATTCCCGTATACCTGCGCTAGACACGCTGATATTAAACGAGCCGAACGCGAATCTAAAGAAGGTCTTGCAGTTAGAGCTAGGCTATATCAAGAACAGGTCAAGGGAGACTTTGTATGAGACAGACTATATCCTAGTTTATACGACAAAGCTTGAGCGGGTAGACAGTTTAATCAGTGATATACAGTCTTGTGCTTCGATTTTGCTGGATGGCGCGTATAGCGGGTTTGAGATATTAGGGCAGAGAGAGATAATCGACCTACACAAAGAGATATTCGGAATCGGCTACTTTAACCTAAGCGAAGCGTCCATAAACACCTTTAACGAGGTAGGCGCTAAGAAGAAAGCAATCACATTAAAGGCGTTAAAGCTAACGAACGGCAGGACGGTAGAGCTTACGAAGCGGGATACGGATATTATCAACCGTTTATTAAAGCGGGTAGAGGACGGAGAGGTAGACATATCGGATATATCGGTCTTAAAGGCTCTGGGAGACAACAGGTTTGTATCAACGACAGCGGAGCGGGGAAGTTGGGGCTTGCACGGGCTGGATATAGACTTAGGAGAAGAGGAAGAGGAGCTAGATAATGATACGAGCGATGAAGAGCGGGAGGTTTCAGAAAAGGAAGTCGAGAATGGAGACAAAGCGCGAGTAGAAGAGAGTAGAAAAGTAAGTATCGAGGAAGAGGTAAAGATAGCGGTCGCGGAGAAGATTCGTGCAAACGCGGCGTGGACTATGGACAGCGGTAAGAGAGAGGACAGGAGTTTATCAGAGAGGGCGAAAGCGGACAAAGAAACTGGTAAGCCAGTATCCAAGGATAAGCCAGAGGTTAAAGACACGACTAAGCCTGTGTCTAACGAAAAGGGAGAGGCAAGAGACTCTGGAAAGCCAGTACAGAGCGGTAAAACAGAGGAAAATAAGGAGTATGTCGCGAGTCCCGTATTTAACGAGGATGTAGACTGGGACAAGGAGATAGATTTCTAAGGAGGGAAGCATGAATATTTTAATTTGCGCGGGGTATAAGTACGAGAGTTTAACAAGCTCTCTTACGGCGATGTTTCGGGACGGTTCGGTAAAGGTAAGTGGAGTTCCGCTGTTGTCTGATGTGGACGAGTTTATTGCGAGGGGAAGCACTTTTGATAGAGCGATTATCACAGAGGAAGCTATCACAGAGGACGGGAACCTCACAGAAATTGACGATATGTTGGTGGTTGTCGAGAAGTTTGCGGAGGAGATGTCGGGGGTATTTGACGATAAAGAGGCTGTATTTATCTTAAACAGCGAAGAGTTAGCGGATGCCGTGCTTACGCAGTTGTTTATGAGTTCGGAGCGCGTGCGGGTAGTGCTTAGAAGTAGGATAGATAGTCTAAATATGTCGTATCTTAGAGATTTAACTTTGGTTCGGCTACAGGACTTCAAGACGAATCAGAATCTAAAGAAGTCTGTCTTTACGCAGGGGGCAGTAAGCAGTAAGGTAGACGAGGATTTAGAGGGAGATAACGAAGAGGAGCTTTCGTTTGAGGACGAGGAGAAGGGTAACGAAGAGAGCAAGGCAGATTTCAGCGACCTAGAGGGGTTGTTTGGGGAGGATGCAGACGATATATCGTTTGATGGCGATGAGAAGTTCGATTTAGGCGTTGATACGGACGAGCCAGAGGAGATAGAGGGGGATACGCCGAGTTTATCGGAAGATGACAAGAAGTCCGATGAAAATGTGGATAGTATCGAGGAAAAGGACGCCCCGAACCCACTCGGAAATGCGGACGAACTTCCAGATTTTTCGGGCTTGTTTGACACTGATACCGACTCGGAATTTGAGACGGAAAACAGCCAAAATGAGCCGAACCAAGACGAGTTATATACTTCAGAGAAAAATGAAAATTCGGACGGTCAGTTTAGCGCGGGCGCAGAATTATTTGATACTTCAGAAAATTTTGGTATAGACCAGACACCAAAAACGGCTATACCAGACCCTCAAAATTCGGGGCTTTCCCCGACCCCCCATTCGGGAGAAGTCAGTGTAAACGATTCGGTTACAGCTCCCCAAAAGAAGGGTCTTTTGGGAGGGATTTTCGGGGGCAAGGGAAAGGGTGCGGTCACCCCGAAAGTCGATAAGCCCCGTCCGACCGTGAAGCCAAAGAGGGGAGAGCGGAACGGCGCGGCTACTATAGAGGAGTTAAAGCGTTTAATCGAGTCGTATAAGTATCGCGGTAAGGTCGTGCTGGTTACGGGGACAAAGGATAGCGGCACATCAACGCTTGTCGCGAATCTGGCAAATATTGTGAGTAAGCTCGGCGGGACGGCGCTGGTGGTGGATTTAGCGTATAACGGACGGACGCAGGCGTATATGACGGGCGAGGCATATCGGAATCTGCATAGTGCGGGCGCGGATACGAATGACTTAAGGCTCTGCTTAAATAATAAAAAGGCAGACATCTTAAACTACGCGGCTACGGTAAGGCAGGGATATAACTTGCTCGGCACGGGTTTAGGTGTAGATTTCGAGAAGCCAAAAGACATCGTTCGGAATATCGACAATGTAAAGAGTTTTCTGTATTCTGCGAAAAGCACATACAATCTGGTCTTTATAGACGCACAGTTTAGCGACATTGTAGGGGAGTTTAAGGAGTTTGAGGACGGTGCAGATATAATCGTCCTAAATACCACTTCTACAACAAAGGCGATGCTTGAGTTTATGCTACTGATGTGCAACATAGAGGACAGTCAGTTGCGGGAGAATTTCTTTAGTAACTCAAAGCTCGTGTTTAACAAGGCGACCGACAACAGGTTTTTGCTCGGACGGCAGTTTAAGAGCTACTACGAGATATTAACAGAGCTTGACGGGATTGTGCAGAATCTAACGACATATACGGCAGGGTTTAGTGAGATGAATATAGTCGGAGCGATTCCGTATGACGCGAGTAACGACAAGATGATGTTTACGGACAGGTTAATCTCTGACGGCAAAGAGTACACAGGACTTTTTGCAGAAGTATTATTAAAAATATTAAAGTGAGGTTTGCGATGGCGGCGCAGTATACGGTAAATTTCAGTGTAGAGGGTGCAGACGAACTGGATATAGCTTCGGAGCGACTTACAGGGGAGACAGGAAGCACGGTTTATGTGCTTCTAAACGAGGAGTCGAATAACAGGCTTTATGACTACTATGCGTCCGTAAAGACGCTCATTCTAAAGGGGAACAGGGTAATCCTGTTTCTTTCGGAGGATAGGAGTAAGATAGGGACGCAGATAGCGATGCTACTGGTGTCGTATCGGCAGTACGACATTTACAGAATCGAGAAAGAGAGTTTATTAACTTCGGAGTATCTGCGTGAGGTATCGGAGAGATGCCCGACATATGAAGAGGTCGAGACCTTTATCAGCAGTGACATAGCGACATATGACAAGCTAAACGAGGTGTTATCAAAGTTATCGGATTTAGCGCAGGGGAATAAGCTTGAGGAACTGACAAGCGAGATAATGAGTAACATAACGGTGCTTGAGAGTACGATAAATGTTGTAGATTATCTAAAGAACCTTGCGGATTCTTCGACTATCGGCTTCAAGGAGACGGTAGAGAGGCTTGGAGCGGAGTTAAAGGACAGGGAGAGGGAGCTTGAGAGTGCAAAGCAGGAGAGGGATGCGAAGGAGTTTAGTCTAAGTCGTTTGCAGACTAAGGTAGCGGAGCAGGAAGATGAGATAGCGAAGTATAAAGAGAACTTCGAGAAGGCGTATACGAGTGAGGGTAGCGGGGTGCTAAAGTATAGCACGCTAAGTATACGAGATATACAGACGACTACGAATGCGGTGCTGTATTTCAAGGAGATAGGGAAGCTTAGATATATAAACTCATTTGTGATTGCGTTGATGAGTGTGTTGCAGAAGATACATAAGCTTTCTGTGAAGCTGTTAATCTATGACGACAACGCGAATTTCGATGTTTACAAGCCGTTGACCTTTGTAGACGGTCGGATATATCGGGAGAGCAAGGATATATTTATAACAGCGGGAAAGAATGACGCTATGGTAGTAACAGAGCCAGTGTCGTTTATCCTAAGTGACATGTTAAGGAGTCGGAATTTCGATGTAGTTATAGTTTACGACCGTTTACGGCAGAAAGAGGACTTGATAACTGGAATACAGGTCTTTAAGTATTATGTGGTTTCCAGCAGTAACGATTATAAGGGGTTAAAAGCTACGATACCAGACGCGCCAGACGAGTATATCATCGGGCATCCGTATATTTCTGACAGGATTATAGGGTTAGGAGACATAGAGCGTAGGCTAATCAGCCAAGGAAAGGCGGCGGTCATGAGTAACTACTGCCGTTTAACAAATGCCTGCGGGGATAAGGGAATTATTTTCAACGAGATATTAGACAGAATCAATGTAAACTTCATGAAACAGCGGAACTAAGGTTTATCCGCTCTGTAAGAGAAGGTTATTTAGGGAAGAAACGAGTTAGCGAGGTGGCGTAAATGCTATTTGGGAAGAAGAAGCCGCGTAAGGGCTTAGAGAGTGGCGTAGAGAAGAAAGTAGCGGCTACGCCGCCCGCAAAGGAGGCGAGTAAGAAGCGTTTATCTGTGCCGAAGAAGAGTCATAAGAGTCGTAAGGGAACGAAGCTCGACATGTACGATATGATAATCGCGAATTTGTATTCGGGAAGCTCAATCGTAGAGCCAGATACGGACTTGGACAAGACGCATATAGACATAGGGTTTAGTAATATCACTTCGGAGAAGTATATTATCAAGTATTTCATGATAAACTCACTTCCAGACTGGTTAGCGCCGAATGTTCTGGATAAGATAAGGATGGCGTGCTTAAAGAAAGGGGTTCGGATTAACTATTATATCTATGGCGAGCCGCATAAGATAAACTGGGATTCGCCAGAGATGAAGAACAGGATGCGGACATGGCGTAGGTACGCGCAGGAGGGAAAAGGCGGTGATGTCTTTGACTATCGTAACAGGCGCGATGAGGAGTTAGCTCGGCATAGAATCGTAGAATCGACCTCATACTTAAATGTTTCGGAGCTGGATAATAAGCGAGAGCTACTAAAGGTAAGTTTAATGGTCGAGGTAGCGGGTCTTAGGGATGATGAGTCTATTGCTAATATGGGCGACTCGGTGCGTTTGTTAAAGGATATGTGCGCTCGGAACGAGATAGGACTTTTAGAGATTCGTGTAAACATGATAGACTGGCTACAGCAGTTAGGTATATTCAGTCTGCAACGGATAAATGAGGTTTATAAGCGCATTACTAAAAAGATATTAACGGACGACATCCTAGCCAACTTTAACAGCTATAAGCAGGGTAGAATCGGAAAGTCTGGGATACCGCTAGGAATCGACACAAGTTCTATGGCACCTGTCCTAAAGGAGTTCAAGGAGAACTCATCTGACGCAGAGAATATCTTGATTTGCGGTACAAGTGGTAGCGGAAAGTCGATGTTTCTAAAGGTATTGCTGACTTGGATGATGACAAAGTATGTCGTAACGGTTTTGGACTACGAGGGAGACGAGTATAGCAACCTAGAGTCGCTGGTTTATGCGGGAAATCCGAAGGATGCGATTCAAATTTCGATGGGAAGCGGAAGTACGGCGTATTTCGACCCAATGCAGATAGGTGATTTAACGGGGGATGACAGGATAGACAACGACCTAAAGGACGATGCGGTTGAGTATATCATGGCTACATTCCGAACTATCATTGCGGGTACGGACGGGGAGCTAGGTACGCTAAAGACTTCGATAGTGAGTGAGGCGGTAAAGCGTGTTTATGAGGACGCGGGCGTAACGAACGACAAAGACACTTGGAAGCGGTCAAAGGGACTTCGTATTTCGATGGTGTATGAAGAGATAAAGGATATGGTTTTATCGGAGGAGTATCGAGATACGAATAGCGATGACGCAAAGCATAACGAGGCGAAGGATATACTGGAGTCTTGCAGGCAGTATTTTGAAGAGGGCGAGATAAGGGCAGGAACCTTTGCAAATCCGATAGACATAGATAGTCTTAGAAACTGTCGTTTAATCGTATTTAGCTTTGGACAGAAGGGTGCGGATGCGGAGAAGCAGGATAAGACGCAACTTGCTTTGAAGCAACTTTGCGTAGCGAATATATCAACACAGATTTCAAACTACTGCAAGTATGTTCGGAAGTGCTTTAATGTAAAGGTTTGGGAAGAGTATCAGCGCTGGGGCGAGATAGCGGGAAGTTCCTCACTAATCGGAAACTGTATGACAGGCGGTAGAAAGCGCGGAGAGATAAACTTTATCATTACGAACGACCTAAGTAACATGATAGACGAGAGTAACAAGATAAACGCGAAGTTACTACAGAATCTAACAGGGTATATTATCGGTTCTATCAAGTCTAGGAGTGTTAGAGAGAAGTTTTGCGACATGTATAACATTCCAGAGATGAAAGCGCCGCTTGAGAAGATATATAAAGCATCGTCAAAGAAGCGGACGAAGGGAGATAACACCTATAGTTTGTATCGTCACTCGTTTTGTGTAATCATGGATAGCGGAGAGAAGGCGATAGTAAAGGCGATGTTGCCAGACGAGCTGTTGAACAGTAAGTTGTTCAAGACAGGCGTAGATATAGAGGGAAGCACAGGGTTTAAGCGGTAAGAGGAGGGTAGCATGTATATACTGTTGTATTTGATAGCGTTGCCCGTCATTTACATAGCGACCTTCCGAAACGATTTTGATAAAGAGGTCATGAGTCGGGCATATCCGTTTATTTTTCTTTGTAGCGTGGTAATGCTCGTGATGTTGTTTGCATAAGAGGGGGTGAGGGAGTTTGGGAGCGGAGCAGGACATATTAGAGGCTCGGAATCAAGGTGGTATGGCAGACGGGTTTTCAGATAGCGAGAGTTTAGATGACTTGTTTGGAGATTTCGGTGATTTAGGGGGAGATAGCGGAAACGGGTCGGGAGACGGGAACAGTAGCTTTGGGCTAGATGATTTAACTGGGCTTGATAGCTCTGGCGGTATCTTTACAGACCCGAACGGAAACGCAGGAAACGCGGGAGTGCCGCAGTATGGTGGGTTTAATAACGGACAGCCAGCGGCGAATGCGGGGGGAGATAGGTTTGATAAGGTCTTAGACGCAACGATGGACGGAGCGGTAGGGACTTTTGAGGTCATAAAGGTCTTGGTCGGAAGCATTGGGAGCAGGAATGCGGACGACATAGGGAGTTACAGCCTAAATCTCTTAAAGACGGGCGGTGTGTTTATCGTATTCTCGCTGGTTGCTACGATAGGCGGCGTAGTAAGCGGGTTAGGGATTCTTAGGTTTATGGGAATGCCGTTTAAGATGCTAACGAGTGGGATATTGCTAACGGGGACTTCATTTCTCGGGTTAAGTGGAGCGGCGATAAAGCTAATGGGCGGGAAGGATTTGCCGACATTTGAAGAGGATGCCGCGAATCTGCCAGATATAGACAGTAACGCAGGGGAAGCAAGTAGCACGGGAAGCGCCGAGGAAGAGGTAGATGAGCTGTTTGGCGGTCTGGATTTTGGGGATGACGATGAGGAAGAGAACTCGGATAGCGGATTTAGCTTTGGGGACGACAGAGAGGATACGGTAGCAAGCTCTAGCAGAGATTCCGAGGGCAGTTTGTTTGACAGGCTCATGCGTAGCGGAGATAGTAAAGAGAGTGCAGGGGGCTTAGAGAGTGTACCAGAGAATGTGCCGATGATAACTCGTGAGTTCCTAGTAAAGACATTTAAGCCGTTCTTTAAGCCAAATAATCCAGATTTTACGAAGGTAAGGACATACGGTTCGGACGATGCGAAGTTTCGGGAAGCGGAGACAGCCATTGTATCGGCGTATGCGTCAGCGGCGGGCAGAGACATAGCGGAGATAGCGAGCAGTGTTTATCTAGGGTCGTTTGAGGAGACTTTGTATTGCTACAAGTTTTCGGTAAAGCGCGTTCCGAAGGTTAGGGTAACAGAGAGCGCGTTGTCAGACGAGATACGGGCATATTTTGTAAACTTTGATACGCCAGAGAAGCGAGATATATCGGAGATAACGACCTCGGTGACAAAGAATGCGGATATGTATGACATAACGGTATCTAGGTCAGCGAAGGCGGGTGTAGTAACGCTTGGAGACTGTTTAGAGGAGAGCGACATTTACAACTACTTCGTAGACGAGGGGCATAAGTTACCAATCATATCGGGTATAGACGAGTACGGAGTGCCTGTAAAGTCGGATGGCAAGATTTACGAGTCGTTTCTGATAGCGGGTAAGCCGCGTTCTGGTAAGTCGTGGACAGTAAACAGCTTGGTTATGCAGTTACAGGTATTTAATTTGCCAGAGGATGTGCAGTTTTTGTATATCGACCCGAAGGACTCATATCTTTTCAAGTGTTTATCGTATATGCCGCATTGTTGCGGGTTACATAATCACAAGAGAGCGATGGAGATATTAGATGACATAGTAAACAAGGAGTCTCCGAGGCGGGCTAGGATATTGCAGGACAATCAGTGTGACACGATATGGGATTTGAGGTCGAAGGGAATCAAGATACCAATTCTTTACATCGTGATAGATGAGTTTATGACAGTGGTAGACTACTATTCCGACAGGATTGGCGAGTTTAACGGATTAGTGAAGCAGATATTAACAAGGCTTCCGTCACAGGGTATTCGTTTAATCTTTGTGCCGCATAGAGCGCAAGGCGTGGTAGATAAAACGATAAGGTCGAATTTAAGCTATGTAGCGGCGGTAAAGGCAGATGATGAGGTAGTTAAGGAGACGCTTGACATAAAGAAGTGGAGCAGGCGGCTTGTATCGGCGGGTGACACAGCGTTAAAGCTGTCTGATAAGACTTTGTATGTGAAAGGAATTGCGATAGCTACGGATGATAACGAGAATACGAAGTTAATCAAGGAGATAAGCAAAGCGTTTTACAAGATGCGAGTAGAAGTTCCCGATATGTCAACGATAGGAATTGGGTATAACAGGGACGAAGGCGAGATACAAGAGGCTTTGCGGGTAGATAGCGGAACTTCGACCTCGGTGCAGTACGATGTGAACAGGGTATTGCAGGATTTAAGTCACTTATAACGAGTAGAGAGAGGGTAAAGAAATGATGAGAAGAGACGATGAGATTAGGCTTGGTGGTCGTTTTGGGCTAGGGCATGGTAAGCGAGAGGAGAGGCGTTTATCGCTAAGAGAGCGGGAAGCGTTGCGGCGAAAGGCGCGAGAAGCGGAGTACGAGGACGAAGAGGACGAGGAAGAGGATGAAGAAGAAGAGGACGAGGATTTAGACGAGGATGAAGAAGAAGAGGACGAGGATTTAGACGAGGATGAAGAAGATGAAGAAGATGAAGAAGATTATGACGGGGACGAAGAAGATGAGGATGACGATGACGATGATGACGAGGAGGATGAGGATGAAGAGGATGAAGATGAATTAGACGATGACGAGGAGGATGAGGATGAAGAGGATGAAGATGAATTAGACGAGGATGATGAGGACGAAGATTATGACGGGGACGATGACGAGGATGAGGATGATGAGGACGATTCAGACGAGGAAGATGACGGAGATTCAGACGAACCCTCGCCCGCACCGAGTAAGCCAGTAAGCGGTTCTGCCGATAGAGATGCGTATATTGCCGCGTATTTAGCGGAGAAAGAGCGTGAGCTTGCCTTAGAGCGTGAAGCATCAGAGAGAGCCGAGAAAGAGGAGCGAGAGAGGCAGGAGAGGGAAGAGAGAGCGCGGAGAGAAGAGCGGGCGAGAGCGCAAGCCGAGGAAGAGGAGCAAGCGCGGCGAGCAGAGAAAGCGGAGATAGTGAGGCGGGCTAGAGAAGCCGAGGACAGGGCTAGTCGAGCGGAAGATAGGCTAGGACGCACGAGAGCGCCGTTTAACGGCACGGAAGGCTATCGAGGCATAGAGGATAGCCTAGATAGGGTAAGCCCTGTTTCTGGGCGTTCTGGTGGCTCACAGAGGGAAAGCTACGCGGGAAGAGAGCCTGTCCTTTCAGAGTCCGATAGAGCGATACGAGAGAGGGAGCTTGCCCTAAAGGAGCGTGAGATAGCGTTAAAGGAGCGGGAGCTTGCTTTAAGGGAGAGGGAGCAACAGCTAAAGTCTACAGGGGGTCATAGCGGTAAAAACAGTAGCGTAGCGCCCGCGAGTTATACGACACGGGTTATAAACGGGAAAACGGTCAAGGTAAAAGATACCAGTAAAAAGGTTTCAAGACCTATCGAAGAACCCGTTGCCTTATCACAGGATAATCGTTCTAAGCGATACGAAGGTCTTTCAGACGAAAGCCTTATGAAAGAGGTGACTGCGTTTATGCTCCGATACGGTGTTAAGAAGCACGGGATTCCTTACGAGTTAATGGCGGAGGAGTTTGGGGCTGGGCTAATTGCGAAGCTCATCATACGGGGTCATTTAGTTAGGCTAGGCGATTCTACGCTAACATGTGGAAATAACTGAAAAGAGAGGGAAAGTAATGCAGAAGCGTAAGTACAGGAGACTGGCTGGCGTGCTTGGCGTTGGTTTATCGGTGACATTCGTGTTTACGGGTTGCGGCAAAAAGTATGATTACTCAAAAATTCCGTATGCGAAGATGCTAACAAGGCAGGAAGTGATAGACGACTATGCGAAGTCTTTAAGCTATAAGTCAATCGCGGAGAAGGGTGTCAGCAAGACAAAAATCCAGTGGAACGAAGTACCGTCCAGTATTACGGAGAAGCTGTGGACAAAGACACAGCAGATTATCGAGACAAATCAGTTAAATGCGGGCTATGAGGACGATATGTCCGTTGCTGTGCATGACTATGTGAAGTTGCTGTTAGACGACTTGGTTTTAACGAAGCCAGACGGCGGTAATTACACTTACACAGAGGCAGAGAACAACGGCTACTACTTTGTAACGGTTAATTTCGGCACGAAGTTAAACGGGCAGGGTACTTTCAAGGACGCGGCGAATTACCTCGGTATAGACGGGTTTATCATATCGGATGCAAACGGAAATCCAGTGTTAAATAAGGAGTTTGTAGACGGCGCTTATGGTATGTCGAAGGTAAACGCGGCTAGGAGCGCGGCGAGATTAACACCTTATACGATATTTGCGGACGCGAACTTAACATACGCGCCGCAGACGCAGACGGTCGTAGCGCAGGATACGCCTACAACGGATGCAGAGGGTAATGCAATAGTCAGTACGGATATAGGCGGCGGTAGCGAGGCGACAACGGGTGGCGCAGAGGGTGAGAGCGCGGCAACGGATAACAGCGGTAACGGCGTAGGTTTATCGGACGATAGCTCGGATGATAACTCGGGTTACAGCTATAGCGGTGGCACAGAGACGGCGGGCTATAATAATCTGTTTGCGAACACGATAAGACAGGTCGAATACGACAATAAGTATATCAACAGCGTGATAGGTTCTTCGACTACAGGAATACCAGTTGTCCCGCCAGTCGGAATGGTTTATAACCCTGTGGAGACGAACGGAGAGCTTTCGGGTTACGGAATCTTTAACGAGGGGAGTTACGGTTTAAGGGATTTCGGGTATGCGAGAGAGGCTTACGGCACGGGGAAGATTAGTTTAACTTTCGTGTTTAAGCAGAACGCAGACGATAGAGACAAGTTTGACTACAAGTATTGCTATATTAACAACTACGAAACGAATATCGAAATGAAGGATAGCGGAGTTACGCTGTCTGATGATATTAACACGCAGTTAGACCAGACGATAGAGCGTATAGATAGGGCGTTTTGTAACGAGGATATAGCAGGTCTTATGAACAAGTCAAACATAGAGCCGTCAGACCTAGGTATCCGTTTAGCGGAGCTTCGCACATCGAGCAATATTTTGACATTTTCAACTCATAGAGTAAAGACGCTTGCTCGTAAGGGAAAGCAGTATTTGGTAGAGCTTGAGCGGACGACAGAGGAGAGTGCGAAGGGCTTTGGAAATACGGCGAAGTATAAGGACAAGTATTACGCGGTGATACGGCAGAACGGCACAGATTTCGTGTTAAACGACATTGTGTGGGTGAGTAGGGAGCTACTAAGAATCCCAGAGCCAGAGGCAGATGACGCAATTACGAGGCGTTTAACTTCGCTAAATCTTGCAGGAGCGGTAGACGAGAGCGTAAAGCCAGCAATCAATCAGCTTCTAAACAGAGTTTATAACGCGACAAACAATGTCGGCTACTACACGCAGTACGATAAGAGCGGAAATGTCGTAGTAGACAACGGAATCCCGATGTACGGCTTAGACGACCAGTTTGACAGCAACAAGGAGCTGTTAAAGTCGGCTAGAAAAGAGTATTTAGAGTCGCAGATAGTGAATCGTGCGCAGTCGCATATGAATTCTTCGGAGTGCGTGCTAAAGGGTAAGGTAGTGAGCTGGATAGACGGTTACAGCGACCAAGTTGAGCTTACGACCGAGGAGTTTTACGACTTTAGCAAGATTAAGAAGGGTATATATGTAAAGAACTACTATCTTGTTAGCCATTACGGTAATCGGTGGGTGATTGATGACATTGTTCCTATCGAGGAGAAAGAGGTAGAGGGCAACGAGTACGAGGAGAAGGTGAGCCTTTTTAGCAATGTGGATAACAAGGTCGAGGTAATTGCTACGGATAAAGCGGTAGAAGAGGGTACGAGCGGTAAGGGAGAGTCGAATACCGAGAAATCCGACAAGAAGAGCAGTAGGGACGCGACCGAGGCAGAAAGTAAGAAAGCTTCGACCGATGGGAAGAGTAAAATCGAAACTTCGGTAACGGGAGCGGATAGCGAGACGAGTGATAGCTTAAAGCGGGATGCCAGAGAGGTAACGACAGGGAATAGTAGTTTATCTGGAAGCGAAGCGGAGAGTGAGACAAACTAAGTAAATGCGCGGTACAAGTTGCAATCTTAGCAGTAAAAAGATTGCAACTTGTATTTATTTACGGTATAATATAGCTTAAATGGGGCTTGTAGGATTAGCTATGGGAGGTGTAAAGCGATGTCAGTCAGAAGTCCGATAATACGAGACGGAATGTATCGCGGGACGATAACGGACGCGCACGCCTCGGGTATCTTAAGGGTTCGGGAGAGTAAAGAGATAGCGGGGATGAAGCATATGGTGTTTGATTTCCCGTTAGAGCTTGTGGGGCGTTCGATACGGGAAGAGAAGAGCATACGGAAGATAGTGCGGGAAGAGGGAATCGACTATCGGAAGTATTTAGGAACTCTTAGGTCGTATCAGACGGTAGGGGCGGCGTTTATGTATATGTCGCCTCGTAGCATGATAGCGGATGGCGTAGGGCTTGGAAAGACGATAGAGATAGCGGCGGTATTAAACTACTTGCGTGGGAAAGGGCAGATGAGGCGGTTTTTAATGGCGGTCGAGAACTCTGCTATTAGTCAGACGCAGTATGAATTAACGCGGTTTACGGGTATGCGGATAGTGGCGCTGTCTGGTGAGTCCAAGCATATGCAGAAAGAGATAGACACAATAGACTGGAACGATGTGCAGGGGATAATCATAAAGCACAGTTCGTTGAAGTCAGATAGTTTGTATCGGTGGCTTGCGAAGTATGCAAAAGACGATATGACAAACGGGATGTATGATGTGTTTATTTTGGACGAGAGTTCGGTTATAAAGAACGATAAGACAAAGACATATCAGTATACGAAGAATTTGTGCGCGTATGCTGACAGGGTGCATTTCATGAATGCTACTGCATTTGACAAGAATATCATGGATATTTACTATCAGATAGACATGATGGACGAGAACTTACTACCGAAGCGGTGGAGGATAGAGCAGGATTTCTGTAATCATAGCTCAAAGCTTTACTGGTCTAAAGGGATTCGAGAGGACGGAAAGTGGGGCGGGATTCAGAAAACTGCACGGAGTATAAGTTCATATAAGAATCAAGATGCTTTTAGGCGACTACTGCAACTGGTTTATTTCGGGCGTTGTAAGAAGGATGTAGGATTAGACAGACCAAATATCTACAAGGTTTACGAGGTAGAGCCTACAGCGGCGCAGTTAAACGCTATAAAGGCGGGGTATCGGTATAACGAGGTTTTGAATAGCCCTTCTTGTATCGAGGAGCTTAAGATAAAAGAGAGTGCAAGCACGGTACCAAAGATAGCGCGAGTATGTAGTTTATTAGAGAATGACTTTGCGGACAGCAGTGTTATGATTTATTGCTTTCACATTGCGGCGCAGAAAGCGTTAAAGCGGGAGCTTGATGCTCGGGGCAGGAGATGTGTAATCCTAAACGGAGAGGATAGCAGTAAAGATAAGGACGCTAATCGTGCAAAGATTATAAGCGACTTTAATAACGGGGTTTATGACACAATAATCACGAATATAAAGAAGTCGTTAAACTTGCATGGCGGGGATGTTTGCATTTTCTACAGCATGAGTACAACCGTTTCGTCTATGGAGCAGATACGAGGCAGGATAGACAGGAATGTAGACGACAGGGTAAAGACTTTTATCCTGCTTTTATATGCGGGTACGGATGAGTACAGGTTTTTCACAGATACGGTAAAGAATCGTGCTAAATCAGCGCGGGAGCTTACGGTAGACGCAGAGACAGCAATAGATTATTTCATTGAGTCAATGAAGGGAGACAGAAATGAAGCGGAGTAGGGTAGTAGTGCTTTTAGCGGCAGTAGTTGCGGGGGTTTCTTTGGCGGCTTGTGGCGGTAAGAAAGACAAGAAAGACTATCGACAGCTATATATGGAGAATGAGAGCAAGCTAACGGACGCAGACAGTACGATAAAGGGCTTGAGGCTTGCATTAGCGTCATTTGACAAGAAGTATGCGGACGATGCAGAGGTTTCGCAGTATTCGATACTTGACACAGGGGCGAAGGTCTTTAACTCGTTTAACGGTAAGATATATCTGGACAGTGATGTAAAGTTTGACAGCACGGATAAGCTGTCTAACACATCTACGGTGCAGTTGTCCCCGAATATGTCGCTTGCGCCTACGGATAACTGGTCGCTCAATACGACAACTGCATATACGGAGCTGTATAACAGTAACGGAATCTACGGAAACATTGAGATGTACAAGGTCTATAACACGATAGACAGCTCGTTTATCAGTGAACAGCTCATAACGCCGTTCTTAAAGGCGAACAATTTGGACAGTTTGCAGGAGAGGACGCTGTTTGCTGGGAATGTGAATGTAGGTGCAGAGGTAAGAACGAAGTTACAGGTAAAGAGTACGGTAGATGCGGATGAAGAGAAGAAGATAAAGAAGAAAGCGGTTTTATCGAGTGAGGAGCTTGAGTCAGAGCAGGCAGAAGCAGATAAGGCAGTGCAGGAGAGTGAAGCGGCGCGTATGTCAGAGTATCAGTCAACGCTTGAGAGTGGAAAGACAGAGACAAATGAGAGCGGGGAGACTATTGAGGCGACCTTACCCGAGACGAGCGCGGCGGCAGAGGATGTCGGAAACGAAGAGGTAACGGTGCTTTTGCCAAAGAGTAAGGACGAGACAGACGACTATATCTTTAGGGTCGGCGTTATGATGTATAACGGGCAGGCTATGGTTTATAAGTTCGCCTATAAGGACGATGACAAAGCTTCTGCGAACGGAGAAATCCTAGATAGCCTAATCAATTCGATTAAATGCGGAGAAGATATGGTTAGGTTCGGTCAGTAAGGCATAGAGCCTACAGTTTAACGGGATATACTTTATGTATATCCCGTTTTTTAGTTTAAGCTATAGGATACCTATAATTAAACCTAGTCATGTTTCTGCGCTTAGTTTAAGGGAAAAGGAGGTAAGGAAGAGCTAATGGAGAAGCGGTTTTTAGCGGTAGCCGTTTGTCGAGGCGAGGACGGTAAATATCTAGGCTTCCGAGTCGTAGACACGAAAGACAGAGTAGCACGGGCAGTAGATGCGAATATCCAGAGTATTCTAACGGTCTTAAAGGGCGGGGATGCTTTTTATAATTTAAGGCTTGGGGAGGACGGTAAGGTAAAGGTCACGGGGATGGCTCCCGCGCGAATGCCCATTATCGACTTAACGAAGAAGCCGACCGAAGAGGGGTATTGTAGCGATAGACAGGCAAAGATAGTGTTTGAGGACACGGGGCAGTATAACTTCGTCTGCTATGAGTGGTCTGGTAAGCGAGTAGTGCTTACGGGTTCTACTCTTGAGGCATATAAGGCGCACTTGGTAAACGACAAGGTTTATGTAACGGCTACGCCGTCCAACGCGCCGAATGTGGCAGTAAGCCTTCAAGGTAACGGCGATAAGGTGCAGGCAAAGTCCTCGCATAGAACGCCAGAGGAGAGAGATAAGTTAATCGAGGAGGCAGAGGAACTTCGGAAAGCGGAGAAAGAGAAGCGCGGCGAAGATGAATCTGGAAGTCTTGGTGTTTTCCGTGTGATAGACAGCCCGAATACGATACGGAGCGGGGGAGATTTTCGGACGACCGACAATCTTTACACTTCGCAGATAATCGGTGTAGACGGAGACATGACGCTCGCGCAGAAGTATAAGACAGTGTACGATGACGGCAGTGAGATAACGGTAGACTTAAAGTTTATGAAGGTCGCGAACGCGATTAGCGAGTATTGCGGGTATTACGGTTCACTGTATAGAGCGATTGAGCATAAGTTTACCGATAAAGACGAGATAGTTCCGACTGCGGGAGCTTGCCCAGAGTATATTATTTTCAATGTAAAGTATTGTAATAGCCTCACTACGCCAGAGTTAGTGTTTATCCTGCTACATGAGTTATCTCATATCGCTCTACAGCACGCTCTGCGCGGTAGAGGAAAGAATCACGATGTTTTTAACATTGCGGCAGACCTGATTATCAATAAGCAGATTTGCGAAGAGTATAATGTTTCGCCTACAGGTAGCGTTTCAAAGCTAAGTAGGGAAGGTCAAACAGAGGATAAGTGCGGAATCGCGTTCCCAGACGGCGGTTTGTATAGCGCGGCGGTAGATTTAACGAAAGATACGGCAGAAAGTATCTACGAAGAGCTTATAAAGACCGAAAAGAAGAGGAAAAATAATGACCTAGACGGAGATAACATGCACAGGGGTACTTCCAATGGCGACCAGAATAGTGGCGGTAGCGGAAGCTCGAACGGGAACACGAGCGGTAGTGGTGGAAGCGGAGACGGTGAAATCACCGAGGTAGACTTTAGAGGGCAGAAGATAAGTTTACCTGCGTCTTTGCGAGACATTGCGGAGTCAGCACGAGATGCGTCACTTGATAATTCGAGCCTAAAGGATAAGTTAGACGAAGTAGCGCGGCGTGCTATGGTGCATTATAAGCAGTTTGGGCAGGGTCATAGCAACTTGACGCGGGATATAGAGAAGGTGCTTGAGCCTCGCATACACTGGAAGAAGTATTTGCAGAAATACCTAATTGAAGCGTCACAGACTTTCGACACTTTTTCTTCTCCAGAGCGAAGATATTTAAGCAGAGGAATGACATTGCCTGGACCTCGGCATACAGACCCAGATACCATCAAAGGCTTAAAGGTATGTATAGATACTTCTGGAAGTATAAGCCAAGAGGATTTAGGTATTGCACTCGGACAGGTAGCACAGCTATTAAAGAAGTATAAAGCTGACGCAGAGGTAGTTTATTGGGACACCGAGGTAGCGTCTACGGGAAAGTTTTCTGATATAGCGAGCCTTTATAAGCATGAAGCGAAAGGCGGGGGTGGAACGGATGTAAACTGTATCTTTGAGTATTTCAACTCGAAGGAATGCAAAGATAAGCCGAAGTTAATCCTAATCTTCACGGACGGCTATTTCGGGAAGGTAGACATGCATCTGGTGAATCGACTGCACTGCAAGAAGAACATCATTTGGGTAATAAATGACGATAACCTAGTAGATTTCAAGAGGCACATTGATTTCGGCAAGGTTGCCGTTTATAAGAACTGATTAAGAGGAGAGAAGCTATGGCAAATTATAATATGATAACTGTGAAGTTAAGACAGTTTAGGGAGATGGTGCGTAAACAGCTTGAGGCGAAGCTGTATACGCCTATACTTGCACTCGGAAAGCCGGGAGTAGGTAAGACGGAAACGCTGTCGGCGCTTGCAAAGGAGCTTGGAATCGGGTATTGCGAGTTCCGAGTAGCGAGTATGACACTGGTGGATGTGCTGGGTATTCCGCACGAGATTGAGCAGGAGAAGGGCGGCATGGTAACGCTGTGGTCGCCAAATGGCTTACTGCCGAACGAGGAGAGGGACGGCGAGGTAGGTATTCTGGCGTTAGACGAGATAACTGCGGCGAAGCCAGAGATGAGAACGACACTTTTGCAGTTGCTTGACTCTAGGCGACAGGTCGCGTCCTACAAATTTCCCGAGCATTGGGTTTGTATTGCTATCGGTAACGATGACGAGTCGGGAGCAGATTATCAAGGTATCGAGTCTCCGTTTATCGGACGATGTGGCTTAAAGATGCTTCTTGACCCAGACTTTGATGACTGGAAGCCTTGGGCGTTACAGCACGATATAAATACGACTATTCTTGCGTTTATCGAGAGTGATAAGAGTAAGTTAAACACCTTTGACCCGAGTGCAGATGTCGAGGTTTATGCGTCACAGCGAGATTGGGCTAACTTTAGCAAGTTTTTGAATCACTTAGAGGCTTGTAACGGTGGCGCACCGCTTGATGAAATGACGGTATCTCTGTTTGCGAAGGCTTCCGTGGGAGAGAAAGTTGGACCGGAATTCGCAATGTATTATAGATATAATACGCAGATAGTATCTGCGGATGCTCTGTTAAACGGAACGGCAGAGGCAAACTTTGCAAAGCTGGATAACGCAAAGTTTTATCTGCTACAGAAGCATGTCAACCAGATTATCATAGACGACTTAAAGGGGACTTATGACGCAAACCTGTGTTACAGGTTTGACGAGAAGATAAAGCTTAGTGAGGAAGTTAAGCTTCATCTAACAAATTTTATTAAGTTTATCGTTGAATTACCTTCTTCCGAGTGGCGGGCAGTTACAATAACAGACCTAACGCATACTATTTCTGCGTCTATCGGAATATTCTACGATGTAGACCATAACATGACAGGTGTGTTTAATGACAGGGCATTGCGGGATAAGTTTAAGAAGGCGTTTGACGATATTTCGCTCTATATGAGTCAGAAAGAGGACGCGCTTACGCTTGCAAAGAGCCAGAAGAAGTGAGGAGGGGGATAGAACATGGATGCAGTATTTATCGTAATCAATAAGCGGGACACCGAGCAGGGTGCGGTTTATGCGTTTGCGGCGCTTGCAAATGACGGGGTAGGATGTGACTATAAGCCTTTGTGGAAAGGTGAGTGCCAAGAGAGTGATTTAACGCCGCTTGTAAAGTATGCGCGTAGCATCGGAAGCACGCATCAAGTGAAGTTTCTGAACTTCAAGTTAAAGGACAAGAAGGTTTTGCCAGTCGGATATAGCTTCGAGGTGTTTAAGAGGGAGAAAGCGAAGCCGAATGTTTTGCTTAACGAGGTTAGGTCAGAGGAGACAGGCGCGTTACTCGGTTATACGATATATGTAACGGATTCGGGTAAGGTAGCAAATGTAGACTTAGCTCGGCTTATGCCAGCGGTTAAGAAGTATCAAGAGAGCGGCTTAAAGTTGATTCACAACGCAATGTATATCGGCGCTACAGAGGGAAAGAAAGAGTATCTAAAGCAGTTTATCGAGGGCAGTATTCCGAGTAGGTCTGTAAAGACGGGACAGAACACGAAGGTAGACGCAGAGAAAGCGGAGATGTCTAAGGAGAAGCTGGACAGTAACGCTAAGAAAGAGAGCGCGGCGAGTAAGTTTACGGTAGAGCAGATGGCGGTTCTTCGGAAAGCACATAACGAGGGCGTAAACTATAAGAAGTTTGCGAAGCCAGAGCTGTCTCCCGCGCAGATGGAGATGCTTTATAGGATAGAGAAGCTTGGACGGCTTGACAGCAGGTACTTAGCGTTCCCTAGGTATAGCGTAGAGGTGCTTGAGTTTTATTATTCGGAGCTTAAGTTAAAGGACGATTTAAGTTGCTTTGTAGAGACTAGAAACGGTAAGAGAGTGATGGCGAGCGAGTATAACATCGCGCAGATGTATCAGATTCGTCTAGGAAGCCTTATGGGAATCGACTATCACAGGTATATGAATCCGAAGCTTAGTGTTAGGGAGATGTCGAACATAAGAGAGGCATTGGAGTCGAATCTGTGGGTCGGCGCGAGTGAGTTTATTTCTGGAAGTGAGCAGTCTGGCGTTCTGATAAAGACGCTGAATTTCGGGAAGAAGCATAAGAAGCGCGGGGGAAAAGAGTAAGGTTTTATGAGGGGGCGGGGAAACCGCCCCTTTCATTTTAGGGGATTTAGGGAGGGCATATGCGTTACATATTTTTAATCACGGGTATACGGACGGCGGGTGTAGATACTGTTTACAGGCTTGCTATAATCCGCAAGGCTAGTGCGTTGGACGACATAAAGTATGAAATAATGTCAAACAGCAAGACCTTACGAGCAACCAATGGGATTTTAACGGGTGAAAGTTACAAGATGCTAAGTAATATGCTAGCGTCTATCGTAAAGTCAAAGGAGTCGTTCACTTTTGCAAATTTCGAGTTAGACGAAAAGACGCGGACGATAGCGCCTTATGGTAACGGGTTTGCGAGTGGTGGGGTCTTGGTAGCCTTGGATGACTTGCGGGTAACAGAGCAGGGGGCGAAGGTAGGGTATACAGTGTATAACCTAGAGAGCGGGACGGTATCGTTTATCGGGGTATCAGATTTGCTTACTGCGGCGATAGCGTATGACGCGCGGGGTTTGTGTCTCGTGCAGAATTTGCGGTTTCATAAGTCAAAAGAGGGCGAGATAAAGAAGTTAGCGTGCTTTTGGCACAGTAGGGAGCATTACGGGGTAGCGGTTATACCGAAGAAGGCGCATGGGGTGCTTGGTTTTGAGCGAAGTTCCCGTATGATAACAGAGGGACTAATGCGTAGGTTAGAGATGTAAGCGGAGGAGTTTATTATGAGACAGGCAGAATTTGTGATTACAGGGCTTAAGGCGCTTGATAGAGAGTATTACTACTCGGCGAAGATAGGGGTATTTGAGCATGAGGCAGGGGAGATAGAGAGGAAGCTCATACGGGAGTTTGAGACTCGGATAGCTTCTAGCGATAATCGAGAGTATTTTGAGATAAAGGACGAGAACGGGGTTTATCGCCTCGCGTCAGCGACAGAGGAGTTTAAGCAGACGCATGAGGTTGTGTGGGTAAACTTTAGTGATAGCTATTTGCCGCATGATGGGAAAGCGCCGTATGGGTTTGGTAACGGGATATACTGTAATGTGCGGGACTTTGCGAGGTTAAGTAGTCTCGGGGCGTATATCGTGTTGATGGGGAAGATAGAGTCATCGGACGGGTATCTGCTTGGGTATACGGCGCTCTCTACGGTAACGGGTAAAGTTTTTAATTTGCCGTGTGTCGGGGTTTATCCGATAAAGGACATAACGAATAGGTATCGCCACTGGGAGTTTTGCTGTAACGGTAGGTACATGGACGGAGAAATCCCGTATTTAGAGTCGAGTGTAGACTATACGATAGGTGGCATGGGTATAGGGATAGAGAGCAAGGCATTTTACTATTTAGACAAGGTTAAATTAGCAGATAAGCCCGTGTATAGCGAGATGTTTTCAGAGTTTACGGGAGAGATAGAGGCTATATTAGAGGTGCTTCCAGAGACAGACTATAAGCGTGGAGCAGAACTTAAGGTAGAGAGGTAAGGTAGAGAGGATGCGAGCTTCTTCGGAGGAGATAAGACTAATCATTACGGACTGCAAGGATTCTTCGAGAAAGCGGTTTAGAGTAAAAGGGTTTACAGGGAGTCCTTTTACGGGCGGGTATTGGTTAGCGGATGAGTTTAGTTGTACGGGGAGCGTCCTAAAGGAGCAGATAGAGGGTTTACGCGCTACGGGAGCGAAGGTGGTTTGTGTGAACTTTAGGGTTCGTGAGCAGTATCGAGAAATAGAAGTTACGCCTGTCGGGAGAGGGTTTACAGGGGTAGGCATCGCGGTAAACCTAATCCTGCCTTTAACGGGGAGCAGTAGAGACTGGGCGGGCGTGGCGTTGTATGTGGTGAAGAGCGGAGAAATCGTTTATGTGAGGCGGGAAGAGGTAACAGAGATAGAGAAAGTCTATCGGGACGCGGGCTGTATGCTTACGCCGAATCTCCTGTTGCGAAAGAAGCGAGACGGCACGGAAACGCTCTGTAGGGCACAAGGCGCGTCTCGGAGGGTGATTCCCTTAAAGCCTCCCAAGGATTTTGAGCTAGATAAAATTTGGAATGCGAGCAGTAAAGACTTTACAAACTTTCTGGAATGTGGTAAATAAGAAGGGAATCCCCCTTCTTTTTTATTTAGAATCGCATGAGGAGTTGGAAAGCGGTATGGGGTTTTGAGGTCTGGAGGTCTGGAAAATGGTTGTTCTTTGTCGTGTCGGCGCTAGTAGCTTAAATGTAGTGCTTAATGATGGGGAGATAGAGTTTATTTCCGATGACGAGCTGGGTGAGTCGGGTAATGCGCCTGTTACGGTAGCGGATGGTATGCGGGTTGTATTTTCGGTAGATGAGAAGTTCTATATCGTAGCCGTAATGGGAAATGAAGCACGGGTGTACTTATCAGACGCTCGGTATATTAACGACTCTCGCGTAAAGGAAGTATATGCTTATGACGGGAGTAAGTTTAAGCATGTTGAGCGAGCGGTGGTAGAGTCTCCGTTTCGGTATAAGTTTAAGCCGATTGAGGTTAAGACAAACGACTATAGGGACGGGGAAGCCGTTTATAAGGTCGGGGTATACAAGATAGCGGTCGAGAGTGAGGAGGTTAAGGAGACAGGTAGTAAGATAAGCCTGTTTGATGACGATAAGACAGAGGGAAGTGACGCGCTGGTAGATATTCCGAGAAAGTATAGCGAGTATAAGAGTGATTGCAAGCTGTGTCACGGGACAGGGAAGGTAATAAACAGGCTTGGGTATGTAGAAGAGTGTAGTTGCGGTAGAGCGCTCTTTGAGGAGAGGGAGCGGCTTAAGGAGTTACAGGATAAGAAGCCCGTATTCAGTGTTCCGAAGTCGGTAAGCGAGATAGCGGTATTAAAGGGGCTTGTGCCGAGTGAGCATCAAGACATTGTGTATGATTCAGAGTATGTTTATCGGCGTATTACTGGTTCTATCGGTGGAGACAGGGTAGTAGGGTTTGAAAACTACGATAAGGCGGTGTGTTCGATAATAAACGCTTGCAGGACTGGTACGAAGGTGCGTCATAGCTATTTACTGGCGGCAGACACGGGGTTTGGGAAAAAGAGTTTCGTGTATACTTGTCTAAAGTATTTGCTTGGCAGGGATGTGAGAGTGCCAAAGTATTTGTCTTTGTCGGAGATAGGTTTTCTTTCGGAGAAGCGGGTAAAGCAAGCGAAAGCGTTAAATGTGCCGACCTACTATTTTCGGTATAACGAGAGCGACAAGTTTCGGTTTATCTGGGCAGAGGTCAGTAAGAAAGCGGAGAAGCGGCTGTTAGAGATATTAGCGGAGCGCTCTGCGGGTGTCGGAATCAGTTTATCGGAGAAAGAGTTCAGTGACTTAAAGCACGAGGTAGATTACGCGGTGCTTGAAGAGGTGACGGGGCTATATAACGAGGCAATAAAGGGGTATGATAGGAACGACACCGAGGGGATAGCGGCGAAGGTAAACGAGGTTTTAGCAAAGCAGTTAGATACTTACGAGGATATATTGAATGCTCCGATATTGTTTACATATTTCGCAGAGTATACGAACATTCAGTATGAGGTAGAGGTTTTGCACACGCTATTAACGGTGAGAGGAAACAAGTGCTTGCCGACCATCGTAATGATGGAGGACAGTGTGCGGAAGTTTGGAAATATCGTAGGGTATAGTAACGGTGTAGAGGGAGACATAGAGGTAGATGCGATTAGAGCCTTGTCAGACCACTGGGGAAGTATGCTAAGTGAGAACAGCACTTTCTTCATGGAGAACTTGAATGCGAAGAAAGTAGCAGAGGATATGGCAGGGGAATCGGATTATAAGCGGATGATATATGTAAACTGCTACAAGACGCGAGATTACTTAAAGGCGCTAGTCGGAAGTCGCAAAAAGCGCAGAGGTAAGGCTTGAGAAGCCAGCGATAGTTTATATAGAGCGTAGCGGTAGTGAAGAAAAATCGTGAGTACGCGCTTAAAATTTAAGCTAATACCAGTATGCTAGACCTGCAAAGAAATTTGGCGTACACAAGGGCTTTTATAAACTGTAATTAAAATAAAATTTCAAGCCTAGAAGTAGCCAAGGCGAGGTCTGATTTTAGAAACTCTGCAAAACAACGACTATACCTATATTAATTTTAGGGGTAGACCTGCGGGTAAAATCGGCATACCAGACGCCAATTTTTAGCCTCTTAAAAAGAGGGGGTTTCGGAGAAGGTATTTTTGGGGGGCGGGGTCGTTTAAGGGGTCGGCGGGCGGTAATCACGAGTTAGCTATTAGTCTAGTACACGCCGAGTAATCCGTCAGTTTTAGTTCTGGAAAATCTGGGAGAGAGGAGAGGGGAGAAGTGGCAATCAGTAATCCGAGTTTGAAGGGGTTATTGCAACAGCTCTGGAAAACGCCGTCCGAGCGTTTAGGGCTACTGCGTCAGACAGAGCCGTATAAGATTTGCTATATCGGTTCAGACTGTAGCAGTGAGAGAGAGTATAACGATGTTTTAGCGACCTTTAAGGAGAAGGCGGGAGAGGATAGCCGACATACGCTGTTGTTTGATAACGAGATTCCGTTCAATGTGGATTTAGACTTTATCGGGACAGTGAAGCAGGGATTGGCTACGGTAGATTTGACAGCGATTAAAGACAGTGATGTGGTAATGTTTGCGGATGCAGACTATAATCACAGGTTTGTTCAGAAGTTGCAGGGGGTAATCAATAAGATTCTGTCGAACGAGACATTTCCGAACGAGTCCGTCAAGGCTAATTTCATAACGAGGCTTCTCTTAGAGGTTTATACGCTTGTCGTGCCGCTTGAGAGGGTAGACGAGTATAGCACGCCAAATAAGTGCATTTATTACGGCAGTATAGAGCGGTATGCGGTATATTTCCTAATGCTACTGGCTAATATGGGGTTTGACATCGTGTATATCAATCCGTTTGAGAAGCCAGATTGCTTAGATTTGTTGGAGGCAGAGCTTTCGGTAGGTAACGCACGGTATCAGATAGGCTCTTTTAACGATAGGGCTTCAAAGGGGCAGGCGATTCATCAGATAGACTCCGTGACGCTTGGATTTAGGCAGGAAGTAGAGAAAACAGTCTTTACGGATTCTGGTTTATTTCGTCAGTGGCAGTTTAAGCACGGTGGGACGACAGAGAGCATGTTTCTAAACGCTACGGTTGAGGATTTAGAGAACAACTGGGACGCAGAGGCGCGGGTTCGGCAAGGCTTTGGGGTAGTCGGAAAGAAAGTAAAGATACCGACACTTTTTTACGAGGTAGATGGAGTTCATAGTGACGATAACGACTACTGCGCGTTTGTCGGGAAGTTTGTCGGCGGGAAAGACACGCTTTTAATCTCTGGGAAGCCCGAGGAGCTTCTGGATATAACGATTTCGGAGGATGATGTTCTAAAGATTTCGTTTTGCCAGAGGGGAGACGGGAGTTTTGACAGAGATATGCTAAAGGCGTTGCCGTTTTATCGGTATGCACCGTATAACGATGACACAGAGGACTTTATCTTAGACAAGATAAACGAGACGCTTTCAGATAGCACGCTGTTTTCGCGTCCTGTCGTAGAGAAGCGAGACAAGGTAGAGTTTGTTGCGATGTGTCTACAGCTAAACAAGAAGTTAATGTACATGATAGACACATTCGACTTTCCTTTCGGGATTCCGAAGATAGTAGCATTCCTAGATAACGACAGTTCACTTAGCCAACAGACCCCGTATATACTAGGTTTTTTGCACAAGATAGGCTTTGACATACTTGTATTAGCCCCTGCGGGGCTTTCAAATCTTTCGACATATGTAGATAGGGGGCGGTATAACTGTGTGAGATTAGCAGAGATGAAGTATGATGTGACATTTGATAAGATTTCTTGTTTAGAGGGTAGTAGAAAGTCGGCAAAGAAAGGCATTATTGCCAGTTTATTTAGCATTTAACACGAGAGAAGGAGAAGAGTATGCAGTATAACGAGTTAGTTCCCGTAGAGCTTACGAAGCAGGAAGTTGCAGAGAGCAAGGAGATGTTGGACGCTCCCGAGGCGTATAAGGAGAAGTTAAGGAATCTACCAGAGGTGCAGAACTTAACGAACGAGATTAAGATTGATTTTAACAACGCGAACGGCACAGGGATGTCGATTCTCCAGTTCGGAAAGAAGCCCGCAGAGGAAATCGAGAAGATGTCGAACGAGATTCTTAACTATGTGAAGGTACCGACTGACACAGAGGCGGCTGAAATGATGAAACAGCTTGCGAAGGTTATGAATCGGTTTGATATTAAGGAAATCGAGAAGATTAACGATATTCCGAAGAAAGAGAGCTTCTTTGACAAGATTCGTAAGCGGATGATGGAGAATCTTGATGCGGTAATCCAGAAGTATGACAATATGGGAAAAGAGGTAGACCGTATCGGTCAGTTGCTTCGTGGGTTTGAACAGCAGACGATTGACAGTAATGTGACGCTCACAAAGATGTGGAAAGCGAATCAGACCTATTTTTGCGAGCTTGAGAAGTATGTAGTAGCTTGCGACTTGGCAGTAGACGAGCTTACGCTTTATCGTTCTCGGGTGGAGGCAGATAACGAAACGCTGTCTCCCGATATGAAGAGTATCCGTTTAGGTCAAATTGACATGGCTGTAAACGAGATTAAGAAGCGCCAGTACGATTTACTGCAAGCGGAGATGGTGGCGAGAATGACCGTGCCTATGCTCCAGAACATGCAAGTTACGAACATGAATCTGGTGCGAGAGATTAACGCGGCGTTTGTGGTAGGTCTGCCGATTTTCAAGCAGAACTTGGCACAGGCGATTTTGCTTAAGAGACAGGCGATTGTAGCGAACTCGGTCGGGCAGTTTAGGGAGGCGCTTAACACACAGCTTGAGCAGAACGCAAATTACAGTGCAAAGACAGGTGCAGAGGTAGCGATGCGTTCTATGGACGGACTGTTTGACATGGATACGCTTCGCAGAGTTTATCAGACGGTTAAAGAGGGAACTGCGAATGTGCAGAGAGCGATGGAGACGCAGATGTTGTCGAATGCGGAGAATGCGAAAGAGATTGAGCGCATGAAGCTTGAGACGAGGCAGGGTTCGTTGTCGGTTACGAAGCAGTACGGTAAGTAATCAAGAACTGTTAAAATACCTGTGAGTAATATCAGTACACGCGGTATATGACTAGTAAATTTATTTAAGGAGGAGTAGGCTAATATGTTGGATTTCACACAGTATGACAAGAAGTCGCTTGCGAAAGTGGGCAATGTGGATTCGAGTTCGGTTCTGGTGCTTGAGAAAGATAGCATCTTGCGACTTGAGAAGGATGCGCCGAGCTTACGGCACTGCACGGTAGGTTTAAGCTGGGATGCGGCGCAGGATGGGGCTTCGCCTGTAGATTTGGACTTGTCAGCGCTGTATATCGTCCCGAACGAGAGAATTACGAAGGCGAATGTAAATGAGCGTTTTTGCTATTACGGCAATCCGAATAACAGCGGGGACGGGAACGCAGAGAAAGGCATTTTGCCGACAAAGTGCTACATGGTGCAGGGAACATGGTCGGCGGGCGATGACAGATTCGGAAAGATTTCGGTCGGAAAGAACGACAACGAGGAAGTTTATACGAATCTTGACGAAGTACCCGCAAAGGTGGCGGGAATTTTGTATGTGGTAAGCGTCTATAATCAGTATGAGGACGGTAGACCGAAGCAGACTTTCGGAGCGGCAAAGAACGCATATGTGCGTTTAATCGACCGCGACACGAATAAAGAGATTGCTAGATACAGTTTAACGGGTGATTACTCGACAGATACGGTGGTTGAGTTCTGCACGCTGGAGCGTGACGGTAACGGCTGGGTATTCCATGCGATTGGAAACGGTTCTATGGGAACGCTTTTAGACATTGTAACGAAGTACGGAGCATAAGGGAGGATAAAGGGATGTCGATTTTTGGTAGACTTTTTGGTAACGGAGAAGAGGAAGAGAAGAAGAGTGACGAGGCGCGTTCTAACGGCTTTAGTGACACGGCTAGAGAGAAGATTCGTGGCACGGCAACGCGAGAGGTAGTAATTAGTCTTGATAAGCCGTCCGTGATTAGCCTTGAGAAAGGCGATATTTTGAATCTCTCAAAGGCGAATGTGCCGCTTAGTAAGATTCACGCGGCGGCGGGATGGGACGAGGCAGAGACAAAGAGGGCAGACCATATCGACCTCGACCTTTGCGCACACTTGTTTGCGGGGGATAGACTTGTAGACACAGTTTATTTCGCTCACAAGAAGTCAGATGGCGTTAATCTCGACCACGATAATCTTACAGGCGAGGGAGACGGCGATGATGAGAACATTTATGTGAATCTGAACGGTCTTGAGAAGGGTGTAGACAGGGTTTATCTGTCGGTAGTTTCGTATACGAATAATACCTTCAATGAGGTTCGTAACGCCTATATTCGTCTGATTGACGAGAGCGGAAGGGAAAGAGAGCTTGCACGCTATAATCTTTCAGCAGACGGAGGAAATAACGACTCTGTGACGGCGGGTGCGTTTATCAGAGAGGGTAACGAGTGGAAGTTCCTTGCGATTGGGGAATATAGCTTTAATAATCATAAGATTCGTAATCTTGGCAATAAGTTAGCCGAGGCGCTTAAGTAAGTAAGGGAGGATATAGAGATGGCAATTGATTTTTCGATTTTGGATAAGAGTGCGCCGATGCCGAGTGAGGTAGCGGGAAACGACGGTAGTTCACCGATTAGCCTTGAGAAGAACAGCATTATTGATTTAAGTAAGGCGGCACCGAGCCTTAAGAGAGTCAAGTTTACAGGCGGTTGGGACATTGCAAAGCAGGCAGGCGAGCAGTTCGACTTAGATATTTCTGTTTTCTGCGTAGACTACAGGGGCAAGGTCGGTGACTTACGAACAGAGGCGGTCTGGTATCAGAATCTTGAGAAGCGCGGTATTATCCATAGTGCAGATAACAGAACAGGCGAGGGTGAGGGCGATGACGAGTCTGTAAGCATCAACTTAGACGATGTGTCGCGTGATTATCAGAAGTTGCTGTTTACGATTTCGATTTACGATGCGGAGAAGTTTAAGCAGACTTTCGGTCGTGTGAGCAATGCGTTTACGCGTCTTGTAGATATTGACACGGGCAGAGAGATTGTCCGTTATAATTTGACGGGCGATTATTCGACAGATACTTTCCTGTTTGTCGGTGAGCTTGTGCGGAACGGCGATAGCTGGGCGTTCCACACGATAGGACAGGGCAGTAATGATAATCTCTTAACCTTCTGGGAGAGATATAAGTAATTAGCGGCTATTGTCGCATTTAGGTAGTCACATGTAGGTAGCGGGGAGGCAGAAAAGTCTCCCCGCGTTTATCGGGAGGTATCTTTTGAAGTATACGGGATTGAGTAAAGAAGAGGTGCGTAAGTCTTACGAGTCGCATGGAAATAACGCGCTTTCGTCCAAAAAGACAGAGACATTTCTTGAGATTTTAGTCGGGGCGTTTGATGACCCTTGGATTAAGGTCTTGCTTGCGGGTCTTTTGCTAAAGGTCGCAATCAATGTCGCGTGCATGGTAAATCCGTCACTTGGAGAAGCGGACTGGATTGAGGTGGTATCGCTTGTATTGGCGATTGGTCTTTCTACGGGCGTTGCGGCATTTTCGGAGTGGAAGAACGGGCAAGAGTTTAATGTTTTGCAGGAGCAAGCGTCAAAGATAGTCACAAAGGTTTATCGAGACGGCAGTTTGCAGGAAATCAGCATAGATGACATTGTTATTGGAGATATAGTACAGCTTCGCGCAGGAGACCAGATTCCCGCAGACGGCATTATTTTGTCTGGAAGCCTAAAGGTAAATCAAGCGTCCTTAAACGGAGAGTCAGAGGATGCAAAGAAGATAGAGTTAGGTGAGAATCCGCGTCCTACGGGGGACGACACTTTTAATCCGTTTATTCTGCTTCGCGGTTCGTATGTAACGGAGGGTGAGGCAGTGATGGAAGTCACGGCGATAGGCGATAAGACGATGCTTGGTTCTATCAATGTGGCGATACAGGAGGATGCAAAGGAGTCGCCGTCAAAGGAGAAGCTAACGAAGTTAGCGGGGCAGATAGGCGTTATGGGTTCTGCGGGCGCGATTGGTTATCTTTTAATCAATGTAGTGCTTGTGTCTGGCTTGGTTCGGACGATTCAGAAGCCCGATAATATCATCTTCTTTGCGATTCAGCTTATCATGTACGCGGTGACTATCATTATTATGGCGGTACCAGAGGGTCTGCCGATGATGCTTGCGATGGTTGCCAGTATGAACAGCAGACGGCTTCTTTCCGAGAATATTCTGGTAAGGAAGCCAGACAGCATTGAGACAGCGGGCTATATTGATATGCTGTTTTCGGATAAGACTGGTACGATTACAGAGGGTGTATTAAAGGTAGTAGATGTGCTACTGGGTGACGGCTTTGTTTATACGACAGGCGACACAGTGGGGAAGTCGTTTAAGAGTGCGCCAGATAGCCTAAAGGGAGAGTTAAAGGCGGGTCTTGGATTAAATAACGACTCTTCGATTTCAAACGGAGTGGCGATTGACTCAAATACGACCGACAGAGCGCTGTTAAACTTCTTGTTTAGCTACGGACTTGTGCCAGAGAGCAAGGAGAGCATTGTTTCTAAAGAGGCGTTCACTTCTGCTACGAAGTTTGCTTCGGTTACGCTGGATTCGGGCGAGACTTATATAAAGGGTGCGCCAGAGATTATCTTAAAGGGCGTAACGAAGTATATGACCGAGGACGGAGAGGTAGCAGAGTTTACGAGAGCGGTCGAAGAGAGCTTTACGAAGGCTTCTGTTGAGCAGGCAAACCGTTCGATGCGTTTATTGGCGGTCGTGAAAGAGGATAAGGGAGTAAAGACGCTTATCGGAGCGGTCTGTATTAGAGATAATGTCCGTAAGGGCATTAAGCAGACGGTCGAGACTCTAAACGGCGCGGGCGTGTCGGTTGTGATGGTAACAGGCGACAGAAAAGAGACGGCTGTAGCGATTGCGAAAGAGGCGGGAATTTACGCTTCGGAGTCGGATGTCGTGCTTACGCATGATGAGCTTGTCGGTTTAACGGATGACGAGGTAAAGGCGGTGCTTCCGAGGTTAAAGGTTGTGTCTAGGGCTTTGCCGATGGATAAGAAGCGCCTCGTGAATCTAGCGCAGGAGATGGGTGCGGTAACGGGTATGACGGGGGATGGTGTAAACGATGCGCCGTCCTTAAAGACTTCGGATGTCGGGTTTTCGATGGGAGACGGCACGCAGGCGGCACAGGAGAGTTCGGACATTGTGATTCTGAATAACTCGCTGACTTCTATCGAGAAGGCGGTGCTTTACGGCAGAACGATGACGGAGAGCGTGAAGAAGTTTATCGTGTTTCAGCTCACGGTAAATGTAACCACGATAGCGTTGTCGCTGATTGCGCCGCTGATTGGTTACAAAGAGCCGTTCACGATTATCCAGATTCTTTGGATAAACTTGATTATGGACACGCTTGCGGCGCTTGCGTTTGGTGAAGAGCCGACCCTTGCGAGGTATATGAAGAGACAGCCGATAGGACGGAAGGAGCATATCTTAACGAACTATATGAAGTCGGCTATCGGGGTATCGGGCGCGTTTATTGCCGTGGTATCTGCGGGTATTTTAGCAAACCTCGGCAATGTGCAGAGCATCTTCGACTTAAACGGAAGCGAGGAAGTGCTTACTTTCATGTTCACTTTCTTTATCTACGCAGTAATCTTCAACTCGCTTAATACGAGGAGTCACGGCTTTAATGTGCTTGAGCATATCGGGCAGAATAAGAAGTTTATTTATGTGATGACTTCGATTGCGGTGGTGCAGTCAGTGATTATCGAGTTTGGTGGACATGTGTTTAGCACAGTGCCGCTTGATTTGAAGCATTTTGGCATGGCTTTGGTGCTTGCATTCTTGATTGTGCCTGTAGATATGGTGAGGAAGCTTCTTGTCGGTTCATACAAGGAGTAAAATTTTTACGGGGCAGGGGGAAATTTCCCCTGCCCTTTTTGTTTTCCTTGACAGTGAGAAAGTCTAAGCGTATAATAACTAGTGACAGTTATGGTGTCGGTTTGTAAGGAGACAGAGGATGAGAGAGTTGGTTTTGCTTCGCGGCTTGCCTGCGAGCGGGAAGTCAAGCTTTGTAGAGGAGTACGGTTTGGGGGCATATACCTTAAGCCTTGATGACTTTCGGATTAAGGTAAACAGTGTGGAGCTTACACGGGATGGCGGCTATACGATTTCACAGGTGACGAATACGCTGGTCTATAAGCAGTTTATGTCTGTTTTAGCGGCGCGTATGGGGTTAGGGGAGTTTACTGTTGTAGACGCTTGTCATGTAAACAGGAAGAGCGTAAAACAGGTTTTGGCACTTGCGGAGAAGTATAACTATCGGGTGAGTGTTGTAAACTTAAACATCTCGGTAGAGGAGAGCAAGCGAAGAAACAGGGTTCGGGAGGAGTATAAGCGAGTTCCCGATGCAGTGATTGATAGAATGGCGAGTCGGTGGGAAGAGGACTTGCTTTTGTCAGAGATTAAGAAAGAAGATTTTGCTGACTTTCTCAAGCTTAGTGTAGACGAGTTAAAGGGAAAGTATCGTGGAGTAGTCGTAATCGGAGACATTCATAGCAGTGTTTATCCGCTTAGAAAGGTCATTAAGCAGTTTGATGACAGATTTCTTTATGTGTTTGTCGGAGACTATTTTGACAGGGGAGACTCGCCCATAGAGACCTTTAATCTTGTAGAGGAGCTGTCGAGAAAAGAGAATGTCGTGATGCTTCTCGGGAACCATGAGCATCATATGCGGGATTATCTTCTTGGGGAGTTTGATTCGATTCCGAGACAGGCAAGGGAGACTTATAAGGCGTTTAAGGAAGCAGGGATTTCGGAGTCTCGGATTCGTGCCTTTTACGATAGGCTTAGAGACTATTACGCCTTTAAGGTATTCGGGCAAAAGTATTTTGTGTGTCATTCGGGAGTCCCGTTTATTCCAGAGCGTGCAAAGTTAATCAGCACGAGACAGCTTACGGGCGGTTTAGAGGATGGAGCGGAAGAGATTGACACGATTTATACGACAAACGCAGTTAAGCGCGGATTGATAGCGGATGGCGGAGAGTATTTAGGGTTTATCCAGATTCACGGTCACTTGAATACGCCTTCAACTATCTTTAGCTATAGCCTTGAGGATAGCGTAGAGTTTGGTGGAAACTTAAAGTATGCGGTAATCAATCCGAACAGGCTTATGCCGTCTATCTGCAAGGTGAGTAACAAGTTTGCAGGGGTAGGAGAAAAGGCAACAGGCGTAACAGTAGAGGATGCTCGTGTAAACGCGCTTTTACAGAAGGTTGGAATCAGAGTTAAGGATTTAGGTGACTACTATAGTGTAAACTTTTCTCCGACTGTGTTTTATAACAGGTATTGGAACGAATATACGGTGAAGGCGCGTGGCTTGTTTATCGAGAAGGGAACGGGAAAGGTCGTTGCACGGAGCTACGATAAGTTTTTTAATGTCGGAGAGCTTGAAAACGAGGAAGTAATTGCAGAGAAGCTTAGATTTCCAGTTACCTTTCGGGAGAAGGTAAACGGCTTTTTAGGGCTTGCCTCTATGTATCGTAAGACTGGGGAAGAGAAGCGAGAGTTAAAGCTGTTTTCCAAGTCTATGGACAAGGGGAAGTTTGTCGATATGCTCCGTGAGGCGTGGGATAGATTAAAGCCTGAGACAAGGTATCTCTTAAAGAGAATCATGGTAGAGCGTCATGTTTCGGCGGTATTTGAGGTAATTCACCCGAACGATAGACATATCGTAGATTACAAGGACGAGATTCGGTTGTATCTCTTAAACTTCGTTGAGAACGAGTTAAGTACGAAGGTTTACGCGCCAGAGGAACTGCTGGGAGAGGACGGATTAGCTGTTATTTTAAGTGACAGCGGGATTTGTTTGCCTAGAGTGCTTGGGATTGCACATGGTAGGGACGAGTGGCGTAGGGCTGTGACGGAGCTTTCGCTTAGAAAAGACATAGAGGGCGCGGTATCGGTAGATAAGCGCGGTTACATGGTAAAGGTAAAGACAAACTGGTATCGTGACCTTAAGGCGAGTAGGAAGGCGCTCTGGTACGGGAGAGACATAAACGCTTTCACGCATTATGCGATTAAGCATGGTCTTGAAAAGGAAAGCGTTGTGGTTATTAAGCGGCAGATGGATAAGGAGGAGAAGTAATATGTTCGTTTATATGCTTGAGCATTCGAGTTTGCTTGCGTGGTTCTGGTTTATGCTGTTTCTGGCATTTGGAATGGCGCTTTACTGGTTTATTCGGGCAAAGGGTAGCTTTGCGGAGCGGGTTTCCGTGGTAAAGGAAAAGTATTTTGCGAGAAACTTTGAGGGGCTTTCGGTTTCCGTAATTTTTCTAATTTTGGCAGGGGTGTATCTGTTCTGCTTCTTTTTCACAGAGTATACGGGAACTGCAACCAAGTATCGTGTGTATAAGGCAGAGAAAGCGGTGATGGAATCATCTAATTTAGCGGTTAAGCCACTGGAAGCCGAGTTTACTGCGCCGCTTGATGCAGTTGTTTATTCGCGGGATGAGCAGAACGGAGACAAGGTATCGGAGTTTACGCCGCTGGATGAGAATAAGTCTATCGTTACGGTAACATTCGGGGACGGCGAGGTGACTAAGGGCAGTGCTACAAGTTTCATGGTAAATCGTGCGGATAAGTTAAAGATTCGGACAAATGAGAAGTATCAGATTAACTATGAAGAGAATTCTAAGGGAAGTTTAAGTATTTACCCCGACAGTGAGCAGAATCTTCGGAGCGTAAGATACAAGGTCACAGGGTTTAACAAAGACTATAAGTATTACCTTGACGGAGTGACACGGATTCCAGAGCCAGAGGTCGAGCGTGGGGAAACGATGATTACACTTTTCACAACTTTTTCCCATAAGGAGAAGGAAGACGAAGAGGGTACAAGCCTTCCCCCGTATAGGGTGGTGAATGAGCATAGTATTATCGGGTATGATAACGACTGGAACATTAAGGACTGCTACTTGATTCGGCAGTAACGGGAAAGCAGATGGTGGTTTTTGTTGAGTGGGTAATTCGAGGGTTAGGCTTGCTTTTACTGCTCTTTTTAGTTTTTGTGTGGTTTTCAGTTACAGCGTGCTTCATGCTTGGGGATGCATATATAGACTGGTTAGAGAAAGTGTTAAGTTGCTGTAAAGGGAAGATTAGTCATTTCAATCTTTTCAACAAGAGGAATTTGGATTTTATAGTCGAGTCGCTAAAGGTGAATCGCCTGTTGCCCCGTTCTGGATATAAGTCCTGCTTAGAGGTCGGGGCTATTACAGGCGTAATTGATTTGTATCGTGGGGATGAAATCTTTGATATAGTCGGAGCAGAGGTGACAGCGGAGAATCGCTTACAGTTTAATGACGGCGTTACAGAGGTTCGCTACAAAGTCAGTATGCCAAACGGTGCTTCTGTGCGTAGGACAAAGCGCGGGCGTATTTCAATTAAGAGGCATGGTGCAGTTTATACGATAAAGCGTAGCGGGTATAAGTGCTGTAGTATGTTTAGCCTTGTTGTTTACTCGCTAGACAGTAACTTGCGGTGGTATCTGGACGGCACAGAGATTGAGTTTCCGAAAGGCGGGAATGTTTCGCTAGTTACTGCGCCAGTGGGGTATATGATTAGATTGTTTGGCTATGACAGTGAAAATAGGCTCTGTGACGGAATCATAGTAAGAGTTGTATAAGGGGGTTTGGGGTGGATTCTGAAAACAAGGAAGTCAGCTGTAGCGGATTCGTTTTTTGCATTGGATTATTTCTTATTATTTTCGTATTAAGCTACCTCATGGTGTCATACCCAGATATGGTAGCTGGTAGCCAAGCAAAGAAGATAGCTAAGTCGCTATCTTCAATCCAGTCCCGCATCAATGTGCAACCTACAACTATTTCTTTAAGTTTACCAACAGACTCGTTTGTTTATGACGCGCAAGGCGGCGGGGTAATCGGGGATTCTCTCATGTCATTTAATGAGGGAAGTCACGATTTAAGTTTTCATGTGAGTTATCCGAATGGAAGTGAGCAGAAGTCGTTAGAGGTTCGGTTATCTGGTGCGCGTGTCGGTGCTACATATACGCTCATGAAGGAAACGAAGGATGACACTGTTCGTTCTGTGCAATTTCGAGTTTTTGGTTTAGACACTGCGTTAGTGTGGTATGTGGACGGAAAGCGTGTTATGCCGTCAGAGGATGGAAGCGTGGAGGTTTCGCTTCCGAAGTATGTTGACCCTGCTAGGAGTAGCGCCCATGACTCACTCTACTTTACTTGTTTGGTTGGCTACAGCGCGGTTGATAACTCGGTGCAAGATGGTGTCATAATACGCTATGACCGCAAATGAACGCCCAGAAGCCCCTAGAAAGGCTTCTGGTAGTTAGGTGGTAAAAGTATCAAGAGAAGCCTTGTCGTGCCTTTACGGGGCGCGTGGTGCGTCACAGGGCATGTTAGGTTTATACGGGAGGACAGAGATGGCAGAGGTCAGTCAAAATTTTTACACATCGGATTCGATTAAGTCACTAAAGGGTGCAGAGCCGTATCGTTTGCGTCCCGAGACAGTGCTTGGGACGAAGGACGAGAACGGTGTGCTTCATGCAGAGTTTGAGGTGTTGTCGAACGCGACCGATGAGGTGCGAGAGGGTCATTCGGATAAGGTCATCGTTCGGACTTTTAAGGACGGAGCGATTGAGATACAGGATTTCGGTCGCGGTGTGCCTATGGGGTGGAACGAGGCAGAGGGGAAGTATGCGTATGAGTTAATCTTCTGTACGATGTATGCTTCGGGAAAGTATGACGCTTCAAACTATAGTCGTTCAGCGGGCTTAAACGGTATCGGAGACACGGCGGCACAGTTCACTTCGGAGTATATGGATGTGGAGTCGGTGCGTGATGAGCATAAGAATGTCGTGTTTAACGGTGACGGTAGCGTAAAGTCGTTTGATACGGTTCGGACACGCTATACGATGCGCTTTGAGAAAGGCTATCCAGTCGGGGAGCTACAGGTAGAAGAGGGTGTAGAACAGCATACAGGGACTAAGATTAAGTTTAAGCCCGACTTAGAAGAGGTTTTTAAGGACGCGCAGACAATTCACTTTGACATAAGCACATATCTTACGCGGCTTAGACGGGATTCTATGCTAAGTGGTGCGCTCATGGAGCTTCACTACGAGGATATGAAGCCGATAGAGGTGTATTATCCAGACGGAGTAAAGAGTTGGCTTGATGAGACTGTCCCTGTAGAGAGCCGATATACAAAGGATTTGCTGTCGTTTAGCGGTTCTGGGACAGGTAAAGATAGTGAGACAGCCTCGGCAGAGGAGTATACAGCGAATTACGATATAAATTTCGGATTTAAGAAGTACTCTGCGAAGGTAGAGGTGGATGACGAGAGCGAGCAGAGTTCAGTTTATGAGGTTTATCATAACGGTGGTCTTTTGTCGGAGGGCGGTGCGCCGTCAGAGGGTTTTTATGACGCGGTTATAAATGTGTTAAACGGCTATGCGCGGTCTGTAGGGGTGTTATCCCGCAAAGACAGGTTTAAGCGCGAGGATTTAAGCGGTGTTTTATTTGCTGTAGTTTCTACGGAATGCCCAGGTTATCTTACAAACTACATGAACCAGACGAAAGTCGCGATTACAAACAGGTTTATCCGTAAGCTTGTAAGCGAGCAGACGAAGAAATATTTTGAGAACTGGGTGCTTTCGCATAAGGCAGAGTTAGATGAGGTAGTGCAAGCGGCGATTACAGCAAAGTCAGCGCGTGAGAAAGCGGATGCTGTGCGTCAAGCGGACTTAAAGCAGTTGTCGAAGGGAGTAGATAGCTTTAGAAGTGCGCCAGAGAAGCTAACAAGATGCACTAGCAGGAAAGCCAGTGAGTGCGAACTTTATATCGTAGAGGGAGATTCTGCCAAAGGACCGATAGTCTTAGCGCGTGATTCCAAGACGCAAGCGGTGTTGCCCGTAAGAGGAAAGATAATTAACTGCATTACGGCTAGTTTAGCGGAGATATTAAAGTCTGATGTAGTGCTTGCACTTGTGCAGAGTATCGGATGCGGTGTAGAGGCAAAGAGTAAGTTACTAAAGGATTTGCCGCAGTTTGACATTACGAAGTTAAACTACGATAAGATTATCATTTGTACGGATGCGGATGATGACGGGTATCATATTCGATGCTTGGTTTTAACGGTGCTGTATAGGCTTATGCCGACTATCATTCGAGAGGGAAAGGTTTATATTGCGGAGACGCCCTTGTTTCTTATCGACACGCACGGTGGTAAGGGAAAGAAAGCTACGAAGTATGCGTATACGACAGCGGAGAAGGATAAGTTAGTCACACGGCTCATTTTAGACGGGGTAAAGGAGTCCGACATACTGGTAAAGCGGTTAAAGGGACTTGGCGAGACAAGTGCGGCGGTGATGCACACGACAACGATGGATAAGAGGAATCGTCATTTGATACGGGTTACGATGGAGAATGTGCAGGAGTTTGCGTCACTTGCGGAAAGCCTGATGGGGACAGATGTTCCGAGTCGTAGAAGTCTGGTGGAAGCCTACTATGAGACAGATTTTGAGGAGATAGCATACGACACGGAAGAGAGTTTGCCGAAGGTAGTCGATGCCGACCTTTTGTAAACTTTTTTGGACTTGAAAGCCTTAGATATGCGGTGGTACCATTTGGCGTATCACCGTATATTTTAAGCGGAGGTATAGGTATGCAAATAGAGTTGCGGGAAATCCCGAAGCGTATGCTTTACGAGGTCACGCGGGTAAGACAGGTAGTTCGGTTTCGGATGCTTACAGATGCAGAGCAGATAGCGTATAAGTGCGATGTTTATACGGATATAGCTATTTTAGATGTATCGGGGCGGAGGATTCTAAAGTTTATAAGCCGAAAGGAGCTTGTGCGAGATTATAGGACAGCGCTAGGGAAGAAGATTAGGCTTATAGGCTTGCACTATCGAAAGACATATTTGGCAGTGCAGGAGGATAATCGGACGCTGTATGCGACAAAGGTAAAGGGGAATCATGTGCTGACGGTAAGAGGTCGGGCTGTGCCGAGAGACACGCTTATCGTGTTTTCCTTGGTGGGAGACGCGATAGACTATAACAGCCTTGAGTTTTATACGGGTCGCACGGGTGAGATGCTTTTTAAGAAGCAGTATCATGTCGTGGGTCGAGTAAGGGGAGCAGAGGCGATGCGCTCTGTAAAGTCCGTAAAGTCTACGCCGTCCGTTACGCCTACGGGAGCGCCTGTGATAAGCGTATATACGGGTGAGCGTGGGGAGCTTGACGAGATTCGGGCATTGCAGGAAGAGAGAAGTCGGGTTGAGAGTGCAAAGGTATGGAGTCCGACTGACAGCCGAGAAGAGGACGAGTTAAAGACAGCGCCGTATGTAGTGGTGTATAAGCTACTTCGTGGCGGTAAGAGTCTGGTCGGGTTTATTGTGCGGGATACTCGGTTGAATCCAGATGAGAGTAGTCTTACGCTCGGGAAAGGCGATAAGCCAGTTAATTTAAGCATGGCAAAGGAACTCTGTATCAGTAAGCAGATACGGAATATGACGATAGGCGTTCGGAAAGAGAACAATAAGGTGTTCTTTAGAGGAGTCGGGATAAGACTTGAAAATGTTCCGCAGTTTCCAGTCGAGAGGTTAAGCGGAAGGAAGTAAGATACCAGCGCGTCTTAAATTGGTTTTAGCTTAAATCGTCATACTTTACAAAAAGTAAAACAGTACACAGGATTTCTTACGATTAGAAATTTTATTTAAGGATTTTCAGAAGGGTGCGTGAAGAGAGATGATTGTCAACAAAGACATCGGGGAGCTGTTTATTCGGAACTATGTGCAATACGCAAAGATGACGATACAGGCGAGAGCGATTCCAGACGCGCGTGACGGCATGAAGCCCGTCCAGCGCCGAATCTTGTATTCGATGCATGATAACGGCATGTATGCGTTTGACAAGAACGGGAAGGCGGGAAAGGCATATAAGTCAACCCGAATCGTGGGTGATGTCATGGGTAAATATCATCCGCACGGTGATATGTCGATTTACGGGTCGCTTGTAGACTTAACGGACGACAAAGGGGTGACTTTAGCGCCGTATGTGCATGGAGACGGCACTTTCGGTCGTGTATGGTCGGATAAGATAGTCGCGGCGAGTTCGAGATATACGGAGGCTAACTTATTGCCGATTGCGAGGGAGTTGTTTGACGGCTTAAACGAGGATGCCGTGGATATGTCACCGAACTTTGATAACAGCGAGGAAGAGCCAACCTTATTGCCCGTAACTTTCCCGACTATTCTGGTAGGGTCTACGGATGGTATTGCGGTAGGGTTTAGCTCAAGCGTTCCGAGGTTTAGCCTTAAGAGTGTCTGTAATACGGCGATAGGTATGCTTAATGGAAAGTATAATAAGGCAGAGGACATTTTAGCTGTACTTGGGCTTCCAGATTTCAGCACAGGCGGGTTTATTCACCGCAATGATGCAGAGCTTCTTCGGTTGTTAAAGACGGGTAGGGGTTCGTTTACGGTAAGCGGGACGGTAACTGTCCTTCGGGATAAGATTATTGTAACGGAAGTGCCTGTCGGGACGACAGTCGAGAAGATAGACGAGAAGATACGGGAGTTGATTGCGGAGGGTCGTGTGCTAAAGGGAGTCCGAGATGTGATTAACTCATCGGGCTTTGACACAGTTAAGAATGAGGCGAAGTTAGGTCTTACGATAGAGTTAAAGAACGGAGCGGATGCAGATAGGACGCTTGCGGAGCTTTGTCGGTATACGCCGATTCGGACACGGGTAAGCTTTACGACACGGGTCTTAATGGGAGAGGGTTGTAAAGAGGGTCGTCCGACCGAGCTAGGCGTTTATGAGCTACTTAGCAAGTGGCTTGAGTGGCGACAGGGGACGGTAATTCGTCAGTATAGCTATAAGCTTGAGAAAGAGAAGCGTAACGAGTATTTGCTATCGTCTTGGGAGAAGATAAGCAGTCGTTGCAGTGAGTTTGTGCAGGATGTAGCTACAAATGACGAGGATAAGCTGTTTATTCTTTGTGAGGAGAAGTATGGACTTACGAAAGAGCAGACAGAGTATCTAATCGAGAAGAAGATACGGAGTATCACGCAGGACAAGGTAGCGAGTGCTTTAGCACAGCTTAAGAAGTCCAGAGAGGATATGTCGTATTATGAGCGGGTTGTGACAGACGAGGGCGAGAGAACGAAGTTAATCGTGTCACAGCTTGAGCGAGTCAGAGACACTTACGGGATTGAGAGAAAGTGTGCGGTAGCGGATGCGGTCGTGGAGTCCGAGATAGACGAGCGTTTAGCGGAGGTCGTGCAGGATTGTGATGTAAGCGTTGTAGTCACGAGGAGCGGTCTTGCGAAGCGATTTATGAATCCGTCCGACAGCGAGGGAGCGGATAGCCTGCTTGTAAGTAAGGATGACGAAGTAAGGTGGAAGATAGACTGTAATAACCGAGATACGCTACTGGTGTTTACGACAACGGGCGTTTGTTACAAAGTAGCCGTGCATGATATAGACAACTCAAGCAGGACTAGAATCAAGAACAGCCTTTGGAATATTGCGACAAAGAAAGAGGACGGTGGAATCCTGTATGTAACGAATGCAGGCGACTATTCTGGTGGCTTTACGGTCATTTACGGTGACGGAAAGGCTATGTATGTACCTCTCTGCACGGTAAACGGAAAGCGCAGTAAGTATATCAATGTGTTTATGGATATTACGGCGCATAACGGCGGGATTGTGACAGAGCATGAGAAGTTTTTTGTCACGACAAAGCGGAATTACGCGAAGTTGGTGGATTTAACAGGGTTGTCAAGTCTTGACAGGCGTTCAAAATTTAGGGTTGCAAGTTTAACGAAGGGGGATAACATTGTTAAGCTAGTCCCGTCCGATAAGGTAGCGAATTTCGATAGTGTGGATTGGAGTCCGTATTGTAAGCCTTATGCGGTAAAGATTAAGTCATATCTGCCGATTTTATAATCGGGAAATAAGGGGTCTGTATCTGTTAAGGAGAGGCGATGGCGAAGAAGCAAGTAATAGACTTCGATGCTGGTACGCTTGAGTCGCTAGAGATAATTTTTTCAGCACTCACGGTCGGTAGCAGTCTAGTGAAGAATCCAGATATGCTTGCGCGGAAACGGGAAACATATCAAGAAGCTATGCGGGAGTTTATAAGTCAGTTTACGGTAAATGTATTCTATAACGAATATTATTTTCTGTACCAGCTAATCCGCGTAGCGAAGATAACAAATTTCGGAGAGGCACAGATAAGTTCGGAGATAGAGGCAAACAGTGCGGATATTCTGTCCTCTCCGTTTATCGAGGTCGTTACAGAGTATGTAGCGGGAAACGGAAATGTAATATCGGATGACGAGAAGGTAGAGTATTTCCGAGAGGTAGTGCTTGAGCGGGTTACGAAGCTTGCAAATCGGGAAGTAACGATGAGCGAGTTTTTATCAGCCTGTGAGCAGTATAAGAGAGCCTATAAGAATCAAGTGATGTTGCAGACTGCGAATGCGATGTCTATGATAATGCAGAGTACGGGGTACGATGAGCCTCGTAAGCGCGGTGGAGTAAAGCATTTGCAGGGTTATCTTGACGCTTCGGACTATTATAGCCGCCAGTCAGCCCGTATACGGGAGTTAGATAACGAGAGCGGAAGCAGGGCTATTGTAATTGATAACGACTGGGTGATGAGTGAGAACGAGAGAGACAAGTCGCCAGAGGATACGATAGTCCTAGACTACGGGATAGAGGAGCTAGATAAAGTTTGTCGCGGGATACGGCGAACGAACATGCTAAACATCATCGGACCCACGAAGGGTGGTAAGACGACTTTCACTTGTTACATGGTGCATAGAGCTTTGAAGCGAGGCTTAAATGTAGCGATTTGGGCATTGGAGGGTACATATAGCGAGTGGATGGCACAGTTAATCGCCTTGACAGCCTTGGATATGCGAAAAGAGGGCGATGTTTCGGTAATCCAGAAGTCAGATATACTGCATCAGAGCTACAAGACGGACGAGGTTCGGGTAGCGGTAGGAGCGGCGAGACAGCACTTGGTATCTGGGGCAGGAATGGGGAAGCTTTCGTTTATCGGTGGAGCGGCGTATATTGAAGATTATATCGACACGATAGATAATCACAGGAGAAACGAGAACAAGTTTGATGTGATAGTCGTAGACTCGCCCGTGTTGGTGGTTAGTAGGACGGGTAGAACGAAGGTCGATAGAGCGGGCGAGGCGTTCACTTCGCTAAAGAATTATGTAGCAAATCAAGTACCAGAGGGTGCGGTAGCGATAGTTACGGCGCAGTTAAAGCAGGATGTAGTAAACAGCATGAGAGCAAACAAAGACCAGACTTTGGATGTGACGGTCGGTGCAGAGACTTCGGAGACTATCAAAACGCCAGACGAGGTAATCGGTCTATTTAGTTCAAAGGAAGAGCGTTTAACGGGAAAGATGAAGATATATAACATCGCGGCTCGGCATCATGAGACATTTAGGGACTGTTATATCGGGTGTGACATGAGTTGCGGGACATTCTTTAGTCAGCCAGAGTTAAACGAGGGATAAGTAAGAGTTTTCGGAGGGTAGAGGAATGGGACGAATAAATTTATCGGATGACGCAGTAGGTAAGCTTGCGGAGGTCATTTGTACGGATATTCACACGAATATCGTAAAGGGAGTGACCTATATTCTGCTAGAGGAGAAGTCGAATACGAAGGTAAGGCTTGACATGTATATGGGGCTTCGCAGGGAGATAGACAGCGAGGGTTTTAAGCCAGACGAGGTATTTCGGGTTTACAAGGTATCAAACGGGTATGTGTTTGATATGGAGCAGGAGATAGCGGTTTCGATTACGAAGGCGATAATGCAGAAGTCGGGGTCGCTGGATGATAAGAATATGCGGGCTGTGCTAAACAGTGTGGTAGAGAGAAGTAAGGTACGGCGAGAGAAGGAGTTAAAGCGGCTTGCGGCGCTTTGCTATAAGGCGTACAAGGCGGGAAAGACATCTCTTGAGGTATTGCTGTTTGGTAAGAACGAGGTCGGGAAAGTTATCATCACGGTAAAGGACGGGAAAGACGACTATGTAATCACATATCCCTCGTTTATGCTCCGTCCGAGTGATATGCAGAGTGTAAACGAAGAGTATTTGATTAAGAGCGGTATACGGATAAAGAGTATTGAGACAGGCGAGATAGTGGGGTCGAATCGCGGTTTACGGGTCGTGGTAAATCTAGGAGCGAATGTAAAGAAGGTGCTATAACTTGAAAGCGAGTATACGGGGGATAACGCTAGGTACGGACGGGGCGAGGCAAGCGTATTGTATGCAGGAGATAAGCCTTGAGGTCTTATCAAAGACTTGTGCGGGTATGGAGGTCTTGCTCGGTATAGACGGGTCGTCTACATGTACGGGCGTGTCGGTGTTTAACTTAGGGAACGGCGGGCTAATCGGGACGATAGCGTTAAAGCGTAGTAGTAAAGAGGACGCGGTTCACTATAAGGTGGAGCTAAAGCGGTTTCTGGTGGAGCTACTGGGGGCGGTGGATGCGCGTGAGGCAGTGTATGAAGAGCCGTTCTTCGGGGTAAACGCTTTGACAAATAAGGTGCTGTTTATGCTCCGTTCATCTGTCGAAGAGGTTATAGCCGAGAATGAGCCAAGGTTTAATCAGCTTAATTTTCACGAGATAAGTAACGCTAGGTGGAAGAAGCTGTTTTTAGAGAAAGTCCCGAAGGGCGGGAAAGAAGTGCAGAAGGCGGCGATACGGGAGAAAGTGCTTTCGCTGTATCCGTTTATGTGTGTATGTACGCAGGATGAGTGTGACGCGACAGGTATAGGGTATGCGGCGTGTAGAGCAGATAGTATAAAGGGGCTTGAGAATCAGCGTAAGCCGCGTCCGTTCCAGTATTGTATTGAGTTTTTCGGCGGGGATAGTGATGAGGAGTTTGTAGAGTGGTTTGACGGGAATTGGGAGAGGCTTTCCGTGCCAGAGGCGTTAGTTTGCGGTGGATATTGGATTGTGCCGATAAAGGGGACAGGGAGCTTTGAGAACTATATCTACCGTGAGATGGGGGACGAGGATAATCTGCTGGTATTGCGGTTTAGCAGTCAGCATCATGCGAATGTGGTGATGCAGTATCGGATAGCGGATTTGACGGTAAGGAATAAGTTTATTTACGCAGTCGTCTGGAGGAAACACAGGAAGAAAGCGTAGGGGGGGTCTTTTAGTCGAAATGATTTGACGAAAGACAGACAGGTGCGTTACGGTAAGAGTAAAGCGCGGAGTATAAGGACTTGGGCGGGTGATAAAGATTGCCTGTTCAAGTCCTTTTTTAGCAATAAGCGGTACCGCTCATTGTACTTTAGAGGTTTGGGCTTGCAAATAAAAGATTTTTGCCGAAAGGAGATTTTTGGTTATGGGAGTTTGTAAGTTGTGCGGAGCGGATACCGAGCTGATTGATGGCAAGTGCTATAGGTGCTTATCGCTGTCCGTTTACGAGGAAGCGAAGATAGAGCCTGCGAGTGAAGAGGAAGAGGCTAAGTTTGCGGAGTCGTTAAAGGGTATGGCGGCTATGCTAGTCACGAAAACGCCGCTTGAGCTAATGAAAGAGCGGATAGCGGGCATTACTGACTCGGAGGCAGAGGAGTTTAAGCCAGACTATCAGATTATGTATCACAGGTATCGGGAGGCTATCGACAGCGGAGCGTACTGTATGGTTTTGGCGTGGAATAGCGCAGGGAAAGAGGTAGTAGACGCTTCTAGGGCGATAGCTGTTTGTAAGGCGTAAGGTAGTAGAAATGGACGGGAGCGATAGCGCGACTAAGTTACTGCTAGGGGCAGGGTTTAACAGCGTTGAGGGTCTTGAGCGGTATGTGCTTGGTTTACAGGATGCGGAGCGGCTTGGAGAGCCAGAGGTAAGCGATGGGGTGTATGACAATCTCATGCGTGTTCTGGGGGCGGTAAAGCCAGATAGCGTGGCGTTTAATCGAGGTTTAACGAGTAACAGCTACAGGGGCGCGGGGCTAACCGTTATACGAGATTTATCGGAGTTAAGCTATCTAAGACATTTGTTTTTCGAGAGAGGGATAGATACAAGTCTCTTATCGAGCGCAAAGATAGTCGGGCATAGCGTAACGATTAGGTATATTGACGGTAGGTATGAGAGCGGGTCATTTCGGTGCGGGATAGACATAACCGAAGTTTTGCGTAGCTTAGTTCCTGCGTACTTGCCCGAGCTAGGGTTTTACAGAGTGGTAACGATAGGCGGGGTAGTCACGATAAGCCGAAAGAACTTTGATAAGGTCAGTCGGGTTTATAAAACGCCGTTAAGTGCGGTAACTTCGTTTATGCGAGAGACATCGAGCGCGGAAGAGAGGGGGCTACTAAGCCTAGTGTGTGACTCTATAGCGAGCGAGGAAGAGAATAGCTTTCGTAGCCTGCTTAATGAGTATCAGACGCTATCTGCTCTCGGGTTTTTGATTCCTACCTTTCGGGTAACGGATGGAGTGGGGGCGCATAACTTTGACACACGGGTAGACGAGATATTAAAAGAGTTTACGGGGCTTACGCTTCCCTTTGACGCAGACGGAGTGGTGGTAAGAGTAAACGATAACGCTTTGTTTCGAGAGTTAGGAGAAAACGGTAACACTTATCTCGGTGGGTTTATCCTAAAGACAGGGGAGCGGTTTGGAGCGAAGGTCTATAGTGGTTTAATTCACGAGATAGAGTGGGATTACGGGAGTGACAAGCTAAGTCCTAGGGCGGTTATAAGCCCCGTTACGGTGTATGACGGCAACACAATAAACACTGTGCCGCTTTATAGCGTGGGGGTTATGCGGGACAACAGCTTTACGGTAGGTTCTAGGATATATTTTCTATACGACAACGAGACAGGCGCGATGCTTTGTGACGAGGATGGAAAGGTCGTGAGCGCCTAGAGAGGGGGCAAAGAGAGATGGATGGATTTAATAGCTTTGACGATGACGAGATAGAGCTTTCAGAGGACGGTAAAGACCTTTCGGATAGCGAAGAGCTTAAAGACCTTGAGGGTAACGAAGAGAGGGAAAGCCGCGAAGATACCTTTGATGACGACATAGACGGTCTTTTGGGTAGCTATAGCGGGGAAGCGGAGGACGGTCATGCGGGCGAGGAAGTGCTGTATGACGATAACGGAGAGCCATATTACGCGAGTGACTTGGTAGACGAGACAGAGAGCGAAGAGTCGGGTCACGAGAGTTTATCAGAGGACGAAGAGGATAGCGCGGTAGATTCGGACGAAGAGGACGGTTTAGGCGCTGTAAGCGAGGATGATGAGGAAAGCCTAGACGCGGAAGAGGACACCGCAGAAGCCGAGGGCGATGCGAGTGATAGTACGGGTGAGGTGGCTACGGTTCGGAGTGATAGTTTCCTAGACGAGAACGGAAATGTTCGGGTCATGGACACAGAGGCTTCGGGAGAGACTTTCGAGTTAATCAAGATAAAGTACGAGAATCTAGGCTATAGTAAGAGAATCCGCACGAGTAAGAATGTGGACGACTTGACAAGTAGCATACGGAGTACGGGTTTACTCAATCCTATCGTAGTTGCGCCGTCAGTCACAGAGGGCGTTTATGCGATAATTGACGGGTATCGAAGGATTCTTGCTTGTTCAAAGGTCGGAATCAAAGAGATTCCTGCAATCGTAAACAGAAAGATAACTACGAAAGAGATAGCTGTAGTAGAAGCTCTTTATAATCACAAGAAGCCCTACACGATGCAGGAGATAGTAGATTATATCGAGTATCTTGAAAAGGAGAAGGGAATTACCGACCCGCCGACAGTTGAGTATTTATTAGACTTAAATAACGGTGACTACAGTAAGCTAAAAGACATTCTGTCGGACAATGACGAAGAGATAGTGAGTAAGCTCCTTGAGGGTCAGCTTACTATCGGGGAAGCGTTTAAGAGGCTTGAGAAGCGCCGTTCAAAGGAGACCCGTGAAGAGAAAGACATTAAGAAGGCGGGGAAGGTTTATAACGAGGGGGGCGGCACAGAGGAGAGTGCATTAAACAATTCTGGGGAGATGGCAGAGAGCGGCGAGGAGTCGGAAGAGGACACGGGTTCGCGTTTAACTGCCGACCAGATAGCGGCGCTAGCTGTTGACCCGAGTAAGATAGACTCCGAGATAGAGGATAAGTCGCTTGATGAGATGATAGCGGAGAGCGATAAGACAGAGGGCTTTGAGCCGCATCAGCAGAAGGTAGGGGAGAGGGAGTATTTAGACCCTGCAATCAAGAAAGCGGTTTTAGCGAGAGACAAGTTTACTTGCCAGTGCTGTGGAATCGGAAAAGATGATAGCGAGAGTTATGTAAGCGTAATGGACGCACATCACATTATACCAGTCTTTTTAGGCGGTAAGGACACATCGGAGAGCGGAGTTACGAATATAGATAACATCGTTACGCTCTGCATCATCTGTCATAAAATGGTGCATGAGTTTTCTACGGGAGATTTGCATTTGCCGAGAGAGCGTAAGGCAGAGGAAGTCGAGGAGATGAGCGTAGAAGAGCGTGAGCAGTATAAGAAAGAGCAGACGCGCTTCAAGAAAGTCGTTTATTTCGGAGATTTAATCAGAAAGGCGATGGCACAGCGCGGTATCAATCGCAAGGAGTTTAAGAAACAGCATCCTTCTAACGCTATCGGACGAAGGAAGCCGGGAAAGAACACTCCACAGGTCGATATTTAAGCGTTTAAGAGGGGGTAAAGTCCTTTGAGGGTAGGAAAGATAAGGTTAAGTCTGCATGGAGTAGCATTAGCTTGTTACTGCGCAGTATTTTTAGCGTTAGCGGTCTTATCGGCTATGTTTTACGACATGCAGACTTTGGTTTACGGGTTTCTCGGAATATCAATGCTTGAAATCGGGTACTTAGCCATACAGCAGGCGAGGGGCAAGACAGCTACAAGAAGTTATCATGTGAGGCTTGGGCTGGTAGTTACGCTTGTGATTTCGATAGTTAGTCACTTTGTAAACTATAACGCCGTGACTGCGGCGGCAGTAATTGCAGTGGTAGCGCTTATCGTTATCGTATTAAGCCTTAAGGAGACGGGAGCGAAAGAGGTCGTGCTTGCGTTTTGTTTAATGGTCGGTATGTCCGCGCTCACGCTTGTTTATCCGATGGGTTTATCTAGGTTTACGGACGAGCGTGACTTAAAGAGTGTAAAAGCAGTAGACAAGTATAGCGAGTATTTAGGGAACAGTGAGAAGTTATTAAGGCTTTCGCTAGATTATGATTTTTCGGTCGGTGGTAGTGACATAGACGCAGATACATTAACAGTGCTATCTTCGATTACGGGGAAAGAGGCTACGGTAGCGGAAGTTACAGATAGTGTGCTTGTAGATAAGGCGATAAGCGACTATAAGAAAAGCAGGGAGTAAGCTATGGGAGGCAAGATAATTACGCGAGATGAGGTTAATAAGCGGAGTCTTATTTTGCCCGAGGTTTTAGAGAATATACCCGAGAGGTGCGAGTGTGGTGGCGAAGTAGGGTTTAGTAGTGACCTTCGAGAAGCGGTTTGTCTAAATCCGAAGTGCTTTTATAAGACAGCGGAGCGGCTAGGTGGCATGGCAGAGGCTATGGGAGTAACGGGGTTTGACAAGTGGACTTGCATCCGTATTTGTAAAGAGTTTAAGTTAGAAAGCCCGTTTACAGCGTTTCTGGTGGAGAGTAAAGACAGAGGTCTTAATAAACGGCTTACCGCCTTAAAAGAGAGTCGTAGCCGAGAGTGTAGCTTAGTCGAAATGGCAGAATATAGCGGGATTCCTTTGATAGCTGATAATGCAGAGACACTGTTTCGTAAGGTAGGAAGCATAGAACAGTTTTACGGCGGTACCATCGGGGAGCGAGTAAGAGAGTGCTGTCGGAATGGTGTAGGACTTTCGGAAGTCAGCGTAGCGCTTCAAGAGAGTAAGGAAGAGTTAATGCTTGGTGAACAGGTCTTTAGGATAAGGGGTCGGCATGGCAGATAAATACCGAGTGACGGGGAAAGTTTATTCTGGTGTTGAGATAGCGGGGTTTTCGATAGAGGACAGTGATGGAGCAGTTAAGCATATCTCAAAGAAGAAGCTAAGTGAGATGATAAAGGCAGGGCTTATTGAGAACATGGGTCTTGTCGAGAGGGACGGAGAGACAATAATAACTGGGGCATTTGACAAGATACCTTCGGTCGCAACAGTCGGGAAGCTCGGTTATAAGGGCAGGGTTACGGACGATAGCGGTCATGTTACGGGGTATATGTTATCGGTCGAGGGCAAAGAGGACGAGATAGAGGTAAGCATAGACAAAGCGTGGGAGTTGTGCTTTAGTGTCGGTGTAGCCGATATGAAAGCCTATCTTTCGCCAAGCAACGAGAAATATATCATTGTGAGTTGATAGAGAGGTAACGAAATGAGAAGTGCAGTAACAGCGGGTATCCTAATCGCGAATCTCCTGTTTATCTGGTGGTTTCGGAGATATAGCGAGGATAGAGGAATGGTAGCCGCGAATCCGTTTAAGTTTATTTACACATTTTACTGTGTGACACTGTTTGGCGGGTTGTATGCGGCGAGGTTAAGCGATGTTTCGATAGCTTCTAGGTTTACGAAAGCCTTTATGGAGTTACAGGTAATGCTTTTACTGTATAGTTTAGCAGTTCCGTTTGTAATCGGGGTAAAGAGCCTTGTTAATAAGATTGCAACGGTGATTCTGGTGTACAGCGCAAGTTTGCTTGTAATAAGAATTCTGGTTAGGTAAAGGCTATGGAGTAAAAACAAGATAACAAGGTTAGGGGAGTGTACATGCAGAGCAGTGACATAACGAGAAGAAACGCGGCGAAGAGGCTATTTGAGTATATAGCGACCGCAGAGAGTCCGAGTGCCAACGACTATCTAAAGAGGGTGGTTAGACAGCTTCGTGACGAGGATATAGACGCAGTAAGTGTGGTGTTTAGTGCAGACTGCAAAAACCTTACTACGATTCAGAACTATATCGAGTATGTAGTAGCAGAGCATCATAAGACAGAGATTTTAGAGCGTTATTCTTCGTATAAGCTCGGTTTATCTACGGCTACGGATTTAAGCGAGCAGTTAGCGGAGTGGGTAGCTACGCCGTGCTTTGAGGCTGTAGAGATAAACGAGGGTTTGTTCGGGACTAGCATAGAGACGCTTAAGAGCCTAGGCGTTCCCGCGATATATGTTAGGTATTTAACGAGTTATTACGGAACGACATACGGAGAGGTCGTAGATACGAATGCTTTTCGCATTTTAGAGCCTAGGTTTAAGTTATCTAATACGCTTTCCAAGCCGCTTGTAGAGGTGATAGACGATATACTTAGGATAGGTTGCGCTAGGTTTAAGACAAATGTCTACGAGTATATTGAACTCTATTTAGACCCGTCAACGCGTATAACTTGTGCAGAGTTTGCGCGTAAGGTCGGCATTACGAAGCAGTTTATAAGTTTTAGTCTCGGCAGGGCGCTCGGAGAGGTAAAGGATATAGCCAAGGTTTATGCGTTTGGAGTGGATTTTTCAAAGCGTATACGGGTTTTAACGGAGAGTAGGGAAGATACTCTTATAAGCCTTATATTAGCGCCGAGCCAGAGCCGTTATCCCCGTGTCGTAGGAATAGACGAGGGCGAGGTAGCAGAGCTAATCAGTGCGGTAGAGGAGCTAGGCGTGCGGGTTACTAGGCTAGGCGAAGCATATAGAGAGCTACACAACGAGTTTAATATAAATCGTGACGAGTTTAATATGCTAATAGGTATGCTGGATAAGAAGCGGTATACGATTACGGAGAGCAGTATAACGAGAAAGAAGCAGGAGATTTTCGATACGCTAAACAGCCTAGTTTCGGAGATGTACGGAAGCAAGGGTATAGACATAAACGACAACGAGGCGGTCGAATACTTAAATGCTAAGATTAACACCTTAAAGGGCTACAATAGAACGGTAGACGGACTAAAGGTAGCGATAAGGCGAGATTTAATGGATTTAGGCAACGGCAGATATGCAAGCTTTGACGATGTGGAGTATAAAGCGGCGGTAGTTCCGAGGCTAATGACTTATATCGTGTCAAACGGAGGTAAGGTAAACTACGCGGAGATGTTTGACGATTTAGAGTTTGTGTTAAAGAAGTACGGTATTACGAGTGCGGCATATCTAAAGACAGTGCTTATAGTGGCGCTTTCGCATAAGGTTAAGTGCAGTCGGTGGTCTTGTGAAGTAAGGGAGGGAGTAGAGTGAAGAGGCGTAAGGTAGTTTATGCGGCACTTTTAGCGACAGCGGTTCTGGGGATTACGGCTTGTGGAAAGACAGTGGTCTATGACGAGTCGAATCTGCCGACCGAAACGGTAAAGGGAGCAGAGACAACAGAGGGGGCTGTAACCGAAGAGACGGGTACAGAGAGTGCAGAAAGCACGGAGAGCGGAAAGCCAGAGAATGACGGAGCTAGGTCAGCGGGGATAGATAAAGTTCACGAGGTCGTAGACAATAAGGCGACTAATACGAAGATAGAGGACGAAGCGAAGCAACAGGAAGTGATAGCGGCGATACGGGGAAAGTTAAACGAGGCGCACAGCAGTTTATCCTCGGTCGGAACGGTAAACTTCGAGATGATACAGCTTGACAAAGCGTCCTACGCGCCGAAGCGGTATATTGCGAACATAAATAGGACGGTTAAAAAGACGGGTAAGGTGTATTCGGTAGAGTCCTTGTCGGACGAGACATATAAGGGAGTCGAGTCGCTTACGAACAGAAAGACTTATCTAATCGACAGCGGGGATAGGACTCTAAGCTACTCAAAGAAGTACGATTCAACGCTAGAGGACGGTAGTAAGAAGCCGTGGCTTGCGGTAATCGTAGATAAGGACATTGAGAACGAGCCGATAAACTTATCCGAGGTAGACAAAGCGCTTGACTTAAGTTTATTCGAGGTAGGCGAGGAGACGAATGACAACATCGAGAGTTATACGCTGACTTGCTACATACCAATCTACAGCGAGCTTGAGTTAATGGGCATCAATCCCGACAGCGTGCTTGTAAGTAAGGATAACTCTGGAGAGTATAAGGGAACGATAAAGATTTACGCAGACAAGAGCGACTATACGATACATAAAATCGAGTTTTCTGGAAAGAAAGCGATGGATGTGTATTACAACAACACATATACGGCGAGCGGTGAGTCAAGTGAAGAGGTAAAGATACAGAAGTGCAGGGCATCGTTTAAGCTGGGCGACTATAGCGACCTAAAGATAGACATTCCGAAGGAGATAGAGGAGAAGCTACCAGAGGATGCGAAGGCGGCGGCAGAGTCGTTTGTAACGCCGACCGAGGATAAGGAGTCGATAAGCCTAGACGGAGACTTTAGTTTAGGCTTAGAGGCGGGCAAGACGGACGAGAGCAGTAAGGCAGAGACGAGCGGAACGGATACGGCGAGTGAAGATTCCCTTAAAAAGTAAGCGGAAATAAGGGAAAGCAGGAGAGAGTAAGGGTAACGCTTTCGGGCGGGGTTTAAGAGACCCCGCCTTTTTAATTTGGGGGAAAGGGGGCGCGGAGGTTTAACGGGTCGGTGGGGCGGCAGTCATATTTTCGATTTTGAGCAGTTTTCGCCCGATAGTTCTTTAGGGATTTCAGAGGGGAATGCTTTAGTGGTAGGGGAATAGGGTTAAGAGGGAGAGGGGTCTTAAAAGGGCTTCTCGTGGGTCGCAGAGGGAAGGGTTACTTTGGGGGTTTGGGTAGAGGGGCAACAGAGGGACGGGTAGGAAGGTGGGAGACAGGCATAGGCTTTGATTTTGAGTCGTTTTCGCTAGAGAGTTATTTAGGGATTTAGGCGGGAAAAGTCTTTGAGGTAGGGGAATAGGGGTTAGCTAGTTGTGCCGAGGATTAGGGGGGTTTCTACGGGTCAGTAGAGGCACAGGGAGACAGGGGAAGGGGCTTTTAGGGATGTTCCCGAAACAAATGTCGGGAACATAGAGCGGCGAGGTGGGAAAGCCACTGTCGCGCACAGGAAGGGGTCAAATCGTGGCTTTAGGGTTTTCTAGGTAGGGCAAAGTAGGGTAGTAGACAGAAAGCGCTTAAAGCGGCTTCTCGTAGCTCTAGCAGGGAATCGTTTATTTGATAGGAGTTTATAAGAAAGTGGTTGCAATCTACAGGGCTTCGCGCTAAAATAGGCATAAACAGTATCACTAGTTGGAAAGAGAGGACAAGATGGCAGGAAATAGTAACCTTCACAGAGCTAAAGAGGCGAAGAATGATGAGTTTTACACACAGCTTTCGGATGTAGAGAACGAGCTTGTGCATTATCGGGAGCATTTTAAGGGCAAGACAGTGTTTTGTAACTGTGATGACCCGACATGGAGTGCATTCTGGAAGTATTTCCACTTGAATTTCGGTTTTCTCGGGCTTAGGCGTCTTATTTCTACGCATTACGACAAAGAGCAAAGCACATATATGATGGAGTATCTGGGCGGGGATGATAACGATGTGGGTGTCGGGACGAAAACGCCGCTCAAGGGGAACGGAGATTTTCGGAATGAGGAGTGCTTAGATTTACTTCGGCAGAGCGACATTGTGGTGACAAATCCGCCGTTTTCGCTTGCGCGGGAGTACATTTCATGCTTAGAGACAAGCGGAAAAGGGTTTCTAATCGTTGGGGATTTGAACTGGACGGGCTACAAGGATGTTTTTCCGTTGCTTCGGGATAGTAGGTTGTGGCTTGGTTACACCGCGATTAAGAAGTTTTCACAGCCAGACGGAAGTTTTAAGAAGTTTGGAAATAAGCTTTGGTTTACTAACCTCGACATCAAGAAGCGTCATGAAAATCTTATTCTCTACAAGCACTACAGCCCCGAGGAGTATCCGAAGTATGACAACTACGATGCAATCAATGTAGATAAGGTATCGGATATACCTCTGGATTATAACGGAGTAATGGGAGTTCCTATTACATTTATGAATCAATATAATCCTGACCAATTTGAAATTATCGGTTTAGGTATTGCAAATCTCGGATTAGAGTGTGGAGTACAACCTTATAAGCCTCATCATAAGCAATACAGAAAAGAAGTACAACACAAAGGGCAAGTTGATGGAGATTTGTATATGGTAGATGCAAATGACCATCCTGTTGTTCCTTACACTCGTATTCTTATCCGACAGCGATTACTTAGATGATAAAGAGAAACGAAGGAAAGATAAATGGGAGGATTACTTACGCGAGAATCACGATAAGGAGAAAGTCGAGCCGATAGACTTGTTTTATCCAAAATCAATGGCGATTTGCGGGTGCATGAACTCTCCAAAAGATACCTTAGTGAGTGGTGTAAAGAAGTATGCTAGGCTTCTGATTAGGTATCGGCAGAAGTAGACTTAGTGAAAGCGAGAGCGAGAGCTGATTGACCAGTTTATCTGCGAAATTAGCGGGAAGGGGGTGTAGCTTGGGCAACGATAATAAATCTTCGGAATCAGAGGTATGGGGGATTCTCTCTGCTATTCTAGCTTTTGTAGGTATGCTTGTTCTGTTGTCATGGTGGATTTCTTCTAGCTCATTGGAGGGGTTTCAATCTTCAAGGGGTAGTGGTTCAGACGCTACGCGGGTATACGCTGTGTTTGACCGTGCGACTGTAAATTATTGGACGAAAGACCGTTTAGACGCACTGAAAGTAAAGTACGGAGCAGAGATAGCAGAGCCTTTGATAGAGGAATGGACACGGGAGTATTTGGATGTTTCATATGTTCGGTATCGGCAGGGTGTTGCCGTTAATCCGTTAAATGGGAAAGTATACATTTACAGCAGTTCCAGTTCTACTAGGAAAGAGCGCGTTGAGACACCTGTTAAGTCCACGAGGTATGTGTATAGTTGGATAGTTCCTGTGAGTTCATATTTGGACGAGTACAGTTTATCGGAAAATGGGAGAGCGGAGTGTGAGGTGATTCCGCCATCTGGGGAAGTTGAGAAGTTTGTCTTTTCAGCTACTTACTCTGACTACGACAATACCTATAATATCTGCGCTTTTTCTGGCTATAGTGGCGTTCGTATTACGAGTAAGGATATGGGTGTCTCAAAGATAAGATTTAAGTTGCATAACTTGGTGTCTGGTAAGAGGTATCTATTGGGTAGTCTAGAGTTTATCGCAGATGACAGCGGGGAGCGAGATTGTAGTATAGACATACCAAATTACGGCTTGCGTTCATATTTGTTTAATGAAGATTCTTCTTATCGTGTGCTGTTGCACAGTATGGACGATAGCGGTGCGCTTACAGAGGAGCTAGCGTTTAATGTGTCGCTAGGGGATATAGACTGGAAGAGATGAGTAGAGAACGGACGGATGCAGACGATTTTAGCTTGGCTATGTTTGGCGCTATTGTGGTTGCGGTGGTGTTAATTTTTGTGATAGCCGGGCTTGTGACGCATTGGGAGAAGAGTGAGGCTTCGGCAAACTTAAAAGGCGACCCTTCGAGGGTGAGTGCGGTGGTAGAGTCTGCACGGGTGTCGTATTGGTCGAAAGACGGGTGTCGTATTGGTCGAAAGATAGAATTGACGGATTAAAGGTGCAGTTCGGGGACGAGGTTTATACGCCAAATGTTACGCCTGTGGCGCGGAATTATAGCGTAGTACATAGAGGGCATGGTAACGCAGGTGTCGGCGTTTACGGGAAGTCGGACGGAAAGCTTGGGGTTGGGTTTGTTTCTGGGACAGGTTACGGATGGTATATCGGTTCGGGTGGCAAGATTGGGACAGGCTGGGTTTTGAGTGGTAGTAATACGCCTACGACTAGCGAGAATGTAACATCTAATAGGTATCTTTATAGCTTTAATATACCTGTGGGTGCATACGCGAATGACGGTGGAAGTCTGGTAAATCCAGATTGCGGAGCGGAGTGCAATGTAATTTTGCTTAACGGCAGTATAGAGAGGTTTTTGTTTTCCGCGAAGTATGATTTAGCGTATCGTGAATATAGCATCTTGTCGGTAGCAAGGATAGGGAATGGAAGCGCGTATGACATTGAGTGCGGAGTGTCGCGTGTAAATATTAAGCTAAAGAATCTCACAGTCGGAAAGACTTATATTCTCGGCGGGTATCAGTTCACGGCAGACAGTAGGGAGCATGAGTGCGTGATAGAGATTCCAAATTACGGAGTTTACTACAGGGAGCTAGGAGACCAAGAGGTTTATCGTGTAGATTTATCAAGTATAGATGAGCAGGGGAACGGGGTTTTTGAGCTACGGTTCAATGTTTATTGCGGTCGGGTAGACGGATAAGGGGCGCTCGCTCCTTTTGTACTAAATCTGTTGACAGACTTCTATTAGCCTGTTATGATTATCCAATAGCTAAAGTATAAAGGCTTGGGGGAGATAGAAATGTACAACAGAGGAATGATAGACGATGTAATTGTTGTGGGGACTGGGCTTCTTTTGGCTCTGCTTTTATGTGGGGGTTTGGTTGTTTATGAGGAGAGAAAAGATAGAACAGGTGCGGTTAGCCCGATAGCGGTTGAGTTTTTGTCGGCTTCGCCCTGTCTTTACGATACGACACCGATAGGTGGGACACTGCTTTCTGCAAGCGGAGAGAATAGCGGGTTAGTGGCAGGGGATGCAATTTCGTATCAGTTAGAGCAGGAGGGGAGTATTTGGCATAACGGCAAGTATGGCAATTATAAGTATTACTCAAACAGCACACTGTTTCCGTGCTATGTAGATGTTGTTCCGACACAGGACGCGAAGGGGAACTGGAACGCAGGGTTTAACTTGCTGTCCCCGCGCGGAGATACAGTAAATGTAGGCTTTAAGGCAAGTTCAAATCGCAGAAAGACAGAATACCGCTTGATTAGCGGGGGTAACACTTCGCTCGACACAGGTATTTACGGTTTCACGCTAAAGTTTAGCGGTTTAACTGTAGGTGACAGATATGTATTTGCTGGGCAGGAGCTTAGTGTTTCCGATGACGGAAGCGCGATAGCGAGTGTTCTTACGCCTTGCGGGGGAGTCGGGTTTAACAGGGACGGCTCGCTTTCGAGGCATGGCTATCACTATCTTAGCCTTGTGCGGCTGTTGGATAGTGGCACGGTAGAGAAAGCGATTGAGTTTAGCATCGAGATGGCACATTAAGGGGGAGTGGGAGATGGTTTTCTCGGTAATGCTCTGTATTGCGAGTCTGTGTATGCTCGTTAATACGCTGAAAGAGAAGGAAGTTCCTGCCGAGCGGTTTATAGGTTTAGGTGTCCTGTTCGTTTTGTGGGGAGTTAGCGTTTTGTTTCCGAGCTTCGGGGAAGCCCCTGTTGCGCTGATGAGGTCGCTGTTTAGATGAGGGAAGTTAGGCGGTTTATTCAGCGCGTCAGAAGCGATATTTACCGTTACAGGATTCGCCTTTGTTTGTATGATACTGCGAAAATTCGCAGTATCATCGTGGTAACTATTTGCGTGGTTTTAGCCTGCCTTTATGTATTTAGCGTTGGACAGGCGTGTTTAGAAGAACTTCGGTATATAAGGGGAGTCACTGTAGTTAGGTTTTAAGTATCGTAGCGTTCCGCGATTATCCGATAAAGATAGAGAGGGGGATATACGGTTGTTTGAGAGATTGTATGGGCGACACAAAAATGTATTTGATGGCATATTAGTAGCCTTTGCGTTAGTTGCTTGCTTTGTCTTATTGTTTTGTCGCTGGGTCAGCCCGCCGTGCAAGCGGCATAGTCCAATCACAAGTTCTGTGAAGGTGAGTTTTGAGTCAGTAACGCTTTGTTATTATTCCTACTCGCCTGTCAGATGTAGCTGGATGTACGGAGACAATATAGCGAGTCCAGAGCCGACAGTTGGGACAGTCGGAATAATGTCTAAAAGCGAATTGTATTCCTATCCGTCTTTCCCTTTAACTGTAACAGACAGCGATAGCGGTTCTAAGATGGCTGGTTGCGCTCTTCTTGTGGACAATAAGCCAGCAGATTGCAGTGTTTATCTGGACAGCGATAATACGCTTTCTGCAAGCGCTGATTTTGATTGCTCGGATGAACAGCTAGGTATATTGGGCGGTCGTGTTCGGTTTAGTGGTTTAACTTACGGGAAGAACTATGTTTTTGACGGGAAGCGGTTGGATGTACAAGAGGACGGCACAGCGGTAGGAGAGGTTTATTATATACCATTACTGGAAATCAACGCGGGAGAGCAGACTAGTTTATTAGAGATTGGTGTCAAAAGAGTCGTTCTTTGGGTTTGACGGCGGGTTAATGGATGTCTCTCTATTTATGGGTGATAAATTGATTGGAGATGGGCTATGAATTTTTTGAAATGCATCAAACGATTGCTTCTTTGTCGCCACAGATGCGATTATAAAAGTCAGCACAGTTGTATTGGTGCTATCTTTTGGGTAACAGTCTTTGCTCTATTAGCTGTGAGCTATATATCTGGAATTCCAAAGGCTTGTCTAGCCAGTCTTGGGGTTACAGAGAAAGTTTCAAAAGATATAAAGGTCGAGTTTGAAAGTGTCACGCTATCCAAATGCTCAATAGGCTCCTCTGTTTCCTGTAGTTGGATATACGGGGATAGCGTTGAATCATCTGCGCCGAAGTTGAACGATATTAAGCATGGTTTATTTAGGCGGGATGTGTACGCTTATCCATCTTTTCCTCTGGCGGTAGGAGAGAAGCAGGAAGGTAGAATAGGTAGAATAGGTAGAATAGTTAAGTGTGGTTTGCTTTATGACAATAAGCCTGCTGATTGCGGTGTGTATTTACGCTATGACTGGGGGCTACCTGCGCTTTATGCGCAAGTTGACTCTGACAGAGACGAGGAGGTTTTAGGAATCGCAAGCTGTCGTGTTAGGTTTAGCGGTCTTAGGTCTGGAAAGGCTTATGTATTTGACGGTAAGCGCTTGGATGTGGGGGAAGATGGAACGGCAGTTGCAGAGTTTGATGTTCCGCATTACGGGTACCGAAAGGCTGGTGAGGATAATGCGTACGCAATTCCGTTGCTAGAAGTTGTTGATGGGGAGCAGAAGGGATTGATGGCAGTGCGCATTAAGCGTGCAGAGGTTAGATAAGGGAGCATTATTTCTGTTATGATAACTGTAGGTAAGCATGAAGAATTGGAGGCAGAGCTGTGATGCTACCCGTGGGAAAGCAGCCTTTTGTTTTAGGTTGGTTTCTAGTTATTTATTTGGTGCTAGCTATTTTTATTCTTTTGGACGATAAAAGAACTGACTTTTGTGCAGTATTGAGTACAGGATTTCGTGCTGTGGCAATTCTGCCTCTAATGTTGTTTATCTATTGCTTGCTTTTTGAGTTCAAGTGAATACGACAGGCTTTGTGATTAAACTAACTGGTGTGTTTGTCAACGAGTCTTCAAGCGAGTGGCTATTTGGGTTTGTTAACCGTGCGCGTTGCGTGGTGGTGTTATGTAGGTAATTGACTTTGTGGAGGTAATTCATGATTTTGGCTCTTGTGATTATGTTCTTTTTTCTTGTATTGCTTGGCGCACCGTTCTTAACGAAGCAAGATGCAAAGCTGTTGATATGTTTAGGTAGCACTGTAAGCATGATTCTTCTGTTATCGTTTTTTTTAAATATTATTTTGCCGAAAGCGCTAGTAGCTCTTAAAGCTGACAATTCTAGCGCTATAACAACTAAAGGAGTTGACTCTAACGAAACAGTTCCGAGCAGTAATGTTAAAGTTGATTTTGATACCCTAACGGTTACGGGATGCTCTGTCGGTTCTCCAGTGTCGTGTAGCTATTCCTTTAACGGTAATGTGGAGAGTGCAAGTCCGATTCAGAGCGGTAGCGTTGCGCGTGACGGTGGCACTAATTTGAGTTGGTATGCTTATCCTATGACAGTTCCAGTGGATAGCCAAAAGGCGGGGAGTATCTTATCTTGTGACTTTCTGTTTGATAACCTGTCCGCGAATTGCAGTGTAAATCTTTCATCTCCCGCTATAAACGGTGGGAATAAGTATGTTCTGAACGCTAAAGCCGACTTTAGTAACGGAGTTTCGGAGTCGTTTGGAATTGCGGGCGGCACAGTGCGGTTTAGCGGTTTGCAGTATGGGAAGAGTTACGCCTTTGGCGACACGAGCCTTGAGGTAGCAGAGGATGGAACGGCTGTTGGTGAGTTTACCGTTCCCGACTACGGGTATGTCGATAAGAAGTTTCCAGATTTGTATTCGGTTCGGCTTGTAAGAGCGGAGGGGAATTCCTTGGAGACAGAGTTAATCCTGTATGTAAAACGCCCGATAAAGAGTGTCGTGGACGCGCGAGCGGGAAAGTAAGTCACGGGAAAAATTTTCTTGCAGAAACAGTTGACAGGTAGTAATCAATCTGCTAGACTATGGTTGTGGTTAAGAGAGAGGCGGGAGCGGCTGAATCGCCATAGGGCTTTTACAGGCTTCGCGCATCTCAAGACCACTTAGTAACGGGGATAGGCGTTATCCTTTTGGCAGGACAGTCGGTTCTGCGTGACGCACGGCGTTTAACAGTGCGTTAAGCGCCGTAAGGAACGGGATGTGGCTCAAGTGGTAGAGCGCTTGCTTTGGGAGCAAGATGTTGCAGGTTCAAGTCCTGTCATTCCGATTTACCGTATGGGGATGTACGGTAAGCCACTTTGCCTCCTTACAATGTGGGATTTTCCAGACGGATAGACGGTGTGGCGGTAGTGTAGAGGAAGCATAACGCTAAGGCGTAGGAGCGGGTTCGAGTCCCGCTCGTCACATTAGCTGGCTTCGGTCAGCGAACATTTTCCTCATCTCCAACAAACAGAGCGGTGAGTGCATACCACTCACCTCGGATACGCGACATACGGTCGCCGCTAGGTGCAAGTCCTAGGTATCCGATTCGCTAGAGCATTCGCGAACAGTGCTTTAGCGGAACCTTTCAATCAAATTGTTGGAAGTCAGTAGTTTAACGGTAAAACGCTTTGAGACGCGGGTTCGAGTCCCGTCTGGCTTCTTCCGTCCCTCGGAATTTCCCCCGTTGGCTTGAGTAGTAAGGCTCACCGACACACACAACTCCGAGGAGACGGTTTACGGGCGCGGTAAGGCGCAGTGGGGGTTCAAGTCCCCCGCCCGTCCTGTGCGGTCGTTGTCTTGCAAAATACCTGCCAAGCTAGACAGCGCTCCGCACTCCCCCAAGGAAAGGTGGCTCAATAGGTGAGAGCATTCGGCTCATAACCGAACGGTTGCGGGTTCGAGTCCCGCCCTTTCCACTAGAGTTTCAGACGACAGTAGTTTACGGGAATGCGCTTAAAGCAGATAGAATACACTTTAATCGCGGAGAGAGGTTCGACTCCTTTCCTGTCGTATAGCCGCAGTTCCGTGATACTCCATATCTGCTACGGTGAATCCTTTCTGGTACCTGCTGGTGCTTGGTTGTGCGGTAGCTTAACGGCTAGAGCTAGGCGTAGTCCGATGCGGGTTCGACTCCCGCCTGCACACTTTGCCCGAAGGTCGGGCAAAAATTATTTATCGTTCGGTTACTTTTTACTGGTAAGGCGTTCGTTTAAGCGGAAAGACGGCATTTTGCCATGTAGGTTCGACTCCTACGCGCCTACTCGTAACTGTGAAGTTTGATTGGGCTTCGCAGTTACAGGATACAAGCCATAGCGCTTGTATCCTACGCTTTGTTAGCTCAGTTGGGAGAGCCAGTCAATAAAGATACTGTAGTCGTAGGTTCGATTCCTACACAAAGCGCTAGACCTTACGGTCTAAAGAAGTTTATCTGCTGTCGTGGTGGAATAGGTAGACACGGCGGACTTAAAATCCGCTGGCGCAGAGCCATGTCGGTTCAAATCCGACCGTCAGCACTGCTTGTGCCATAGATGCCCTAAGTATTGTTCCGTGGAGCAGGATGCAGGCATCACAAGTAGAACTTCCGTCTAAGCGAGGCGAATGCTCCAGTCCTTGCGATGTCGGGGAGAGCCGAAGTTCAAATCATTAGGTAGGCATAGTTATAGGCTTTTTGTGGAGAGGTACTCAAGTGGCTTAAGAGAGCGGTCTTGAAAATCGCTAGGTCGTGAAAGCGGCGCGAGGGTTCAAATCCCTCCTTCTCCGCTAGAGGTGTTTTGCTGGTTTCACCTCTAACCTCCTTCTTTTTGGAAACAGCCTTTCGCTTATTTCGGGCAAGATAAGCGGAAAAGTAAGCCATGTGGCTTGGGACGCAGGGTTTATCAGAGGGATGGCGACCCTCATATGGAGATTTACTCAAGTTGGTGAAGAGGACAGGTTGCTAACCTGTTAGGTCGCGAAAGTGGCGCAAGGGTTCGAGTCCCTTAGTCTCCGTTCTGCTGTTTATTTCCCTAAGTGTGTGCTTTGGGAGTGAGTAGCAGTACAAGCAGTCCTATATAGATGTTATTGGCAGTAGATAGTCGGGCATCTCCCTGTAGGACGAAGTTTACTTGCCTCGTGTGAGCGCAAAGCGCTCATGGAAAAGTTTAGGCGTTGCACACGCGCCTAGACACCGCAGACAGCCGCATTGTAAGTGCGGAAGCCGAAAGGCATAAAGAGTTTGCGGGGACAGTGGAGAAGGCGGGCGCTGTCAGTTTGAGGCTGTAGCTTATCTGGATAAAGCGACAGATTCCTAATCTGTAGACGGTAGGTTCGAGTCCTATCAGCCTCATTTGCGGGAATTGTGATAATACCGCGTTAAGGTTTTGCCGTGATAGCACAATGGCAGTGCATTTGATTTGTAATCAAAAGGTTATCGGTTCGAGTCCGATTTGCGGCTTACGCCCGCATGGTGGAATAGGCAGACACGCTGGATTTAGGTTCCAGTGGGAAACCGTGTAGGTTCAAATCCTACTGTGGGCAGTCGGCTATCGTGGTTGTTTACCCCTTATGACTGCGGTAGCCCCCTTTTGTTTGTATAGGGGATTGAGGAGGTAGAGATGAGCGAGAGACAGGGAGATATGAGTTATAAGGGCTTTGTGGGCGAGGTAAAGTATTCGGAAGAGGACGGCAAGTTTATTGGTCGAGTGCTTGATATTGAGGATGCAGAGCTTGAGTTTGCGGGTAGTTCCGTGAGTGAGTTGCAGGACGGCTTAAGAGCAGTGGTTGACCGTTATTTGGAGCTTAAAGGCGAGGACAGTGATGTAGAAATCACGGTTACGCTAAAGAAGAGTCTTTTGCGGGCGCTCATAGAGTGTGCAGATGAGCAGGAAGTAACGATTGATGAGTTTGTGAGCGCGGCGCTGTTTGACTATTGTAGCGCGAATTACGGGGACTAAGAGCGCAGTGATTACGAGTAGAGTATTTTCGGCAGTAAAACAGAGCCTTGACAAAGCGACCAGTGCAGAGGATGTACTGGTCGTTGCTGTATCTGGGGGTGCGGATAGCATGTGTTTATTGGACATTACGCGGCAGATACGGAGGCGTGTTGGGAAGATAGTTGTTTGTCACTTGCATCATGGGGTTAGGACGGACGGAAGTGCGGAGCGGGATATGCTGTTGGTAAAGGGGTATTGTGACGGATGCGGGATACCCTTCTTTTATCGGCGGG